TGGTTACTCGATTTGTCAAGTTAATACAATCACGGAATGCCCAATCTATATTAACAACTGCAGTAGGTAAAGCCGGAGCTTCTTCTAAACTTCTACAATTCACAAATGCTCCATATAAATTAGTTACGGAATTAGGAATATTAGAAATATGTTGTAAATTACGGCAATTTGTAAATGCCATAACTAAACTATTATTTACAATTGGTATATTATTTACATCTATTTCTGTAACTGTAGAATGCTTATAAAAAGCAGACCCTTGCATATTAGCAACAGTATAAGGAAGTATATAACTACCATCATGATAATCATAAGTCAAATCTAATGCTGTATTTCTTATATAAGTCATTTATTACTTCCTTATGCTTCCCATGGTAAAATATCTGTATCCAAGCTAGGTTCTCTTCTTGCCACTTCAAATCTATAAAGTGCATCTTTTCTGCAATAATTTATGTATATATATTTTGTTGTAGTATCAACAACCCCTTTTATTGTACCTGTTATTTCATCGCTAAGTGCAGGATTATTGCTATATACAATAGATTGTGGAGGTATATTTGAATACGTATATGCATTAAGATCTGAATTTTTGCAATAAAGTGCTCTGCTACCATTTAAATAACCTAAGTATGTTTTATTAGTTGTTAAATCTAATGTTTTGACATAATAATACTTAGAATTATATAATAACCGCCTATTATGTACACGACAAGCAGCTGAACTTCCATATCTATATACTGTACGACTACTCGAATAATCTTGTAAAGTATCTATACAACCATAAGTATAGCTAGAAGTATCTTCCCCCTCTTGTACTGTTTTACAATCTGGAACAAATATACCAAAATCTGGCATATGCTTAAAATAAACTTGTTGTGTACCAAAATAATATGGATATCCCACAAAAGCACTTGAAGTACTATATGGAGGAGTTGCTACACCAAGTAAATTCCAATACCGTTCTGGATCTGGATCTGAATATGAACTACTAGAATGCCAATAATAATATTCGGTATAAGTGGAACAAATTTCATCTGTAACTTGTACTTGATTTGTAACTTCTATATAATTATTATTTTCTTTTATATAATAATGTCTTTCTATTCCTGTATCTATTTCATATAAATATAATATAGCACTATTTTCACTTTCGTGATTATAATATTCTCGTTTTTCCATTAAATCAAAAGTATTATTAGTAGTATCTATATTACCTACCCAAGATTGAGGTATAACTTCACCTGTATTATCATAAAGAGGTAAACCCTTTGATAAGGTTGCTGTATCTGTATATACTGGTGAAATATCTTCTGGAGTTGGATTATCTAATTCCCAACCATATAATCGTAATGGCTTTGTCATTATAAAAATACCTTATAAATCTTATACATAATAGAACTTAAAATACATAAAAAAGAAGGATCTCTTTGGTTAAGAAATCCTTCACTATTTTCTACATTTCTATATATTAATTCCAACTAATAGTTATTGGTTTTACATACATAGAATGAGTACCGCCTTGTGCAGAATAATCTTGATACCAACCTAATACTAGATATAAATAATTTGTTGGTAAAGTATTTAAAGTTACTGAGAATGTTGTATAATCAGATTCTACACCACTTCTTCTATAAATCTCAGTACCGCCAGTAGGAACACTAGAACCTGTAGGAGTAACTACTGTATCACTACAATAATACATAAAGCCCCAGTCACATCCAGATTCACTTGATACTTTAGATGATCCTGTAATAGTAGTACTAGTTACACCTGTTGGGATAGGTATTTCTATATATGCCCAAGTTGATCTAGTACTACTATAAGTAGAAGGATGTACAACAATTGTTTGTTCAGATAAATTAGTACTCCAATATGAAGCATAGGTTGATTGTACTGTCCAATCTGTTGGGAAACCTGTATAATCAACAACTGTAGCCCGTGTACCTGTTAATACTATACTACTAGTAGTTCCAAAAGTAACATTTACACTATTAAATACATATCCATCTTTTCTTGCTGTAATAGTTCCTGTCATACCATTTGTACCAGAAAAGCCTGTAGTAGAAGTAAATTCTTTATTTACACCACTGATATTAACAGTTAATACATATTCAGCTCCGGATATATTACAACTAATAGTAGGAGTATAATAAGTATAATTAGAAAAATTAATAGATACTGTACTCGTACTACTAAAATCATTTGTAAATTGAGCTAATTGATTCGTAGAACTTATTGCTGTAACGGTTGTTGTTCCAGGAGGTACAGCTCCTGTATAGCTTGTATGCACTTTATTTATAACCCTTAAATCATCTACATAAACAACAGATCCTAAAGGTGCACTTATTGAAGAAGGAATCAAATCAAATAAAATTGAAGTGTTTGTTCCATTCATTCCATTAGTTATATCACTCCAAGATCCAATTGTTGAATTCAAACCTACTGGAAAATGAACTTCTACATTATATCTATAATTTAAAAAGTAATTAAATTGATTTGTATAACTTCCAAAACTACTAGAGGTTAAACTTGGAAAATATACTTTTTTTACAGAATATTTATATGCATCTGAACTATTCCAAGTACTCAAAAAACTATTTAAAGCAGAAGAACTAGAAAGTGTTGATAATCTTGGAAAAGACATAATATCAATACCAACATTATCATAAAACATACTATTACATCCACTTTCGCCACTAATTGTTTCTAAACTATCTAATTCTGGATCAGTTATTTTGGTATTAGAAAAAGTACTTCCACAAGCATAATAATTCAAAACGGATTGTAAATTATTTAAACCTGTACTTTTAAGATTACTACAACCATAAAAAGTACTATTCAGTGCTTCATTATATGCTATACTTGTTATATTTTGTAAACCTGTACTTTTTAAACCTTTACAATTTTGAAAAGTACAATAATATCCACTATGAGTAAGAGAAGTTACTGTTGCTGGAATACCTGTATCAACAAGTGAATCACATCCACTATACATATAAGAGCAAGTATAATTTCCACTAAAAGTTGTAACGTTAGAAAAACAAGTACTTGTAAGTTTTTTACAATTTTGAAACATATAACTACATGCATTATTTCCTGATATACTTGTAAGACTACTCAAATTAACATTTGTTAATTTTTGGCAATTACTAAACATATAAGAACAACTATATGCTCCATTTATAGCTGTTACATTTCTTAAATCTACAGATTGTAAATTTGTGCAATTATAAAACATATAATTACAACCATATGAACCTGTATACTGAGCAATAGAAGTTGCACCTTTTAAACTAACAGATGTAAGCCCCGTACAACCATAAAACATATTATTAAAAGTATAATTATAAAGACTTGATAAAGATAAACGATCCATAACTACTGTAGTTAAAGAAGTACACCCATTAAACATTCCAGCACAAGCATAATTACCAGTAACTGTGGTTAAATTTTCTAAGTTTAAAGATGTTAAATTAGTACAACTATTAAACATATTTGCACATGCGTATTGATTACTAACTGTAGTTAAGGAATCTAAGTTTGCTGCAGTAATTGATGTAGAATAACCAAATGCACTTTGACAAGCATTATCACCTGAAATTGTAGTTACATTATTTAACCCAGTTGAAGTAAAAGTATTATAATATGCAAAATATGCAATAGCATAAGTGCCAGAGATTGTAGTTAAACTTGTACTATTTAAAAAAGCCGGACCTGTTAAATTAGAATAACTACGCCCAGTAGAATCTGTATAAAATTTATTATATAACACATAAGAACCAATATCAGTTATACCTGTTATATCTAACCCAGCAGCAGGACCAGTTAACTTATTATTACTATCTTTGGTAAATTTTATTGTATATTTATTATCCCCGCCACCTTTAAGAGTTGTATTATATATCATCTAATAGCCTCCTTTACCCAAAAATACCTACATTAACTGTAATCGCATTACTCGGAACAGTTGCACAAGTAAATGTAAGAGTACCGGAACCTTGTGCTGTACATCTAATATCTGCTGCTACATAATCATCAACACTAGAAGGAGCTGGAGATACCATAATAAAGTTAGATGCAGTTACACCTGTTACATTTACAGTTTGAGTATTACTTGACCATGCATTTGTAGCTAATGTAGCAGAAGCACTTTGAAATAAAGTCATTGTAGCATCAGTCAAAAAAGATAACTCATATTGACCAATTGTACCACCAGACACAGCTGTATTATATTGAGCTGTTGTAAGTTGATTTATTTTTAGATTAGATACATCTGTAGAAGTAGGCATTTATAAACTCCTTATAAGTCGTATAATATTACTGTATCACTACCACCAAATCCTGCAATTGCACTTGATAAAGCACTTATTGCAGATTGCATAGATGATTTAAAATGTACTGTTACATTAGAACATCCATATAACATTTGATTAAATGGATTAGTTAATACACTACTCCAAGATATATCAGAATTAAAATATACATTTGCTAATGCAGTACAATTTTGAAATGTGCGATAAAATACACTAGTAGAATTTGCTACCACTGTAATAGTTGATAATTTTGGAAATCTAGCTGTAGTCAAACTTGTACACCCATAAAAAGTATTATAAAATATATAGCCGGAAGAACTTGTTGTAACTAATTCTACAGTTGTTAATTCTGGAAATTCTACTGTAGTTAAACCCGTACATTGATAAAAAGTATAATAAAGAATAGCATTATATACTCTATATGTAACCAATTTTGGAAAATTTATAGTAGTAAGTCTATTACAACCTTGAAAAGCATAACCAAAAAGATATTGTGAGCTATCTGAATCAACTGTAGTAAGTTCTGGAAATGAAACTGATGTTAAATAACTACAATACCTAAATGTATAATACATTGAATAATAACTATACGCTTCTATAGTAACTAAAGCCGGAAATGAAACAGAAGTTATACTAGTATTTGAACTAAATGTATAATATAAAAAATAACCATTTCCTGCATAAGCACCTTCTGTATTAAATCCACCACAAAGGCTTGTTAAATCAGTAAATACAAGATTCCCACCACATTTATTCTCTGATCCATAGAATTGGTATGCTAACTCATAACTTCTACAAGGCATAGTGTAACCGGTAAAGTCTGGGGTATATACAGTAGAAGGAAATCGAAGCTTACCATTAGAATCCAATTCACCAACGAGTTGAGTTGCACCTAAACCCAAAGAAGTTCCAACTGATTTTATTACTGCAGGAATGGTTACTGTACCACCATTACCAAGGACTAATGCTTGCATTATTCATTACCTCCCCATACTCTAAATGTTACAACGGCTGACCAGCTGGCATCTGTTCCATCATTTGTTAAATACTTGCCACTATTTCCTGTCATAGAAGGTAAACTACTACCTCCTCCTAATTGTACTTCTGACCAACTATATACTGGAGTAACTCCACCATCTGAAATACATTCATACAAATGACCATGTGTATAGGTAGAATCAGTTGTTCCTATATATTGAACTATCCAACCTTCATTTGTACTTGCTGCAGTTGGCATCGTTGAATATTTATTGATTGCATTTTTTAAACGATCAGCTGGTATTGTTCCATCTGCTGACATCATTTCATAGTTGCCATTGGCATTTGCTACTTTGAAAGTATTTGCAGTACTATTATACGCATTTGTTCTATAACCTGAACCAAGTTGAATAGAATTTTGACCGCTTGCCCTTGCTCCATTACCTAATGCAACTGCATTTGTATCACTAGCAGAAGCAGATCTACCAATAGCTGTAGCATAATAATCCGCATAAGAATTTGCACCTAGAGCTACAGAATAATGTGAATTACAAGAAGAACCTGTTCCAATCGCTATTGAATATTGCGCATTTGAACCAATCGAACCTTTAATTGCTAAATCAGAAGCATCTGAAGCAGATGATGTAATAGAGCCTTCAATAGACAAACTATAAGTAGAAGTTGTATTATTAACAAGAGCAGGTGCCCAACTAGCATCAGTGCCATCAGTAGTTAAAAATTTACCGCTATTACCTGTCTGACTTGGTAAACTAGAACCACCCTCTTGAACATTTACTGCTTCCCAAGAATAGGTAGGAGTTGGTGTTGCTCCATCACTTACACACTTATAAAAATAACCATTTATATAGCTAGAAGTTGTTGTTCCTACAAACTGATAAATATTACCTTCTTCTGCCACAGCTGCAGTTGGTAAACTAGTTACTTGAGCAGCTACTTTACCTGCTACATTTGGAACAGTAAGATTATTTCCTATATTATTATTTGTAAGATATGTTGCAGTAAGAGTAGTACATTTTACATCGGTAGAATTTAATGTTTTTATATAACCTTCACCCCAATAATAGTTAGTAGATCCAATATATCCATAATTATTTGTAACAGGTCTAATTTCTGTCCGTCCTAAATCCATTATTATATTATAACTCGTACCATAAGTAGATCCAAACTTTAAACTAGTTGAACTTTCACTTTGTATAGACTGTTTATAAGAACCAGATCCTTGAAATTCTATTTTATTAGCTGAGCCAAAACCTAAATTACCACTCATTGTATCACCTGTTTTAGCAACAGCTCCGACATCAGCAGCGGTAGATGGAATAGTAGGTTTATTGGTTACATCCGTAGCATAATCAACTTTTGCATCAGTTACAAGATATAATTCAGTAGCACTTTTTGTAGCAGTATTATATTGCTGCTGAGTCATAACATTTATCTTAAGTTGTTCTACATTTGTTGTAGTTGTAGCCATTTTATATACCTTTATAATTGTCTATGCTATAGAACTTATTGTTGTTACTGATGTTGTACAAGATGAATCACTATAAATTGTATCACCAACTACTGGTTCAGTTGTACCAGAAGTATAATATACAGTATCATTATATGTCCAAGCAATTGCTGTAGATGTACTATCATATTCTCTTCTTGTATATGAATTTGTATCTGCTCCAGTTAAAGTTCCCACAATATCAAAAAGAACAGTAGTATTTGTTCCACCAAATCCACCTGTTACATAACTCCATGAACTAATAGAAGATTGTAATGCCATTGGGAATCTAACTGTAACTCCGGTACAAGTAGATAACATTGTATTACCAAAAGTTGCATTAGCACGAACATATGTTAACATTGGAAAACTTACTGTAGTTAAAGAAGTACAACTATTAAATGTATTAGAAAACGAAGAATAATTAGAATTCAACCTATTTAATCTACTAAATTTTACTGTTCTCAAATTGGAACAACCTACAAAAGTATAACTAAGAGAACCTGTTATCTCAGCTACAGATTTAAAATCCATATTTAACAAACCTGTACAATTTTGAAATGTATAACTCATTCCAGCCAAAGTACTTAAATTACCAAAATCTACATTTGTAAGAGATGTACAACCACTAAACATATATTGCAAACTATTTGAAGTTGCTGCCGTAGTTAAACTGCTAAATTGTATACTAGTAAGAGCTGTACAACCATAAAACATATAACTACACGCACTAGTACCACTAATCGTTTCTAAAGATGATAGATCTACAGACGTCAAACTTGTACAATCTTGAAACATATAAGAACAAGCTTCTGAGCTATTAATTGTTGTAAGTGAAGATAAATCTACAGATGTTAAACTACCACAATTCCAAAACATATAACTACAACTACTAGCTCCTGTAATACTTGTAAGTGAAGATAAATCTATCGAAGTTAGACTAGAACAAGCTCTACACATACAGCTACAACAGCTTGTACCAGAAATTGTTTCAATGTTAGATAAATCAAGTGAAGTTAAACTTGTACAACCGCTAAAAGAATAGTTAAGCGCATAACCATAACCAACAGATGTAATATTAGATAAATCTACTGTCTGTAAACTTGTACAATTTTCAAATATGTTATTATATTTTGCATAACACAATGAAGTAGGTGCAAATGGTATTGTTTGTAAATTACTACATCCTTTAAACATTCCGCTTCCACAATTATCATAACTACCTGTAATCTCTTTAAATCCTGTAACTGTAGTTAGGCTCGAACATCCTGAAAACATATAATTAAATCCAGATTTACCTCCTGCTACAGTTTGGGGTAAAGCAACAGTAGTAATACCTGTACAATTTTGAAACATATATGCACAAGCATATCCAGTTGAGTTATATACGGTTGTTAAACCAGATAAATCTACACTCGTTATTCCAGTACAACCTCTAAACATATATGCACAACCATATGCACCAGAAACAGTTTGTAAGCTTGATAAATCTAAAGCTCCTCGTATACCCGTACAAGCATCAAACATATATTCACAAACATATGAACTTGTTACGCTACTAAGATTTGATAAATCAACACTTGTTATCCCAGTACAATTCTGAAACATTTGATAGCATGAATATGTATTACTTAATGTTGTTAAAGAACTAAAATTAGCAGCGCCTGCAACATTTGTACTATTTTGATACGCCTGATAAAATACTCTAGCACTTAAATCAGTCGCTCCCATTAAATCAATAACATGTTCCCCTTTTTGTAAAACCCCATTAGAATCTATTAAAAAATCCATATAAGGAACAGTTGAGTGAAAAAGTGCTTTTGCTGCAGTAACTTCTCTGGAACCCAAATATAATTTACTCATTAGTCTGCTCCTTTATGCAGTATAATCTACTATTTGCGCTGCATATTTAGTAGTATTTTCCCAATCAGACCCATTATAAGATAGAACTTGTCCAGAAGTTACAGAAGTAATACTTACATCGGATAATGTAGAAAGAGATGAACTTCCTTGTGGTTGTACATTTATCTGCTGCCAAGAATAAGTGGCAGGATTTCCCCCGTCGCTTATACATTTATAGAAGTAACCATTTGTATATGTACCTGTTGTACCAACAAATTGATAAATATTTCCTTCTTCTGTTGAAGCCGCAGTAGGCATTGTAGATACTTGTATAATTTGTCCTGCTTCTGCATCTGTTAGAAAACAAATATCAGTAGCCCCAATAGTACCAGCTTGAACAGCGGCATCATATTGGGCTTCTGTTAATTGATTGATAACTAATTTGGTTATATCTGTACTTGTTGGCATATCTTAAAATCCCTTATACAATAGAACTAATTGATCCATAAAGAATTGTACACTCTGTATCACTATACATCCTATCACCCACAGAAGGTAATGTAGTACCGTTGGTATATTCTATACTTGTTCCACTTTGATTAATAAATGCTAAACTTGTTGCAGTATCATATTCAGCGTAACGATAATGCTCAATACCATCTACTATATATGCATATGTTTGAGGTAAATCAAACGAAACAACAGTATTTGTTCCACCGAAAGTCCAACTAGACATAGTTGCTTGTAAATTAGATGGAAAATGTATAGTACATCCAGTAATTCCGTTTACTAAATTACTAAATTGAGCATTCACATTTACATAATATAAATTTGGAAATGATATACTTGTTAAATTTGTACAATTTTGAAACATATATTGTAAAGCTCCTGTAGCTTCAACCCGTGCTAGACTAGGAAATTCTACACTTGTTAATCCAGTACATCCAGAAAACATATATGCAAAACAATAATTACCATTTATACGGCAAAGTTTATCCATATCTATATCTGTCAAACTTGTACAACCATAAAACATTTTATTACATAAAGAATTTGTAGAGCTTGGCGAACCACTACTACCAGAATTAACACAGCGTAATCCACTTAAACCAGTTTTAGTCAAACTCGTACAACCATAAAAAGCTTGCTGAAATATCTGATGGCCTGTATTTATCATTGTAAATTCTACTAAACTATCTAAACCTGTAGTTAATAAATTTGTACAACCATAAAAAGCATTTCTAAAAGCATAATCTCCAGATATAGTTGTAAGACTACTCAAACCTGTTGAAGTTATACCTGTACATTGATAAAATGCATACATAAAACCTTGGTATGCTAATACAGTAGTTAAATTTTCAGCATTAAGAATAGCTGTTCCGGTTAAAGCACTATTTTGATAATGTTCGTAATAAAAAGTATAACTTCCACCAACTCCTGTTGCACCATCAATGTCTATTCCAGTTGTACCTTTATATACATAAGCATTACCTGTACCACCTTTTCTTAATGCAATACTTGGTCCACTTACACCCCCACCACTTACATTAACTACAGCTGATGCATAATTTGTAACATTATATGTATTATTTTGTGTAATATTTAAAGTACCTGTAGGAATAATCCCTACTTCTTTTATTTGAGCAGGTGTTTTTACTGCTTTATTTGTACCAATTACTAATATACCCATTATTCACCAGCTCCCCATACTTTTAATGTAGCCACAACAGGAGTATCCCAACTTGCTGTGGTGCCATTAGTCGTTAAAAATTTTCCACTTTGGCTTGTTTGACTGGGTAATACATCTACCGTAGCCCATGAAGCGCTAGTACCATTAGTCGTTAAATATTTTCCAGATTGACCAGATTGTGAAGGTAATCCATCTACTGTTGCCCAAACTGCATTGCCTGTAGAATCTAGTACTAATGCTTGACCTGTTATAGCACTAGTAGTGTCTGCCAAACGAGATTCTGGTATAGTACCATCAGAAAGATCCATTAATTTATAACTAGTTACATAAAATGAATTATCACCAGTATGATTACCTTCACCAATTTGTATCGATCCATCACCATCTATTTTAGCATTATATCCTAAAGCTACAGATTTATTACCTTTTGCATTTGCATTACCACCAACAGCTGTACCACGACTTAAAGAACTTCCACCTGTTTTTTTATCAGTCTTTGCACTATCACCAATTGTTACTGAACCATCATAACCCGCACCATCTGCAGCATAACCAATAGTAACATTTCCCATCCAAGAAGCTTTAGCACTGTTACCAATAACAATTTCATAACCTTGACCACTCGTACCTTGTGCATTATAACCAATTATAACACCACCAACAGAATCTTTATTAGAAGCTAATGTATTTTCTGTTAAGGCAATTGATGCAGAACTACCTGAATAATGAGTTTCATTTGCTAATGCATTACCCCAACTCGCATCTGTACCATCTGTAGTTAAAAACTTACCTGATTGACCAGTTTGAGAAGGTAATGCATCTACGGTTGCCCAACTAGGAGTTGTTCCATTTGTTGTTAAAAATTTACCACTATTACCTGTCTGAGAAGGTAAAGGATCACCATGTGGCTGTACATCAATTCTTTCCCAAGTATATGTTCCAGAATTATTTACACACTTATAGAAATATCCATTTGTATAATTTGCGTCAGTAGTACCAACATATTCATATATCTGATCTACAAAGCTTGCTGAAGCAGCAGGCATAGTATCTACTTGTATATTAGCAGAAAGATCAGTAATAATAGATAATTCATTATCACCAATAGTATGATTTAATACAGCAGCATCATACTGTGCTTTAGTAAGTTTATTAATTTTTAACTCATTAACGTGTACACTTGTTGGCATATTAAATCACCTTTATAAATCATATAAAATTTGAGTATTTGTCCCGCCAAAATTCGGATAAGTACTTAAACCAGCAATCTTAGTAGATAATCCGGATGAATTACTCTTAAAATGCAATTTTACTCCTGTACATCCATATAACATATTATAAAAATGATTTGTATAACTTGTACCAAAAGAACTCGCTGTTAATGCATTAAAATAAATATCTGTTAAGGAAGTACAGTTATTAAAAGCATAATAAAGTGGACCTGTAAAACCATCTATACTATTCAAAGCAGTAAAACGAACTACTTTAATTTTATTACATCCATAAAACATTTCATAGCATCCACCACTTCCTATTGTAGTTAAATTCGTAAAATATATATAACCCAGACTTCCACTTAAATTTGTGCAACCCTTGAACATATCCCAACAACCAGAACTATTAATTGTTCTAATTTTAGAAAAAGAAGTACAGTTAATATTTGTACAATTTGTAAATGCATTCATAAGAGCATTTTGACTAATAGTAATATATTCGGAATCACTAAATTTTACTTCACTTAAATCTGTTCTTCCATAAAATCTATATTGCATACCATAAGCAGGAAAACTAGAAATTTCAGTTAAATCTAATATCAAATTAGTTCCTGGATATACAATTGTACCATTAGTAATATTACCTTCTAATTGAGCTCTAGTAAGACCAAACATTGTTTCTGCTGGAACATTTACAGTAAACGAACTAAAACCAATATTAGGACTTGTTGGAGTATATGTACCATTAGTTGAACCAGATCCTACTTCTGTACCATTAGGAACAGCTACTGTTACAGAGCTATAGCCATCTTTACTATCACTACTTGCATTATATGTACCATTAATAGTTATATTTTTTGTACCTAGTTTACCATAACTTCCAGTAACACCCAAAATACTCACACCATCTTTAATATTACTTGCGGTAATATTTGCATCTATCGATGATGTAACAGGGTTAACAGTTATAGTACCATTTCCTGAATAACCAGTATTTACACCTACTGTTTGTTGACTTATACTTGGTGTTACTGTTCTACTTTCATTATTTGGAGTCACTGTAATACTAGTAATACCATTTTTACTAGAGCTTGGAGTAAATGTATTTCCAGCTGTAGAAGTCAAAGATTCACTTCTTACTTCGCCTTTTAATTCAACTACTTCTCCAGTAACTCCTAGAATTGTTACTCCATCTTTAATATTACTTGCTGCTATATTACTATCAACACTACTAGTTACAGCTGCTACATTTACTTCATTAAATCCTGTATATGCTCCAGTAGGAACATGCTGTTGTGCAGAAGTAGTTGGAGTTACATTAAGAGTTGTTTCATTTGATTCTATTATATCTCCAGAAACACCTAAGATACTTACTCCATTTCTAATATTATTTGCAATTATATTATTATCTATAGTACTTGTGACTGCTGCTACTGTAGCTTTAGTAATTCCATTTGCAGGACTTGTTGGAGTAATGATTTGTTGACTTGTTGTTGGTGTAATACCTATTTCTTCACCTTGTAATTCTACTACACTACCATTTACACCTAAAATATTTACACCAGATTTAATATTTGTAGAAACTATATCTGCATCGATAGATGAAGTTACTGCATTTACTGTAATATCATTATATGCAGTATTAGTAGGAGGTGTAATACTTTGTTGTGAAGTAGTTGGAGTTACATTTAAAGATGTTAAAGTAGGTATAGGTACTTGAACTGTAAATTCACTATATCCATCTGCATTATCATCAGCTGGATCATATACACCATTAGTTGTAACACTTTTATCAACTAAAGTAGGTAATACAGTTTTTACCAATGCAGGAATTGAACTTTGAGAATCAGTACCAACAAATATTAGGCTCATTATTCACTACCCCCCCAAGTTCTAAAAGTTACACCAGAAAGGTTAGTCAAATCAGAAGCCGCTGCAAAATCTGAAATATTAAGGGTAGTTTGATTACCAGAATTATCTGTACCATATAATTGATTAACAGAAGAAGTTTTTGCTACTTTTTTATCTGCTTCTGTATCAATATATGTTTTAACCGCTTTTTGAGAAGAAACTTTTATATCACTAGGGGCTGAACTACCCAAAGTAGTATCTACATCTGCATTTAAAAACTTTGTCATAATAATTCAACCCCTTTATCCTTTAAATTAGCTTAAAATAACCGCACGATATGTATCTGCTGCAATATTCTCTGCACTATTAATTTTAACTACAACATTTTGTGCAGTATATGTAACATCTGCAATTACTTCAGCTCCACTTGCTACTTCTCTAATAGATGCAACTACATCTGCAGTAGCGGCAGTATTTGCAATTGTCCATGTGCATACACCACCAACTGTAGTCAAAGAAGGATTTTGTACAACTTGTTTTGTACCCGTAATAGCGCTTGCAATAGCACTTGCAACAGCTTTTTCTGTTGGAATTGCTGTATCGGAAGCACTCGAAACAGTCCCAACACTTGTAACTCTTGTTAAAGTATCAAATGTGCCTTGTGTACCAGAATATGCAACGATATTATATTGTGTACCAGCGGCAACTTTATCTTGTTTAGTATCTAATTCCGTACGAACAGCTTTAGATGTTGCTAATTCTGTATCTGTTGCTGCACCAGTACCACTTGCAGGACCAACTGTTGTTACAATTGTACCAGATTTAAAGTTTGATGTTGTTAAATCTGAAATTGTATTATCATCAGCATCAATTGTTTTATTTGTTAAAGTTTGAGTTGTATTTAAACGAACTAAATCAGACGCTTCTGTATTATCAATCTTATCAACATCAGCAGAAGTTACTGTTGTGCCTACTGCAACATCTTTATTAAATACTAAATAGTCACCAGGATTCCATTCAACACCACCAACTGTAGCAGGACCAGTACCTGTAACTAAATACATATAACCTTGTTTTACAGGTAATGTAATACCAGAATAATCAGTTGTAGATGTAGTAATTGCCCAACCACCAGCATAATGTAATGCACCTGTTAAAGCTGTATCAATTGCAGATTTTAATTGATATGGATTAACTGCTACACTTGTTAAACTACCTGCAGTGGCTTCAGCATCTGTTGCAATTCTGATTAAACCTTTTACAGCATTTGTAGCATCTGCAACAGAAATTGTACCATCAGAAGCTACTGAAATATTTGTACCAATAATTACACCACCTAAAGTACTTGTTGTTGCAGGTGGTAAATAACCAACTGGAATTGAACTTGTTCCATTATAGAAATAGACCAAGTGATCTGTCGAATTATACCAGATTTGACCAGCTTTAGGAGTTGAAGGTGCACCACTTAATACTTGAAGCACAGCATTCTGCAACTCATTCTGTTTCAAGTCTAAATCGACTACTACTTTTTTACTTGCCATTTTTGTTGACTCCTTACATACGGCTTTTAATTAAAATAGATTTTTCCTTTACAAGGTGCATTCATTGTAACTTTGCATTGCATTGGACTTAAATAATCTACCCCACATTCGATAGTGTTTCCTCCACTATCAACAACTACTACAGATGGATAATCGTTTAATCCATGTGTAACAATCCATTCATTTTGAGCTATTCCCATATCAAATATATACTTGGCTTGCGAAGAAACTACCAAATTGTCAATCTTTATACCATTTCCAGCTGTATATACCGTAGGATTAGTTTTATTTGCAATTACAGTATCACCTTGACGAATACTCATTAGAATCTCTTTTTGTATAATTTTTCTTATATATAGAACTGAAAAAGAATCTGTAATTATAGTTACTTCTAGTTAAATTATTAACTTTCAACAATCCACTCTAATTGTTGATTTACATAATTCCACCTTAATATTAAATTATTAGTGTTTTTTTCAGGTAAGGGTAAATCTGGTAAATTTAGTGGACGATTTATAAGGTCATAATAATTACCAGTTGAAGCTACTTGTGCTAAATTTGCTACCCCAGCATCTACTTCATTATCATCATCTGTAATCCAACAAATCCAATCATCCGCTATTGTATGATTAGCTCTACCTGCTTCCCACTCTTGTTTAGTACCAATCCAATCATACATAATATCATTAGATTTAGTTTGTAAACCAATAGCAGTAATATTTGAAGAATTAGGCTGTTTTATAATAGTTACATCATCTGTTGTAATTACACTTCCAGAAGAAATATGAATTGTACCATCTGGATCAATTGCAATACCATCACCTGGTTTATATATTTGTCCGATATTTACCCAATTATTATTATACCAAGTATAAAAAGTATTCTCATCTAATACTTTATAAACTAATCCTTCTTGTAAAGTAGATTTTCTTTCACCTATAACAAAATCTGTACCACTCATACTCGTATGAAAAGTATTTGTAACTAAATCATACATACCAGCAGCTCGAATAACTTTATTATAAGCAGGAATATAATTTAAAACAATTGTATCATCTTCATAAACCGCAAAGTCATATATACTTGTAACTAAAATTCTAACATTAGCATCATTGCCTTTAAATAAAAATAAAGTAGAATCTAAACTAAAGTGAGGAATATCTGAATATGTCGAAAGAGTAACATTATCTACTTTTAATTTAGTATTATCTTGCATAACTGTATGCTTTGTATTACCCCAATCGGTATCCATACTATAAGATTGTGTACCATATATAAAAGTAGCTCTATTAGTACTATAATTAGCGCCAAATCTAATTTTATTACCTTCACTCCATGCAGTACTATAAATACAATTATCTAAACCATCTATTAATTTAAAACTTGCAACTACTTTAGTATGATTATTCGCTTTATAACCAGTATCTATATATTGTAAATTATCAGCTGTAATATATTCTAATTCTAAATAATCATCAGATAATCTTGTGTTGCCTGTAGGTAAATCATTAAAAGTTGCTACTTCACCTTGATATTTATATACACCACCTAATTGTGATTTATTATAGTAATTAACTAAATTATTAGTATATCTATTTACAAATTGTGTTGTACTATTATCATATGTTGATAAATCATCTAATACACTAATTACATCATTAGATATATTAATATGATTTCCCATTTTTAAAGCATCTTGCTTAGCCTCTAATTCTTCTAATTTTTCAGCAGTTATACCTGAATTAACTGCTTCCATCTGATCTTTATCTAATTCATCTTGTTTATTATCCCAAATCTGCTTTTGTTCTGATGTTACATGAATAGAAGAATTTCTAGTATGTGCAGTTACTGTACCTGTTACTAGATTTATAGCTGTTTGTGTTGCTCTAGAAATAGGCTTATCTAAATCAGAAGTATTATCAACATTACCTAAACCAACTTGTTCTTTAGTTACTTGATGAGGATTATCTGTATCTCTTGTATGTAAATCTAAGTTAGCTACATCTTCTTGTAAATCATTGATATCACTAGCATTTTTTGTAATACTTGGAACATTTGTACCATCACCAGTAATATAGTCTGCTGTTATACCAGAATTTAAAGCATCCCATTGAGCCTGACTAAAATTACTACTATTTAAAGTAAATTGAAAATTCCATACTGGTATATTATTAGTTACTTCTACACAAATATATCTAGTAGCCGGAGCTACTCCACTTTCTTCATGCTCTTCATCAGCTAAAACAATAGTATAATCATTTACAGCAGGAATAGCACCGGTACCTCTTTTATACCATACTGTAGCATTATCTAAATCGGCTTTTGTTGGGAAAGGATTACCATCTACATCATATGTAATATAAGCAGCAGATAAATTTTGTATTGCATAATTTACATAATCTTTATCTGCATAATCAGTTTCTGCTTCTTGCTTGGATAAATATGTATTATCAACAAATTCTCTAGTTGCAACTGTTTCAGTACTGTTTATAGTAACTATACCGTCTTCACTCTGTAAATTTAATGGTAAATCTTCATGACCTATAAACACATGGTTATTACTAGAACCAAATATTTCATAGGCTACATCATCTACCATAACAGTAATAGTATTATTTTCACCTAAATTAACTGTTTTATGATTATCTACATTTTCATATGTAACACAATTTAATTGAATAATACCATCTATAATTGCATCTAATTGAGATTTAGAAGTAATTAAAACTTCTCTTGATAATTCTGGTAATGGATTACCTTCTTCATCGACACCTTCACCATTTGCAATTTCTAAATATGTACTACCACCTGTACCTAAAACATAATATAATCTATAATCATCAGGATTCTGAGGATCACCATCTTCTACTAATTCATATGAATATACTTGTGTATTTGCAGGAATTATTTGTGTATATAATTCCCCACCTAACATATAATCACTTCTAGCACGGACAAATCTGTGTATAACTTTTGTTACTGTTGACATATGAGAATACCTATTATAGTTAATATTTAATTAGAACTTTTTAATTAATTTGTAATTTTTATAGGTAAAATAAACCCGGTGGTCAAAAAGGAGGAAAATAACCACCGGGAAGACTGTCGGATGTGTAACACTGAAAAAATAATAAATCTTAACGATATATCAAAAAATCCGACTATAAATAGAACTCAACTATTCTTAATTTTTGTATATTCATAGAATTTAACCAAAATATCTCCTTCTTCTTCTGGTAATTCTTCATTAGAATAATTTAATTCTTTACAATTCCAATCTTTTGTATATTCTTCAATGTCTAAAGGAAATCTAATATATTTATCAGGGTCTTTGGTTATATCCTCTGATAAAGTTTTACTTTCTACTTTAGTTAAATAAATTTTATCTACTACATTATTTTCTAAGCAATATTTATAAATAGATCTCCCACCACAAATAAATATCTTAGAATAATTAGAAGCAAAGGCTACTGCATCTTCAAGACTTGGCATTTGTATAATACCACCTAACCATTCTTTAGTTTCATCTTCATTCTTTTTACCTATCCAAACAGCCTGACCTGCTTTATATTCAAAACTAACAACAATATTTAAACGATTTTTCAAAGGATAATCCGGTAATCCAAAAAATGTTCTATCACCAAATATACAAGGATAACCTTTAGTCATTTGTTTATAATGATAAAAGTCTTGCTTACTATGCCAAGGCATTTTATCTTCAATACCTATAACATTATCTGGACCAATGGCAAAAATAGCACAAATTTCTGATTTCATTCTACAGTACCTCTTTTTCTTAAAATTAAACCTAATCTAGTCTTACCACCATCTTCTAAAATATCTGCATAACTAGGAATCTTTGCTACTTTTTTATTTTTCATATCATTTACTTGTTTTGTTATTAAAGCAGGACTTATATTAAATCTAGCTTTATAAGTATTTGATAATGATTTAATAAAACTCAATACTTTTGGTGCTCTTAATCCTGCTTTATATAAAAATATCTTTCCTAGTATTACTACTTTTTTACTTAATTGCCCACCATCTTCATTTTCATAAAAAGTAGCAATATCATTTGTATATTTACCATTTTCATATTGCATACTAAGCATAAGAGCTTTCTTTTTTATTTCTGTAATATTAAATGTATCCACTGTTGTATCTAAATCAGTAATTGGATCTTTAACTATATCCATTAACGATTTATCATTATTATTTTTAGAATCTAATCTAAAATCTAACGAAGGTCTAAACAAAGTAGATTCTGGGCGTTGAGTAGCTAAAAATGCTTGATGTCTCCTTTCACCTGTAATTGCCATTCTACATATATAAATAAATTCTTTATATAATACTGGATTGTATACTACAGTAGATTCTTTCTTTAATCTTTCACGATGAAACCAGCGATCTCTGTAGAATTTACAAATCTTAGCATATTTTAACCAAAACTCAGACGCCCAATCTTCTGCACTACCACTAGCATTATTCATTACAAAACCATTAAAAGTAATGTAATTTTTTAAATATTCTGCTATAGATAAAATACAAGTTTCATAGCGTTCTTCAGTTTCATTCATAGCAGGCTGAATGTCTACTCTTTTCAAATATTTAATCTGAGCTTCTAAACCTTCAATTTGTTTCATACCTTCAATATACTTATTTAATTCCTCTGGTTTTAAACATGTATATATTAACAAATTTTCATCGTTTTTACAGCTCTTTCTAAAAGCATCTAAATCTTTATAATCAGAATCAATAAATTTTTTAAAACTCTGCTTATAATTAGTACGCTTTGATAAACGCTTACCTTGTATTTTTACTGCCATAGCAGCTCCTTTTATTATTTGCTGTGAGTATAATATTTATCAATTAGATTTTCTAATACAAATAGAACACTATCTTTAACATTTGGATCTACTGTATAATTTTCATATCTAACACCACAACGAGGAAATAAATCTTTAACTACATATTCCCAACCTGCACCCCAACGATGATGAGAAAAATCAGGTACAGATGCATCAACTAATTCTGTAATACCAGCATTACAAATACTATTCGCACAATCTACGCATGGTGTATAACTTACAGTCATTGTAGTACCATGTAATGGATTTTCATTTCTTGTAGCAAAAGCAATAGCATTACGTTCTGCATGCTCTAAACGAAAACGATGTACATTATCAAAATTATTACTTTTTAATAATTCTTGATCTTTAAATAATACTACCTTACCTTTTGGATAAGTATTACTACCTAAACCAAAAATATTATAATTTTTATCAATAATTGCTGCACCTGTTTGTTTTTTTGGATCATGTGAATATCTTTGCATAATCTCAGCAGCAATTAAACCTAAATCATATGGATTTTTTAATTTTGTTCTAACACACAAAGGCGCTTCTAATAAATTCATTTTGATTTCTCCTTTATTATTTTTTTACACATTTTAATTATAATAAAAAAGTAAAAAATTTCAGCAGTCAATTTTCTATTATTGACTACTATTTTTCCATTTCAAAACTTAATTCAGAAAATTACCAAGCATTTTATTTGTTTGACCACATAAATATGTTAAGTCAACCATATAATCACTCCAACATTTTACAACATTATGGATTTCTTCTAATCCATCAATAGAAGTATCCTCTTCAGAATAATAAGTTACTATATTTTCTGTTATCTTTTCACCAACCATTTTTGCTTTTTTAATTCCTGCTTTAGCTACAGCGTTTTTTCTTTTTGCAATCAATCCAGCAATTTGCCTTTCATAACGCTGAATTTGTGATTTAAAATAACCTAACTCAATCAAAGTAGTATGACGCTTATCATTAGAAAGGCTTACAAACTTTTGAATATTTTTAAGAAATTGAATAAAATTAGCAATATCTGCTTCTGACTTAAATATATACTGTAATTGAGGAGCTAATGTATCAAAATTTAAAGCTTCTACTTTATCTAAATCAAATTCTAATTCTGCCATTTAATCCTCCTTCTGTTCTGCTTGTTTTAATAATTCTTCTACTGATATATGTAATGCAATCGCTATAATTTCACACTGTAACTGATACTTATCTGTACCCTGATGAAAATGATGCTTGTCACAAAGCAAACATAAATTATTTTGATTATATAACAAATCTTTACGCTTACTTCTTAAATGTATATGATGAACTTGTGTACCTTTTTTACCACAAACTATACATTTACCTTTATATCTTTCTATACAAACCTTTCTAGCTTCTTCCCATTTATCTTTAGCTTTATCATTTTGTTTTTTTAATTCATAATCTTCTGGTTTTTTTAATTCTGTCTTTTTTAAAATATAATTTTTCTTGGCTTTTAAAGGACTTTTCTTTAATGTATAAAATTTTTTAGGTTTTAACGGCGTTCTTTTCATCATATCCTTTATAGTAGTGTTGGGTGAAGTCATAACTCTCCACCCATACTACTTACACACAACAAAGATAAGGTTTAGAAAGGCATAGTATCTGCAATTTCTGTATTATTATTTATAGCGTTTTTTGCATTTACATATTCATTTACCATATCTTCTGCAACTTGACGCATCTTCAACATTTCTTCATCAGAAGGTGCTTTCCATACATCAGATAAAGTTAAATTTTCATTTTCTTCTTTTAATTTAGCAACAACCTCTGCAGATGGCATAAATTGGCCAAAACTAATTTCACGTTCCCATTTACCATTATCAGTTGAACGATAAAAACGAATTGTATTACTTGCTTCCCATTGTAATAAGTCAGGTGTTTCAGCATCCATATACTTTTCAACTAACCAACGTGTTAAATAAGTACCTTTTTGTTGCAAAATAGAAACATGAGCTTGATCCCAATCTTTCTTTAAATCTGTATCCAAAACAACTGCTTTAATATTAGAAGTTAATACAGGATCAAATACAGGTATTGGACCATATTTACCCTCTGTTTTTAATTCATCTTCTTTAAAGCCCATTGCTAATAATTTACGCTTGGCTTCACAAATTGGACATTTAATACCCAAATTTTTCAAATGACTTGTTTGTTCAGGACAAATCATATGCAAATCTTTATTAGGACCTAAATTCCAATGCTGAGCAGCAATAGTAGAAAAAATATTATTTTCTTTTGAATTACCTGGCAATAATTTAAACTTTACTTCACGTTTAAAAGCTTTACCATTTTGTACCCAATCAATAGGAGTTAATGCTGGGGCTGCGTCTTTTTTTGCTTGTTTATCATCTTTTAATAATGATTCCATCCATTCCATATTAATTTGTTTCATTTTCTATTCCTTATGTTTGTTGTTAAGAGGTTTTAGACAGTTATCCTCTGTCATTATATAGAACGCATTTTATATTTAATTTTTTCTTATAAAATTTCCAATTCGAATATTAAATTTTCGCTTTATCTAACAAACGAATACCTTCTTGTAATAATTTTTCTTTTTGTTCTTCAGTATTATCTGTTTTTTCTATAAATTGTTTCATAATACTTACTTCATCGTCTTCGCTATTAGCTTGCGTAATATCAGCCGTAGAATGTTTATCAAAAGAAAGCCTTGTTAAATCTATATGAATATCTTTTCCTTTAACCTGGGCTAGTTTTTGTTCAATTTCAGGTGTAATTAATATATCTGAACTAACTTCTACTTTTACATAATTATCATTGCTTATAGTTAAAATCTGATCAATGTTATCATCAGTAAAAGTTAACCAATCTGGACAACTAAAACTTTTTCTTTCAATCTTATTAGTTTCTGTATCATAAATAATAATATTATTTCTTGATTTACCAGGATCTTTAAATGATAATCTTTGTGTAGAACCAACCACTTGAATATTTTTAGCATAACTACCACTACCATGATAATGACCTTGTATCGTCATTTTAAATTGCTTTAATAATTCTAAAGATACTCCATGAGTAGTTTCTATACCATTGCCTAAATTAATACCTTTTAATTCAAGATGTGAAAATACTATCTTATCTTGTTTATCTTTAATATTTTCTAATACTGAAGTAGCATATTCATCAGAAGTACAATATGGCATATATATAAAGTTACTTATTTCTGTTGGCTTATCATATACTGTCACATTATCAAAATATTTAAATGGAATAAGTTTATGTACATTTTTATAATTTGTACTTGCACTCAAATCATGATTACCAACAATCATATCTAAAGGTTTGATTTTACTTATTTTTTCTACAAATTCACAAACTGCAGATAAAGTTTGTGTAGAAATATTATCCCCAACCGGACCAAATAAATCACCAACAAAAACTATTTTATCTATACTATCTTCTTGACAAATTTTAATTATGTCATCTGCACAAGATAAATGTTCTAATTCTCTTACAGTATAACCTTCAGAAGTAATATGAGAAAAACGATGAGTATGATGAAAATGAATATCACTAAAACATAAAATTTTCATTATATTTCCTCCACTTCTGTCTTACCTAAAATCTTTTTAACTAATATTTTTTGCGGTATTGATTCTTTTACAGATGGATGATTAGTTATCCACCAAACAGTTTCTATATTTTCTGCTTTATCTTCTATAATTTCAATTAATTGTTCACAACCAATCGGATCTAATAAACTTTCTATTTCATCTAAGCAAAGTAAATTAAATCTTGCTTGTGATACAGTTTGAATTAAATCATATAAAGCTAATTGAATACTAATATCTACACGCTTCTTTTCGCCGCCAGATAAGCTAGAAATAGATTTAGTAACACCATCTGCTTGTATTTTTATATCAATAGATGCGCCATTAAGTAATAAAGAAACTTCTGTATTTTTGAAAAATCTTCCAATATAAAATTGCATACGATTATTTAAATAAGTAATATCTTTATTTAATAGATAAGGGCGTAACTCTCCTTTAGCTCCAAGTAATTTATAATAAAAATCAGACAATAATTTTTTATTGGCTAATATTGTATTACTATCTTCTAATTCTTTCTGTTGAGTTTCTGCTGTTGTAATTTCTTCTATATATTTCTTTATATTTTCTTTATATTCATTTATTCTATCTTCTGCTTCTTTTTTCTTATTCTCATACATATGAATAACAGCTTCAGCGTTTGTTTTATGCGATTTATATTCTAATAATTTATCTCGTAATACATTAAAATTACGCTGCTTTTCTTCTTGTAATTCTTTGGCATTTTCTACTTTATACTGTAATTCTTTATATTCTGTTCTTTTCTTTTCAATTTCAGTTTCAACTTCTTGTTCTAATTCTGCCAATTCTGTATTATTCTTTTTACTTTCAATACTGTTAACATAATCTGTTATAGTATTTTTAAAAGCTTCTAATTTATAAGACTTATCTGCTATTTCTTTTTCTGTACGATCTAATTTTTTACCACAAGTAGGACAAGTATCATTAGTAAACCATTTTTCTAAAATAGCCTTTTCACGTTCTAAGTCACGCTTATTATATTCTAAATCATTAATTTCTTTTATTAGAGCTTCTTTTTTATATTTTACTTTTGATTTTAATACATTTACTTCATCTGTAATTGCAGTCATTTGTTTTACTAAATCTGAACTATCAATTATACTATTGTCAAATTCATTAACTTTAATTTCTTGTTCTTTAATCAATTCTTCATATTTTTTAAGCTCTTCTTTATTCTTACTTATTTCAGTATCCCATTGTGTTGTATCTACTGAATTTTCTAAAGTAGTATTAGCTTTTTCTAAAAATTCTTTATATGTACTAATTCTACCTTTTAATACATCTATCTTTGAATTATTTGAAGAGATTTGAGAAGTATATTCTTTACTATCTTTATTAGCTTCATCTCTAACTCTTTCCCAAATAGAATAATCACGAATACTTTCTAATGTTTGTATACGCTGTTGCGGAGTTAATGAAGAAAAAGCTGAATCCATACCAGAAGTCATAATAATAGTATTTCTAAGCAAATCAAATGGAATTTTAATTAACTTATTAATACGATCTTGCGTATCTATTACTTTATGACAACTCAAATCTTGCCCATTAATTTCTAAAAATAAATTATTACCAGCTACTGTATCTTTTCTAACACGCGTAACTTTAATTTCATCTTTGTCAGTATTAATATAAACAGATACACGGCAATTTTTATTTACTTTAAGATTTACTACTTCATCTGCTAATACTTCATTAGTCAGAGATGATCCTGTTAATGCCCAAAATAATGCCGAAATCAATGTGGATTTGCCACTTCCATTTGTAGAGTTAGTTTCTGTATAATTAATTCCTTCTATAGAAAATAACCCTGATTTTACATTCAAGGTTACTTTATCTTGGATACTACGAAAATTTTCAATTTCTAATTTAGTAATATTAAATTGCATTATACTTCTCCACGATCAACCATATCATATAATTCATAAGCATTATCAACTAATTTATCATATGTCAAAGGACGCTTCATAGGATTCTGTTTAAAACGTTTATATTCATCTATTGCATTTTGTTCAATGGCTGTACGGAACATTTTATTAAACAATTCCATATTCTTTTTAGCTAATTTCTCACTATCAAATACAACCCAAAAAGATTCTTTATTTTTATAATTATTTCTAGTATAATCTTTGTCTACAACACTAATATTAAATCCATATTGTGGTTTTAAAATATCACAAATTTCTTGAGTTGTCATATCTGGAAATTGTTCTCTTTTCCAATTAACATACATTCTACAAACATTATTGGCTTTCTTTAATAAATCACGAGATTCTGGTACAATTGGTAAACAATTATGATAATAACCAGTATCCCCTAGCATAACTTTTTTATCTGAAAACTTAACTTTTGACCGTTTCAGTAATTCAGCAACTCCTTCTAAAAAAGAATTTAACTTTTCATTATTAGTTTTTTTATCATTTAGAAGCAAATACTGTAAATTCATATTATTTACCTTTTGTTTGTTTGATTAAATTTTTGTATCCACTACAAGAATTTCCAATATAGTTTGGATTAAAATATTTATCTGCTAAACATTCGTTTTTATAAATACAATCCTTACATAATAGAATCTGTTTAGATTGAAGTTTTTCTAAGTTTTTTTCCAATTCATCTAAATCTTCATATTCGTCTAAATAAAAATTACCCATAGGATCAAAACTTCCTAATGCAAATTTATTTGTTGGTAAAATATATACTGTCTTTATAGGAAAATTTTCTGTTTTAATAATCCCTTCTATTTCTAATTTATTTATAAAACTAAACTGCATATAAGGAACTAATTTTAAATAATCTGCAATTATTTTTTCATAATTAGAATATCCTATATTTGGTAATTGGCTATATTCAGTTTTTTGATAAGGATTAATTTTCCAAGTTTTAATACCTAATTTATTTAATTTAGTAATAATTTCCAATTGGTTACTTTCTACTGAAATATCTAAAGATTCTAAATTAATAATTTTACCTGTAGAAACAGCCGCTTTAATATTTTGAAATACTTTATCTGTATCTTCACTATAACTATTAAAATTATAATTGACTTTAATAATATCAGCACCTTCAATCAAAGAACGATTATAATTTACAAAACTTGTACAAATTGTAATATTTGTACTATAAATTTTTAATAATCTAAATAGTAAATCAAAATAAAAATCAGAAAGTTCAGAAATTTCACCACCTTCTATAGAAATGCTTAAAACATTAAATTTAAAATATAATTGAGGTAATTCTTTTTCTAACCATGGTAAATTTAAAGTATCTTGTTTAGATCTTAAAGAATTAAAAGAATAATACGGATAATTCCAATTATTTCTGTATAAAGGTAAAATAACTAATTTAATATCATTCTTCATATTAATTAGAATACTTTTTTGATGATAAAATTTCAAAAAATTTTCCAATTCTAAAAGAAAAGTTTAATAAAAGAAAATAATATATTATTTATAATTTAATTATTTATTATTTATATTTTTTAATTTATATATTATATATTATTTTTTATATTATTATTATTTATTTATATATTTTTATTATTAATTATATATTATATTATTATATATACGCACGCGCGCGAAGAAAATAAAAAGCAGGTTTAAATAGCCTGCTTAATTTTTTATTAAGATTTATATTTAGACATCAATATCTTCTAAATTTTTCATTTCTGTTTTTTTAGTATCTATATCTTGAACTTTAACTTTTATATCATCAGGATTATCATCATCCATTAAAACATCAATAATTTCATATTCTGGCATATTTGGTAATTGAATATCTATATCTTCTTGTTCATCTGGACTATAATCACCCCTAACATTAACATCAATATCTCCAAAATCTTTTTTATCTGTAAAATCAGAAGTACCTAAATCAACATCTGGAATATCAGTAGTAGTTGTTGAAGATGTAGTTGTTGAACTTAAATCACTTGAATCCATATCAGATGAAATAGGACTACCTGTTGCAAAATCAGCCGGACTATCATCTTCTGTTAATCTTTGACCTAAAACTTTACTTAACCAAGGGTGTTTTTCAGCTGATTCAAAAATTACACTTTCTGTTTTCTTTTTCATAAACAATTTAGCTATACCATGTAATTCTTCAGGAGAATAATCATTAATATCAACTTTTTTCTTTTTTAAGATTGCTTTTTCTTCATCACTAAAGCCTGGTAATGGATCTTTTTCAAATCCTTTAAATCCTTTAGCTGACATTTTTTTGATCATATCTTCTACAGCGTGAAAATGCTTAAATTTAGCTTGAACTTTTGCATCTGTTTGATATAATTCATCAAGTTTATTCTTTTCCCATTCTTTTCTTAATTTATAATTAACATTTGATCCATCATTTGTATCAGATAAAGATACACGTGGAACAAATTTATGACCATCTTCTAAATTATCAGCCATATTTTTATTGAAAATATCAATAAATTTTTTATCCGGGTTTTCTTGAATTTCTAATGCTCTAGCCTTTATTGCTTCTTTTTGTTTATTTACATCTAAAGCATTAAACATAGGATCTTCTGTTTGTAATAATTTTCTAGCATAATCTTGACTTAAATAATCTAAAAGGCCTTTATATTTACGACCACCTTCATCTGCTATATTATATTGGAAGAATGTACTTTTTATTTCATCCCATTTTGTTAAAAAATCATCAGGTAAAATAATTTCGCCATCTCTGATTTTTTGTTCATTGTGCTTAAGCCAAGCTAAGAATGCATTTACAGCTTTGCCACGTTGTGCTCTAATACCAGCTGGATCATAACCACCTTTACCATCTGGAGTATAATTAAAAGCTTCATCTATTTCTGTTTCTTCTGTTTTTTCTTTATTGCCAACATAAGCAACAGCAGAACCTAAATTAGCAGTAGCTGTACCAACACCACATTCTTCTATTTCTTCATCGTATTTAGCACCTGGCATTTTACCAATTTTTTCAGGTTCTTTTTGTTTAGAAAGAAATTGATAATCTTGTTTATTAATAGCTTTACCTACACCTTGCTGTAAAAGATCTTCTTCTTTATCAAGTTTATCTCTTAATTGTTTATCAGCAACTAATTCACGACGTAAATTATATACTTCATCAGATCTTTCTACGTTATTCTTTTTAAACTCTAAACTTTGTTTATTTTTTTCTGCTAAAATTGTATTTAATTCTTTTAAACGTTCTTTAGTTTCTTCTAAATCATCACTTTTATCTTGATAGTTTCTTTCTTCTTCTGGATCAGGTAATACACCTGTTAATGCACGTTTTTCTGATAATTTATTTACATATTTTTCTAACCAAGATAGTTTTGCTTCAAGCGTATGTTTTTCATCAGATAAGTTAGCTGTAGAAATAATATTATCGTAGTAATCTTTATCATAATCATTAATAATTTTTGACCATTTACTTTTGGTTTTATCGTCTAAAATTCTACTTTTTGAGGGTTCCGGATTAGAATTAGCTTTATTTGCAATTAATAAATCATACCAATTTCTACCTTCTGATTCTTCTTCTTTCATATCTACAGATTCATGTATAACGATAGATTCATCAGGCAAGGGATAGTTATGCTCTTTTAACCAATCTCTTAATTCACTTACTGATTTAAATAATTCAATCTTACCAGAATGTGATAAGCAAAGATAATCATTTTGTTTAAATATTTGAGCATTCTTATTTTCTAAAGATGCTGTATTACCTTGCTTATTTACTTGCCAAGTATTATTATCTTTATCTTGGGATAGTTTTTTCATCTTTTCTAAGATATCATTTAATTTGGAAGAAGCTGTTAATGTTTGCTTTAAAGTATCTTTAGCTTGGTTAACTAATTGTTCTTTTGTTTCTTTTGCTTCTTCTGATTCATTATCTAATGTATCTATTTCAAGTCCTGGAGTAGAAGGATTAAAATCAGAATCAGTTTTAACTATAGAAGAGAATTTACCATCTGCTTCAACGATAACTGGAGTAAATTCTTTAACTGTATCATTTAGTTTTAATTTTTGCAAAGCTTCATTCATTGTAGACAAAAAACTTGAACGAATTTTAACAGTTTTTTCCATTTATATATACCTTTATAAAAAATTAATAGGTTTAAATATTTTTCTTAGAAATAGAACTATCGAAAAATAAAATCCTTGTTTTACCAAAGATTTATGATTTTTGAATTATATAGAACTTAAACTTAATAAAATGGAAATTTTCTTTAAAATTCTTACTCTTTTTATATGTTCAATATAATAGATAAAAGGAGTATTTATGCAAGAATTTTCTTATTTATACTGGCATTACTATCCTAATACTCTTTCTAAAGGGTATATGTATTCTTGGTTTGATTTATCAAAAGAATTAAATACCGTCTATATTTATTCTCTTCCACAAATTGATATTAAAGAATATATACCTTCTGTTTTATGTGATTATATTTATGACGTATCAAGTAGGTATGAAACTCAATTATTAGATCAGATGGGAACTAATGGTATTAAAAATTATAAAAAGCTATTAACAGATTTTGGTTTTGATACTGGTTATAAAATTTATAAACTTTACTCTACAGGTACAGTTTTAGATGAACTTCAAACATATTTATTAAATAATTAAAGGATAAAAAATGTCTTGGGATGGAAATAATATGTCTTTATCTAAAGATTCACCTAAAAATTATATGTATAAAAATACAGTATATTTGTTAGATGAAATCTCAGATAATTCTTGTGCATATCTTATTGGTGATTTATATGATTTTGTTACAAATCCTCAGAATTTTGATACACCTTTAAATTTTATTATTAACAGTCCAGGTGGTGATGTATATGTTATGATGACTATATTAGGATTGATTAACATTGCAAAATTAAATGGAATTCAAGTAAATACTTTTGTAATGGGTATTGCAGCAAGTGCTGCTTCAGTTATTGCTATTCAAGGTGATAGTCGTAAAATTACAAAAATCTCAAGACATTTTATTCATTTTGGATCTATGTGGTCATTAACAGAACGCCATAGTGAAATTGAAAAAATTTATGAACAAACAAAAGATTATGCAGAACGAATAGATAACTTATATTTACAATCTTGTCCAGGTTTAACTGCTGAAAAATTAAGAAATTTACAATTAGATGAGCGTGGATACTTAAATGCAGAACAATGTATTGAATATGGATTGTGTGATGCAATAATCGATGAAGATCTATCTAAAATAAATCAATTACATGAAGATGCAGAAAGTTTTGAACAATTATTTGATGATTATAGAAATAGAAATTATAAAGAATTAAAAAAGAAAATTGATGCATTAGAAAAACAAGACCAACCACAAAAAAATAAGAAAAAATAATGATAAACGAAGATATTAAAGAACATTTTAAACAACTTTGTAAAGCTGCTAATCATACATTGACTAGAAGTGAATATCGTAAATTAAATGATATCAGAGAATATAGTTCTTCTAAAATAGAAGCTTTATGGGGTACTTGGAAAAGCTTTATTCAAGATGTTTCTAGTACTATCAATTTAAACCGATATGAAATTAAAAAAGTTGTAAAAAAAGCAATAAATAATGTTGTAATTACTTCTGTTATTGATGGATCTAAAGTTGATTATACTTGCTTAAATACTTTAATCGCATATTGTAAAGAAGAAAAATGCCAATTATATATATTATGGAATAAAGCTTTAGCCTGTAATACACATTTCTCTAAAGAAGATTATGATTTATTAAAAAAATATTTAGTAACTGATTTAACTTTTGAAAAAGATACAAGATGTAAAGCTGCTGATTTTTTAATTCCAGCTACAAGTAAAAATCCTTTGCAAAATTTAGATAAATTATCAAAAGGTTTAAATACAATTATTGTCGGTTCACCAAAGCAATATTTAGAAACCTTACCATGCGATCATTCTCATTCTTATAAAATTGCTTTAAGTACAGGTACAATTTCTTTACCTAATTATAAATCCAATATTTCTGGGCATTTAGATGCTCAAAATCATACATTAGGTGGTATTAGATTAGAATGGAATCAACAAAAATCTCGTTATATAGTTCGTCAATTACAAATGGATTCAGAAGGATTTGTTTATGATTTAAATACTGCATATTCTTCTAAAGGTATTGCTATGAGAGATAAATTAGTTTCTTGTATGGTATTAGGCGATTTACATGCACCAGAAACTGATATGATTGCTTTAGATAATACTATAAAATTACTACAAAAATTAAATCCAGATGATGTTATGATTCATGATTGGATGAGTTATCAAAGTATTAATCACTATGATGAACATAGAGCATTAACTAAAATTTTAAATCTAACACCAGAAACAAAAGATTTAAAAACAGAAATAATGTGTAGTGTAGAGATTATAAATAAGTTAGCAAAATCTTGTCCTAAATCTATTTTTAGAATTGTACATTCTAATCATGATGAATTTTTGATAAAATGGCTAAATGAAGGTGAATTTGTAAAAAGTAACCCTGCAAATAGAGTAGCAGGATGCCAATTATTTGCTAACATTGCAGAAGGTAATCCAATATTTCCTGCAAATTTATTTAATAAAAACATTAAATTTCTAGATCCAGAACAAAGTTATGAAATAAAAGGGTATGAAGTTGGAAAACATGGAGACGCTGGTATTGCTGGTGCTAAAGGAAATACAAATGCCTATGTAAAAAGTTATGATAAATCAATTACAGGTCATACACATAGTCCAAAAATTAAAGAAAGTGGAGTAGTAGTAGGTACATTATCTAAATTAAAATTATCATATAATAAAACTTCAATTTCTAATTGGGCACATGCTAATTGTATATTATATAAAAACGGCACATTCCAATTAATTTTTGTATAGTTCTAGAAAAAATGTAATTCTATATAATATAACCATAAAATAAAGGAAATTAAAATGGTAAAAGTAAAAAAAGAAACAAAAAAAGTAGCAACAAAGAAAACAGTTAAAAAAACTAACTGCAAATGTGCTAAAAAATCTACATGTAAAGCAAAGAAAACAACAAAGCCAGTAAAAGTTACAGTTGCAGCTCCAGTAGCTCCAGTAAAAAAATCTTTCTGGACAAAAGTTAAAGAATTCTTTGGCTTTTAAGTAAATCAAAAAGGAGAAAATTTATTATGGATAAAATGTATGCTGCTATAAACAGCAATGTATTTGTTAAAGAAATTCAGCAAGAACCTAGACAAGGAAGTATGCTATTACCAAATTCTTTAGACGATGATTTTACATTTGGTGAAGTTATTTCTGTAGCGGAAGGCTATTTTGATCATGGTAATTTTGTACAATCTTGTGTACAGACTGGTGATATTGTTGCATTTCCAAAAATTTCTGGTACTAAAGTTAATTTCAATTCTATTCCTTTAATCCGTGTTATGCAATCTGATATTGTAGCAAAACAAGTAGAAGGTAAAATTTTAGAAGATTAATTTTATAGAAAAGGAGAAAATATTATGTCACGTACTGCACATTTTGGTAAAGACGCTCAAAAAGCCCTTGTAGAAGGATTAAATTATGTAGGTAATGCAGTTAAATCTACATTGGGTCCAGCGGGTAAAACTGTAATTATTCAGCGTAAAGATAAATTACCTATTTTAACTAAAGACGGTATTTCTGTAGCTAAAGAATTGTCACCTAAAGATGAAAAAATTAAATTAGGTGCTGATCTTGCTATTTCTATTGCACAAAAACAATTAGATTCTGTTGGTGATGGTACTTCAACAGCTTGTGTATTAGGTCAAGCTCTTGTAAACAATGGTGTTCGCCAAATTGAATTAGCTTCTGATACTGCTACTATTAATCGTACTTCTCTAAAGAAAGGTATTGAAAAAGCAAGGGATTATGTAATTAGTAGATTAGATGAAATCGCAACTCCAGTAGATACTGATGAACGCTTAATTCAAGTTGCTACAATTTCTGCAAACGGTGATGAAAAACTTGGTAAAATTGTTGCAGAAGCATATACAAAGGTAGGTAAATCTGGTGTTGTAACAGTAGAAGAAACAAAAGAAAGAAACATTAATCTTGTATTTAAAGAAGGTATGACTTTAGATAGAGGTTGGACTTCTCAATATTTTATTACTAATTATGAAAATCAAACTGCAGAATATACAAATCCTATGGTTTTATTGTGTAATGCAAGAATTAGTAATTTTAAAAGTTTAGTAAATGTAATTGAACCGGCTATTGCAAATGGTCAAGCTGTAATTTTAATTGCAGAAGGCTTTGATAGTAATGTTACACAAGGTTTAGTTATGAATCGCTTACGTAATAATTCAAAAATTGCTTGTATCGAAGCTCCTGGATATGGTGATCGCCGTTTAGAAATGCTACGTGACTTAGGAGTTTATTTGGGTGCAGAAGTAGCCGAAGATCCTATGGGAATGAAATTAGAAATGTTTTCTACTGCTAATATGGGTAGTTGTGAAAAAATTATTATTAAAAAAGACGAAACAATTATTCGGGGTGGTAAAGGTGATCCGAAAAAAATTAAAGCACGCGTAGATAGTATTCGTGGTGTTATGGGTGCAACCAAAGATTCTGATCAGTATGAAAAAGATATGTTAAATAAACGTTTAGCTGCTTTGACTACTGGTGTAGCAATTATTCAGGTTGGTGGATCATCTGAAGAAGAAATTCGTGAATTAAAAGATCGTGTAGATGATGCTCAATGGGCTTGTAAGTCAGCATTAGAAGAAGGCTTCTTACCAGGCGCAGGAAATCCAATCTTAGTGATTTCTGAAGAATTAGAAGAACATTTTAAAGATCTTACAAATACAGATGAATTACTTGGTATTAAAATCTTTAAAAACGCTTTAAAGGCTCCATTTAAAGCAATTTTAGATAATGCAGGTATTTCTTTTGATAATATCCAGAAAGAAATCTTAGAAAAGAAAAATATTAATTATGGATATGATGCAAGAAATTTAAAATTAGTTAACCTAATTGATTCCGGTATTATTGATCCAGTTAAAGCAACAAAAGGTGCTATTTATGCAGCAACTTCTATCGCTAGCTTGATTTTAACTTCTGATGTATGTATTACAGAAGATCCTGTTGAAAATCAAGGATTGTCTTTAGGTATTGAAGCTATGCCTGGAATGTAATAAAGTTTCTCCTTTGACCAGACCGGTAATTTATAGTTACCGGTTTTTTATTATTTTAACAAGTTCTATGATATATCATGGTAAAAATTAAATCAAAATTAGATGAAATAGACTTTTCTGCCTTTAATTTAAGGGATGCTTATATTACAAGTTTTCCTGAATATGCAGCAGCATTAAGAGATGAAGCAATATTTTCTAATTATGGAATTAAAGCATTAATTAAAACTCCAAAATATGAAAATAATGTTGATGAATATTCAAATTTTGTAGATGATGATTTTGATATTACAACAGAATCAATTGTACCAAGATTTGAACAATATCGTCAAAATGTTTCTGCAGAAGGTATGTCAGCAGATGGTACTGAAGGATTATATCCTTTAGAAATAATCATTCCAACTAAATTACATTTGCCTAAAAATTCAAGAATTATATTAACAGAATATAATTCACATGAAAAAATTTTAGCAAGAGAATGGACTGTTTTAAGTACAGAAATGAAACAATTGAGTGGTAGTAAAACCTATACTAGAATAGCATATTGTGTACCATCTCGTCAATCTATTCATCGTACTAGTGAATTTGATAGATTATATAGTATTTTGTACTTTGTTATTGATGATGTTAATTCAACAAGATATAGTAATATTCGTGCTATGGCTTGTATGTATTTTAATATCAATTCTGTATCACTTACTAAGGGTTATCGTGAAGATATTTATGAGCGTCCTAGTGATCCAAATATTGTACAAGAAGTTCCAGATGCTGGTGAAAATATTGGATGGCAAGAAGGTGTTACAGCTGCTGATGGAAGAATAAAATTATTACATGTAAAACAAATAACAACAGCAAGTTTTGTTGTAAAACCAACTGCAATATCAGTTCTATATTAATAAATAAGGAAATAAAAAATGAATTATGGAATGCAAGATACCTTTATGAATGAAGTTTTAAACAATTATTTTTCTGGTGCTAGTAATTACCAGATTTATTTAGGTTTGGGCTTATCTAACGAAGGTGGTGATATTAACACAGATGATTTTATTGAACCAAGTACAGAAGGTACCGGTTATTCAAAACAACCATTTGTATGTGGGGGTGCTGTTGGCGGAGTAGCATATAATTCAAATGAAATTGCATTTAACACTGCCCTAAAAGATTGGACAGTAGATGGTCGTGTAATTGATAAAGTTGGTTTATTCAATAAGATTACAACTTCTACGGGTACAGGTGAAACAATTGAAACATTTGTATTATGGTGCGTATTACCATTAAACCCAGTAGAAACTGTATTACAAGGTGATACAGTTATTATTAATACAAATGCTATTCGTTTACAATTAACAAATAAATAATTCAAAGGAGAATCTAATATGACAGATTTTATTAACTATCCTTCACATAGGGAAAAAAAGATTATTATGACTGAAGCTACACGTAAAGTTGTAGAAGAAGTTATTGGTAACGTTGATGATTTGACAGAAGATGAAGCAATTCAAAAAATCAATGAAAGTAAAAAGGCTGTCGCTAAAAAAACTAAGAAAGGTGTTAAAGTAAAACAGTCATTAAACGGCTAATTTTAAACTATAGAGAACTAATTTATGCTTACAGAAATTAATTATCCAATTCGTGTTATTAGTTATTACGCCTCATCTAAATCACAACTAGATGGCAAAAATGATTTTTGTTTTTGGATGCGTAGTAAATTGACAAGAGTTGTTTGTGATAAACCCTTTGCGCGTGGAGATGTATTACAAATAAATAGTATTAGTAATACTTCTTCAGGAATTTTAATTGATACTACTTTAATTGAAGAATGGGAACCTAATTATCCTGTTTTGGTATTTGTGAGTGGTAGATTAATTTATAATAAATGGGCAGATTTTGATTATACACCATCTGAAGGAATACAAATAATTAAACCTATTGAACAAATCTTGTCAGATAACTATTCAATAGGCTTTATTTTACTAGTATATCAATCTGGTATAATTAAATGTGTAGATAAAACAACTAATAATAGATTTGATATCCATGTTAATCTAGAAATGGGAACAATGTAAAATGGCAAGCAAATTATTTAAATCACTAAGTAAAACATTATTAGAAAACTCTGCATATGATAAAGAAACAAATACTTTGTTTGTTACAAATCCAGGTATTTCTTATAATACATTAAAAGGCTTAGCAAAAAAACATGGATTTGCAATAGGAAAAACAAATTCTGGTAATTTTGTTTCTATTCCTCTTGCTAGTAAGTATAATAATTTTGATGATCAGTTTGTGGGCTTATATGATTCTTTTATGGAAACATATACCTATTATAACAAAAATTATGCAAGTTTATTAGCAGCTTATAAAACATTTGATTTAATGGATGAAAATCTTGCAGAGGTTGGTTTAATCTTAGATACATATGTAGCTGAAGTATTATCACAAGGGTTTGTTGACAATCCTTTAAAGATTAGTATTTCTGATTCTAAAGCACAAAAAATAGTTGAAAAGATTTTATATAAAAATAAAATTTATCAAAGATTACCAAACATTACAAGATCTTTGGCTAAATATGGTAATTATGGTATGGTATTATTTTATCCATACTTAGAAAAATGGTTAGCCACAGATAAACATGCGGATTTTACACAGATTGATGTAGTTGAAGATTTGAGTATTCGTTTTGTAAATCCTAAATATTTTAATATAAACACTGATGAATATTTAAATGTAATTAATTATGAAACTACAGATGAAAATGCTTATGTTGCTAGACCAAATACTGGTACAGCTAATAATGTAGCACATGTATGGCAGCCTTGGCAATTTGTACACTTTTTAATTGCAGATGAAACAACAGAACCATATGGAAAAGGTATGTTATGGTCAATGAGATCTGCATTTGATCAGTTGTCTACATTAGAAGCTTTATTAGGTATTTCTAGAGCAAGTAAAATACAAAGATTGGTATTTTATGTACCAATTCCAAGAGATACTGCTATTACGGATGCTTATGGTTATATGAACGAATTTAGAACACAGTATTTAAATTCAATCTTTACAGATGCTCCAGGTGCTAAAGCTGGTCGTAAAATTCCAGGTGCTACATCTATATTGACTTTACCTAAAGCTGCAGATGGTACAAAAGTTGATGTTGATCATATTGAAGCTAATATTGATTTAAGTAGTACAGAAGACGTAGATTACTTTAAAGATAAAATTTATAACAATTCTAAACTTCCAAAAGGTTATTTGGTAGGTGAAGATGTTATTACTACTGCTCAAACACTAGAAGCTCAGGATTTGAAGTTAAAACGTGCATTAATTCCATTAAAGAAAGCTTTATTAGATGGTATGATGTACTTAGTTGAAAATATCTTAACTCATGCTGGTTATGATGTAAGTAAACTAGATGTTAAAGTAAGTTTAAATGAACCTATACAAATTTCTGCAGATACTATTAATAAATATAGTGATATTGCAGAATTAGTAAAGAGCTTTAAAGAAGTTAATCCACAGATGACAAATATTAACCAATACCAATTGTTGGTTAAATTAGGTATGCCATTAGATATATCTGAATTAATTTGTAGAAATTCAAGTGTAAATTCTTTAGATACACCAGAAGATTTAAGCAAATTCTTAATAAAACAGAAAATTAAACAAAAAAATTCTGCTTCAATAGAAGATGTGGAAGAAAGTGGTATGTCATTAACTTCAAAGCAATTCTTATTAGAAAATGATTTTATATCAAATAAGTTAATTAAATTCCACAGAGAAAGTAAAACCTCTTTAGATCGCTCTTTAAAAGAAAGTTTATTATCTCCAGAAAAGAAATACCTAACAGAAAGTAAAGATTAAATATGGATATAAAAGGAGTATTTTTAATCAAAAGAGATTATGGAAACAAAGTTGCTTTGCAAAGTAAAGCAACAAATAGTATGACTTTACTTGATTATTTTGATTTTGAAGATCGAATTCATCAATATTTTTCATACCAAACCGTTAATAAAATCTTAGATAATATTAATTGTGGTAGAAAAGTAATTATTGATTTTGATAAAAAAATAGCCAAATTAATCAAAGAGAAAGATTTTGATTTCTCTAAAGTAATACCAGGATGTTTAAATGCAACTAATGTAGAAAATGAATTATTTGATGCTACAGAAGATGACATTTATACAAAATTTCAAAATTTATAAGTTAAAGGACTAATTTTTATGCCAATAGTAAATCCATTCTTAGACAAACGCTCAATTCCAAAAGTAAGTATTAATGTAAAAGTTAAAGTAAAAACCAATTCGGCCAAAGAGAATGCAGATTGGAACAAAGCTTTTGGGCATTTGATGAAAAAACCTAGAACAAAATTAGAATTTTTAACAGTTAGTATCATTCGTAAATTACAATTGGATAAAGTTACGGTAGAAAATATTAAACCATATATTGACGAAACTGATTATATACAACTTAAATCAATTGAAGATATATTCAATAACAGATTAACTACTGATGTTAAAAGTTTTATATTAGCCGTATTACGAATACCTATAAAGAATTTAGAGAGTCTATGTAATTAAAGAAGTGCCATTGTTGGCACTTTTTCATTTGAATTAGCAATTAAAACAAGGTAATTTCAAGTTCTATATACAGATAATAACCTATGATAGGATTTTTTTATTATGAGTATAAAGTTATTTCCAAAATTAGAAGATGTTAATTTAACTGAATATGCTGATAATTCTGCATATGAACCTTATACAGGTATTGTATTAGATCCAGAAGACAAAGTCTTTAAAACTGTTTCAGGTATGTTTCACGATAAAAAAGAATTTTATGAAAAAATGTCAGATCGTGGGTATATTGTTAGAAAAGTTTTTGAAAAGAAAGTTTTTGATTGGATTGAAGAACATGCAAAAACTGTGTTAGATGGTTATTTAATGTATAGTACAGCTTTTTCAAAATGGAAAGGAAATAATTTATTAAATCCTTATTATACTCAATTACTTAATGATATTCCTCAATTAAATCGCGAAAAGCGTAAAGGTGATCCTAATTCTGTTGGTATTAATCAAAAGAAAGATGAAGCAGTAATTACAGAAGAGCATACATATAGTTATATAAATCCAGATTGGGGAAAACATCAAGTAGAAATAATTCCATTAAATAATGATGGTACTATTCGTTCAGATATTGAACCATTAGTAATGAAAAACATTCCATTTAACGGAGATGTAATTAGAGCTAATGATTATTTAAGAAGTAATCCTAACTTTGTTTATGATTTATATTCAGAAATTGCGCGTGGTGCTTATAAATTAAAAGCTCATCCATATTTCGGTGAAGAAGATGCTCCAAATAAATTTTTAATTAGAGTAGATGGTAGAATAGTTAGACATAACACAGATGAAGTAAAAGCCAATGGCGGATTATTGAGTTGGGATGCAAAAGATGAACCATTAATTGTAAATAGAAATAGTATTGTTAATTGGAATGACGAGGCTAACAAAGGTCAAAAAATTGATATTAATCCACAAGCTCTTGTACAACATAAAGATAAACAAATAAATAATGAAATAGATAATTATTTGGTTTCTCATATGGCTGATATTGCTGCAGAAGATGATGTAGTCCCATTACAACAACAATCGGATGAATATAGAAAAGCTATTTCAAATTTATCAAAAAATCCACTTAATTTAATTAAAGGGGCAGGTGGAGAAGAACGCGTTAATAAAAAAACAAGAAATATATTAAAACGTTATGAAAATGATATTGCTATTTTACAGGATGGTAAATCAAATCCTGATTATGAAAATACTCTAAAAACATGGTCAGCAGAAGATAGAACAGAAGCTGTTTCTAAAATTAAGCAAGCCAAAAAAGATTTGTTAAATAGTGTACAATTATTAAATACTGATAACTCTAAAATAAAAGATATTAATCAAGCAATTGAAGATATGGAAGGTTTAATTGCAAATAATGAAGCTAGCCCATATAAAACAGTAGATGATTATCTTGAAATCAATGATAGGTTACGTCAAAAATTAAGACATTTACAATCATATTTAGGTTATGCAAAATCACAAGCAAATCAAAAGAAAGCAAACAAAGACCAAAATGAAATTAAATCTTGGGGTGAATTACCAACTAATTATATTAAAGGTTATAGAGCTAAATTTGTAAATGGTAATCCAAATGATTTAAAATCAGAATCTTGTGATTGTGAAAATACTATAAAAAGAATTAGTTGGAAAGATGGTATTCCTATTGTAGATGAAATTGCTCCAGGTAAACATGTAAATCATGGAGCAATGTTAGGATATTTATATCAACCTATTGATGGTGTTATTACTAATCCTGGTGCTATTACAATGTCTGGTACTTTTATGACTGAACAGGATGAACATTGGGGTTGGGTACATGAACAATTGAATCAAGATTTGTTTGCAGGTACACATTTAAAACCAGAAGTACGAGAAGCTTTATTAAGAATTGCTAATAAATTTAAAACTGATTTAGGTATTGCAATTGAACCTGTTGATATTTATTTTACAGGTAGTGGTGCAAACTTTAATTATAATGATTTATCAGATATTGATTTACATTTAGTTTATAATTTTGAAGAAATTGGTATCAATGCAGAAATATTAATTAAATACTTTATTGCCAAAAAACAGGTATTTAATAATGATTATGAAATTCGTATTAAAGGTATGCCAGTAGAAGTAGGTGTTGAAAATTTAAATGAACCTATTGTATCTTCTGCAGTTTATTCAGTAGTAAATGATAAATGGTTAGTACAACCAGAATATGCAGAACAATTATTACCAAGACCTGACATGAAACAATATTATGAAATAGTTCAAAAAATAGAAGATGCTATTGAAACTCGTGATTCAAAAAGAATTGGTGAAGTTTGGACTGAACTATATAATATTCGTAAAGAAAGTTTAAAACAAGACGGCGAATATGGCCAAGGAAATGCATTATTTAAAAAATTACGTAATCTTGGATATTTAGATCGTTTAAAAAAAGCATATTATAGTAGTGCAAGTGAAGAGTTATCATTAGAAGCATTAGAGGAAATAATATAATGAAAATTACAGAAGATAAATTTTTAAACAAATCCGCAGAAGAAATTGTTAATGATCTTTTAGCTGATTGTAAAGATAGTCCAAAAGATGCTCTTACTACTATTCAAGATCTTTTAAGCAGTGAAGACGGTTTGTCTTTTTCAAGTGAAGTAAAACAAGAATTACAAAAGGCTTGTGATATGCTAAATTCTAAAGTAGAAAGTACTGGACATGATATATATTTCAAAGTAGTTGAAAATAATCAAAAGCCTTTAATGTATATATTAGAAAACATAGATAAATTTGATAATCCCTTAGTAGAAAAAACCTGCTTTTATTTAAAAAACAAACATCCAAAAGCAATTATTGACATATTAAGTGATTTAGGTACTTATTCGCTTTATGAAAATAGTTTAGATGATTATATTATTACTATTACTTTATCTAATGGAAAGATTGAACAATATATAGCTGGAACCTTACCTTTAGCTAAAGCCATGGCTAAAAAATTAAAAGAAACAAATCCAGAAAAATATAAAAATGCTAAGTTTAAATTTAGAAAAAAGAAAACTGAAGATAGCGTAGTTACTACTGCTTTACAAAACAATATAGCAAATAATTTATCTAACGTTGGTATATCTTCATTACTCGGAATATCACCTGCGTTTACAAAACCTTTAACAAATATATTGTTGAAAAGTTTAGATAAAAAATTAACTAATGATGATATAGAAGATTTAAAGGAAGATGATGAATTAAATTTAAATAAATCAGCATATATAGATAGTAATAAAGATATTGCTGATTTAGATGAACGTTTAGCATATTCTTTACATGGAATTCATCCTGGTTTAGCTGATAAACGTAAACCAAAATGGCACAATACTTTAAATAATAAATCAAATTTGATTACACTTCCAAATTTTGAAGATACTCCAGTAGAGACACTTTTAGTATTAAATGGTATAGAAAAAACTACTGATACACCAAAAGGTACAGATAAAGTTATTGTTACTGAAAAAATTCCTGTTAATATAACAGATTCTGGAATTGTATATAAAGATGGTAAATCATATTATATAACTGTTGATATGTTTAAACGTATGATTAATTCACCTGAAAATGCTAATATATTACAAAAATTTGAAAAAACGCATAGTGAAGATCCTGAATTTATGCTTGCTTTTGATATGTTAGCAAAAGAAAACTTAGAAAAAGCATATCTAGATTGGGAAAGTAAATATTATGATATATATGATTTAGGTAATTATTCTTTATCTGAAAGAGCTAAAATATATTTAAGATGGAAAGAAGTTAATAAAGATTCAATGTATCAAAAAGGAAGAGAATTAACACCAGAAGAAGTATTAAAAGATTTTGGTATTCCACATTTGATTAATCAAGCTAAAGAATTAAATGTATTAAAAGATAAAGATTTAGAAAAGTTAAAAAATTTATTAACTATATTACCAGCTGATAAAGCCCAACAAGTTAGAGATAGTTTTGAAAATATTTTAATTAATAACTATAAAAATGATAAAGAAGATTTAATAAAAGATTTATCTGATTGGAGTAATTTTCCAATTCGTTTTGCTAGTGAAAATAAAATAAACCAAATAACAAATAATGAATTAATTAATTTTGAAGATCTTTTAAATAAAAAAGGTTTAAGTAAAAAACAGCAAAAAGAATATGAAAATGATAAAGCTGAATTTTTAAATAAATATATTGATTCAAGACTTAATATTCCTCTAGTTAAAGGTAAAGAAATAGAAATTAAAAAAGATCTTGAAAATTTAAAAAATAAATATTTGGCAAATAGCAATAATTCTTGGCGAGATGTAGCTTCTAAAATAAAAACTGATTATAAAAACAGCGTGGATATATTTAATCAACAAAAAGATTCTGAAAATCAAGATTTTGATGATTGGAAAAAGATTATAAACGCGTTAGTTACAACAAAAGTAGCAGGAGAAGATGTTCCTACCTTAGACTTAATTGATAAAAAGATTAGTAATATAAGAGATCTTGATACAAAAGGTATGCCAATTAAACAAAAATACCGTGAACTTTTTGATAATCAATTAAAAAAATGGAAAGATACATATGATACATATTCACCAGAATTAGATAAAGAAATCAAAAAGTTTTATAAAAGATTAAAAGATGATCTTAAAAAACCAAGTACAATAACAAAATCATTAGAAACTTATTTATAAGGACTAAATAAAATGAATAAATTTAAAACTTTAGCAACAGAAGCTGCTCTTAATACACATGATATGATGGAATTTTTAATTGATCATGGAATTAATCCATCTGTTGTATATTCTCATTTACGTTTATATGATCCTTCTACAAAAGGCTTAATTGTTGTTAGAGGTCCTGTAAAAACTAGTCCTTATTTTACAGCTGCTAAAAAAGATGAACCAAGACAAGTGTCACCAGATGATGCGTTAGAAATAGTAGATATAGAAGAAAAACGTATACCCGAAGGAAACTTTTATGTAGTTGATAATGGTACAAAAAGAACTATATCTGTAGATGATTTTATAAAAGATATTTATAATAATCCTAAAAATGAAATGCTTATTTATGATTTAGGTAAAAATAATCCAGATCTATCATTAGATACTACAGAAAAACGGGATATAGTTAAACAGCAATTAAACAAAGCAGAAATTGATAAACAGACAAAAGAACAAGCAGCTTTTGAAAAATGGGTAGATGATTATGAATATTTGTTTGGTTTAAATGATTTATCAGATAAAGTTCGTGAAGAAGTATTGAAAAAACTTTATAAAAAAGCTAAAGAAGGTTTTGCTGCTAAAGATTTACTTAATTTTCCAATTGTTTGGATAGCTAAACATGATATTCCATTAAGTATATATAAAAGAAAAATTGATGCAATACCAGATGCAGATGAACGTAAAATTATAAATACATTGTTCAATCGTCAATGCGCAGAATGGTATAAACAAAGTAAAGAAAACAAAGCTTTAAATGATGATAGAATTATCTTAAAACTTGCAATGGATTGGTGGAAAGAAATATCTAAAAAATTAGATGAGAATACCTTAGAAGAAGCTGATACAAGTAAAGTAAGTACTAAAGATGCTCATTTGATAAAAGATGTATATTTACCAAAAATTGGAATTGATCCTAAATTTTATACTGTTCCTATTACAGAATTATCTTATTATAATAAAGAAAAATATAAATCTGCAAAAGATGATCCAAATGGTAAAAGAGGACATAAATTTACAATAGTTGGTATTCCAGATATAACTAAATTATCAGATAATGATTCTTTATGGGTTAAAGAATATGAATCAGATGAACGCCCTTATTTAATGAATATTGGTGAGATTAAAGAATTAGTAAATCAACCACAGAATATAGATGCAGAATTAGATACGGTTAAATACAGAACTTTGGATTTAAGAAATGCACGTAAAACATTAAATGCAGGTATTGGTAGATTTGAAATACTTCCAGATGCTGTAATTGAAACGATGTTAAGTACTGTAAACAATGAATATCCAGATGAATTTCCAGTAGATTTAATTGAATATTTTCATCGTTCACAAAATGAAAATTATAAGCCTCTATTAAAAGGGCATAAAGATCTAGTATTAACTGCATTAAGAAAATACAATGATCCAAATCTAAGAAGTTATATAATTGAAAGATTTGATAATAAAGGCAAAGTAGGTTATCGTGGGTTTGTTCCTTATCCTGGTTATGAAAACTTAAAACCAACAAAACCAGGTAAAGATGACTTTAGTAAACTAATAGGTTAATATGCATGAGTAAATTTAAAGACTTATTTGAAAATTTAAATGATATAAAACAATGGTTAAGTCAAGATCATTCTTTTAATACCTTAGATGAGGGTGATAAAAAAGTGTTTGATAAAAAATCAGGATATAATTCATCTAAAGATGAAAGTTATATTTATGATAAATTAAAAGAAAAATGGCCAGATGTAATTATATCATATACAGATGATAGATTTGTAAATCCTGAAACCAAAAGACATTTCCAAGCAGATTTTTATGTGCCATCTGAAGATTTATTTATGAATTATTGTAAAGTATGGACGCATGGAAGAAGAAAATATGATCCAACTGATCCTAACTGCCAAGCAGATGTAAAATGGTTAGAATCACAAGAGGGTGATTATTATAAGCGGGCTTTAAAACAATGGACAGTTACAGATCCTATTAAAAGAAAAGTAGCCGAAGAAAATGGATTAAAATTTATTGAATGGTTTAATTTAGACGAATTTAATCGTTGGTTTGAAGATCCATTATTAACTTATGAAGAATATAAATATGCTCCTGATAGTATGCAATATGATAGTGATGAATATTTTAAGCAAAAAGCACGGGGTAGAGATATTTATGGAGTAGATTCAGATCCGTATGCGGCTTAAATAGTAAAAAGTTTTAAGTTCTAAATAAAATAAGGAAATTAAAAAATGAGTAAATTTAGACAGTTAGTCGAAGAAATTACAAAACCACAAATTGTTTATACACATCTTACGCCAGAATTACAAGATGCTATTATTCAAGAAATAGAAAAAAGTGAAAGTGAGGTTGATCAATTTGAAATAGCTGACAATTTAAGTACAGCTCATTGGGATCCAAATCCATATGGTCTTGAACCAGCGTTAGCTCAAGGAAGTGGTTGTTACGAATATAATGAAGATGAAATGTGGAATTATTTATGTGAAAAATACATAGAAAAACTAAGAGCAGATGGTGCAGTCCAATGTTTATGGGATTTTATTCCAGAAGATAAACAAGATGATGAAGAATTTGATGCTGCTTTAACAAAAGAAGCAATTGACTATGTAGAAAAACAAGAAAGAGCATTTTAATTAACAATATAAAGAAATTAAAAAATGGCAAATTTTTATCCTATTAAAACTCTTATTGATAATGCAATAGCTTTAGATGTAGCTAATCCTAATTTGGCTATATCTGAAAAAGAAACTTTATTAAAAGAAGCGGCAATATCTTTAGGTACATTAGATTATTATCGTGTATTTCCTTTCCGTTCAACTATGTGTACAGCTTATAGTTCAGATAGTGGTTATATGTCTACTTTTAATTGGAGTAGTATGGTTAGACCTACTATGGAAAATGGAATGTTAGTTATTCCATTTGAAGATGCCTTATCTAAAGCGTCTCCTGCAGTACCGGTTGATCAATTACAAAATGCATATTTCTTAGGCGTTATGAGAGTTGAAAGACCAGCTTGGAATACTTGGTCAAATCCTAGTATGTGGTCAATGCAAATGTTTGGTGTACAAGTAGGTAATAATTCTAATTATGATTTGATGAGTACTGTATTAAGTAATACATTAGATGATTTATCTACAGGCCAACCAAGATATACCATTAACCGTATGAAAGATAGAATTGAAGTATTAATTCCTTGGGGATTTGGTATGCTATCTTGGGATTTAGCTATTGGATTTACTTCTCCAGAATATGTTGAACCTTCGAAAGCAAATCATTTATTAAAATTTATTTCTTACCGTTTTATCGAATCTATTATTCAAGCAAGAAGTGGTGTACAATTAGATGGTGATTTCAAAATTAGTACAGAAGCTTTACAAGCAAGACTAGATAAATTAAAAGAAGATGTTGATTCATTAAAACAACATGCTGTATTAAGTCTTGCACAATGGAATTAATAGGAATAATATCATGAATGAACAGTATTATGTTAAATTCACATTAGGCGGTGGATATAATACATATTTAACTATGAATACACAAAATGGTACTTTACATACAAATAATGATGTAAATAATAAGTATGTATTTAATAATTATAAAGATGCTTATAAAGCAGCTGAACGTTATAAAAGATCTAATAATGAAAATTCCAATTATGAAATTATTACATATACACCAAAATTTGAAAGTTTAGCAAATATAAAAGAAAGAATAAAACAATTAATAGAATCTATTGAATAAAAAAAGCGCTGTAAAAAGCGCTTTTTATTATTAACAAAAGGATTAAAACGTTAATAATATTATTCTTTGCAGAACAATTTAAGATATTCCAATACACCATTAACTGCAGCAACACCACCTGCAATATATACTGAAATATCAAAACCCCAAATACTAGCAACAGCAGCGACTGGGATAACTAGGATATTTAAACTATCAATCATTTTTTGAAAAGTTTCTTTTTTCATCTTATACTCCTTTATATAAAATAGAACTATAGATTTAGTAAAAAATAATATAAAATTTTTAAGAATAAGCTGTTCTAATTATATAGATTACTAGTTTAACTCTTTTACGCTCAAGTCTTGATTAATTTATAATATATTAACACATAAGGAAAATTAAAATGGCAAAATATTTGAAACGTTTGTCAGCTCGTCTTGCTCGCGAAGCATTGCGTGAATCAAAAGCTTGGGTTGTTACAAAGAAGTTGATTCTAGAAACAGACGAAGGTGATGTTGAATTAAACAAAGGTGATATGGTTGATTTAGGTGCTACACCAGAAGGTGATTTAGCAGTAAAATCAAATGCAGCAGCTGTTGTTGTTATTTCTGATGCAGACTTAGCTTCTAAAATTGCTGATACTGTAGTTTCTTCTGATGAATTAGGTGATGTTGAATTCGTTACTAAAGATGCAGTTGACACAGTAATGGGTGGTGAAGAAGTTGATGATGTTATTGGCAAATTAGCTGACGAAGAACCAGAATCATCTGAAGTTGAAGTTGGTGAATGCTCCGTTACCAAAAAAGAATCTGTTCAAGCAAAATTTGATAAATTTGCTGCAAATCCAATTGTATTTACAAAATCTATGGTTTGCGAATCTATCTTAGTTGATGAAGATGATGAAGAACCAATCGATATGGCTACATTATCTGCAGAAACAGTTGCAAAAGAACCTTACTTTGGTTATGAAGAATTCGTTGCTCGTGTTTCTGAATTAGGCGGTTCTGTACAACCTGGTGAAGTTGAAAAAGCATTGGATAAAGACGGCAAAATGATCGGTTATTTCGATAAAGCTGCTTCTCAAGGTATGATTTATCCTGAAACAACATTTGAATCTGATGAAGATTTGATGAATGTTCCAGCAGATGCACAATCTTTGATGGATGAACCTTTATCTGACGATGAAATGGCTATGGAAGATGCAGTAGAAGAAGCTTTGGGCTGCTATGAATCTTCTGAAATGTCAGGTGCAGATTATATGAAGATGGTTGAATCTTTGAAAGCTGCTAACTTGTCAGAATCTACAGTTGCAAAGATTGCTGGTTCATTTGGTAATCGTACATTGGCTGAAGGCTGCCGTGTATTTGATACAGTATTGGGTAAAAACGTATGTGTCAAAGAAAGTGGTGTTGATGCTGATAACTGGATCGTTGAATCTGGTGATGAAAAACGCTTCACAAAACGTTATTTCAAAGCTTAATTATTTTTAAATAAATAAGATTAATCCCTAGGTTTTTATAAATCTAGGGATTTTTTATAGTTCTATATTTTTGTAGAGGTTTTTTATGTATATGATCCGTGAAAATATTATTAATGATAAAGTAGAAGGATATTGGATCGATGAAAAAATCCGTGGTGTTTTAATCGAATCTACATATGTTACATTATCTCCAAAAACTTGCTCTTGTAAACATTTTACAGAATCACACAATATATTTAATCATTTTCATATTAATCTAGTAGAACATTGGATACGAGAAGGAAAACCTACTGCTGCTATTTATGCGAAATCAAAAAAAGGAAAAATAATAACTCTATGTCCAGGCTTTGTTAAACATTAAGTTGAATTAATAACAAAACTTAGATTTAGTATAGTTCTAATTATAAACGATTAAAGGAAAATTATGGCTAGCGATATTACATTGCCAAAAATGACTTATCGTGAGTTTGTAACTTTCATGTCTCGCTATGAACGGGATAGGGAGCGTAAAGAAAAAAAGAATACTTACAAATCACCGTACAAATATAAGAAAGTTTTTAATAAAGGCAAAGAAAATGAGTCTTAAAGAAGAATTAATTAAAGTAGCCCATTCTTATTTAAAAGAAGGTCGCGAAAGTTCCAAAGAAATGATTGCACAAAATACTACAGTATTTGAAGATATGGGTATGGCCAATTCCAATCCTGGTGAATTTGCTCCCGAAGAAATTACTGATCATGAAAATCTAGTCAATACAGCAAAAATGTCGAATGACACAGATTTTGAAAATAAAGTAGATAATTGTAATTGTGAAGACGCAGCTGTTGAATTAACAATTACAACAGAAGAAGAACCTACTTTAGAAGATTTAGTAAACTTAGGTAAAGAAAACAAAAAATTCCATCGTATTGCTGATATTTTAGAAAGTGTCTTAACCGAATCTGATTATGCTGGTAATTTAGCATATAATCCAGATAAACGTTTAAATGCAAGTGATATTTTAAATGCAGTAAAAAACGCGGTTGATCCAGAATTAGCACCTAAATTAAGTGTTAATAAAGATGTCGATGCAAACGAAGAACCATCTTATATTATTCTAAACATCGATGAAAAAGATTTACCAGAAAAAATTGAAATTGATACAAATACAGATAAAAAAGTTGTATTAAAGCGTGATGGTAAAGCTTATAAATTTGATAAATAAAGATAATAAAAAATGAAATTTATTCCTAAAGTGCAATTAGTAGAAGGTATGGCAGCTAATCCTTTAGATAAGCAAATTAGTAATGAACAAGATGTTACTAAATTAGCTCAAGAAGGCATTTTAACTGCAGTAGCAGCAGAAACAGATGCTATTAATCAATATACACAAATATCCGATTTGATTTTTACATCTGAAGATTGGTTTAAACAATTAGCAGAACCAGTCATTGAAGATATTATTGCAGAAGAAAAGAAACACCTTGGTCAATTAACTGAATTAGTTTCAAAGTTACCTGCATATCAAGAAGATATGGAAAAAGGTGAAAAAGAAACTGAAACAGGTGAAGATGTAGGAGAAGCAGTCATCGAAGAATCTGTTGATGAAAAAGCTTCTAGCGCTTTTACTAAATTTGATTTTGAAAATATTTTGGATGTATTACGTGAAGTTGGAGTTCCTTTTGAAACAGTAGAAAAATTAGAAGATAGTGAATATCCTGCTTATATATATGCAGAAGACGTTGATAAATTATTAGCAAGTTTAAATTTAGCTCCAGAAGTATTAGAACAAGCCGAACAAAAAATAATTGAAGAAGCTGATTTTGAAAAGAATATGGCTAATATACAACAGGAAATAAAACGTATGGATCTTGAAAAAGATTTACAAACTTTAACTAATCTAATTGAAGATCCCGATAATGATAACTATATTGTATCTTTTAATATTAGACAGAAGCTTAATGATTTAATTAATGAAATTAAAAATAATCCTTCTGAAAATATCTAATTTATCAATCCAAAATTTACTAAATTAAGCCTATCATATAAGTTCTATATGATAGGTTTTATAATGCTAATAAAAATAAATTATAAAATAAAGCTATAGCAAAATCAACAAAGTTCTAATATATAACTAAGAAAATTAGAACAAAAAAGAATAAGGATTTGAATAATGGCAAACTATAAATGGCCTAATGTGTACACAAAGATAACCGACTTGTCTGGTGTAGTGGCTACAAATTCAGTAACATCATGCGCTTATGTTGGCGAAGCAGAATTCGGTCCAATTAATACGCCAACGTTTTTATCATCATTAAGAAATTATACATCTATCTTTGGTGCTTTAAATGCAGCCAAATATGGTTATGCAGGTTATTCATTAGCGGTTGCTTCTGAATCAATTGATAGCCATTATTTTGTTCGTGTTGTTAAAGCAGGTAAAGAAGGTGCGCATGAAGCAGATGATGCTAAATATGCAGCTTTAGGTATTGCAGCAAAAGGTAATCCAACTGCTAAAGAAAGTACAGGTTATTATGTAGAAGAAATTGATAATGTATTAACAACTGAAGATGCAACAGGTTTATTTACATATCAAAATTACTATGTTAAAACAATTGCATTAACAGCTGGTGGTACTGGTTATGCAGTAGATGATGAATTATTATTACCATTAGATATTACTGCAGCCAAAGTAAAAGTAACTTCAATCGGTGATAATGGTATTATCACAGGTTTTGAATTGATTTCAGAAGGTGCAGCAAGTAAAACTTATGCAGATAGTTTAGTTAATCCTGTTACAGCTTCTGGTGGTTCAGCCGGTGCTACAGGTGCTACATTTACAATTCAATTAAGCAATTTAAATTTAAATGATGCATTAATGGTTGTTGCAAACAATCCTAATAATTTAAATTTAAGTGTTCGTTTAACTGATAGTACAATCAATGAAAATCGTGCATATTTATTTAAAAAGATTGAATATACTTTAGTATCTGATAATGTTTATACAGCTGTTATAACAGGTGTTAATAGTGAAGTATTTAAAGAATTAGCTGTAGGTTCTACAATTGAAATTTCTCGTGTATTATATACAGTACAAGGTGGTTTATATATAGTAAATGCATTTGATGCGGATGCTCATACAATTACTTTTACATATACTGCTCCATATGATTCAGAAAGTCAAGTTATTACACCAACAAATTTGGATACAGGTAAAGTAAGTAACTATCCTAATCCAGATCATCGTACATTCCAGGTTGATGTATATGCTACTTCTGGTCGTGTGATTACTAAAGTAGAAACATATCAATTCTGTACAACTTATCAAGCAAAAGATAATTATGGTGATTCAACATTTGTTGAAGATGTAATTAATGGATCTTCTAATTATATTAAAATTTATACTAATCCATTCTTATTAGATACATTAGAAGAAGATGAAGTATTAGAAGTTACTTTAGCCGAAAAAACAGATAGTGGTATTTCCTTAAAAGGTGGTCAATCTGGAGGCAAACCAGCAAGCAAAGATTTAAATGCCGGTTGGGATGCATTTAAAGATCGTACACAAACTAATGTATCTCTATTAATGAATTCTGGTTATTCAAATGCTTCTGATACAAGTTATCAAGAAAAAATGCTAGAAATTGCAGAAAAACGTCGTGATTGTTTCTGTTTGTTTGATATTCCAATGTCACAAACTGATGCTGATAATGCAATCGATTGGAGAAAAAATGTTTTAGGTATGACAACATATCGTGGCGCATTATCATCTCCATGGGTACGTACATATGATTCAGTACAAGGCCGTGCAGGTTTTATAATGTGTCCATCTGCATTTATTGCTAAATTGATTGGTCAAGCAGGCGATCCTTGGAATGCACCAGCTGGTCCAAATCGTGGTATTATTGGTTCATCTACAGTTTCTCCTACAGGATTAACACAATCTTATGATTCAGAAATTGGTGGTGTATTATATGCTGACAATCAAATCAATTGTATTGTTCGTGATACAGCTGCAGGTTATGTAAACTGGGGTCAAAGAACATTACAAGCTAAACCATCTGCATTAGATCGTATTAATGTTGCTCGTACAGTAATTTATATTGAAACAATTTTACGTGATGCAGCAAGATGGCATTTGTTTGAAAATAATACTCCATATGAACGTATGCAAATTACATTACAATTTAGTCAATTCTTAGATACAATTTTAGCAGCAAATGGTATCGCTGCGTATAAAGTTATTTGTGATAACTCAAATAATACTCCAATTGTAATTCAAAACAATCAATTAGTAATTGATGTTATTATTACACCTGTATATGCAGCAGAAAGTATTATCTTGAATACCACAGTAACAGGTGCAGATGCCGATGTTACAGTATCTTCAAGTGCTGACTAATTTGAAGCATAAATAAAAATTAAAATAAACCTCAGAAATGGGGTTTATTTTTTTATATAAATGGAAATTTTTACATGTATTTTTAGCATTAGTTATACTATATTAAAAATATAAAAGGAGTACTTCATGCGTATAATAAATTTAGATGAAACAGGTATTAAATTATTAAATAATAAAAAAAATCAAATTTATATCGCTAAGGAAGATTTAAAGGATTTTGTATTAGGTAAATATACTTTACTTAATAATACTTTAACATTTAATGATAAAACATTAACATTATCACAAGAAGAAGTTAATAATTTTCCTGAAATTATAAAATATTTAAAAACAGAAATATTACGAAATAATTATTAACTAATTACAATTTTATATTTATCTTTAATTACTTTACATGTAATTTTAAACATCACATAAGTTTTTCTAAATTCTTCAAGCCAGTTTAATATACTTTTCTTTATTACATCATTTTTAATAGATATAGTAAATGCTATCTTATCTTCAAATTTATTTGCTTCTTTTAATAACAGTGCTTGAATTAAGATATTTTCTAAACTATCATAAGCAAAGCTACTAGTTGTAGTATTATCCCATTCTATGAGTTTTGGTAAAGGTTGTGCTTTACTTAAAAATACACTTTGTAAACGTTTTATAATATTATAATTAATAATTTCGTGTAATATATCTTCTGGAGTTTTATTTAATGTAGTATTTTCTGTTGCATAAGCTACCCCTAATAAAGTAGCACTTGCAACACTATTTAACCAATCTTGATCATTAAATGCTTTTTCAATATCTGCATCTGTTATATTTAAAGCAAAATTATAAGGTTTTGGCATGTTTAGACTCATTTGTTTTTGTATCTTGTAATTGTGACAGTTTAACAAAACTAATTAAAGAATGTGCTTTACTTATGGTATCGGTAGAATAGCTTTCATTATTTAAATAAAATATAAATTTAATAACACCTAATTTGGTATCTATTTCTTTCCAAATATCTATGCCATCATATGAACAATAAAATTCTAACATTAACTTCTCCTATAATTGTTTCATTTTAGCTACTGTGAATAGATTTTTTGCCCATTGTACATTAGGTCTTAAATAATGATTATAAGGAGTTTTTGCATTACTTATCATGACACAATCCAATCCATTATCTATACATTCTTGTATAACTAATGGACTATCATCAATCATTAAATCTACTTTATGTTCTTTAATAGTATCTATTTTAGTATGTGTACCTAAATCTATAATATTATCCATAGGTACGCGCATACCATATTTTTCCAATTGTTCATAAGTCCACATTTTAGCAAAGCTAACTTTTTTACGAATAATATCACCAAAAAAGTAACATTCTCCATAATCTGTAGATCTAGATGTTATAACCTTTAAATCATATTTTTGTTGCCATTCCCAAATTAACCAAGAATATCTAGGATTAAAAGGCTTTGTTTCGTATCCAGGTTTAGTCTTGAAATACTCAATTATTTTATCTGCTACTTCTTTTGGATAACAATCATAAATATACCAAGTTGAAGGTCGTGTATATTTATATTTATGAAAATACTTAAAACCCATCTTATAAATAGGTTCTGCATCAAATACTGTATTATCAAGATCTAAACCAATAATCATTATTTATGTTCTTCTAAACTAGTCGTAGTATTAGCTTTTACTTCTTCTCCACAAGTAACTGCTATTGTTTCTGATTTACGATAAGTATCTGTTATCATTTCTATCTTAGAAGATACTTGTTCATGCATATTATATACAAACTTAGATTTTGATGATATTTCTACATCATTCCATTGACCAGCTGAAAATACAGACATTACAGTTAAAACCGTCATAATACAAGACATATTTTACTCCTTTATTCTTTCTTTTATATAATGGTTTGTCTTTTCATCGAAATAAGCCATATACTTAACTCCACATTTTTTTAAAAAACTTTGGCAAGCATTACAAGGCTTACTATTTCCTCTTGTTAATGAATAAATTCCTCCTTTACGCCTGACTACAATAATTGTATTAAAATCTTGTTTTCTACATTCTTTAAAAAATTTATTTTCATTCTTATCTGATATATTATGTTGAATACAAAAATTACGAATTGCTGCTAATTCACAATGCACACCTGTTTGATCTTTTCTATATCCATGTGCTGGTGTCATATACCAATATGGATTATATTCATTAACACCCTCAGCAATTATTTCACCTTTTGAATTTAAAATAACGGCTGCCATTCTCTGTCTAAAACTAGCTCTTGGTGTTAAATCAAATGCATAGTTATGTGCATTAATAAATTGTTCGTCTGTTATCATTATAATATACTATCTAAGGTACTTTTAATATCTACTAATTTTTCATATAATTCAATAGCATTTTTGGTTAAATCTTTTGAATCAATATGATCTCTTACCCGTCTAACACAATCATTATTATCTAAGATATTTTGAATGCTTCTAGACATTTCTAAAAGTCTTCCATTGCCTAAGCGTAATTCTTCTAAAAACCATTCTTCATTTTCTTTTACATATTCTAATACTTCTTCTGGTTCGATTGAAGAATCGGCATAAAAATTAGATGGATATGTAGACATTTATACCTCCTTAAAGTTATGTATATAAGTTTTTCCTAAAATTTTAGTCGGCTTAACAATATAAACTTCATCAAAATGAGTCCAATATGTCTCGTTATTTACTTTCCATTCGATAGTATGTAAACTAGTGTCTATTTTAGAAATAGACGCTTCATTTATATATTCACCACAATCTAAATCACGGGGTAAAGAACAAGGCAAATTCCAACTTTTTGGATGTTTATTTATTACTTGCTTATAATCTCTTAAGAATACTGTTTTCATATTTATTAGAATATCATATTTATAAATTTTGTATACTCTAATTTTTCCATTTTAGTTTAAAACTATTCTAGATCTACCGTATGTAATATATTTAATGCCTTCTTCGTTAAGATAATTTATTATTTCTTTATATAGTTTATTTGATATACCAAATATTTTTATTTCATCAATATGTTCATTATTTAATGTCTTTTTAACTTCTCGCCAACTCACTTCTTCTCCATCTACAAAACAATTAAGCTGCGTTATTGTATAAACATTTTGATTTAATTTATTCTGAGTAGAAGTACTTTCCGGAGTAATGGGAATGTTTTTTGTCAATTTTAAATGCCTTTTCTATATAGAACCTTATAAAGTTCTAATATATATGAAACTTTTTACCTGGATAAAATCTTTATTTAAATCCAAACCAGAACCTCTTCCGGTACCTATTATACCTATTGAACCAGAACCAGAAAAAGAAAAAATGCAAAAATTTATTACCGAAAACGATTTTAAAGAATTAGCTAGTAAATTTGGAATAGAAGTAGCGGCATTAAAAGCAATATTTATTGTAGAAGCTGGAGGGAAATCTGGTTTCCTTAAAGAAGATCCAAATATTCCAGTTACTTTAGAAGAGGGTCATATCTTTTATAAATATATCCAAAACAAGCATAAAAATGCTCCAGAAATAGCCAAAAAATATCCAACAATCTGCTATAAATCTTGGACAAAACAGTATTATAAAACTGGTTTAAATGAGTATAATAGATATCTTTTAGCTAAGTCTATTGATGAAGAATGTGCTATGATGGCAACAAGCTGGGGAATGGGCCAATGTATGGGATTTAACTATAAAGCATGTGGATATAATTCAGTTCAAGAATTTGTAAAAGCGATGTATGAATCAGAAAGAAATCAATTAATGGCAATGTGTAATTTTATTAAATCTAACAACAAAATGTATACTGCATTAAAAAATAAAGATTTTAATACTTTCGCTTCAATATATAATGGTCCAGGTCAAGTAGAATATTATGGATCTAAATTAAAACAAGCTTATAATAAAAATAAAAATTAATGTGTTTTAACTTGTTTATATTTATAAATAGAATGAGTTAAATCTACGTAAATTCCATGTTTTTTTAATATATTTAATCCAACAATTTCCCATTCTTGTGGAGTATAAGCTCCTTTATAACTATTACAGGCTTGATGTGTAGGACTACCGTTTTCACCATCTGTCCTACCACCTTTTGATTCTGGATAAATATGATCATATGATAATCTCATTGGACCGTTTATTTGTGTAATAAGATTTCCACATATATCACAATATAATTGATGTTGACGCATTAAATATAACCAATATACTTTACAATCTTTACGAGTAGCTTCAGCATTTAATTTAAATGGACTAACAAAAGTACCATCTGGAATTTTATCTATTATTGCTTGTACTTCTTCTTTTGTAATCTTTTTTTCATCTAATAAGCGCTGAAGTAATACTAAAAATACAGATATATCAAGAGGAATACTTACTCTTGGTATTTTTTGTTTTCTTTTCTTTTTAGGAATTTTTTGTTCTGGTTGAGTTTCTATAGCTAAACAATTAAAATCTTTTGTTTGCTTATATTTTTGTAATTTCTTACGAAAATCTTTCTTTTCTTTATTATAAATAACTGCTTTATTTATTTTCATATTTTATAGAACTTAAAAACCCCTATAAAAATTATAGGGGTTTATATTTAATATAATAAATCAAGAAAGACTTATTTTACAGATTCTAATGCACGACGAGCTGGAGTGACATAGCGTGTCATTGATTTAGCAGGTTGAGATTTCTTTACTGCTTCTAACAACATCTTGTTCATTTTCAAAGAAGATTCATACAATTTCTTTGCAGATTTGTATGCTTTTTCATTCTTTTCTGCAGCTTCTGTCAATTCTTTTTCAAATGCTTCACCCTTAGCAATGATAGCTTCAAAGAAAGCTTCCATTTCTTGAGTATGAGCATCAGACAATTCTTTCTTTTGTGCAGCTAATGCTTCTTCACACAATGCATTCATTTCAGCAACTTTTGCTTTATAAGAAGCTTCACGTGCTGTAGCTTCTTCTAATTGTTTCAACAATTCAGCTTGAACTTCTGTATTTTCTTCTACTTTACGATCAGCTACGTTGATAACATCTTTCATTGCATTGTCTTCTTTTTTGCGTTCTGCTTCAATTTTATCATTATCGATCAAATCTTCTTCACCGCCGTTTTTAGAAACACCATCTTTGTCAGCATCAACCAATGGTTCATCTGCTGCTGCAACTACTTTTTCAACATCTTTTTGTGTTGGCAATTCAGAATTTGGCATATCTTCAGCTGGTTTAACATCTTCAACTGGTTTAACATCGATATTTGCCAATGTTTGTTCTGCGTTTGTAACATTCAAGACATTAGATTCTTTCATGCTTTCTTTGATCTTTGCGATCGCTTCTGCTTTTGTCATTTTATTTTCCTTATATTCTAGTTAATCTAGTTTGTTTATTTCATGAAATAAATTAGTAATCTTTTTTACTATATGTAATATATAGAACTGCTTATTTTTCAATTATCCATCAATACCAGCATTATGATACATAGCCAAAGTGTCATCTAATTTTTCATCATCTGACCAATCTCTTTCTGGCTTTTGCTCTTCTTCGGTGTTACTATAATAAACTTCTCCTGTATTAGCATTTTCAATTTTATCAACATATGCTGATTTGATTGCCCAAGGAGCTTGTTTATTTGCTGTTGCTAATATTAATTTTCTAATTTCATAAATACCATCACAAGTATCTAAATCCATACCATTCAAACGGATTGTCCAAGGATCTGGTAATGCATCAAAAATTTCTTTATAAGTTTCACCAGGTTCCAAGTCGACACTATTTACGATAGCATCAATATCCCAATCGATATTACTTAAAGTAACTAAGAAGTCATCAACAGAATCTTCTAAAGTTTCTTTTTCATATCCATCAGAAGGTTCAGATGGTTTACTATATAATTTTTCTTCTACAGAATTTTCACCAAAGGATGGATAATCACCTGAACGTTTGGCTTCACAAGTTTTACAAATAACTTCTGTTCCGTTAACATATACTTGATCTAGATCAAATTGTTCTTCACAAACATCACAAATTACTTCATCACTCAAGGTTAAATCAACACCCCGTGCAGCCAAATCGCGTTGACAGCGATCACATAATACACCTAAATCTGATTCAAATTTACAATCACTTGCTTCACAGGTATCTTTACACCATGCACATGTAATTGGATTTTCAACTTTATTATCAGCCTCTTCAGATACTAAAATATTAGGATCTGCTTCATCATTATTAACTGCTGCTACGCTTACTTTAGCTTCTAATGGAGAATCGAATTCTTTTTCAATTGTTGTACCATCATCTAAAGTACTAATTACTTTATTGTTTTTAATTTCAACACCATCATTAGCTTCAGTCATTGAACCTTCGAATAATTGTGTTTGTGGATTATAGTGTAATTGTTCACCTGTTGTTGTATCAGTTAAAAGAATTTCAACAGAACCATTTCCTTCGATTGATTTATTTTTCATATCCCATAAATTGCTAATTTCATTTTTAGCACTTTCTAAATCAACTGCAGATACAGGAATAGTTTCACTATTTGAACCATTTTCACTGTTTATAGATACTTGTGCAACATATTTAGTGTTTGCACCATTTTCTTCTGTCATAGTAGCTTCTTCTGTAGAAGCTTCTGGTTCCATTTTTTCAGAAGTTTCAGTACTGCCTAAATTAATATTGCTTTTCTGAAAATATTTTTCTACATCAAAAATACCCATAGCATCTAAAATTTCTGTAACTTTAGACATAGATACCATACCATTTTCTTCTTTACCTTCTGTGAAATGTAAAGCATCTTCTGGTTTATCTGTGAAATCAATTGCGTTTTTATCAAAAGTTACAAAACCACGATCAGTATGTAATACAAACTTTTTGCCTAAGTTTGGATCTGTTTCATCTTCTTTCTTAGCTTCTGTAACTGGTTCTTCTTTTAATGTTGCTTTTTCTGGAACATAGTTACAAACTTCAGCAGATTCAGTTTGACCTTCTTCTGGAATATTTTCAATAGTAATACTGTCAACATTAACCGTACCATTTAGCATTGCATTTTTAGCCATTTGTAAAGCTTGATCCAAATCAGATACATCATCAGAAGTTTCTGCTTCTAACGTAGTAATAGATGTTTGAGCACCTGTTTTTGGATCGGTTTCTTGATCTAATTTAGTAGATGTTTTTGTTACTGTACCATAACCAATAGCTTCTAATTGCTGTTGTAGCATAGCGGCTTGTTCCAAATCACGAGTAACATTAGTAGAAGAAGTTGTTACTGTAAATTTTTCAGCTAATAAACGAGGATCTTTAACATCTAAAATAGCAGATTCAGATACTGGCATACGAGTATATGTAGAAGAACTCGGATTACCTACAAAATCTACACCTAAAAATTCATAGTTACGAACATACTTTCCTTCCATATCACCAACACCACGGATAGAAGTACCTACAGAACAGCCTGCTTCTAATAAAGCACGTAAATTTTTACCTTCGTCTGTGTTTAATACTTCAATGTCTAAGAAAAGCATGTCAAAATTGCCTTCTTCTCCATCAACAGTAACTCTAACATTTCTTTTGATATATGCATTAGTTACAACATGTGAAGCATCTGTAGGAGCAACAAAAGAACCTTCTGGATGTTCATGTGCACTACTTAATAATTGTTTTGTTTCTAATAATGGTTTAGCTTCACGAATTGCTTCTGCTAATACATCAGTTGAATAAATACGACCATTTTGATTTTCACGATTTAAAATGGTACCTGGTAAATTTTTAACAATTAATGTACCTGCTTTTCCCGCAGATAATTTTAAAGATTCTTTTAGATCGTTAGAGATCTTAACTTCAGAAATAAATTCACAGTTTTCTATAAGCAAATATTTTGATTTACCTGTGATAGGAGAAATAATTTTTTTCATAGATAATTATCCTTAATATAATATAGATTAAAGTATACTTTTATATTATAGAACTAACCAAAATTGATTATTTTCTTTATCATAAAATAAAATACCCTATAGAAAGTATAGGGTATTAAAAGGTTATATTTTTAAATATTAGATTTCATCACCTAATAAGAAGAAATTGAAATTAAATTCTACATCAATCGTTACAGGTTCAGATGAACTAGCTTCGATTTGACTCATGTCTAAACTAAGTGGAAATACATCATATAATCTGATATCATATCTATCTTTAACTTCTTCTTCATCATATACATCAGGATTTACAATAGAAATATTACAATTTGCAGCATATGTATTTAACAACGTAATTTTACCTTCTTTATATTGATGGTACATATTAAACCATTGTTTAAACATTTCCATTACTTGTGCATCCCAAACTTCAACGAAGTTAACTTTCCAAGTACCTTGACGGGTTTGTTTACCTGCATATACTCGTTTAAAACCACCCCAAGTTACGGTTGTATCATCACCAGTTAATGTAGGTAAACCATATGTTTGGCAACGTAATTCCAAATCTTTTGTATCAATGATATTATTTAAAGGTGACTGGGCATCAAAACTAAACTGCCAAGTACTAACAAACTGTTTTAATGGATCTTTCAAAGACCGAACATTATTTAGAGGATTTAACATTTTTTAATAACCTTTTTATATAATTTTGGTTTTCTTTTATAATAGAACTGTTAATATTTTATATATTTAATAATTAAGTAATAATATAACGTCTAAATCTTTCTTCGGCATCTTCTTTGATATTTAAACGTATCATTTCAATTATACTTTGTGGAAGAGCTGTATCTGTTAGAGCTGCCCAAACATTTACATTCCAACCTACACCATAAATATATCCTTTGCCTTTCAATCTATCAGTGGCAGATGGGTATCTTTCTAAGGTTGGAATTTCAAATACTGTATATATTTGATTTTCAATATTTTGTATAGTAGGTGAAGTATACTTAAACCAAATATTAGCATCATTACATCTTAAAATTAAATGATCTCTAATATATTGTGCTTCGTCTCTGTTATCAACGAGTACTACTGCAGAATATGTACCTTTAATACCCTTAGCTTTATATTCAAACGGAGCTTTATCTCCTGTTTGTCTTAAATCTTCAGCTTGAAATAAAATTGGATTACCTTTTTTATCTACTATTGTATTACCAGTACCTTCATATGCCAAAATATATTCAGCACCTTTTATATCTTTAACCGTACATTTTTTACCAAATAATGCACTATCATTTTTATTTATAATATAAACAGTATCACCAATCTCTATACTAGTATTATATGGATTAGCTGTAATATAATGCTGATGATAACGATTACCAGTTCCCCAGAATACAGATTCTATATCATTTTCTTTATATGCCAATAATGGATATGTAACATCTACATTTTTATTTGTTTGACTATAGCGTAACAACCATGTATCAAAAATATCTTCAGTAGTCATTTCATCTACTTGAAAGACACGATCTGGTTCCCATAACCAATTATCATTAATTACATTAGAATCTTGTTTGTGTGATTTATCTCTAGGATCTGCAATTCGCATTTCCTTTAAAAAAATTTCCTTCATAGCTAAATCTATTTCATTTAGGCTACTTGAAAAGCGAGAATTCTCTGGAATATGTAATGTAATATTTGGCATATATTATAGAACTTATAATAAATATTAATGAATAAAGCCTTGAGATTGCAAATAATCTACAAATTCAATTATATGATAACAAATACCTGGTAAATGGTGTGGATTGTTTGGTGCACGATTTGTTTTTCTATGATATACACCAAAAGGTCTTCCTGCTCCTGCTCTATTTTCACGATCTGGTACATCAAATCTAAAACGTTGTGTAGGACAACTACATCTTACTTGAATATCATTATTTGCTAAACTAGGCTTAGGCATATATCCTTGTAAAATTTCAGCATCTGTCAATCCATCTGTAGGATTAACATTTGTAAAAGATACGGTAACAGTATAAGCATGTGTCTTTTTAGAAGAGCGTACCTCTCCATAAAAAGTAAGTATTCTTGTACCTATTTTATAATCCAAATCCAAATGATATACTCTAGGTGAAGCCGCGAAATTATAATTCGGTGTTACTCTAGGTACATTTCTTAATAATTCATTCCATTTCATGATTTAATGTATTTATAGAACCTTCTTTTACTTTAGAAACAATCCATTCTCGGCACTGTTCTAAAGTTCTCCATTCTAAAACCTCATAACCCATTTTTTCTAATAAATTACAGCAAGCAATCTGATCTTGACTTTTTTTACCTTTACCAAATTTGAATTCTACAAAAGTTACTTCTTTATTATGTAAAATAATCAAATCTGGTTGACCAACAGTTGCACCCATGGCTATGATATGTTGTTTATAAATTGCTTTATGTGTAATATCGGGAATAAATCCAATACCATTAAACACATCGGTTGCAAAACATAACATATTATGAGCACGTAAAAGTGATACACAAGCCTTCTGTAACTGATGCTCAGAAGTAATAGGTTTTTCTTTTTTTAAAGATAATTGTCTTTTATATACCATTATTCTTCTTCATATGCATCTAAAACTGCTCCTGCTAAAAAGGCAATGGCAATTTTAGTTTGATTCCATACTTGTACTGCATTAGATAATCTTAATTTTTCAGCATTTTCGCGATTAATAGTTAATTGATTCATAAACTTTTCTAATTGCAATAAGGCTGCTGTAATTTCAGATTGATCTTCGGTTAAATTCTTTTCAATTAAATAATTATGTAGAGCAAAACCTTCTTCTAAAATGGTTTGCAAATCCATAATAGATGATTCGCTTACTACATCTTTACCATCAACTCCTGTATAATTACCACAATAATTATTAATTTCTTCTAAAAGTTTCTTAGATAGATCACAAGCTTTTTTAACATCTTCTTTCATTACTCATCCTTTTAATCTTCATTTAAATCTGGAAAAGTTTCATATTGAACATAGCTTTGTAATAATATAATTAATAAACTTACGCACTCTTTGTCTAATACGAAATTTAATTCTTTTTCTTTAATTATCAATAAAGTTGTATTACCATTTGCTTTTATTTCTAACTCTATCTTTTTTCCAGTTGAATCTTTAAATGACACTTCTGAACTAGTTGTATATTCCTTTTGTGCCTTAATCTTTTTCTTAAATAGTTTTTTAATAGAAGAAAATACCTTCATATAAACTCCTTTTAATAATAATTAGAACTGGAAATATTTATAAAAGTTCTAAAATAAATAAAAGAATTCTATATAATATGATTTATAATACACAAACATTTTGGAGTTACATTTGTAATGAAAGTGAATATATGCTTAATCAAGTTAAGGATATATTAACTCGTAAAGAATATAATTTTGATACTAAAAAATATAATATTCGTAAATTTTACCAAAAAATTAATCGAATAGTCGTAGGTGATATAATGCCATATGAAAGCATTAGATTTCCTACTGGTTTAATTAAATTTATTACAGACAAACTTCCAATTCAAGTAGAAATCAAAGATAGAGGTTTTAAGAAATATACAGAACAAGAAGTTTTAGACTATGCAAATATTGTAAAAGAAATTAATCCAAAATTTGAAATTCGTGATTATCAAGTAGAGGCTGTATTAACTTCTTTAAATACTTTTGAAAGTTTAATTTATTCTGCTACAGGATCTGGTAAAACTTCTATTATGTCATTAGTTTGTAAAATATTAGAAGAAGACAGAATTCTTATAATGAATGGAAACAATTTTATTTTACAACAAATATATGATCGTTTATTATCATTTGGGATTACAGATATTAGTTGGAATCCTAGTAAAGAACCTGATTATACCAAAAGAATTGTAATTATAAATACAAAAAGCTCCGATGAAAGACTTAATAAACAAAATCCTGCATATTTAGATTTTTTACAAAAAGTTAATGTATGGATAACAGATGAATGTCAACATCTTCAAAGTTTGACTTCTTTTGAACCAGTTTTTTATATGAATGAAGAAAATTTAAAACATATCATTGGTTATTCTGGATCTCCATTTAGAAACTATGATCATCCTTATAATAACCCAGATGATTTTACTTTAATTGCTATATTAGGTGAACCTGCTTTTGTATATGAAATGAAAGATACAATAGGTGATAAAAACGTAGCTCAGCCATATTCATATTTTATTAATTATCCAAATCGTGCTCCATTTTTACCTGAACATTTAAAAGATAATTACTTTGTACAGTATAGATTAAGCATTACTTATAATAAAAACAGAAATAAAGCTGGAATTGAGATGCTTAAATATTTAAACAAAAATAATGTAAAGACTCTTGTTTCTATTAATAATATTAAACCAGGGCAAAATTTAATGAAAACTTTAAAAGAAGAAGGAGTTGATTCTATTTTTGTTTGTGGTGATAATACTGTATATGAATGGAAAATGTCTAAAAATAATAAACCACATTTAAAAACAAGAGAAGGAGGAACTGAAGAAATTCAACAAGCTTTTGATAGAGGCTATAATATAATTTTTGGATCTACGGTATTGGACGAAGGTGTTGATGTAGAAAATTTCCAAGCAGTTGTTATGTTTTCAGCCGGAAGAACTCCTATTGCGGCTGCGCAAAGAGTTGGAAGAGCTAGTCGTAAGAAGAAAACTGGTAAAAATATTAGTTTTGTAATAGATTTTAAAGATACCGGAGGTTTACCTACTTTTCAATCTCATTATGAACAACGTAAAAAATTAATGGGAGATTTGGGTATTATAAATCTTCCAAAAGTACAAGATTTCTGCAAAATGATAGAAGAATTACATAATGAAGAATAGAAATTTTTTATTTCATTTTTCAAACAAATATGTTATTCTATATATAAAATAAGCTAATAGGATAGGATTAGATGTCTACTTTTGATACAGAATTTACTTTAGAAATACAGAAAAAATTCTTACAATTGCTGGTATTCGATCAAAAATGGGCAGCTCTTTCAGGTTTGGATATTATTAAGCCCGAATTTTTTGAAAATCGTATCCTTCATAATGTTTGTAAATGGATTCATGAATATTATAAAAGTTATAAAAAGATTCCAACCAAAGCTGTATTAACAGAAAAAGCAAAAGATTTTATTAATATTAACACATTAGGTACTAAAGAATATTTTCAGTATTCAAATGTATTAGATGATGTATATACTTTAAATGATAACGAAGATTTAGATTTCTTTAAAGATAAAGCAATCGTATTTGTTCGTCAAGCCGCTTGGAAACAAGTATTAGCGCAAGGTACAGAAACTTTAAAAGAAGGTAATTATGAAGAAGCTATTAATGCGTTTAAAAAAGTTTTAACGCTTGGTAGTGAAAACGATTTAGGTTTAGATTTTGATGATACACCTACAGAAAAGTTTTTAGACCTTTTAAAAGAAGATTATGATAAAGGTAGTATGCTTCAAACGGGTATTCCTGGTTGGGATAAAGCATTAGGCGGTGGTTTTGTTAAAAAGAATTTACACTTGATTGGTGCAGCACCTGGTGGTGGTAAATCAAAAACTATGGCATTTTTAACAAAACAAGCATTGATGACATTTAAAAAAGTTATATTTATTACACTTGAATTATCAGAAGTAGAAACACAAGCGAATATTAATTGTGCTATTACAGGATTAAACATGTATCAAATGTTAGATCCTGAAAACAGAGAAGAGTTTAATCATAAATTAAGTATGTTTAAATCTAATTTTAATCCGCAATGTGTAGTTAAATTTTATAAACCAGGTGCTATTACTGCAGATACAATTCATAATTTTATACAAAAAGTAATTCAACACAAAGAAGAAACTTTGGGTATGAAATGGAAACCAGATGTAATTTTTGTAGATTACTTGGATAAATTATTACCAACTCAAAAAGTTAAAGGTAATATTTATGAAGACGTAGGTGGAGTTGCAACTGATTTAAAAAACTTAGGTGTTACATTTGATTGTCCAGTTATTAGTGGATCTCAATTAGGTCGTTATACTTGGAGTATCAAAGGTGATCAAGTAGTTAATATGGATGCTATTGCTGAATCTGCACAAAAAATTCACTTGGCACATAGTTTAACTACATTAAATGCTAATCCTGCTGAAAAAGAACAAGGTAGAGTTAGATTATTCTTAGCTAAATCAAGATCTGGTATTCCTGGTTCTGTAGTATGGTGTAATAACGATTTAGGTAGATGTAAGATAGAAGAAACAGAACCGTGGGATCCAAATACAATGATAACAAGTACAATATTTACTATCAAGGATGCACAAAGTAGTAGTAAAAAATAAAAGGAGAGTAATATGATAGGTGTAATTATTACTATTATAGTAGTAATTTTATTAATTTCATTAATGTCAGATTTTCGTGTATTTACAGCATATACATTTGATATTGATGAAGCATATTCAGAATTTTATAAATGGAAAAAACACTATGAACAAACTACCCACCGAGAAGTTATAATACTTGATATAAAACGCGGTGGAAGTTATGTAGATTTTTATTATAAAACTAAAATAAAAAAGAAATAAAAAAATAACCCCAGACCGAAATCTGGGGAATTCTTTTAATTAAGCGTCCTCATGGTTTGGATTTCAAATTTCCAATTATTTAACCTATGGGTCTACGCAGGAAAGAATCAAACCTATGTTTTATAGAACGCTTAAAATGTGATTTCTTGGCCTTTTTTAATTCTTTTTCTCTCCATCTTCCACCAAGTATAAGATAACCCTATCCAAAAAATAGCAGATAATACAGCCGCTCCTAAAACAAAATAAGCGACTATTTGAAATAAGATGCCTAATGACATTTTAGTTTCTCCCTATGATTGAATACATAATGCATAATTCTTAGCATATCTTTTTTGCATAATTTTTTGATATGCTTTTTTAGAATGGGTCATATAACTATATAAACTTTTACAATTAATTGTCCCATCTGCATTAAATAAGTTTCTAGATTGGGCAATACCACGATTATATATAACATCCGTGGCTACGATAAACTCTTCTTGACTACGAAAAGTTTTACCATATAAATAAGGAAAGACATGCTTAATTAAATGCATCTCTTTCCTCTCTAAAGCTTCTTGTTCTGTAATTATACCTTCCGGTAATAATTGCATTTTTTCTGTAGCAACTAAAGTAGCTATTTTACCTTTACAATCTCTTACTTGTACTGTTTCACCTACTTTATATTCTTTAAAAACGGCAAGGGTTCCATATCCATTTCGATATCTACCATCTGAATCACAATATGCCATAGCAGAAAATGATTCATTTGCTTTAATATGATCAGATACTACTTCTAAAGCTATCTCATTCGATTTTTCAGTAAACTTATTTTGCAACTTTTCATTTGCTTTATAATTCTTTAATTCTTGAGTTAATCTTTTAATCTCCTCTGTTGTTGCTTTTACAAGTTCTTGATTCTTTTGATTTTCTACAACTAATTTTTCATAATTTTTATTTAATTTCACAATTTGTTGGTCATTTGTCATACTAATATTACTATTTGTATATGTACCAAACAAATATGAACCTATACATAATATACCAATTCCAAATAAACCCATCCAGAATTTAGCTTTTTTATGCATTTTTGTCATATCTTAACCTTTGTTAATATTAAACTAATAAGACTAAATTATCTCAAATTTAATCTCTACCTTTGTAGTTTCTTTTTATTAAAACTACAAGAGTAAAGACCTTACCATAAAAGAAACTCCTTTATTCTTTTATTATTGCAGATCTTTATTCAGATGTAAATAGTAAAAACGCTAAAGTAGAAAAAAGTAATTCATTAAGATATAGATTATTAAACAAGTAGGAACACTATAAAATGCTACTTCTTCAATATACAAACCCCATGCATTTGGATTACCGGCTTTATTATTTTTATGGTTTTTAATTAAATAATATACTAACCAGCCCAACCAGACCGCTAATCCAATATACCATTCTTTACGCAAGCAGCAACCAATCATTGCACCACCTGCAGCTACCCAAGCAGCTGACGCAATATGAGGTTTTAATTCTGTTTTTAAATAATCTGCACATAATGCTACACCAATAATACCACCCATACAAATAGCAAATGCAAACTTACTCCAAGCAAGTAAAGGATAAGGTGCATAATACATCCAACCACCTGATGTATACATACCATCAGCTAATAAAATTGGATATATTAATAAGATAGGCATAGCTACTAACAATGCTCTAAATTTCCAACCAGTTTTATAAAAAGTAGAAGATAAACTAGAAGCATCTTTACCTTTGTTATATTTTTTACTATACCATTTTAAATAGCCATATAACATTCCTGCCATACCTAAACAGCATGTTAATCCGATCAACAATTCATTCATTATTCATCCTTTTCTTTTTTACCGTTAATATAGTTATTAATAGCTGTACAAATAGACTCTACAACTGCTTGATAACCTAATTGTACAGTTGCTAATAATCCGCCACAACAACAAAATATATTCCAGACATCCATATGTCCAAAAGATTTAGCAGCAAATATACCAGCCATTACAGATAAAATTAAAGAAACATATGGTGCTAACTTATGAAAATTTTTAATATTTAGCTGTTTCAACCATTCAATAATACCAATAATAGCCATACTTCCTGCAATATAAAATTCAAATAATTCCATCATTTTATATTCCTTTTGCGATTTATATTAATATAGAACTACCAAAATGACCTAATTTTAACAGTCATTTTAAAATGGAAAATTTCGATTCTACTAACTATTTTAAGTGTTTACATTACCAATATTTTTGCTATAATAATTAAAAAAGGAAGTAAATTATGACTCAACTATTAGCTGAAATGTATCTAGACTATTCAGATATTCTTATAAAACCTAAGCTTGGTAATAATTGTAGTTCTCGTAAAGATGTTAAATTAAACCGAGAATATACTTTTAAACGGGGTCAAATTCGTAAAGGATTAGGTATATTTAATGCAAATATGGCAACAGTAGGTAATTTTGCTACAGCTAAAAAATTATTAAAAGCAGGTATGTTTGCTACTCTTCATAAATTTTATACGGCAGAAGAAATAGTTGCATTTATGCATGAATGTCAAGATGAAAAAATTGATTATAGTAATTTATTTATAACTATTGGTATTAGGCATTGGCCAGAAGAATTTAGCAAACTTAGAGAAATTGAAGATTCTGGTGTATGGCTAAAAGAAAATATTTGTATAGATGCACCTAACTTTTATATCCCAGAAGCTTATAGAATATTAAAACAAATCCGAGAAAATTATTTAGATGCGGTTATTATGTGCGGTAATATTGCATCTAGTGATATTTGTCATAAATTACTTGAATATGCTGATATTTTAAAAATTGGTATTGGTCCAGGTAGCGTATGTAAAACTAGATCACAAACAGGATGTGGAGTACCTATGGTTTCTAATATTCTTGAATGTGCAGATGTAGTACATGCAGTAGGTGGTATGATTTGTGCAGATGGAGGAATTACAGAAGTAGGTAGTATTTCTAAAGCTTTCTGTTTAAATGCTGATTTTGTTATGATTGGTGGTATGTTTGCGGGTACTGATGAAGCAGAAGGTGAAGTAATTACAGAATGTATTAGATCAAATAAGTATAGCTATGAAGAAATTAACAATAAACAAATACCCTTAGATCCAATATATGATTATAAAAAATATAAATTATATTATGGAATGAGTTCGGTATTAGCCAACAATAAATTTGCTGGAGGTATGCAAAATTATAAAGCAAGTGAAGGTAGAGAAGTATTAATTCCTTATACAGGATCTTTAGATGCTATTTTACAAGATATCAAAGGAGGAGTAGCTTCTACTTGTACATATATAGGAGCTACTTCAGTAAAATATATGTCTAAATGTGCTACTCTAATAAAAGTTAATCATACAATAAATACGGTGTTTGAAAAATATGAAAAATAAAATATCAAAAATTAAATATAGTTTACAAGAAATAGATTTATTATGTCCAGAATGTCATAAAGCTGTACTTAATAAAGTAAATGGTAAATATTTTATTCCAGCCTCTTTAAAATATTGGGGTGATAGTTATATGAATACTTGTCCTCACTGTGGTTATTCATTTGATAATACTACATTTGTAATGGGAACGCATATAAAACAATTTTTACCAGATATACATCCTGCAGTATCTGAATTATTAGATGATATATTTTGGGCATCTATGAATGCAAATGATTTTTATCCTTGTTGTGCAGACGATGAAGAATTTGAAAATTGTATGATTCAATTTTATTTCTATCTTACATTTATAGAAAAGATGAATCCAACAAATACTCTTACTTCATTAATAGAATGGCATAGAGGTGAATTAGGTTGGGCAAAAAAAGTTACTAAAGAATTAAAACAAATAAGAAAATTAACAGGCTGGGAATGGTATCCAAGAACACAAAAAGGATAAGCAATGATATATATTATTTATGTAGCATGTTTTATAGCAGGTATGGTAGCAACATTAGTTTTTTTAGCTACTGTTGGATGTTCGCATAGTTATCAGACACGAATACACAAAGTAGATCATTATTATTCCGATGGTACATATCGTTATACAAGTTGGATTTATACAAACACATGTAGACATTGTGGTAAAGTAAAAGTAAAAAATGTAGGTAAAAGGTAATAAAATGATAGAACATACAGCTTTTTTAAACGCAGGTAGTAAAGTTAGATTACCAAATAAAGATCCTAATACATCAAATTGGTATGTAAATTATCAAGTTGGTAACGAATGGAAAAAAACAGAATTTCCAGATTCAGTGGAAGCATGGAGATTTTATTATAAACAATTCAATTCGACTAGAGATGAAATTTTAGCAGAATTAAAAAAGGTAAATTCAAAATGAAAAAAGAAATTATAATTACTAATGCTAATAACCAAGAAAAATTTATTTGTTTTAAAATAGATGGTTTGAAAGATGGTATTATGGTAGGTTTATATCCTAATAATGATGGTTTAAGTATTGCTTATAGGGGTGATGTTGTTGGTGTTCCATTTAATGCTGATTCTGCTTTAATATATGAATTAAATGATAATTCTTTTCCAAGTAAAGATGAAATTGAAAATAATGGGTTATATGATCCAAATTGGAAACTTGACAACCATAATATAATTGATTCAAAATTATCAGGACCAGTAAATGCTACTTCTCATCCATTAAAAACAGAATGGGAAATAAAAGCAGATGACAAAATTACAACAACACTTACTATGGATAAAGAAACATATGATTGGTTGACTACTCCTAGTGAAGAAGATGATGATGTAGGATATTGGCAACCAGATCAAGTCACAGAATTAGATGATGAAGCATTTGATGAATTTGAAAAAGATGTGATGAATCCTGAAATAGATGAAAAAAAAGTAGAAGCAGCTAAACAGATATTTGAAGATGTAGATAAGATTCCTGTAGATATATCTAGTTGTATTGAAATGTATGGTAAACCTCATTTATTAGAGTTGATGGATGAATGGGGTATAAACGGAAGCAATTATAATGATTTTAGAAGCGTAATTCAAGAACATTGCTTTAATAAAGGTATATACGCATTCGATGATATAGAAAAATCTTGGAAAGAACATGTAAAAAGTTTAAAAGATGTAGTTAAGAGTATAAAGAAAAATGGCAATAATTAAACGTTATGATAAAATCTTTGCAGATTTCTTATTAAAACATTGCGATGATATTTATATTCCTAAATATATTACAGTAAGTCCATGCGGTATAAATCATGAACCCCTTTTTGAACTATGGGAAACAGAACCTTGGATTGGTAGATGTTCTTTTTGTGATTGGCATTGGGATTGGGTAGGTTCAGGAAATATTACTTTTCATACTAATACTGTAAAAGATTTAAATAGACTGGGTAGGATATTATTTAGTAAAGAAATAAGTAAAAAATCACATTGGGATATAGATAATTGTATTATTCAATTATATGAGGATTAACAATGAAAGGCTTTTATCGCTTTTATTTTCATATTAATTGATTATAAATAAGGAGAAAACTAATGAAATTTAGAGAATATGATAATCTTTTTGTTAAAATTCTTAAATCTACTAAACCAGATGAGTTAGAATGGGCTATTTCAAATGCAGCTGAACAATATAATTTAGTAGATATGCAATATTCTACAACTAATTTAAACAATGATATAGTTGAATATAGTGTTTTATTGCTTCTACAAGAAAAATAAATTACTGCTTTACATTATTTAAAAACTATATATAATACATAGTATGAGTAATAAAACATACTATGAAACTTTAGGAATATCAAATACTGCTACTTCTGAGGAAATCAAAAGGGCATATCATGATTTATGCAAAAAATATCATCCAGATATTAATCCTAAAACAACTGAAAAGTTTAAAGAAATTAATATAGCATATCAAACTTTAATTGATCCAGCTAAACGTAAACAGTATGATTATAACCTTAATACCAATTCATCAGAAGAAACATATTCAGATTCTTCCTATGATGAATTTAAAGAATTTGTTTATCGTTATTCAAAAGAAAAAGATCTATCAGATGAACCTATTGTTAATATATTAGAAGAGTTTGATAAATATAAATTCGAAACAGCTGTATCTGCTATATGGAATCGTAATATATTTGTACTCTTAGGTAATACTATCTTTTGTACTTCAATGACTTTAGGTGTATTATCTAATCGTATAGCTAAATTATTTAAAAAATCATTACTATCCAAAAAGAACTATAAATCACCATGGATTACAGCTTTTTTTGATGCAATGGCAGAAAATACTCTTGGTAAATTTACTTGGTGGTCTATCTGTATGTTCTTTATCACTTTTGCTAAAGCTATTTACTACTTAGCCAAATTTGCCTACTTCATCTTTAAATGGCTACTTATTATTGCTGGTGCTATACTATTCCTATCAGCTATATCTTCACATAAAAAGTAAAAACTATATTATATATACAGTAAATAATTTTTATATTTACATTCAATATTTTTTTATTGTATAATGTTTATATATAAGGAGAAATTATATGACTGTATATAGTAAAATACAAGCAAATAAACTAGCCCCCGAATTAATACATGGTGTAATTAGAGAAATAGAAGAAAATCCACCTAAAAATATGGATTGGGTAGAAAAAATTTTAATAAATGATCAAACTAATGTCTACCGTATAATAATAAAAGAAAATATGGATTATTATCCACAATGCATTTTAAAGTATATGCAAAAAACCAAACTAAGAAGTATAACAGGAAATTTATACGAAATTGAACAAAAATTAACTGAAGCATATGAAACTAACCAAGCTAAATCATGGTAAAAGAAAACCCCTAATAATCAGGGGTTTCTTATTTACCAATTTCCATCTTCTGAAGCATCATTTTCTTCTTCGGAATCTTCTTCATCTTCCTCTTCATCATCATCTGGAATATGAGTATGCCATTCATTACCTTCTTTATCAGTAATATAAACAACAGTCCAATCTGAATCTGATTCATCAAATTCTACATCAATAGGTCCATCTGCTTCAAATATAGCGGCTCCACCTTTACTAACTAAATTACCCAATGCTCCAGATACTTTACCTATATATTCACATACACAAACCATCCCAGCATCTGCAAAAAATGCTCCAGTACCATCAACATTTGGTCCATATAATGTATTATTCCAATCACCAAACCCTGTAGTACATACAAACGCTTGACCCTGAACAAAATCTTTTAATGCTACCTCTACTTCATGATCAAACATAGCAGACCAAATAGGATCTTTAGAATATACTTCACATCTATTTAAACAAGCATCCCATACCTCTTCCGGTAAAATATAACAAGGATCTGTTATAACATATTGCTTTCTCATACCATATTTCCTTTATTTTTTAAATACTTAATATAGAACTATACTATCTTTTTTTATAAACTTCTATCTTTTCTAGTTTATCTTGATTTACTAAGTCTTCTAATAACTTACTTATTGTAGCTTTAGCTACCCCATTAAACTTTTGTAATATATCATTTAAATAAATACAATCATTTTTATCAATATACTCTAATATAGCTGGTATAAGAAAATCTTTAGAACGAATCTTTAATTTCCTTTTTATTCTTTCAAGATCTGCTAAACTTAACCCTAACTTCTCAGCTCTTACAAAATCTTCTAAACAAGGATCATCTGTATATGATTGTACTATAATATCCTCATACTTATCTATTAAATTTTTAGTGTAATCTACTACTATTTCTTTAATAAAACTTAATTTAATAGCACCTTTAAATCTATGGTATATTTCATCTATAGTATAACCCTTACTATATAAAATAATAATATCTTCAGCTTTACCTATACCATAAGATCCTTCTTTATTATCAATAACTTTTCCAATACACTCTAATAAACGACCAATTACTTCTTCGTTATTCCATAATTCCTTTAATAAATAATTTAAATTATAATCATAATTATTCATTAAAATATAAATTATACCATTCTTTTCCTGTATATCTATATACCGTAAAGGAATAGATAAATCTTGCCCAATTTTAAACGTATACCCACCAGTCAAAGTAATACCAGATACAGGGAAATATTCTTCATACCCAGCTACAATGTTACTTAACCGCTTAATAAATTTATTAAATACTTTATCAATAACTTTTCTTTCCATATCTACCCCGCTAACAATTTCCAAAATCTTTTACTGTTATATTACCATATATATATAATAAAGTAAATAAAAATAAACATACAATGTGATATAACATATATGACTCTAACATATCCACCTCTTCTCTATAGAGAATAACATCCCAACAGAGTCATTGAAATATGAGTCTAACCTAATATCCCCCATCTCTATAGAGAAAGAAAATATCATACCTGACTCAAAAACCATATCACATGACCATAACTACGACTACCCGTACCTACCTGCTTCTACCTGTACCTACGTGCCTATATCCTAACCCTATCCTAACTTCTACTTATACCTATATCTTTAACACATACTTACTACCCTTGTCTTAACTTCTATCCTAACATATATCCTAACCCCTACTCTAACGTATACTTTAATGTATGTCCTAGCACCTATCCTAACCCCCTACATTAGCATATACCATAATTCTAACGCATACCCATACCTACTGGACGGGCCTGTGTCTGTTTTACCCCTACGCGTAAGGGCCTGGTAGGGGGGGTATCCCCGGGCCCCTCCCCTTCGTTTTGGGCCTTTTTTTGTCTATATACTTGTATAGATTGGGCCCGAATCTGTCAAGTCGGGACTTACTGGGAATGATTGGGTCAGTTTTTGTCTTACACGTAAGGGCTCCCTAGCCGGGGGGTCTATGGTCGGGACCACTTTCTGGTAATTTGTTGGTTGGTATTCTCGCTTGACCACTTTTTTTATATTCAATTGGTTAAAAATTTGTTTCATAATATAATAAACAAAATGAAAATTCAATCTGTTGAATCTAAATTTTGTGGTTGAAAATAAATGTGTTTGTGGTTATGAACAAAAACGACCACGAAAATTGGATGATTGTGGTTATAAAAAATAGACCACAAATCATAATAAGTTGTGGTTATACATAAAAATTTGACCGTTTTTTAACTGTATACTTGGTTAAAATCTGTGTTATAATTTATATGTATAAAATAAAAATTCAATATGTTGAATCTACATTTTATATTTGATGTATAATCTATTGCGTATGTATACTATTACACAATAAACTATACATTATATATAGTGTATAGATAATCATGTTTTTGTGGTTTTACCTTATAATAAGAGTCTATATTTTAGGATGTGGACTCTTTTTTATATGGGTAAACATTATAAAACATATAAGTCTAACTAGTCAAAACTAAAAGGATGAAAAATGACTAAAAAACAAGTAAAAGCGGCACGCTTAACAAATGAACCTGTATTGTTTAACAAAGAAGCGGCACTCTTAGCATACAAGAGCGCCGTTGTTAAGAAGGGGGGCAGCCGGGGCGCCGCTAGTGAACTGACAAAAGGCATCTTAGAATGCTTTAACGTCGCTAAAGAAAACGGTGTTAAAGAATTGCACGTATCTCAAATTCGTGAAATGTATAACGCCGCTAAGAAAACGTCACTGGATGCTAAACTATTTGCTGACCGTGTATGGACTTTGTCTGACCGTAATAAGAAAAACAAAGCCCCAGTATTGAAAGCGGGTAAAGAAAGCGGCACTTATACTTTGGCATAAGTGTTATAGTTAAGAGCGCCGTTCATAAGCAATTGCAGCGAGCGGCACTCTTTCTAAAATAAAAATACCGCAAAAACAATAACTTAAGGAGGTTAAGATGTCTTTGAAGCAGCGTACCTATGAAGGTTATGGATGGTGGAAGTTATTGGAAGTTTGTAAGGAGCACAATTTGACCAAAGAAAACAGTGATTTAGTGGTTGATAATACAAATGACCCTGAAAGTCACTGGATTGTAAAGGTTAAACCTGGTTTTTTACATACAACAATATAAGGAGCGTAAAATGACTACAGTAAACCGTAAAATCTTAGATAATGGTAATGTCGAAATGACAATCATTAGAGAAATACCTCGTTATAAAGGGGAAGTATCTTGTGATAATATCATGTGTCAAGATATATTCTTAACTGAAGTTAAACAAAATGGTGTTTTAATCTATCCATTCGAATGCGGAACATTTGATGCATTCCAAACATGGGATGTTGATGAAGAAGAATTGAATGGTAATACAATGAGTGTTGCTAAACAAATTCTGCAAACGAAATTAGATGAACAATATGGTAAGGATACTTATAAGGTATTCGTATTAGGTGTATATGAACATTCAAGCGTTGCATTCCATATAGTAGATAGTGATATATCTCAATCAGGTTGTCCAGATGCTAGATGGGATGGTAGAAATTCAGGCTTCGTTGCTGTTCCAAATGATGAAAATCAACCTTGGAATAGTAAAAATGTTGACAAATTATCTCGTTTGTTAACATCATTATATAACGGTGAAGTCTATGAATACATGATTGTAGACAACAGTTTGGATGATGATGACCCTGATAATGTAGTAGATTCATGTTGGTTCATAGATGGAATAGATGATACCGCATGCAAAGATTTTCGCAAGAATGCATTAGAGAAATATAATGTAGACTTCGAAAAGGTAGAAGTACGATACTTCTAAAAAAACGCTTTACAACGATGAAAAAATGTTGTATAGTATAATTACATTCATATAAAACTAAGAGGTAAAAAGATGTCAAAAGGTGGTAAACAAGCACCAAAACCTGTTAGCGTAGATGGAAAAGTATATCCTTCTATTTATGCAGCAGCGTTAGCATTAAAAACAAGTCCGGGTAATATCACTTGGACAGTAAATCATACTGGTGTTTGGCACGGTATGAATATCAAATTAGTCAATAATCCATTTACAGCAGTATTGTCTAATGAAATGGCTGATAAATTAGGTATTACATCTGAAAAGTCTGTTGCAGATAAGAAAAGCGTAATGCCTAAATTGACAAAGAAAGGTGTTAGAGTTGAAAGTGATTCTAAAATCTTTCCTTCTATTAAAGCAGCAGCACTATACTTGAATGAAAATCGTTATAAATTGTGCAATATATTACGTCGTGACGGCAAATATAAAGCAGCAGATGGTGAAGTGTATAGAGCAATTGACCCTGCACATTCAAGAAACTTGAAAAAAGGCACTGGATATGTCCAAACAAAGATGAAATTGCCAGAAAGTAAACCAGTCGTTAATACTGTAGATACTTCATTAGCAAAATCTATCTTGAAACAACATGTCAATGCATACTTACAGAAAGATTGCTATAAAGAAGCACGTGAATTGCTTGAAACAATTGAAAAACTGTAAGAATCATATAGTAAATGAATAATATAGAACAAGGTTGGAATATATCTTGTTCTATATATAAGTTTTAGAAAGTAAAGAAGGAGTAATAAATGGCAGTAAAATCTAGAACACCTTATACTTCAAAAGGAATGGTTGGAACAGTCAAATCAGGACATAGTGATATGTCTATCTTAAGAAGTATGTGTTCGGGAACTAAAAAACATAAAACATATAATATAAAGCAAGCCCCAAAGAATCCAGATATTGCAGAAAGGCGGCATGAAAAGAAGCGTCAAATGCGATTGAAAAAGAAAGAAATGTAAGAGTTTCCTCTAAAGGATGAATGTAAAGTCCTGGTTATAACAACCAGGATTTTTTAATTTTTGTGGTTAAATCTTTATGTTATAATATAAATAAACCAAAGGAGGTTAAAATCGGGTACACAAATTATTGGCGAACAAAAAGAATACCAAAAAATGAATTGCCACAAGAATTTTTGACAGAAGTTGAGAATTCTTTAGATAAGATTATTAGCCAAGGAATACAATTGGCTGATGGTTCTGGAGAAAAATTGTATAAAAACGGTAAACAAATCGTTGATAAAGCAATGAAAGCAAATCCAGATTACTTTATCTTATCCTTAAATGGATACGGTGAAGATTGTTATGAATCATTTGTATTTGATACAAGTGGTGACCATAACTTTTGTAAGACAGCAAGATGCAATTACGATATAGCAGTCAAGTGTATACTTATCTTAGCAGAAAAATACCAATTACTGTCTATAAACGGAGAAGGGTCTTACTGGTCTTTTGATGGAAAGCGTAGCGATGAGGAATACCAAGCCGCTGCAAAATTACTTAAATAAAGGAGTAATAAATGGCTTACATAATTAAAGCATACGATTATGATGGTAAATTCTATGGATACTTTGCACCACATCCAGATGACCTAGAAAATAAATCGTTTTCTTTCTATGAAGATGATGTTAAATTGGCAAAACAATTTAATTCATATATAGAAGCAAGTAATATGGTTGAACGCTTCCAAGACGGTAGTGATTTGGAATATATAATAATCAACTATAATCCAAATAACGGTGATTTACATGACTTCATTAAACAATGGGTTGCAAAACACTATGGTGAAAGTGAAGCCAATAATCCTTCTTGGAATATTGAATCATTAGCAAATGCAATTACAGAATACTTAAACAACAAATAAAAGGAGCGTAAAATGGGATGCAGATGTGTAATCGTATCTAAAGATACAGATAGAACAAATGCTAATCAAAAGATTGGTATTTACTTACATAGTCATGGTGATATTGACACTGTTAAATACTTACTGAATGAAGTTAAATCCAAAGGACCTCGTAACGTAATGTCAGACCCTGCTTATGGTTGGGCCAGAGCATGTCAAATCATTGGTGATGTCTTAACTAGTGAAGCATTAAATTCCCCCTATGAAATAGCGCAATCACATGCGTATGAAACAGGTATGGGAATTGGTGTAGTTAAAACATTAGATTGCCATAACTATGATAACGGTGTATATTATATCGACGAAAACTGGGATATAGTTAAACATACTGATGGTCAAGAGTTGGTATAATAACGAAGGAGAACTGGGATGAAGGCAACTATAGAACAAGTACAAATTCAGTTGTCTAATCTTAAATTAGATAGGCAACATGGTCGTAAAGGGAAAGCATTAGATGATTCTACTGCTGAACTAAAACGATTAAAGAATAACCTTGCTTCAAGACTCTGTAGGGCTAGATTAAAACAGGCCAAAGAGCTTGGAATTCCAGATAAAAGAGCTGAAAAATCTATTCCAGGTGGGTTAACCGAAGTAGATATTCGTAGATTTAAGCAGTGTTTTGTCTATGAAAGCATTTTACCTAGTATTACTTACGTTAAACGTATGACTGGATTAACAGATACCCAGATAGAACATGCATGTAAGTATACTAAGTTAAAGTGTGCTAAAGTGTAAAGATAATAGAAGGACTACCACTTTTTATCTATTTTAGTGGTAGTCTTTTTCTATTATAATTGTAGTAGAAAATATGACCAAGTTATTACTCATCCTGATAACTTGGTTTTGTTTTCTAGTTAGAAGCAAACATCCTGAACATGATGTTAAACTGTTCTTTGTCTAACTACATAATACTAACTAAAGGAGGTCAATTATGTCAAAGACAAAAACAAACCGTGGTGTTAGAGCCACATTAGGACTGTCAGATGAAGACATTAGCCGTTTGGTTGATGCTGATACAGCAGTCAAAGAAGCAAAACTGAAACTCGATGCATTGAAGCAAGAGTTAAGAGTAGATGATTTGTCATCTGGTTCTTATGTTGCTGAAGGCATTGGTGCAGTCATCAAAAACACTTCAATTCGAGGCACTGTCGACTATAAAAAGATGTTGTTAGAACATCCAGAAATTGATGTCGAACAGTATACCGAATACAAAGAAGTAAGTTCTTTGATCATTAGAAATATGCGTGTCAAGCCATCTGGTTTGTTATCACGTATTGTTAAATAACTCGTAAAGCAAGAGGTGTAATTATGTTAACCCTTAAAGAATGGTATGATAAACTTACACCTGTCGCTCAAAAGTGGGTCAAAAATCATTGTAATGAATGGTTTGATGAATCAACACCAGACTATTACAAAGCAGACCTAATGGAAGAAGTCTCAGGTAATATTGTATCTGAGACTTCGCATCCTTTCATGTATGATGAAATCCGTGGTTCGGGTTGCAACATAAGTGAAGGAATTATCAATAGATACTGTAAAATATTACAATTAATTAATAAGACTCATCCGGAAATCATTTCGGATAAGGATTATGATACACTTGTAATGCCCGGTATTTGTAGATCCGATATAGGTTATCTTGACGACCTTTGGCGATATGGAAGAACCCTTGAACAGAAAAAGCAATTGTTTTTACAGAAAGAATTGCAACAATCATCTAGTCTTTATTTAAAGGATTATTTGTTTACTGTAAGTGATTATAGTAAATTAGATATAAACTTGATAAAGAAAGATACACTGGATCAAGGTATAATAGATATCATAGGATACGATAATGCTAAAGCATGGGCTATTGATCATCCGAAACGATTGGTTGATGGCTTAAGTGATTGCGAAGAATCGGAATTGTTTGATGAGTTATTCTTTGGTGACTCTGACGAAGATAATATCAAAGGTTGGAGTTCTGCCGTTAAGAGTAGAGTCTTATATGATCGTTATCATAATATGACTAACTTATCACGATTCAATGATTTCTTATATCGTATGGTTGCAGTAGATCATCATTATTTAAGACACTTGGGTGATTATTTGGCTAATTATCCTGCGTTGGGTAATATGATTGCAACGGCTAAGAAACCAGAAAGCGAATTAGATGGTACTGAATCTGTAGCAAATCGTTTCAGATATAGTCCAGAGATTCGTAAGTTGGGTAAGATAGCAAATGCTTGTATTCGTAAGACTATAAGTAAGACTAATCATGGATCATTACATGAACATGGATCACTTGTTAAGTTATATAACTATAGTTATAAAGATATATACGATGCAATGTATCCAGATGAGATTGTATTATAAGATCTTTGATGAAACAAGAACCGAAGCATATATACTTACGACCGAAAAAATTTAATTTCAGTGGTAGTATATATGCTTTATAATATTAATAGACAATAACACAAGGAGTAAAAAATGTCTATTTCCGAAAACATGAAGGGCAAAATGTTAATGCCCGAATTTACCATTGACACTTTAGAACAAGAAAATGGTAAACACATTCCAGGTATCAAGCGTATGTTTGATATCGCGTTAGCACTTAAAGACTCTGTTATGATTTGGGCAGGTCCAGGTGTTGGTAAATCCCAAGGTGTCTTACAGTGGAATCAAGAAAAGGTTGAAGAATATAATGCTCGTATTGCTGCGGGTGAAAAAGTTAAACCTTGGAATCCACAAGTATGTGACATTCGTTTGTCCATGAAAGAACCTGTAGATATGATGGGTGTGCCTATTCCAAGTAAAAATGAGAAAGGTGAAACAGTCACTGTCTGGGCTATTCCAAGTATCTGGCCAAAAGATGATGGTGAGTTTTCAGGTGGAACAATCTTCTTAGACGAAATGAACCAAGGTCAAGCAGCAATTCTTAATGCTGCATTCCAGTTGGTACAAGATCGTGCATTAGGTGATTATAAAGTACCTAAAGGTTATATCATTATAGGTGCTTCGAATCCATCTGCGTTTAATGGAACAGTGACAGAGTTTAGTATTCCTTTGAGTAATCGTTTCAGTCACTTCAATATTAAAGTAGACTTTGATTCTTGGTTAAACTATCGTATGAATAATGGTGGAAACTTAGACGTCATGACATTCTTGAAGACACAAGACCAATCATTGTTGTTTGATCGTCAAGGTATGGAAGCCAAAGTTGGTAGTAGTTTAGCAGAAACAATGTATACAGATATTGTTGTCACTCCTCGTTCTTGGGAAGTTGTAGAAAAATTGTTGAACTTACCAGAAGGAACTAAAGATACAGGTGGCTTTAGTATCGATGAAAAGAAATACTATGCAACTGGTCGTTTAGGTTTGGGTGTTGCTAACAGATTGTTTACATTCATTAAAGATAAAAACAAATATCAAGATTGTATGGAAATCTTGAAAGATGGTAAACCATTCCGTGATGAATCAGGTGATCAATTCTGGGCAACACAAATGGCTTGTGTTAATGCTATCATCAATCAATCAGATGATAAAACTTGTCGTGATTATGTATTAAACTTTATTAATGCAACAAGACAATTAAAGTCTGACGCATATAAAGTTATTAATACGACAACTTTAGTCAGATGCAAACGATTGAAAGGTGCATTAAAAGTCTTCAATCCTTTGGCAGATGCTGGTGATTTGTTGGGTCTTGCAGCAACAGCAGTAAAAGCCTAAGTAAATAATCTAGGGAAGTCATTAAGATTTCCCTAGTAAAATCAAGGAGTTAGTTATGTCATACATAATTAAAGAAGTTAAACCAGATCATTTCTTAGAGATCGATCGAGTAATTCAAGGCTTAGACATTGTGACTGTAGTTGAACCAATTTACAGTCATCATGCAGCAACTAAGTTTGATAGTATCGATGAATGTAAAAGTATCTTAGAGCAGATCAAACAAGAAGGCAATTATCATATAGATGAATGTGTTTTCTTAGATCCTGATGAAATTGATGCCGAAATTCAACGTAAGAAGGAAGAAGAAGAAAAACGATTGCAAGAATTTGGTCAGGCTAAGATGCAAGAAGTAATCGATAAATTGAAGAAAGCCGGTAAGACAGATGAAGAAATATCAGAAGTCTTAGACCAAGGTATTCGTATCGATAAAGAAGAATATGAACGAGTAATCAAAGGAGAATAAGATGGCTACTATAGATGTTAATAAGATCGTAGAAAATGCTATGATTAATTTAAGTCTAGACTTTCCAATCTATACGAATTTAATTACACGCATTGGTTATCGAGTGACTCATGAAGGTACTAAAAGAGCAATAGCCTATACAAATGGAACTAGTATTACTATTAATGCTGATGAAGTAGAACGTTGGAACTTAGATCCAATGGTCGAATTCGAAGGTAAAATGGTTAACAGAACCATTACACAGAAAGAAATGCAGTTCTTGTTATGTCATGAATTATTGCATTTACTTGGGTTAACACATGAGCGTATGAAGAATGTAAAACTTTATGTTGCAGATATAGCAGCTAATGATGAAGTCTTACGTAAATTTGAGATCTGGAATCAAGCAACAGATTATGAAATCAATAGTTTGTTGTGGAATAATGAAACTACAGATCCTGAATTTGGTGATAAGAAAAGACATCCTGTTGGTAATATGCCAGCAGTTGGTTGCTATAAAGATGAATATAAAGATATGACAGCAGAAGAAATTTACGCTAAATTAATCGAAAAAGAAAAGCGTGAAAATAATGGTATGCTGTTAAAACCTCAGAATCCAATGGTAATACCAGGCGATGGTGATGATGATGACGAAAGTGATAACGGTAAATCCTTAGCAGTAAAAGGTATTGGTGGAACAGCATTAGATATGCACATGCCAATAGAAAGTGAAGATGCTAAGAATGAAATGTTATCTAAAATGTCAGAAGTATTTGGTAGTAAGGGTAATGGATTAGGTGAATCTGCGATTGATCGTATGGTTAATAGAGTATATAAACCAGTACCATTCAATTGGAGAAAAGCATTAACTAAATACATTAGATCTTATATCAAATCAAATTATACTTGGAACAAACCAAGTAGAGCAGGTATTGCGAATAATTTGATCTTACCAAGTGCTGGTACTACACCAAGTCTGCACGTAGGTGTTGCAATTGATACTTCTGGATCTATTAGTGATAAAGAAATCAATGCAATGATGGATCATGTCTTTACTATCTTACAGCAATTCAAGTCCTTCGAAGTTGATTTGTGGGCTTGCGGTAGTAAAGTATATGAAGAGTCACTTATCAAAATCACTAACCAGAATAAAAAGGATTTGGAGAAATTCAATCCAATATCTGATGGTGGTAATGATATGAGAAAGAACTTTAAGTTTGTCAGAGATCATTATAAAGGTAAAGATAAAATTGATCTATTGATAATCTTAAGTGACTTCATTGATCCTCTAGATGGTGATGACGAAACAACAAGTATTTGTCCTTGTGTATTCTTGTGTATCGATCATAAAGACTTTAAGAAACCATCCAAGATCAAGGGTGAAGTGTATCCGTTTTCAGTAGAAAATTGGAAAGACTAAGTAAGACAAGGGGTTATGTAAAAATAACCCCTTCGTTAATTGAAGGAGAACCAGATGACTAACAAGCAGATATTAAAGAAATTAGAATCTACCGAAGGAAGAGAAAATGCTAAAGCAGTAAAAGAACTCTTACCACAGTGGAACTTAAAAGAATCCTTTCCAGATGATCATAATAGCATGATGCGTTATATAAGAATGCATCAATGGGATTATGAAGACTTTGGATTTGGTATGGAAATGATATTAACAAGAGTGTTTCAAAGATATATCTTGCGTTCATATTTTGATATGAAAGAATTTAGAAGTAATCATAGAAACGTCCTAACCTCTACTTGTATTGCATTAAGTAAGATGGAAGGATTGCTTATGAATACTCAAGATGAAAAAGCATATTGTTTGTATCATTATTCGTTAAATAAGTATTACGGACATAATTAAAGGAGTATAAAATGAAAATTACTCGTATTAATATGAAAGGCTATATAGATCATATAGATTATGCTGATCTTACTAAAGGAGTTTTTACAGCAAAAAAGACTCGTGTATCAGATATATATGGTTCTTATAAAGCAGATGAATGTAATGAAGTAGAAATAGATAGTAAAGATGTAAAAGATTTGGCAAAAAAATATAGTCATGTTATTAGTGTTAGTGATATAGTAGATTACTTGCAAAAGAAAAAGTTATTACCAGCAGGTAGAGTATTTATACCAAATAACGAATGGAAGTATGACTTTATTAATGATAAAGGTGTATATAATATCTATTATGATGATACAATTCCATCTAGTAAAAAAAGACAATCAACTGGTGTTTTACATATCTTTCACTATAAAGACTTTGTTAAATTACCTGCAACTAAGAAAGAACAAGATATGCTAGATCATTTAGCAAATCGCGCAAGAATGAAATCTTTGAATAATTTAGTATTAAAAGATAATTTCTTGAAGATACTGAATGATAATAAGTATAACGTAGAATTATATAAAGATGGTGAAACAGTATACTTTAAGAATAAAGCAGGATGGAATAGATTAGTTCATGATGCTATTACTTACTACTTAAACAATACAATCTTAAAAGAAATAAAATGTGAAATTGTCATGCCATTATATACTAGTAGTCATGCATGTAAATGGAGTGATTCATTCTGTAATATAGGCGATTTAAAGATGATTGTAGGTGATAAAAAGTAAAAATATTGTTTTACTATTTGTTTTAGATAGTATATAATCATGTCGTATTCAGAATAAAAGGAGTATGACATGAAGTATATATCTAGAGTTACTTCAGGTAAGATCTTGCGTAAGTAAGATTTTATTTTGACAATAAAAATGACCGAATATTTTAAATGTATTCGGTCTTTTTTTTATGCTAATATAAATTTATAACAAAAGGATATATGATGAGAGCAGACCATTGGATACCTATTAATGAATATATCTTTAAACACAATGGTGCAGAAGATATGGTTAAAATATCTAATATCTTAGATTTAGTTGGTAAATGTATTTATGTTCGTCCACCACACGCACGTTATAGTTCATATTATACTTTGCCTAAATACTATATCATTGGTATAGATAAAAATAATAGTACTTTTACTGTATACCAGATTAAAGAAACAGTAGTTAAACAATATCGAGAAAATACTTATGAAAATAGTGAGTATACTACTTTTAAGTTTGACTTAGGATTAAAGAAACATATTAAAGTTAAAATGAATGCCAAAAACAATTGGTTAAAGATAGGTACTAATATAATCCGTATACAAGATATAAAAGAAACAGACCTTAAACAAACACAAGAAGTTTGTACTTATGAAAGAATGTATGACTAAAGGAGTGTAAAATGAAACTAAGTGAACTGATTACAATGCTAGAAAGAGCAAAATTAATGTATGGAGACTTGCCAGTATTATGTGCAACTGACTCAGAAATAAATACTATTGGGGATTTATTCGAGGTACAAGTAGGTAAGTTAGAAGAAGATGATGAATATGTAAATTCTACAGTTAAACCCGGAGATCAATCAGTATTGTTAATCCCAGCAATCTAAAGAAGTTTAATATGTATGTTATAAAAAGAGATGATGGTGGTTATGTAATGTCATATAATAGTGACTTTGATATGCTTGAAATAATCTTTGATAAAGGTGCTGCAAGGATATTTGATACCTTAGGGGAAGCACAAAATGCCAGAGCAGATTTATCCGAGATTGCACCATTAAGAACATTTACTATAGAAAAGATATAGTTAAAGGAGAATAGATATGAGTACTACTTATAACTTAAAAGACTTTGATGAATACCAAGAATTCTTTGATATGGTCATTGAAGACATCGAAGATAATAATTTAATGTCGAAAGAAGGCTTTCCATTAGATGAACATAATAATCCAATTAATATTGATTGGTTATGGGAAAACTTCGGACAACATTTAGATGGAACTCAAACTGGATTAGGTATGCAAGTGTTTAATGAAGTTATTAAATACTATGAACCTATCTCTAAAGAGCGTAAAAAAGAAGTAATAGAAATGGCTAAGTCTGACTATAAAGATGCCTACGAATGCGGACATCTTAATCCAGAAGAAGATTGTGACCCTCAACTCTTAAGGGAATGTGGGTTAGTCACTAAACAAGAACAAGAAGTATATACAGATACCTATGATGAACTTGTGGGATAAATATAAAAGGAGTAAAGCATGAGACCAACAGTAATGGATGATTATAAGGCTAAAACAGATGAAGCTAAAGTAGTGGGTATAATTATTCTTATCTTTATAATCATGTTAATAGTTGGTATAATTAAAATAATCATAGGAGGTTAATATGGATCGTGAGTATGTATCAATTGGTGAATATTTGTCTTATGGCTTTACTAAAGATAGAGTATTGTTTATAGATGATATTGTTAATAATATAAAAAACAAATATATTATAGTTTATCCATCAAATGCAGATTGTCGTTTAGTTAAGTATAAAATTATAGATGTAGATAAAGAAAATAGTAAATTAATAGTACAACCTGTTATTATGACTTTTATTAAAGAAAAAGCAACAATAGGTAAAACCAGTAAATACATTTATGCAAGAACTTATAAACTAGCATTAAAAAATAAATATAGTAAAGTTAGCATTAAACTAAGTAAAGAAGATATTTATTTCATTAAAATAGGTATATCTAAAATAACGGTATTTGATATTGAAGAAATAGATATAAATAAACCATTTAAAGTTAATACAAACTGTAAATATAAAGGAGTATAATATGACAAAAACACTTAAAGAATTGTTTGTCATTAAAGCAGTTAATAAAAAGACTGGTACTACTAGATATATAGAAATAGATGATGACCAAGTAAACTTAGTAAAGTATAAAAGTGATGCAACTTTATATGGAAAGTATGAAGTAGCATTACGAGAAATGAAAAAATATTGTGAAAGTGAAGCAATAAATACTTTTACAGTAGAAAGTATAATAGTGACTGAACATTAAAGGAGTATAATATGGCAGAAGCACTTAAACAGTTGTTTGTAATTAAAGCAACAAGTAAAATTACAGGTCATATTCACTATGTAGAAATAGATGATGATGAAAATACTGTAAGTTTAGTAAAGCATAAAAGTGAGGCTAGTTTATATGGCACACGTAAAGCAGCAGAAAAACAAATGAAAGAATTCTGTAATGGTGAAGAAACTCATGAATATACTGTAGAAAGTGTTATGATGAGTTTAGAAGAAATGATGACTGAACACTAAAAGAGTAAAATATGAAAACATTTTTTGGTTGTTTATTTATTGGAATTGTGACATTCGTTTGGGGTATCGGTATTGGTCAAAATATTGGTGAACAAGATAGTAAAAAACAAATTGAACAATTACAAAAATCTTTAGACTATTGTGAAACCGGTTGGAAATTAGATGCTGAACTCTTCTTTCCAAATCTTTGCAAAACAATCTGTGCAGAAGAATTTGAAAAGATGTCATGCTAAACTAAAGGAGTAAAATATGGCAAACAAAGCGTTATGGGAAGTATTAAATGGTTTTAAAATAAAACACGATGACTTTAGCACATGTGAATTCTGTGAACAAATAGAAGCAGAAATGGGTGAAGGTTATGAAATAGAAGTCTGGGATCATGATGACTATGATCTAGGTGATATACCACAAGTAGTAGTTGAATGGTTAAGTGATCATACTAAAGGTAAGATTGTAGAAGACTTACAAGTACAATTGTATGAAACTGATGATCCTGGTGATGAAGCATTTATAACAGTAGTAGCATTAAAAACAAAGGAAATTTAGAATGAAAAAGATACATGTGGTTAAACAATACCAACCTACAGAAGGATATAATGGGGACATTATATGTGCTTATAGTAAAGAAGCAGATGCAATTGAAGCCGCACGTATCTTAAATAAAACTTATGGAGATAACTGTACCTTCAATATGGATGGTGACTATGAAGAAACATTAAATGAAGATAACTGTCACTTCTATATAGTTGAAACAGCCTTTGTAGATGAACCCTTACCAGATGATTCAAGGTATTATGATTACTTTATAATTAAATGCGGTTGGGTTTACGTAGGGGAAAATGGTATTACGGAAGATAAGGATAAAGCAAAGAAATTTAGTACTTGGGATGAAGCTCGTAGTATGATTAAAGTATTAAATTCTTTGGATATATATAAAGATAAAGGTCCATTATATATTAAAGGAATATTAGAATATTAGGAGGTTAATATGACAGATCCTGTTAAAGAAGTATTAGCAGAATATAGTGAATGTGAAACCTTTAGTAGGTGGTTAAAAGAACATAAAGGTATTAACATGACACCAGAAGAATGCTGCAAAATGTTTGGATATTTCAAAGATTATAGACATTGGGCTGATATGGTAGTACCACAACGTATGGCATTATTCGATTGTGCAAGGAATATCGTTACACATTGGAATGGTTGTATGGACCAGATGAACCAGTTATTTGAATTATATTATACAATTAAGCATGGTATAAACGGATTAGAAGATAGATTAGAGTTATAAAGGAGAATGAAATGACAGAATTATATATACCTTGCTCTAAAGACATGGTAATGTTTATTAGAGAAAGAGATTTGAATTATTCGAATGCTATATTACACGGTGGAGTAAAATCCCGACCATGCTGCATGGAAGATATATATAAAACTAATTCTATTTATAAAGTTAGAGTAACACCAGAATTTACTGCAGCAGTTAAAGATTACGCTATGAGTAAAGGTGTTACATATTTAACTGTCTTAGATTTACCAGGAGTTTTAGGTATTAGAGATAAAATAGTCTTATATTCTAGTGAATCTATGCATACCTTTTGGACTATGAAATGGGGATTTGCTGAAGACTTTCCTATCTATTTTGGCTTAGCATCGGAATTTGAAAAACTACCAAGAACAAAGAAGCAGCAATCTTTAATAGATGAAAAGAATAAAAAAGAAGCTCATGTTACTATGGTGAACTTATCCGTTAAAGACAATCTTATCGAAATACTCAAAAAGAAAGGCTTCCTGTTAAATAAATGCTATGGAATGGAAAGTTATAGTTTTAGTACAAAAGAAAGTTATAATAAATTTGTTGAAGAAGCATTACAATACTATTTGAACCATATAGTAAATGAAAATAATTTAGGTTGTAATATTAAGATTAGACCAACTAAAAAGAATTATACAAGATGTTGGGCAAATCCTTTTATAGACCTAGAACTCATTACTTTACCTTTTGATGGAGATAACAATGACAATTAAGAAAGCAATCCTTCTTATCCTAATCTTTTTAACTTGTATAAGATGTATAGTTATTGGAGCTAGAATGAGAAATCAACACAACTTAAATGTATGTAATATCGAGTTGAATGTAGATGATACTACGTGGGAATATATGGAAGATACCTTAGGGGAAGGTTGCCTCAATAAACTAAAAGATATTAAAATTAAGGAAGAATAAAATGACTATAGAAGAAGTTAACAAAGTAGGATATTGTACTGATAAAGCATACTTTTTAGGTACAGATAAACAAGACTATGAATCAATTCGAATATTAATAAATAAACCAAAGAATGGAGGCTGTTATCGTACAAACAAAGCTTATAAACTTACTATTACAGCGGATGATATTAAAAGTCTGGTTGCTGCACATATGAAAAGGACCTTACCAAAACCTTCTTTTGTTAGAATATATATTTCAGAAATTGTATATCACGTTTTAAAAGCAAATGGTTATAGAGGATACGTTCTTTCTAATTCAGGTAAAGATTATAGTGCTTATTTATATGTTTCTGGTAAAGGCTTTATTAAGCAGTATTCATATACAAGAGAAGCTACAGACTATAAGAATAGTTGTACTGTATATGTTTATAACTTACAAGATTTTACAAACTTTTATAAAGACGACACTTTTATATCACAACAAACTAAGTTTAAAATAAACAGAGCTACAATTAAAGACATCGTCTTAAATATCCTTCGTAAAAGTTACCCTAATATAGCGTATAAAGAAGATAACCTCGATGGATATTTTGTATTTCCAGTAGGATATGCAAAATCTCAACAGCAATTTATATCTGATGCTATTGAATACTATTTAAATGATATAGTATTAAAAGAGTTAGGATGTAAAGTAAAGGCTTTGCCTGGTGCTAAAACCGGGAAGTTATTTAAATTAAGTGACGTTGAAAGTATATTAACCAAAGGAGTCTAAGATGGCTACATGTATGTTATATAAAGTACTTATCGGTGCTAATTACGTAGATTGCGGACGTACCTTTACTTCTTATGAAGATGCACAAGATGTAATGCATGAATATTTAGATAAAGGGGTTTCTGCTATCGTAGCAATCTATGATGATGTGACAGGTGAATTAAGTTTTTAATTTACTTTTTAAACAGATCAACATATAATATAATTAGATAATAGATTTAACTAGCATTTAAATTTTCCTTTTGTTATTATCTATTATCACACCACGCTAGATAGTACTAAGGATATTTTTTATCAACCATTCATACCTTTCCTTAGTATTATTTAGTGTGTATTCTCCCTCATTCAAGAAAATTTCCAATTATAATAATTTTTTTATAATCTTTATATTAAATCATGTGTTCTATTAATTGGACCTACAATAGACCTTACAAAAGTAATACACCGAAGTAGTGACTCCAAAACGCCCGGCAATGTGCGGATGATCCTTCTGGGGGCTTGCGATAAACCAAATATCCGGGGGAAAGAAGTATATCTTTCAACTATATATAAAGGATATGACAATTTATATATAGCAAATTTTATTCTTATCTATACATATCTATAATAAGAATTAATCCAGTAACTGTTCTGGCTGATCATAGTGAAGAGTAACCTATGAAGAAATATAAAGAAGTAGTAAATATATTAACAGAAATGGAAATATAATACGAAAAAAGGATAAATAAATATATTTCTTTCCGGAAGGAGTTTAGACCAAGCCCCTTTATTATTTGATAAACTATATGATTTAAATAGTATATAAATAGAATTGGAAAATTACTTATTTACATTTGTACAAATATGCTATAAGATTATATAGAAATGCTTGACGGCGTTTTAATGTTTTAGATTATAATACGCACTTACTTCGGCCGACTGGAGAGAAGTAAGTCTTTTTTTTTGCTTTACTTTTATTTATTTAATGCTATAATATATTTTGTAATCATGTTAATGGTTTGTACTTTTATTCGACATTTTAAGTATAGACTTTCCATTGTTACGCTCTTGAAACCTTCCCTTTTCTTCGCTTTGTCCAAGAAGAACTTTCCTTATAAGGGGAGGTTTTTTATTTACATTTATATATTTCCACTTTATAGTATACATAGCTTATTAACCAAATACAGAGGTTATTGGCAAGCGAAACACACCTAATATCCTATATGATTTGTATAGGATATCTTTTTTATCAGAATTGGAAAATTAATCATTTACTTTTATATAGGAATGCGTATAATATAAATATGTTCAAAAACATAGATGGAAATATATAGGTTTCTGCGAAAGTCCTTTCAAGCAAAATAAGTAATATATTTCTGTTGAACGCCATATATACAAGTAAATGTTGTCAGAGTTCCCCTTTGTAATAATACTTGTATATAATCTCCGCTAGGAGTATATATAGTAACGGGTCCTTCCTTTCCAATTCTCTCTCTCCTCCTGTTCTATATATATTCCTAACATTCTTAATAACATTAGACTCCTAACATACGTGATGTTTTTAAGGTTAATCCCTTCTTTTTATAGAGAAGGGGTTTTTATTTACTTTCATTAACTATACCTTTTAAATAGTAATAAGAAACCCCCATCCGAAGACAGGGGTTTGATAGGTTTTCTAACTAATTACTTAATTAAGCAACGTTGAAGTTAGAAATAGCACCTTTAACCAAGTATTCTGGCTTATTTACAAATAAGTCGTAGAAACTCAAGCAACCTTTGTGGTTACGTAAGTTTGGAGCTTGGAATGTTGGTGTCAAATACAAAGCAACCCATTCAGCTAAGATGATTGCAGAATCACCTAATTGGAAGCCCTTGAAACCAAAGACAACTTGATCAGCTGCCAATGTTTTTGTATAAGGAACTGCAATTACGTTGATTGTACCATCACGCAATGTACCTGCTAAATATGGACCAATTGGTTTCTTAGCTTCTGGAGCAGCTTTAAAGCCTTCGATTTGTTCGATAATTGGCAAACCTTGAGTAGCAGAACAGATGATAAAGTCAACAGTTCCACGACCTGCTGTTTCTTGGATAATACCACGAGCAGAAGAAATAGTTGTTGTATATGAACTATAACGTTGTGCCAATGTCAAGTTAGTACCGTTAGCTGAGCAGTCAAAAGTCAAAGATGGATTAGCAACTGCAGCATCAGATACTGCTTTAACTAATGCCAAGTCACGTTCCCAACGAATTGTACCAGCTAATTGATTTGTGATCAATTCATCTGTATCAATTGCTAAGTGAGCGTTCATGACTAAACCTGCAGCAACAGAATATGAACTCATCAATGGGTGTTCCTTAGCCAAGATTGGTTGGTTAGGAATATCGAATTGAATCTTACGAATCAAATCTTCATCGTGTTCTGTATCATAAGAAGCTGTAGCATTCAATACTGTACCATCAGCAATAACAGCTGTATCCAATTTCAAAGTTGCAACACCTGTTTGTGCATCAACTGTACCAGATACGCCCTTACCGATAACTACATATGTACCACCAACACCATCCAAAGATGTGTCTAAACCGTAATCACGAGCAACTTCTTTACCATCAACTGTAACGATAAATGAACCTGCACGTACTTTTACTGTTGTGTTTGCTTCTAATGCTGCTGTTGGATTCAATGTAGCTGCACCTGCTGCTGTTGTAGCTGCTGTATAAGAAATAACACCTTCAGTAGAATATGTACCGTCAGTTGCTTTTTCGAATACAATATCACCTTCTGCTACGTCTGCTGCTGTCTGGCTGTAACGTGTCTTAATTGTAAAGATTTGGCCAGATTGACGATCCATAGCTTGAATGTCTGCAATATAATTTGCAACCATCATTGGATAAAATATATTAACGATATCCAATACTTGTGGAGTCAAAGTTGAGACGCCTGGTGTTAACATTGTGTTAGCTGTAGCGTTGATAGCATCTTCATGTAAGATATCTTTGCCGTCTGTTTTCATAACGTAGTCAGCTGTATTTTCCATGATTTGGACTAATGTAGCTGCTGCATATTTAGCTTCTTTGGAATCAGATTCTAAACCTTTAACCAAATTTGGGCAACGAACACCTAAGTTAGATTCTGCTAAGAATTGAGCTGCGTGTGCGATACCGCGGTTCATTTTGACATTGCGTTTAGCTTCTGTCAAACCTTGTTTTTCGATTGTTTTTAAAATTGACATTTTATTTATCTCTTATATATATGTATGTATATCTGTATTTTATACTTGTATTTAATTTTTGTTATTGTTAGCGTATAAAATGAATTGATATACTGTTTTATTTGTATAGTAATAAAAAAATACCTATCTTTATTTATGATAATCGGGACTAATATTGCGATAAGGGATTAGACCGAGTATTGTTGGTTATAGGTATTCATCTACACATTCCAGATTAGGGTTGTTTCTATAATTAATAGAACTATAAGTTTGGGATAGTTAATACATATTTAGAATAATTTTTATTAATTTTTTTCTTATATATAATATAATAACTATAAAAGGAATTGATTATGAAACAAAATCAAGAAAATTATGTTGGAAAAAAGTTTAGTAAATGGACAGTTATAGAAGATTTGGGTAGAAATAAATATAATAAAAGATATATGAAATGTAGATGTGAATGTGGAAAAGAAGCAGAAATAACTTTAAACAGTCTTAAATCCGGTAGAAGTACAAGCTGTAGAAAATGTGGAAGCACTAAACATGGACTTTCTACAGATAGGCTTCATAGAATTTGGTGTAAGATGCTAGAAAGATGATATAATATTAACTGTAATATTTATTGTTATTATGGAATGAAGGGAATAAAAGTTTGTGATGAATGGAAAAATGATTATGAAACATTTAAAGTTTGGGCATTGAAAGCAGGGTATAATAAAGAATTAACCATAGATCGTATAAATACTGATGGTAATTATGAACCTGATAATTGTAGATGGGCAACTTATAAACAACAAATATTAAATAGAAATAAAAACAAATCTAATAAAAGCGGTTATATAGGTATTTGGTATACTAAAAATATGAAGAAATGGAAATCTGATATAGTAATAGATTATAAACATATACATTTAGGCTATTATGATACACAGAAAGAGGCATTAGAAGCTCGTAATAAATATATTATAGATAATGGGTTAGATTACCCTATACAAGAATATATTGGGGAAATTGGTAGCGTAAAGAATTAATAACTATTTAATTGATATAGTAAAAGAAATTTAATATGGGAATATATATAGAAGCTGAGAATTATTTGCAGATGAATATACCTAGACTGCTTGGTGAATTGACTAAAGCAGATAAAGAATGTTATGGGTGTAATATATGTGTATTTGCACCTTTTGGAAAAGAATATAAAGGTTTTAGTACAGTAAGTATATGTATATTGAATATTAGGTTAGCGTATAAACCGGAGATATTAGCATATATTAGAGAAAAATTTGGATTTGAGGATGCATGGATATATAAAGATGATGATCATATATTAGATAAGTCAGGTATCTTTGGTAATCTTAATCTAGCATATAAAATACCAATAAGTTTAGTTGAGCAGCTTGCGGTATTATATAAGATAACTATTTAATTCATATAGTAAATAAAAAGGATTTAAATATGTTAATATATATACCTGCAGAGAATTATATACAGTTAAATTTATCTAAGATGCTTTCTGAATTGACAAAAGATGATAAAGAATCCTATGCACTTAGTATAAATGTATTTAAAATACCTTTTGGGGCAGAAAATGCAGATTTTTCTATGGTATATATAAGGGTAATGAATATTAAATTAGAGCATAAACAAAACTTTTTAGATATACTTAGAGAAAACTTTGGGTTAGATCCTATGTGGTTAACTAAAGATGAAGATTATATATATGAAAACGATGAAACAATAGCAAATTATAATTTAGCATATCAAGTTCCGATTGGTTTAATTGAAAAGTTAGCGCTATTATATAAGTTAGCTATTTAATTGGTATAGTAAAATATACAGTAAAATCAAAGACTTAGACTTAGAATGTTTAAGTTTTTTAATTTTTTGAATTTTTTGCTTTACTTTTAATAAAAATTAATGTAAGATTGTAATAACTCAATAATGAGTAATAGTAAAAAGGACATGGAAATGAATAATGAAAATGTAATTTTTAATAAAGAAACAGTAGATACTGAAACTTTAAAGAAGTTAGGCATAAAATCTACTACAAGTACTTTGAACTTAACGATACATGAAAAGCGCGTATTGGAATTGTTTAAAGATAAAGATACTGAATTGACTGTTGTTGATATAGTGTTGGGTTATTATAATAAATATACCAAAGACCATAGTAAAGAAAAGTTGATAAACCGAAATTACATGGGTTTAATTGTTTATAGAATGGCTCAAAAGAAGTTATTAAAAGCAGTTAAAAGAGGTGTATATAAACTAATTTAATAAAAAGATTAAAAATGGAAAATAAAAGTAAAAAAAGATATTTATATATTGCAACAAATCCATGCTTATATGGATTTATTAAAATTGGTATAACTAATAGTATAAATGGTAGAAAAGCTACTTTATCAAATACTAGTGTGTTAGAAGATTTTGAATTTGTTGCTTTATTTGAATGCCAAGATGCTGAAAAAAATGAAAAAGCTTTACATAAAGCTTTTGCTGCATATAGACATTATACCAGAACTGGTCGTGAAACAGAATTTTTTAGTGCAGATAAATTAGATGAAGTTTTAAGTTTTGCTAGAACATCTTTACCTGGAAGTAAAGAAATTACACCTAATTCTACTAAAAAACGCCGTAATAATACTACGTTTGCTATGTTGAATATTCCAATTGGTGCTAAGATTTATTATATGAATTGTCAATTACCAGCATGTACTGGTATTGTAATGCCAAAGAATAAAGTTCAATTTCCAGGTTTCGATAAACCAGAAAGTGTATCAAAAATTGCCGGTAAATTAGCACCTGCAGATAAAACTAATTCTTTAAATGGTTATCAATTATTTTATTACAACAATAAAACTTTAGAAGAATTAAGACCAAACGAGTAATATAATCAAGTCAAAAAGCTTAGATAGAAATATTTAGGCTTTTGACTTTACTATTTAATAAATATATATTATAATAAAAATATATTGGGGTTAATAAATAAAATGTCTAATTCTGGAAGATTTATTAAAGGACATAAAACTTGGAATAAAGGCCTTTTTGGTTGGCAAGGGGCTAATGCTACTAGTTTTACTAAAAAAGATATTGAAGCTAGACGTATTATTGGTAAGCCCAGAAAAGGTCGAGATGGTATGGTATGTAGTAGTGAAGAGAAAGTACCTGTAAGAAGCCGTAATGGTAAAGTATATATGCACCAGCGCAGAGTAAGTTATAGTAAATGGCTTATGGAAAAGGAATTAGGTAGAAAATTAAAAAGCAATGAAGTAGTTTATCATATAGATGGGGATAAGTTTAATAACGATTTAAATAATCTTGAAGTTATTACTAGAGCTGAATTATTAAAAAGAAATGGTAGGAGATAATTATGATGACAGATACAGAAATTGCTACCGCAATAGTTTTTTATCTTTCTAATAAATTGAATATTAATGCAATTCCACAAGATTATACTAATGATATTGCGTCTATAAGTCTTAATTATACTCCAAGTGATAAGGTTTTTAGTGTAGCATTAGATATAACTCATCATTTAACTAGTAAAGAAAATATTAATGAAATAGTAGAAAGAAATATAAAATGGTTTAATAATGATACAAAACGGAAATTAGGCTTAGATAAGCCAAGTCGAATATATAAAGATCTTATAAGTCAAAGTTGGATGCTTGCTAAAGTAATATTAATGTATGATTTAACAGAAGATATAGAAAATACTTTACTTGTATTATCTAAAATACAATAATTTGTTTTACATTTAATTTGTAGCAAGTTATTATTTAAATAGATTAAAAGGTCATTCTATGATATATAATAAAGAATATTTTGATATTGAAAAACTTTTGACACACTATATTCAAGATGAATTAGGTGAAACAAAAGTTAATTTTCATATTAATTTTGCAGTTAAAGATACTTTACCAGAGCCTTATAATTATAAAGAATATCCGCCTTATATTAGAGTTGCTATAAGATCTAATGTATTAAATATAGAAGCTCAGTTGTGGATAAAAAATTGGTTTAAAAATACATTTGGATTAGATAAACCACATTTAGAAAGGGAATATGCGCATAGTAGTAAAGAAATTTTATATGAGATTTTATATAAAGTACCTGAAGAATTATATGATAAATTAAAAGTATTAAGTAAGATCAATTAGTTATGAAGACAGATAGAGATTTTTTGATAGAAGCTTTAAGAACGTATGTGGATACTAATGTCCGCAGCTGTTTTTATTGGAATAGTTTAAGTAGTTATGTATATATTACAGATATATCTGAACTTAAAGTTAGAATTGAATTATCTTTTGGTATATCAAAGAATAAATATCTTAAAAGTTTTCGTAGATTTGCTATTAATAAACTAATTGAAAATTTAGAAAAAGATTTAGGTATTAAAAGTAAATTCAAAACAGATGTTAAATATAGTGAAGCTAGAATAATTGAAGATACATGGGGTTCAAAAGTAAATTATTGTGATATTAATGTTAAATACTTAATACCACGTGATTTATATAACAAATTAGAAATTTTAGCTAAAATAGATAAAGAAAGTATTATAGCTATGGCAAATGAACATGTTAAATGTTCGGAGGTTTTAGTATGAGTAATTTCTTTGTACCTTATGGTAAATGGGTAATTTGTCATGCTTTAAAAGATTATCTAGAAAGTTTAATTTTTCCTATTCCTAATACTGATGAAGCAATTCCTGGTAAATCTTTAGGAATAGCAGATATAATTGTAGGAACTGTTAATGCTCAATTAAATAATGTATCTATTGTAGTTTTATTTCATAATGACTGGAGTCCTAATAATTTAGAGTTTGAATTAGTAGAAAAACATCTTAGTAACTTATTAAAAGATTGGAATAAAGTTATAGATTTTAAGCACAACGGTATAGAGTTTATTGGTAATACCGAGTTAATGACTAATTTAGGCAATTTTTTAAGAATGGGTGGATATATTGTTGTAAAATAAGCTTAAAATTTATATAACAAAAAGTTTATTGTTTTTCTGCTTTACTTTTAATATTTTATATACTATTATAATAATATAGTTAAAAACCAAAAGGGGTAAAAATGGCAACAAATCATAATATGACATTAAAACAACCTTATTTTAATTTGATTAAAGAAGGTAAAAAAACTATTGAATTACGTTTATATGATGCTAAAAGACGTAAAATTGAAATTGGAGACACTATTACTTTTCAAAATGGTGATAATTTTCATACAGTACAAGTAAAAGGCTTTTTTACTGCACCTACTTTTAAAGAATTGTTTAGATATATTGATCCTAAATATGCTGGATTGGGAACTGTTGAAAATGCGATTAAGATTATGGAACAGTTTTATGATAAAGAAGCACAAGGTAAATTTGGTGTAGTAGGTATTTGTATAGAAAATATATAATAAAGGATTTTAAATGAGTACTATTTCTTATGAATTATCAAATGTCTATAATCCAAAGCATGAACCATTTTATGGACAAGTTGCTTGGTTAACTAGAGATATTTTGGACAGTTATGAAGGGCATTGGGATTGGTTACAATATAAATTCTTTCCGGGATTAAAAGAAGGTAAACGTGGGTATAGCTTTGCAATAGATCCATATTCTAAGCAAGTAATTACTACTAAAAGAGGTATTATTCCTGTATATACCTTAGCGGGTTGTGCTTTATTAAAAGATGAACCAGATGAAAAAAAATTATGTTGTTTATTTGTAGATCCAAATTATAGAGGTCAAAAAATTGCAAGTAAATTGATTGAAGATAGTTTCGAAGTATTGAAAACGAATAAACCAGTTATGACAGTATCTCAACAGAATTTAAGTATGTTACAGAAACTGATTGATAGATATGGTTTTGAATTAACATCAGTTAAAGAATCTGTATACAAACCTGGTATTAAAGAATATTTTTATAATGAAGGTTTAGCTAGATAAATTAAAAAGGATATTAAATGTTAAAAAATAGTAGTATTGAAATTATTAAAAACGCTTTAGAAACAAATAATGAAGAACATGTTGCATTTCTTTCACAAAGATGTATTGAATTTGTTGATAAAATAAAAGAAATATGTAAAGACGATGAAGAAGGTCCTGAAAAAGAAAGAGTTATTTCTATATTAATAGATAAGTGTTTAGCTGTCATAAGAAGCGATATAGAAAAAAGGATAAATGGACAAAATAAAGAATTTGTGTCTAAAATGTGTGAAGTTTTAGCTAATGTAAGTAGGAATGAATTATTAAAAAATCAATAGTTTTAGAATTTATTCCAAGGTTTACCGTTTTTATCAATATAAGTAAAAGGTCTAACTTCTATAGAATAATCTATTGGATATCCTACTAGAAAATTATATTCATCGTCATATTTAAGTAACTTTGAATATATTTCTTTTGTGTCAGGTACTGATGGACCAGCATATTCTGAAAGATCTTTATGAATAAGATTGGCTAGAGTTTTTCTAGCTTCTTTTTTATTTTTATATAAGATAGCCTCTTCTTTAGAATTCACCCAACTACTACCATTATAATAAAGTGTAGGACCAGGAATATCTTTTGCATTTTGTTTTAATGCATATACTTCATGCTTTAATGTGATATATTCTTTTAAAGTATTTTCTAATAACGATCTTAGCTTACTCATATAAAAATCCTTGATTCTATTCACTTATAATAGAACTTAGTTACAAAGAATTAAATTTTTTGCTTTACTTTTTAAAACGATTATTGTATATTTAACATAAAATAAAGGTATTAAAAATGGATGAGCAATTAAAAAAAGCTGTTACACAATTATTAAAAAAAGATTTTTCTCTTGATTGGATTTGTAATTCTTTAAATTTAAAAAGAGAAGATGTATTAAAAGCTTTTTCTAATGATAAAAAAGGCAAACCTAGTGTAATCACGAAAGAACTTAAACAATTAAAAACTTTAAATAGATTACAAATAAAAGAAACTAAAGCTAAATTTAAACAAGCCATTATTAATAGAGTTATAGAAACATATAAAAATTATCCAGAGTTATCAGTTAAAGAAAAAGCTATTAAAGCGGGTATAGAATTTTCACGCTTTACTAATATTTCACATAAATTAGGTTTAAAACAACCTCAATATATACCACCTTTAGAAAAAAGAAAACAAAAACAGGCAATTAGAGATATGTATAGTAAAGGTATTTATACATATCAAGCTGTTGCAGATAAATTTGGAATTACAAGAGAACGAGTTCGTCAAATTGTTTCAGATATTTATACAGAGTTTAAAGCTCAAGGCAAAACACATAAAATTGTTAAAAAAGTATTGTGTGGTAAAAATTCACCTTCATATAAAAAAAGTTTAGAAAATTATAATGATATGATTAATGTGTTTAAAATTGCAAAAATACATTATAATAAAAGTATATTAAATTTAAATGAAATAACCATTGCTTACCATAATTTGTATGGTAAAAAAAAGAAAATTAAACCTAGTCATTTGATTTGGGCAAGTTTGTATAAATATATAAATAATAATGAATTAAAAGAAAATGGTGTAGAAATTAAAAGAATAGATAAAAATAAATATACTTTATTAATAGACAAACCTTTAAATAAAGAGGAAATTCCAATGATAGAAAATTTGTTTACAGTAAGTGAAAGTGAAGCAAAAAAATTAAAATTGTCTTCTTATACTATAAATATATATAGAAGTATGGAATTTTTGCGTGTGTTTTGGATTGCTTTAAAAGATTATAATAAAGATAAATTAACATTAAATGAATTAACTACTGCTTATTATAATTTATATGGAGCTAAAAATTCAGCTAAAGTATTAACCAGAAAACAAATTAGTACAAAATTACATAATATTCGGCATAGAGAAAATTGTAGTTATATAGAAAATGTCAAAAATGCCAAAGGATTATATAGATTAACCGAAGCAGGTAAAGATTATGCTGCTAAAATGTTTAAGTAAAGGAGTAAGATATGTTACCTTCTAGTGAAAAATATTTAATGCAAAGATATGAAAAGAAAGAAGATTTTGAATATTTACGCGGTTTAATTGATACTTGTATAAAAGCTTATAATGAAATATCTAAAGAATTAATTAATGGTGAAATAACCATAGATGATAAAAAATACAGTGAATTTGATTTACGTATGGGTATGGTTCAAGCTTGCATGGGAATGATTACAGATAAAGCAGAAGAAATTAAATGCAAACCAAATCCTGAAACATTAGAAGATATTAAAAAAGTTTTAACTAATGAATTAATCAGTGAATTTATGGAAGATTAAAATGCATGAATTAGAAAATACTAGATTTAAAAAAATATCAACCTCTTCTGGTGATTGGCTTATTTATGAAAATGGAGATGTTGAAAGTTATAATATTTTTAATTTTTATTATTCTATTCATCTATTTTGGCCGCCTAAAGAACAGCCTATTGTGCTAAGTGGAAAATATGTAGAATTTCCTCATTCGGATTATTTAGTTTATGATAATAATAAATTTAGTTATTTTAAACTTATTAAAAATCCTGATACATTTAATTATTTATCACCAATGTATTATGAATTGGTTTGGGAATGCGATAATAAAGATTTAATTAAATTTTATATAAAATTAATAGATTCAGGTTTAACTATAGATTCAGTAGTATTAGAAGAATTTTTAAATATGGCAAAAAAATTAAAGGCCTAATTAAAGGCCTTTTTCTTTTATCTTACTATATCCCAGAAAGAATACTCTTTAGTTCCTACTCTTATTACAGTAAAATTCATAAATGGAAATTCACCAGATCCAAAGAAAGCATGATAGTCTGCTTTATCATATAAAGTAATTTGATCAACAGCAACTTTATCTAATTGTCCATTCATTACCAATTGTTCTTCCATATAAGGATCTTGTGCTCCTCTTTTATCCTTTTGTCTTTCCAGATAAGTTACAAATCTATCCCATAAATCTGTTACACAAGTTTCAAACATTAAATTTTTAGTATTAAATGTAATATTCTTGTGTGTATTATACATATTACGAAATACAGTATAATTATCTAAGCAAGATAAATTAACTGGATATTTTTCTGAATCTTGTTTACGTTGATGGAAAATTTTTATGAAGTTTTCACAAAATTGTTCTTTACAAACAGATATGACATTATCAATATCATAATCTTCACGAAATGCCCAGAAATCGAGGGCAGTAGTCTCTTTTAACATTTTTTACTCTTTTAGTTCCGCCACTTGATATTATCGCATGGAAATTATGAAGTCGCAGTCATTGCTACTTCTTATTATATAGAACATAAATTTTATGGCTTTACATTATAAAATATTTAACTTATAATAAAAAATGTAAAATAAAGGATATTTTATGAAATTTGAAAAAGAGATTACTAATACATTAAAAGTTGGTATATTATTTCAACTTTTACATAGGCATCTAATACGTGATATCGAATCTGAATATTATAAGCAAGCATATGAAGAAATGCTAAATGGTAATGCATATAGAATTAATTGGGGAATTAAAGAAGATGTACATTTTGTATTAGCTTTACGTTTAGGTAAAGGTAATGAAGATACTCTTTTTTCAGCAGAAAAAGATGGGGATAAATTAATTATTAATATTTGGTTATCTTATTTAGAAAGTTTAGTCTTATATAGAGAAATAAACAAAAAAGCTTTTATAGTACGTAGAATTGAAAGTTTATCAAGTATAATTATTTGGTATATGCTTTCTTTACTGAATGAAGACAAACAAAATATAGATTATAATTCAATTAATTTTGAAAAAAATACAAAAAAATTCTTTAATTTAAATAAAGTAAAGACAGCTTTTAATGGAGTTATTTCATTATGTTTATTATGTGATGATAAAATCATAACAAAAAATACACCTAAACAAGAAGTTGTAGATGTAATAAAGCAAACAATGGAAAATGATGCTATGCTTTCAGGTATAACTAAGTATTTGGAATCTTTAAATCAATCAGGTTATGATGATTTAGTAGAATATTGTGAAGAATTATTTGAAAAAAATAAGGAGTAAATTATGAAAAGAATTATTTTAGGGATATGCGATTATTTTAAAGATTGTCGTCATGATAGATTAATGAAAAAAGCAGAAAAACTTAATTGTAAGTTATATGAACCAGCTTCTAGATTATTTAAAAAGAATATAGTTGGTTATGTAGTATCATCAGAATGGAAAGAAGGACCAATGATTTACTATATTTTACAACGATTTATGAAACGGAAAAAATTTTAATTTTTTGCTTTACTTTTTAAAAAATTACGTTATTATATATAATAAGTAAAGTGTTGAAACGGTAAGTTATTGTTTTCGTCATTTTTCTGATGTGTCTATAAACGGTTGTACTTTGTATAGTTTGTTTTTAGTCATAAATTTAATGAATGCTTTATATATTAAGCTAGCAAAAATATATAAAGTTAAACAATGATCGCTATAGGGGTAACCTCCTTAGGATTAAATATCTGGATAGATATTAAAATCCGCTCCTATTTAGTGGAATTGAATTCATTTATCTAACATCAATTGTAATTATTTTTTATACTTTAAGCTTCTTCTTTTTGAAGAAGCTTTTTTTTGTTTTACTTTTAATATTTATTTGTTATAATATAAATATGGCCAGTGAAGGTAATACATTTTTAAGAATAAATTTTCCATCATTAAATACAAGTAAGTTTGTTGCTGCTTTGTATGATATGTGGTATAATCCTACTACTCCAATTCCATATAAATATGAATTAGATAAAATTACACATGATCCTAAAACTAGTATAATTACATTTAATTTTGTTGCTACTTTAGGTAATTATCCTTTTGTTTTAAAAATGATAGATACACGTATTCATGAATGGTTTAGTTTTATAGAAGAAAAATTAGGCTTAGGCTATAATAATCTTATTGAAATGATTAAAAAAGAATTGTCTGCGGATAAATTGAATTGGGAAATATCTTTTATGTATAATCTTCCAAAAGACAAATTAGATCGTATTGAAATTTTATTAAGAATGGAAGGATATTATAAAGAAAATGATTCTAACATGGCATATATGTTTAAAAATTGTACAAATTTAAAAGAGGTAAATTTTTCATCTTTAATGAATATTAGCATTGAACATAAATAAAATAATGGCTTTACATTGTTAGAATTTTTATTATAATAAAAATATAATAAAAAGGTTTAAAATGATAAATACTTGGAATTATAGATATAGTAATAATATGTGGTATGCATCTCTTTTTGCATTTAGACATCCTATTCGTTTTATAAAAGAATTTAAGGATAATATGTATACTTGGCCTTCATTGGAAAATACAATTCGTGAAAAATGGATGAAGTTATATAAAAGATTACCATTTCAAAAGGCTTGTCGTTGGTTAGGTTCTGAATTAATTGAGCGCGTATCTGATAGTAAAATATTAGATACTTTTGAATGTAGAACACGTGATGCAAATACTAAATATTATTTTGCAACATGTCATTTTGGTTACATTAAATTTGAAGAAAAACAATACACTTATAAAGGTAAAGCTTGTAATTTATTTATGGACTTTACAGTAGCCGGTTTAGTTGGTGATGAATCTGCTAAAACAAAAGCAGAACAAACTAAAACTAAAGTTAAAGTACTTTATAAAGGTTGGGTATTTTCTAAAAAGAAAGCAGAAAAAGTATTAAAACAAGTTATTAAAAAGAATCCTAAAATCTATAAATCTGAATATCAAAATTATCCAGAAGCTGCAATACCATACTTAGTGGAATATCCAGAGCATATGTTAAATCTTTTGAATACTGGTAAATTGCCTTGGAATGATATAGATAGTAAGCATTTATGTGATATCTATAATAATAGCAAAGATAATATTGAAAAGCTTTGGTGTTATGTAATGTATTTGTTATCTTGTAGAAATGATTTTAATGCACATGCTGAATTAACAGATATAGCTTCAACATGTGATTGGTACTTGTTTAATAAAGCTAGAATGAAAGATCCTATAGTAGATGCACATTATGCTTTGTTAATGAAACAAGGTAAAGAAAAACAGGCTAAAAAATATATAAGCTTAGTAAGAAAAGATAATAAAAATTATAAAGAAAGTTCTATGAAAGAGATTAAAGAAAAAATTAATAAATTAAAAGAGTATTATTTAAATATGCCTTTTAATTATTATAGAATTTAAGGAGTATGAGATGTTTGCAGCTATAGAAAATAAAGTAGAAGATTGTAAAATAGTTTGTACAGGTCAATCGAAAGGTCAGGTTAAGCGTATACTTTGCCAAATGGGTTTAGACTGGAATCAATATCGAATAATAGATTTGGATGCTCCAGATATCTATAGATAAAGGAAATTAAATGGGCTTTATATTTAGAAAAAGTTTAAATTTAGGCTTGTTTCGTGTTAATTTAAGTAAACATGGATTTGGTTTTAGTTTTGGTATGCCTGGTTTTAGAAAAACATATGGTAGTAATGGTATAAATCGTACTACTTATAATATTCCAGGTACAGGAATATCTTATGTTAAAACAAGTAAAAGGAAAAGTAAATGAAAACTAGGACAAAATTAAATGTAGCAGAATATCTTGAAAAAAATTTAAAAGATGATCCAGCTAAGGAATTAATATTAGAGTATATAAGTTATTTAGAAAAAAGAGCTGAATCTTTAGATAAAATTAGAGCTTCCGGTAGAAAATATATAGATAAAAATAAAGAAAAAAAAGCAGAATATAATCGTATGCGCTATTTAAAAAGAAAAGAGGCAAAAAATGAAAAATAAAAAAATTGATAAATTATTTGTACAATGTGATTGTGGATCTGAATATATAGTTTTAGAACCACAAGATATAGATTGCTTAGAATGTGGTTTGTATATGGGTGTTTTAGCAAATGCTTATCATAAACCTTCATTTTGGCATAGATTTAGACATATTTGGTATACATTGAAACATGGTAAACCTTATACAGATCAGGTATGTTTAGATTTAGACAAAGTTAAAAAATTAGAAATGTATTTGAAAAGTTATATTGCTATGGCCGAATTAGATAAAAAGTATAGAAATAAAAAAGATAATAAATCTAATATGATTTTAATTTATCCTACTAAAAAAGGAAAATAACATGTTAGAATTTTTTAAAATCTTAGGTCTAACTATATTGGGTATTATTGCTTTTGTTATAATTGCGTTTTTCGGCATATGGTTATTACTTTGGATATGGCCAATTATAATTATAGCTTTACCTATTGCTTTAGTTATTTATTTAATCCAATTATATAAAATAGCTAAGCCAACAAAGAAAAATAGAAAGAAATAAAAAAGGAGTAAACAATGAAATGGAAAAAGTTTTATTTTGTACCAAATAATGGTTATAATATGGATAATGAAAATGTTACAGATTTTATATTATCTGCTTTATTTACCGGTGCATTGTGGATTTTGTGTTTAATTCTTATTTTTGGATCTTGGTTTACTGTAGCTGAAGGTGAAAGAGCCATCTTAACTACTTTTGGTAAAGCTTCGAATCATATATATGAAGCAGGTTTACATATCAAGTGTCCAATTATTCAAGATGTAAAAACTTTTGATATTAAAACGATTCGTGCTGATTATAAAACACAAACTTATACAAAAGATATTCAAACAGCAAATATTACTGTGTCATATTCATATAATTTGATTAGTAATGATATTATTGAAACATATAAAACATACGGTAATCAATGGCAAGAACGTATTTTATATCCTAACTTAGAACAAGCCGTTAAAGCTGAAGTGGGTACATGGAATGCAGATCAAATGGTTGCTAATCGTGATAAAGTAGCAGATAATATTTTAAAATCACTACAATCTCGTATGATTGAACATAAATATCCTGTTACTATTACAAATTTTCAAATGATTAATATTGATTATTCTGATCAATTTGAAAAATCTATTGAAAAGAAAGTAGTTGCAGAACAAGAAGCTTTAGAAGAAGAAAATCGTACTAAACAAGTTGAACAAAAAGCTAAACAGCAAGTTATTAGTGCAAAAAGTGAAGCTGAATCTATGCGTATTCGTGCAAATGCTTTAGCAAATAATCCAAAATTAGTTAATTATGAATTTGTTCAAAAATGGGATGGTAAATTGCCACAAATTATGACTGGTGATTCTATGCCAATTTTAATGAATTTAAATAAATAATTATTAAGGAAAAAAAGGCGAAGTTATGTTATTTAAAACATTTGATAATGGATTAGTTTTATTATATGAAAAAAATAAAGTTAATAATAAAGATGCTTTTCATGTAAATGTTTTAACAGGTAGTGCTTTAGAAGAATCAAATGAAAAAGGAATTAATCATTTGGTTGAGCATTTAATGTTCAAAGCAAGTCATAAAAGAACGACTAAACAAATATCTGAAGAATTAGAACAACAAGGTGCTATTGTTAATGCATGGACTAATTATGATAATGTTCGTTTTCATTTTGAATGTTTACCAGAAAAACTTGAAAAATGTGCTGAAATATATGCAGATATGTTGTTAAATAAAAATATTAGTAAAGAAGAATTTGAAAAAGAAAAGTCTATTGTATGCCAAGAAATTGCTATGTATGAAGATAATTTTGAAGCAACAAATGAAACAAATTATTTTCATGAATTTTTAAGTATGGAAGATGTGGCTGGCTCTATTAAAAGTGTTAAAAAAATTACATTAAAACAAGTAAACGATTTTATTTATAATACATATATACCAAGAAATATGGTAATTTCTGTATGTTCACATTTATCATTTCGTAAGATTTGTAAAATTGTTGAAAAATATTTTGGTATAAAACATTGTTATCTTTCTACACAAAAAGATATGCGTAAGATATGGAGTGAAAAAGCGGCTACTGCTTTTAATTTAGATATAAAGAAAAAATCTCCATATAAACAAAAGAAAAATACTGCACAAGTACAAGTATTACATGCATATTATTTAAAAGATATTATGACTACACCAAGAATGTTAACTATATTAGAGGTTGCTTTATCAGGTGGATTATCTGCGCCTTTAATTAAAGAGATTCGTGAAAAATATGGTATTTGTTATAGTATTTATGCAGATGGGGTTGTTTTATATCCAAATCAGTTTAATAATAAATTACCACAAATTATATTAATTAAATCAAGTACAGAAAAGAAACATTTAAAACAATATTTAGCTGCAGTAGATGAAGTAGTTAAGAATTTACCAAAGCTTATATCAGATATTGATATTGAGCGTAGTGTAAATACTCTTCGTACTGCTGGGTTAAAAGCAACTGATATTGCAAGTACAAATTTCTTTTGGTATTTAAATCCAAAAACTTATCTTTGTAATATTTCAGCTGCAAAAGAAAGTGAACTAATTAACAAATGTGCAAATGATATTATAAGAAGTTTAGCTCAACGATTATCAGTTGCAGATTGTGATATTAGTATTTTAGGTAATATTTAATTAAGGAGTAAACTATGAAAAAACTTATTATTACCTCAATTATCGCTTTAACAACAACTTGTGGCTTTGCTTCAGATTATTATATTCCACAAGAAACTACATCTGAAGTATTTACTCGTCAACAAGTACAAGTAACTAATGATTGTTATGGTTCAGTATGTAATAAACGTGTAGCTATGCCTTCATATAAAATGGCTCCAGTTACAGTTCATACTGGTCGTACAGTTACAGTTAAAGATCATTACGATGTGTATCAACCACGAGTAGTTTATGACAAAGTAGATAGTTATACAACTACTAAAACATGTACATATTGTGATTAATCAGAAAGGGATAAATGTTAATAGGTATTTATCCCTTTTTCCAAATATAAAAGTAAAGGAGGATATTAATGTATATAAGTTTAAAACAAAATAAAAATTTATTATGTGAAGTTGGTATATATACAATAAAAGCAGATAATATAATAGCAAAGCCTTGGTCAGTATCTATACATTCATATATTAATATAGAAAATTATTCAAATGCTTTATTAAAAATTTCAGAAGAACTTCAGCAAGATTTCATAAAAGATTTTAAAATGATCCAAGGTTTTAGGCAAGATTATTTTGAACAAATATCTAAAGAGTTTCCTGTTCCAAATTGCTATGATTTAAGTGATGAAAATTTAACTAAAGATGAATTTAAGATTATTTGTATAATTAGAGAAAAAATACAAAAATTAGCAGATAAATGGAATATGGAATATAATGAAGATTAAAGGAGTTAAAATATGACTAAAACATATAAAAAAATAGAAGTTGAAGAAATCAAAACATATAAATGTTCTGATGGTAAAATTTTTAATACTAAAGAAGCAGCTGAAAAGCATGAAAAAATTTTAGCAAATCCAGATTGTAGAATTGAAATGTTAGAAGAAAGAATTCAAGATTTGGAGATATTGGTTGATTCATTGCGAAATAAAGTATTAGCTTTAGAATTTCATAGACTTAATCCAGCAAAACCTCATCCAGATATTGTAGGTCCACAATGGCCACCATATCCTTATAATGAACCGTTGCGTTTTGATGAAGAAGCTAAAAAAGTTAAATTACCAGCAGAACCCGGTAATGTAGTATATGATTCAGTAGAATTATCTAAATTATCAGATGAAGAATTAATAAAAAGAGGATATAATGTAACTTATGCGGGTCATAACAGATCGATTATTCCACGTGTAGATTTAAGTACTGTTTGTGGTAATGTAACTACTCCACCTGAATATATTGGTAATCCTTTGGATAATCAAGATTGTGGTTCAAATTGTGGTAGTAATTCAGGTATATATGGGAATAATAAATGATAAATAAAATTACTGCTTTACTTTTGTAAAAAATGTACTATATTATATAATGTATTAAAAAACTTCATGTTTTTATACATTTTTTAAACTCTGAATACACTCTAAATCACCAGATTTTATATTTGGTGATTTTTTGTTTTACAATTATTATAAAAAATTATATAATATAAATATAAAGAGGTAATAAATGAAGATCTTGTTAGTTTTAAGAGGTATTCCAGGTTCTGGTAAATCTACTTGGATTAAAGAAAGAGATTTAGAAGCATACGTTTTAAGTACCGATGCTATTCGTTTATTATACTCTTCTCCAGAACAAACTATAAAAGGTAAATATATTGTTTCTAATAAACATGATAAACATGTTTGGGCTTTCTTTAAAGAAAGATTAGAAGATCGTATGAAGAATGGTGATTTTACTATATTAGATGCTACACATACCAAAGAATCTTATTTAAAAGATTATAAAAAATTGTGTAAAGAATATAATTATCGTATGATTATTGTAGATTTTTCTTCTGTTGATTTAGATACTTGTAAAGAAAGAAATTTAATGCGGGAAAGTTATAAACAAGTACCAAATGAAGTATTAGATCGTATGTATAATCAAATAAAAGTACCATTACAAAATAAATATGAAATTTATGATTATAATGAATTTCCTAATTTAGATAATTTTGTATATAAAATAGATGGTAATAAATGGAAAGAAGTAGTAATATTTGGTGATATACATAATTGTTATGATCCAATAAGAAAATACTTTGAAGCATCTCCAGAATCTGATCAAAAATTATACATCTTTATTGGTGATTATTTTGATCGTGGTATTCAAGCTAAAGAAGTATTACAGTTTTGTTTAGACCACTGTGAAAAAGAAAACTTTGTATTTTTACAAGGTAATCATGAAATATGGGCTAAGAATTATGTAAGAGATGGTGAAGCTGCTAAAATGACACCAGATTTCAAAGATTCTTTAGTACAGTTTGGTGAATTAAAAGATCAATTAAGTAAGTTTACTAGAAGATTAAAAGTAGCAGTAAATGTTAGTTTTTACTGTCAGGGTATTTATCATAGATTTTCTATTACTCATGGTGGATTAAGCTTTCCTTTAGATTATCGTACTTCTGCAATACAATGTATTAAAGGAGTAGGTGATTATGATGATTTAGATGAAGTAGAAAAAGCTTTTGGTAGTATTAATGAAAAAATGACTATGCAAGTATTAAACTACAAATGCTATAATGTACATGGTCATCGTAATGTAACTAATAATCCAATTATAAGTGCAGACGGCTATAGTATTAACTTAGAAGGTAAAGTTGAATTTGGTGGTAATTTAAGAATAGTTGAATTATCTTATACAGACAAAATGAATATATTACCAATAGAAATACCAAATACAATTTATAACAAAGATATACAAATTCCTTCTAGTAGACATGATAATCCAATTATTCAACAATTGGATAGTAGTAGTTTAATACATAAAAAAGATTTGGGTGATGGTATAGTTTCTTATAACTTTAGTAGAGAAGCTTTTTATAGCCAAAAATGGAATAAATTAACTACTACAGCGAGAGGCTTATTTGTTGATACTAAGACAAATCAAGTAGTTGCTAGATCTTATCCTAAATTTTTTGAAGCAGAACAGCATCCATCTACACAATGGAGAAATTTAGAAAAGACATTAGTATTTCCAGTAACTGCTTATTTGAAAGAAAATGGCTTTTTAGGTATTGTATCTGTATATAATGATCAATTATTTATTGCATCTAAATCTACAAATCAAGGCGAATATAAAGAAAACTTTGAGCGTATATTAAAAACACATACAAATATTGATAAATTAAAAGAATATTTAAAAGCTAATAATTGTTCCGCTATATTTGAATGTGTAGATCCACATAATGATCCGCATATTATTGAATATGTCAATGAAAAAGTTGTATTATTAGATATAGTACAGAATGATTTTACAGATACATTTAAATCTTATGATGATGTATGGGAATTAGCTAAACAAATAGGATGTAAACCAAAAGAAATGTGTAAAGTATTTAATACCTTTGCTGAATTAAAATCTTTTATTGAAGCATTTGATAAAGATTTTCATGAAGAAATAGAAGGTTTTGTATTTGTAGATCAGAATAATTTTATGATTAAATATAAAACACCTTTCTATAAATTCTGGAAAGACATGCGTAGAATGAAAGAATATATTAATAAAGGTGATAATGATAAATATTTTGCCGCTAAAAATGTAAAGTCTGAACAAACAAATTTGATGAATGATTTGTTTAGTTTTATGACAGGTATTAAAAATGGTGGTATTGATTTAGATACATTATCCATTATTGATATTAAAAACAGTTATTATAATAAGGATTAAAGGAGAAAAGTATGGTAGAAAAAATTACTTGCCCATATTGTGGAGAATCTTTATATAGGCATCCAAAACAATATATATTAGATAAAGAATATATATATTATTGTAAAAAATGTCAACAAGAATTTAATAAAACCATAACAAATGCTGAAAGACTGAAAAAGTTCTTGTATAAGAAGTAATTAAAGGAAAATAAAATGAATATGGAATATATACCTTCAAAGCCAAAAGGTCAAAATGGATATATTAGTGATAACTTAGCTGCGTCTATAAACAGTGCAATAGCTTGTGCTAATCTTAGTATAAGCCATGAAGAATGCGTACAAAGACTAAATGAAACAGAACAATGTAGTAATTGTGCTCATTATGGTTGGGTAGGTAATTATAATGCATGCGCTGATGGTAGCTGGTTTAAGATTTTAAGAGATGGCCCGTTATCAGTAAGTTATTGTGGTTGGTGTAGGCATTTTGTAAACAAATCTTCACCGGAAGGTAAAGCAATTCAATATTCAAAATATAAAAAATGGTTATTAAAAGGCATGGGATTTCACAATGAAAGAGAATCAAGATAATAAACAACCACAACAATCTTCTAAAACTTTATTTTCTATTCCTTTGAATGGATGTTTATCAGTAATTATTTTATCAGCTCTAGCTGTTATAGCGGTTAAGGGTTGTAAAATGATGAATATGAAATATGAAGAACAAAAAGTCCAGCATGAAATGTATATGGATAGTATTAATAAAGTAAGAAATGATACAATAAATTATAGAGGTAAATAAATGAATAAACAAAAAGGAGTAAAAATGTTTCACAAAATAGCACAAATTTGTCAAACTATTTTAATTGCATTTATATTTGTTTATACTATATTATTAATTTGGTCTCCAGATGTATTTGCTGATACTATAAAGGGTAAAGCAAAAGTTATTGATGGTGATACTATAGAAATACAAGGCGAAAAAATTCGTTTACAATGTATTGATACTCCAGAAAGTTCATATCGTGGTAAAATTCAATATTGTTTAGATAATGAAACAGATTGTGGATTTTATGCTAAAAAAGTATTGTTAGAAACAGTTAGAAATAAAGAAATTGTCTGTGAATATACCAAAAGAGATGTATATGGTAGAATTCTTGGTATGTGTCAAGAATATTATTGGAATATAGAATGGGATTATGAAGGTACTTTAAATTATAGAATGGTTACAGAAGGTTATGCTTGGTGGTATAATGGTGGAAAAGAATGTAAACCGTTCAAAGAAGCAATGGAAGAAGCACAGAAGTATGAAAAAGGTTTATGGTGGAGTGGTTATGGTGGATTTAAAGAGCCTAAACTTTGGAGAAAAACAAGGAGTAATGATTAATGGAATATGAAGTTATAGATTTAGAAGAAGCACTAAAATTACTTATACAAGGAAAATATGTATATTATCCAAGTATATATGGTACAGTCTTAATGCAACAAATAGATCCAGAATATTGTCCTAAAGATTCTTCTTGGTCTGAGATAGCAAATTTATTATATTATAATCCATTATATAAAAGAGTATATAAGGAGGATTAAATGATTAGATGGTATAAAGGAACAGATCCAGTAGAACCAGATGAAAGTAAACAGATATTGTTTTATGCTGGAGGTAGTTCGTTACCTTATCTTGGATTTTATTATAAGCATAGTGATAGATTTGGTGATTGGAAAGCAGAAGATGTACAAAAATGGCAATATATAGAAGAGATATTAAGTTTAGCTAATCAAGCTCCAGAAAAAAGATATACTTTTAGTGCTATGAGTTTAGGCTCAAAGCTTTATCCAATGAAAGTAGAAGGTCCGGGCTCAACAGATTATTGGTGGACAGATAAAATAGAAGAAGCTATGACTTGGCCAGAAAAAGAAATGGTAGAAATTATTGCTAATGAATATTGTGATACAGAAATAGTAGAGATATAGTAATGACTTGTTTAAAAGATATTAAATATTTAACTAAAAAGAAGGTTTTATCTTTACAACCGATATATTATGCACAGCCGGGTTTAAATATCGGGAATAAAAGAGGAAAATGGTCTGTAATAAAATTAGAAGGTGAAAAATTAGAAAAGGCACTTGATAACTATTTATTATATAATGATTATTTATGTTTTACTACAGAAAAAGAAGCTTTAGATTTAATAAAAGGAAAATAAAAAATTGGAATACATAGAATAACTTCGGAGTAATAAAATGAAAAAGTTTTTACAAAATTGGTGGAATAAAATAGATAATATTCTTTATTTTCAATTTGTTTTTTCATACAGGTATATTAGTATATCTTTGAAAATTTTTGATTTAGGATTTAATTTTTCATTTTATTTACCGATTACGTTATATAAGTTTAGGCAGATAGATTTTATAGATTATAATTCAAAAGTAAAAAATAACAAAAGATATTTACAGCAATTATCTTTAAGTGATAGTTGTCATACAGGCATTGAAATAGATATACCAAAACCAATTGGTCATCATGGTTTGACATTTGAGATTGCCCTGCTTGGTTTGTTTTATATATTTAATTATTTTGATATGCGGGAATGGGATTATAAAACAAATAGTTATAAAGAAGTAAAGGAGAAATAAATGGGATATAGAAATTATTTTGCTGTTATAGAAAAAGAAGAAGCTGATAAAATTTTGAATTTATCTCACGAAGAACAAATGAAACTTACTGCAAAGCAAGTAAGAGAAGAATGGTCTGGTTGTAGTGATGAAGAAGAAATAGTTGCTAAGTATTTAAAAGATGATGTAGTAAATACCTATGCACTTAGAAATTATTTAAAACCAGAAGAAATAGTAGAATGTGGTAAATATTTTGATTATGATGTTGCACAAAAAATAAAAGAAGATTGTAGAGACTATTCAGATGAAGATACTGAATTTTGTATAGTTAAACCAGAAGCTTTATTGATTTGTGCAGATTTTTATAGAAATAATACTGTTAAATATTATGAATCTGTGATTAGATCTTTTGATATGACTGATGAAGAATGTTTAGAAGATAAAGATATGGGTTACCGTAGACCTAATTTAGTATCAGCTTTTCGTCATCAAATATATGATTTGAAAGCATTAAAAATAGATAAAGAATCAGTATTAAAGCATAAAACATTGATAGATACTTGGGAATATGAATATGATATGTTTAATATGTTGCATATGTATAAGAATATAGATTGGGATAAATATTATTTAATTTGGCAAGGTTATTAAAATGAAACGCTTTTTAGTATTATTTTTAATGACTTCTTTGTGTTTAGGCTGTAGTTTACCGACACCTGGAGTAAAACCTACGCCTTATACAAATGATAATTTACAAGAAAGTGATATAAATAGAGATAATTTAGATGTAGAGTATAAAATCCCTATAGATATACTTATATGGGCAACTGAAAAAACTATAAAATAAAGGTCATTTTGATGGCCTTTTTTATTGCTTTACTATTATAATAAATAGTTTATAATAATATAATAAAAGAGGTAAAAAATGAAAAAGCAAAAGTTACCAAACGATTTAATTAAGAACATTTGTATGATTAATTCTACAAGTGGGTTGTTTCAATGTATGGATGAATGCGCTAATAATCCAGAATTTAATTTTGAAAATCCATTTGATAAAAAAGTATATAGTTTTTCAATTAATGATTGGTTAGATATGCATTTTATTATTACCAAAGAAACAAGTACTCCGGCTTTTCCGGTTTATTTAGATATTAGTACATGTACAGATATTAAACAATTAATATATCAATTATTAAATTCTAAAGAAGATACAATTGATTATACTATTTTAACACTTTCTTTTTGGAAAAGAGCTAGTAAAGAGGTTGTAAAAGAATATGGGTTATTTGGTGATGATCCAGTATTTTATCAAGGTTTAAAAGTAACAAGATGGTTTGTACCTAATATAAAAAATTATCAAATACCTACTGATGAAATGATAAATTCAGTTAAAAGGATATAGTTATGAAAAATAAAACAATATTATGGTTATTATTAATTTTTTGGGCAGCGATATTTTTTGTTGCAGGAATTATAAATGCTAAAGCAGAAAATTGGGTTACTTCACCAAGTAAAATGTATATGCCAGGAAATATTTATAATACAGCAATTATAAATAGTACAAATACTGTAAATACTACTTCTAATAATAAATTTGATAGTTGTAAAAATCCAGGTACAGTAAGAAAAATTATAGTAGATAAATCTGATAAAACTTTACAGCTTTTAGATGTTAATGGATGTATAGTTAAACAATATGATAATATTCGTTTAGGTAAAAATGAAGGACCAAAGCATTGTGAAGGTGATTCTAAAACACCAGAAGGTATTTATCATATTATAGAAAAAAGAAATTCTAAGTATGTTAAATTTTTAGCCTTGGATTATCCACAAGCTAAAGATATTAAAAAAGCAAAAGAATTAGGATGTAAACCAGGTGATTCGATTGGTATTCATAGTTGGATTGAAGGTTTACCAAAAGAAGGTTCACAAGGTTGTATTACTGTATGGACTAAAAAAGATATTCTTGAAATTAATGATTTAGTTAGTGTAGGTACTGAAGTAGAAATTAGGAAATAACTAATGCAAACTAATAGTGAAAAATTTACCATATGGAAACGACAGTTTGAAGATGAGATTAGTACTTATTTAAATACTGTTTGTGAAAAATTAAGACTTACAATGAGTATTAGTTGTAATGGTAAATATAATATTGATATTCAAGTATTTGGAGTAAAAGATAAACTTGACTATTTATTAAAAACAGTTAAAGATCATAAAGTGTGTACATATCTTACTATGGAAAATATTGATAGCCAAATATCACCATATATGGCAATGACTTTGCATTTTAAAGAAAAAACAGAAAAAGAATTAAAAGCTAAACTTACTCTGTTAAAAATTTTAATTTAAATTAGAAATTTTAATTTTACTTTTTTCTTTTTTTATGTTATATTTTTAATATAAAAAAGGAGAAAAGATGCCTAAGAAAAATTTTCAATATAAGCAGCTTTCTGAGGATGTCTGGTATACAGATAGTTTGAAAGGTTGGTTCATCGTTAAGGATAAGCAAGTATATGTTTTAAAGAAAGGTTCTATTATAAGTGATGATATGATTGAATTTGGAACCAAGATATTTAGAACATATCAAAGACTTGCTGATGCTAAGGTGGGACTTGAAAATCTTCTACGAGATAGAGTAGAAATGATAAAGAAGCAGGAGGACCTTTTCAATGAATTACAAAAAAATAATAAAATCGATAAAAAAGAAAATCAAACGAGTATTGACTACGGACAATTGGATAAAGAAGCCGAAAGACTTAAAGCGAAATGGGGGCTTAGGTAAAGAATATATAATTGTTAATAAAAATAATTTTACAGAAGTTATTTTAAATCATTTAACAAGACATTTATATGATATAACCGTAACATTTAAAGGATTGGATTTTTATGAATTAAATCTTTTAATTTGGGGTGATGAAATGCATAATCTTAGAAAGCTTTTACCTTTTGGAATTAAAATAGAGGATATAACAAGTACAAAAAAAGAATATACAATAATAGTAGTAGAATTATCAAAAGATTTAAAAGAAGCATATATACAATTAGATAAAACAAATTTTCTTCTTTATGTAAAGAATTTGTTAAAAGGATATTAATATGGCAATAAGAGAAATAGTTAATCAAGATAATGAAATTCTTCGTAAAATTGCAGATCCAATAATAGAATCTGATAGGGTTGATATTTCTCTTGAAAATTTAATTTATGATATGGTTCAAACTGTAAAAAGTGTAGATGGTGCGGGTTTAGCAGCACCTCAAGTAGGAATATCTAAAAGAGTTATTGTTGTAAAAGATATAAATAAAGAAGGAAATTTTTTCGAAATGATTAACCCTGAAATTATTTGGACATCTTTTGATAAGCAATATGAATTTGAAGGTTGTTTAAGTGTATTAGGAAAAGATGGTAAACCTATTCATGAAAGAGTAGAGAGATATAAAAGGATAAGAGTTAAATGGGAAGATGTTGATGGCAATTTACATGAAGAATTAATCAAAGATCCGTTAACGAGTAGAATTATACAGCATGAAACTGATCATTTAAATGGAAAGTTGTTTACAGACTATTTACAAAAGGAGTAATATATGTCAGAAATGTTACATTGTTGTGATAAAGATTTGAATACTATTCAACCTTATGATAGAGATGTAGTACATAAAGAAGGTATTTGGCATAAGACTTCTCATGTATGGTTTTATGATCGAGAAGGATATGTATATTTCCAAGTAAGAGCGGATGCAGATAAATTATATACTACTGCTTCTGGACATGTATTAGCGGGTGAAGATCCTAAAATGACAGCTTATAGAGAAACAGCAGAAGAAATAGGTATAAATATAAATACAAATAATTTAGAATTAATAGAAATAGATAGCTGGAAATCAGATACAGAAACTAAGCATGATCATGCATATGCTTATATTTATTTATATGAAATTGCAGCAGGATTTATTGGTTTTAGCGTTAATACTACAGAAGTAACTGATATTATTAAGATTAAAGCCGAAGATTTATTAGGATATTTATTAGGTTTACCATTTGAATGTGATCAATATTCGATTTGGGAAAGAAAGAATTTAAAACATAAAAAAGATTTGTTATTAATGAATGGTGAAGTTGGTATATTAAAATATGGTAGAATATTACAAGCTATACATAATAGGACTAAAAAAGAGGACAAATAGGTATGCATAATTACAAATTTGGTGTTACACCTGCCGAATTAAAAGAAGCAAGAAAACTTATTATTCAAGATATTAAATCTAATAATAAAGTTAATAATCCTATTTGTAATATGACTCTTCAAGATTATTTTGATATAATTAAAGAATGTGTATTGGGTTCCTGTGATGAAAATGGTATAATAACTGATCCATATACTGGTTGTTGGTATAGTGAATCAAAAAGACAAGATATGAGAAAACTATCATCTATAGAAGTTGCTAAAGCTTGGATGGATGGTAGAGGTTTATTTACTGAACATTTTAATTCTCAATTATGGGCTGATGAAAAACATCAAGGTAATTGGGATAATATAGGTCAACATGACCAAAATCAATGGTATCATGAAGATAGACTAAATGATCCATTATGGTTTAAAGAATGTGTTCAAGTTATAGGTCATGCTGGACATCCTACAGAAATGGTAACATGCGGTAATTTTAATCCTTATGAATATGAACCAAATAAATGGTGTATGAGATTTGGAACCTTTAGTAGGAGTAGTTATTATATGCTTAAAGGTTATCTATATATGAAAAAGAAAGGTATATCGGTTTTTATAGATGGTGCTAAAGAATATCTTACAATTAAACAAAAAGGAAAATTAAATGGCAAATATTAAAGCAAATGCATATGCAGCGGAAAGATGTAAAACCCCATTGTTTAAACATGAAGATAGAAGATGGCATGTTGATTATGTTGAAAACGATAAATGGACAGAGAAATCTTTTATGGACCCAGAAAAAGCATATGAATTTTATTTGAGTATTTTTCATAAATTAGAAAAAGAATATACAAGAAAAAATAGAGAAGGTAAAGGTAGTAGATAATGGATAAAATACCAGCAATTTTTTGTGATATAGATGGTGTAGTTACGCATAAATTTGCTATTCCTAATTATGATCATTTTGGTGAACCTAATGAAAAGATGATATCTGTAATCGAACAGCTTGGTCAAAAGTTTACTATCGTATTCATTACAGGTCGTTGGGCTATGGGTCAAGAAAAAGTAGAAAAATTACTTAATGAACTATTTCCAAATATTAAAAAGAAAGTATTTTGTAAACCACATGATTACCCCGGTACTACTGCTGAATTTAAACTCGATATGATTAAAAAGTTAGAAGAAAAAGGCTATGAGTTTAATTTAGGCTTAGATGATCACAGCGCAGTAGTTGGTTTAATGCATAATCATGGTATATTTATGGCACAAGTATTATCAGATTAAAACAGAAAATAAATGCTTTACTTTTAAGAAAAATAGTTCTATAATATAATTATTGTAAAAAAATAAGAAAGGGTTTATACGCTTTCCTCTGTTTTAATAAGGAGTTTTTGTGAATCGGTTAAATTCTCAATTTTAAATAAAATATTGAGGAGGTATAAAATGAACATGGTTAATCCATCTGCGAATAAAATTATTTTGGGTAGTTATCCAGGTTTGGTATCTAATTTACGTAGTGAGTATTATAGTCATCCAAATAATAGTTTTTGGACATTATTAAATATTCCTACTAAAGATAAAGATGATAACAAAATTTCTTATATAGAAAAAATAAAAAGGTTAGCAGAAAAAGATATTGGTGTATGGGATGTATTATCTGCTTGTTCTAGATTAGATAAAAATAATAAAGAAACAAGTCTAGATAAAAATATATCTTTACAACAATATAATAATTTAGAAAAACTAATTAATAAAGATCTATATTTTAATGGACAAACTGCTTTTAAAGAATTTTCTAAAATCGTAAAACAACAAAATTTATCATTTGATTTAGATAAATTACAAAAACATGTTTTACCTTCTAGCAGTGGTTTGTATAGAAATAATCTAGATAAAAGAAAAGAAATATGGAATAACTTTTTTAATTAGTAACTAATGGGCGAGCGCCGGAGTCGGAGAGCCGGGGCAGACTGTAAAAAATTGCAGCCTTATATAGTAATATATAAGTGAAAATTTGGCTAAGTCGGGGAAAGCTAAGTTAAATGATATGCTAATCCCGAGCTAGGAGAAATCCGAGTGTAGAGACTTTACACCAGACATCTTATTGAGATGAAGAGAAAGTCCAGACTACAATGTGAAAACAATGTAGCAATGAAATCTGTTGTCTTATGACTGAGTTGGTTCGACTCCAACCTCTCCCACCACAAATGAAATCCTAGAACAACTGCTATGACATCTTAGTAATGTTATCAGCTCTAGGTAAAGATACAAGGGGATGAGTTAAATTCGACAGTATATTTTTACTGGACTCGGTTTCAATACCGATATCTCCACCATAAAGTTTGGTGATATTTAGTTTATTACGAATAGAACATTTGGTACTAGACCAAAAGAAGCATAAGGGACATTGCAATATCACCGATACAGTTTACTAAATAATTACAAAAGATTATTTAATTGACTGGCATGATAAATGAACCAGCGAACGATAACTATAAATTAAGTGCAATAGCTGCTTGATTTAAATAAAGTTATCAATCGGAGCTGGGTAGAGCTTGGCAACAGAATCTACCAAATTTATTTGCGGGCTTAGCTCAAAAAGTATAGAAAAATATTTGGCTCGTGGGAATGCATAGTGTGTTCACCTGACTGTCACTCAGGAAATCAGATGGGGGCGGTACCCATACGAGTCGCCATAAAGTTTGGGTAAGTAGTGTGAAGTATAGCACACAGCACACTGGGCTGAAGTGTTAGGGGAAGTGCCTAACCAATAATCCCACCCTCAATTTAGCTGAGACTGCAGTAGTAGGCTAAATCCCTTGACTAACGTTCCTGGTCAGAACGATCGTCACTAGTCGATAGTAGTCGGAGTTTAATGCAGGTGTGACTTCGTTAGGTTAGGCCAACTAAATTCTGCATTTTTAATGTTTATACTTATTTCGAGTGAAATAGTCTCGAATGTATTGGTGTTCGACAATACAGCTTGCTGTAACAAGTCCAAGGGAAAGAATAGGAAACCTGAAAGAGCTCTAGTAAGGTGGAATTGGAAGTATAAATGTTTACTGTTGATATACTTTTATGTATATTAATTTCGGGTTTGATAGGCCGGTTAGCTTGTACTCTTACAAGTCAGTGATCTAAATTCCGGGTCTTACTATCATTCTCCGCTTAAATTCCTATTAGCATTAGCTAGTATGGATTGCCAGAATGTAGAAATGCATTTTTGGTTTTTGGGGTAAAGTTTCAACTACTGATTGGACACCTCAATCCGAACATCACGGAGTTCAGCTAGTGATGCTCGACTGAACATATTTCTGGGCCTTGACCAATGGTCGAGGATTTGCCGAGGCTTTTGGTGTTATTGAGCCATCGTAGAGAATCAAAACACCTTTATATTGGCGTGTAGCTCAACGGCAGAGCTTTCGGCTGTTAACCGAATGGTTGTCCGTTCGAATCGGACCACGCCAGCCATGTTTCTGGCCCCATCGTCTAATGGTTAGGACACCGCCCTTTCAAGGCGAGAATCCCGGTTCAAATCCGAGTGGGGCTGCCAATTTATTGGAGCATAGTTTAATGGTAGAACCCGGGATTTTGGTTCCCGTTATCTTGGTCCGAATCCAGGTGCTCCAACCATTAAGTTTTACAGAAGTGTCTACTATTAGTTACGTATGAGGCTATAAAGGTAGGAATACGTATCAAAGACAGCCTACTAATAAGCACGAAATAATTTTGGTAAGACTTATTAGAGGAAAGTTTTTCTTTTAGCATTGGCTAGAAGTATTACCTGAAAGTTAATATGAAAAAGTTATTAGCTTTCTTGGTCTATGCTTGTTTAGCTCAGTTGGCTAGAGCATCTGCTTTACACGCAGAGGGTCAGGAGTTCGAGTCTCTTAACAAGCACCAAAAAATTTAAAAAAAGGAAATTAATGAAAGCAATTTGTCCAAAATGTGGAATAGAATTTGAAAATGATACAAATCGAAAATTTTGTTCAAGAAAATGTGTAAATAGTCGTAATATTTCACAAGAAACAAAAAAGAAAATTTCAAATAAAATGAAAGCCAGATATCAAGAACCTGAATACAGAAAACAAATTTTGAATTTAAATAGAAAATTAGGTAATCATTTACATGAAGAAAAATTAAAAAGATTTGTAAAAGCAAAAAATGGGCAAATTTTAGATATTACATATGGGGAATTAGAAGAATACCAAAAAACTCATTTGGTATGTGAAATTTGTGGTAAAACTGAAATTGCTTCACATAACATAATAAAAAAGATATATCGAAATTATGTCGTGATCATGATCATAAAACTTCTAAATTTCGTGGATTATTATGTAGTAATTGTAACAGAAAGTTAGGTTGGTTTGAAAATTTTAAAGATGAAATTTTCAAATATTTGAATAAAAAGCACCAGTAGTTTAATAGTAGAATGTAACCTTGCCAAGGTTAAGACCTCGGAGCATAACCGGGTTGGTGCACCAATGGACAGATGGTAGAGTGGCTGAATACACTGGTCTTGAAAACCGGCATACCAGCAATGGTATCGGGGGTTCGAATCCCTCTCTGTCCGCCATTTTTTAAAGGAGTGGTGGTAGAGCGGTTTAATACAGCTGATTACTAATCAGCCGAAGCAGTAATGTTTCCGGGGGTTCAAATCCCTCCCACTCCGCCATTACTTTATTAATTTTGGCCCTGTGGCGGAATTGGTAGACGCTGCAGACTTAGACGAAAATGAGTGTATCATAATTTATTGAAAAAGTAGTTCTATATCATAAGGAGTTAATCCTATGAAAAATAGAATTACAGATCAAGAAATGATTGATATTATCATTAAGTCTCAAACAATGGCTTTAGCTGCTAAAAGATGTGGTATGGCATATACAACATTTATTAGGCATGCTAAAAGATTGGGTATTTATAAACCTAATCAAGGCGGAAAAGGTACTGAGAAAAAAAGATCTGCTAAAATATCTATAGAAGAAATTTTAGCAGGAAAGTATCCTCAGTATCAAACATATAAATTAAAAACAAGATTAATAGATGAAGGATATAAAGAAGATAAGTGTGAGAAATGTGGGTGGTGTGAAAAATTAAAAAATAGCAAATATACTCCATGCGAATTACATCATATCGATGGAAATCCTGAAAATCATTTATTATCTAATTTAATTATATTGTGTCCAAATTGCCATTCCTTAACTAAATCTTATAGGTTTAGAAGAGGTAAGACTAATGAGCAACAAGGTAGGAAACTTCTCGATTGAATGCTGTCAAATTCGGTGAAAGGTTTTATAATCCTAACGCCGAGCGAAGCCTAGAAATAGGAACGTGTAGAGACTTAACGGCAGCCACCTAAGTAGAAATATATGGTGAAGACAAAGTCCAGACTACAAACAAGAAATTGGTAGTGAAAGCTATAGTAGTAAGAAAATCTGTTGACAGTTAAATGTCGTACCGGTTCGATTCCGGTCAGGGCCACCAAAAAATTTATATGGGGTTGTAGCTCAGTTGGTAGAGCATCTGCTTTGCAAGCAGAGAGTCGTCAGTTCGAGTCTGATCAGCTCCACCATAGGAAGGTAGTTCAGATGGTTAGAATGTCGCTCTGATACAGCGAAGGTCGTGAGTTCGAATCTCACTCTTCCTACCATAGTTTATGCCTGCTTAGTTCAGTTGGTAGAACGACTGATTTGTAATCAGTAAGTCGGCGGTTCAAGTCCGTCAGCAGGCACCAGAGATTAGTAGGTAATCGTAGTATAGAGATAAAAGCCTTGAATCGTATATCCAATATATTTGAATGGACGCCGTAGTCAGTAAAGGGACCTACTAAGTAAGAGATTTTGATAATAAAAAATAGGTTGAGCACATAGTGTTAACTCCAGGTTAGTCATGACTGCTGAGCACAGACCGATCATGAAGTAACATACTTGAAACGATAGAGTAGGGTTACAGTTATCAAAATAGTGTTGGGGTAGAGTCTATATAATATATTAAGCATGTTTATGCAATCCTTGGATGTTTATATTTGATTGACTCTACAACAATTTTAACCGGATATTAGTGAATGATAATTATTTATTATGCCTAATATCTATAAGTCTAAGAAAAACATAAGGAAAAAATATGTTTATTAATACAAATGGAGGTTTGATTGATACTCCAGAACGCTTAATCAATCATTTTGCATCTCTTCCTGAATATACTGATATTCAGAAGTCTTTAATTGAAGATCATTGTGCTTGCTGTGCTAAAAGCTTTGCTAGAGGTGTTGGTAAAGTTACAAAAGAAGAGGTATGGTTTGGTGCTTTAGATGTGTTTCCATATATATCTAATAAGCATGAATTTACCAATGAAGATTTTTTAATTAAAAGATGGGGTATTGATTGGCAAAAAGCTAGGTTAAAAGAAAGACCAGATGTAGATATTGATAAATCTACTAAAAGTCAATTAGGAAAGATTTTTTACGATGCCTTATTGAGAGATAAAAACGCTATTTATAAATGGCGTAGAGTAGAAGGCAAATATTTTGAATATTGTCGTATAAAATAGTTCAAATATAAAAGGGTGGGACAATTGCTATGATGTTTTAGTAACATTATCAATCCCACCCAATGAGTTTAAAATAAGAGGTAAAATCATGTCATTTAACCGTAAACAAACACCAATTGCAACAAACGATCATTGGAATTTATATTTATTAGGATTTTGTAAAGAAAATGTTCGTAAAGCTGTGTTAATTAATTATCTTACTAATGATGAATTATCTGCAAAAGTTAATGTAGGTGCAGATATTACTGGTAAAAATACACAATATACTGTAATTGAAGCGGTTGATGAAAAAACAAATCATTTAGTTGATTTTACTAAAACATTTGTTGTTCCGGGTAAATATGTTAAAACTCGTGGATAATAAATATTAAAAGTTTTGGTCTTATAGGTCAAAGACTAAAATGACGGGGACAGCCTGAAGATAGGAGGCTGCTGCTTGGATCGGCAATATAGGGTCTCACAAAATACATAAGATTGACCTCACAGTGTTTTCACGCTGATAATCTTATGGTGAGTGTATGCAAAACCTGATTGAGTTGGTTCAAATCCAGACAGTTAGGTAGGCAAGGTGTTGGAGCATGAACACACTTAGATGGGTTGCTCCTTATAGTTTTATAGGAAGGATATGATATGAAAGATATATGTACTGAAATTATAAAAGAGTTAGAAAAAATGGGATATACTGCATTTCAAATAACTCCAGAGATGTCTATTCATGAAGATTTAGGTTTAGATTCATTAGATACTATTGAATTGGTTGCTAAATTAGAAGAAAAATTTGATATTCGTATAAAAGATGATGATTTAGTAGATGTAAAAACGATTCAAGATATTGTAGATATTGCTAATAAATATTTAAAATGAGAGTTTAACCGATAAAAGAAATAGTTCTATATAATATGAAAAAAATAAATGTATGTTTTTGGCCATGCTTTCCTAGTACCTTTGGAGGTAAGTGTTAATCATACTTTTATAGAAGATTAGATACCTCCAGAAATAAAAAGCTGGAGGTTTTTTAATTGAGTTTGGTAGTTGTAGTATAATCAATACACTTCCCAATGGGGTAGAAGAGATGTAAGTAAAATCTTATCGATTACCACAGTTTATCGGAATGTAGGATAATCTGGTTATTCCGCCTGTTTTGGGTACAGGAGACTCCCGGTTCAAATCCGGGCATTCCGACCAGTTTTTGGCTGGGTAGCTCAGTTGGTAGAGCAAGGGACTGAAAATCCCTGTGTCAGTGGTTCGATCCCGCTCTCAGCCACCAATCTTGGCCAGGTGGCAGAATGATTATGCAGAGGACTGCAAATCCTTGTACATCGGTTTGATTCCGGTCCTGGCCTCCAAATCTAGGTCATTAGTTTAGTGATAAAACAAAGATCTCCAAAATCTTAGTCGGTGGTTTGATTCCATCATGACCTGCCATTATTTTGGAAATTTAGTTAAAAAAAGTATTTACAAATAAAAATAAATGTATATAATATATAATATCTACTTGCTGCCATACTAGATTTCCCAGTTACCATCGTAGTAAGTACAGCAAGTAGGTAGTTTATCGCGAGATAGAGCAGTCCGGTAGCTCGTCAGGCTCATAACCTGAAGGTCGTAAGTTCAAATCTTACTCTCGCAACCAAGATTTATAAGGTCTTGAAAGTTGGTGTCAATGCTTTCTGGATTAAATTCCAAAGACCTTGCCAGTTTAAGGGTTATTGTCGTATTTAACCAATTATTTTTGCTCTTCAATAACCCTTAATTCATTGCTTTCAAGAAGAAAACCTCGACTAAAGTTCTATTAAATATAGGATTTTTATCGGGGTATTTTTTATGTCAAAAATGCAAAAAGAATCTGTTGGTTGGCATAATAATTATCACATGTATAAACTCGTTGATGGTGTAGGGCAAGAACACTACTGGGCAGAGTCGGATTATGTGGGAGAAGGTTATGTAACTGTAACAGGGGAAAATGTCGATCAACTTAAATTAGCAATAGATGATATAAATCTCCGCATGAAAATCTTTTCTACTTTACATCGAAAATATAGAAAAAGGTGTAAGTAATATGCCTGATCCACAACCTAAAAGAAAAAGAATTGGCTTTCGGTTTAATGGTGAAGAGGATCTAGAGCCAATGAAAAATTTAAACACAGTGGAAGAAGAAGTAGAACCTAAAGAAGAAGGAAACGAAGAAGATACACAAAATAATTCAACTGTAATGTTAGAAGATTATATTCCAGGAGCTATTTATGATGGTAATGGTAATATAGTAACATATGAATTATTTAGAGCCAAACTTAGAAAAGTAAAAGCTGAAGCAAAAAGTTTACGCAGAACATCTTTTGGAAAAACTCTTCTTTATCTATCATTAGCTGCTTCTATTGCACTATTAAGTTATGGAGTATATAATAAGTATTTAAGTAGTAATGCTAAAAAAGCTACTATTACAAATACAGTTGTAAAAGAAAGACAAAGATAAAAAGTAGGTAATTATGAATAATGGTATATCGGCATCTAAATATGCTGAAGGTATGATTTGGCCTCCTCATTTTGATTCAGGTTTAAAAAAGTGGATTTTGTCATATAAAAAAGATGGCAAAGTTTGTGTATTACAATTTGATAATCCTACACTTGCTTGTGCTACATATATAACTAAGTTTAATCAATATAAAAATAGTTACTTGCAAGATTTAAGTAAGCATAAATAAGGAAGAGTTATAACATGTATGATTTAACTACCATGAAAGCTATTATGGAAAGTGATAAATATGCTTTATACATTATAAAAGAATTATCTAAAAATAAATATGAAGGTATTCGTTTAGATAAGAAAAATAATCATCAGGTTGGTGTTTATATAGAAAAAACTAATACTCCTAAACCTCCTTATAGAGTAATTGGATTTATTCAAAATAATAGATAAAAAATTAATTTAAGTAATTCGGTCATATATTATTTATAAAGTTCTATTTAATGTAATATTGGTAGTATAGAAACGCAATATTCTTATTTAAATAGAAAACTGCATTTATAAGGAAAGAATTCTTATATCTATACTACATGATATAAGAATTTTTTTTTATATTAGAAAGGAAAGATAAAATGGCAACAAAAGTAGAATTAAACAAAACATATCATTGTCAATCTCCAGCTATTGGAAGTGGTGTTATTCAAGTAATCGGTGGTTCTGTAACTTTAAAAGGATCTAATATTACTGAATATGATACAAAGGGTAAATTAATTGTTCCAGCTTTTTCTGAATTGGTAGCAACTGGTGATACTTTAGAGGAAGGAATTCATACATTAACAGGTTTGTGTGAATGGATTGGTTTTGACGGTAGTGCTACAGAAGTTTGGATTAAAATGGGTGTAGATCAACGTATCGAACCAAAATAATTATAGGAAGGAGACAATACGATGAGTTTAGTATTAGGTCAAGGTTTAATTTTTAATGGATTTGGTGGCGGCGGTTCTGATCCACATAATTTAGGTTGGTATGTAGATCTAAATGCTTTAGAAACTGCCCATCCGGTTGGCACATCTGGTGATTATGCTATTTTAGGCTCAACAGATACTGTGTGGGTATGGGATGAAGATACCATAGCTTGGGTTGATACAGATACAAAAGGTCAAGTAACTACTGTTAATAACCAAACAGGTGATGTTGTTGTTCAAGAAACATTAGTATCTGGTACTAATATTAAAACAATTAACGGTAGTAATGTTTTAGGTTCAGGTAATTTAGAAATTGCATCTTATTTAAATTTTCCTTCTAGTTGGCCAACAACTTCTGCTACTACAACTAAAGCTTTTTGTGATGTTGTAGCTGGAGATTCTACTGCTATAGAAGGTAAAATGTATTTAGGTGAAGTTAGATGGAATGATTTACCAGCAGAGATGGTAAATGCAGAAGTTACCGTTAAAATCATGAAAGGCTCAAGTGCTTCAAATAAAGTTATTTTACTTGAAATGACAAGCGGTAATCGTGCTCCATATAAATGGCAATATACATATTGGAATCAAGGTGGATCAGTAAGTGGTTGGATTGGCTTTCAACCTGAATTACCAAGTCAAACTGGTCAATCGGGTAAGTACTTAACAACTAATGGCAGTAGTATGTCATGGTCTACTGTTGATGCTTTGCCTTCACAATCTGGTCAATCAGGTAAATATTTAACAACCGATGGTACTACAGCAAGTTGGACAGAAGTAGATGCTTTACCTGCGCAAACTAGTCAATTGGGTAAATTTTTAACAACTAACGGTACAGCTGCTTCTTGGTCTGGATTAGCTCTGTCAAATATTAGTGATGTTACGGCTACAACTTCAGAAGTTAATAAATTACATGGTGTAACAGTAACAACTAATGAAATTAATTATTTAGATGGCGTTTCAAGCAATATCCAAAATCAACTAACAAATAAAGTTGTATTTAGAAAATGGACTACAACTCCTAATAATTAATAAAATACAAAAATAAAGAGTATTAAATATGGCTAAACTTATAATCGGTGAGTCTAATCCAATCCCAGCTAAAATTTTAGAGCAAAAAGTTCCTTTGCCTTTTAGTGAAATCTCTTCAAACTATGAAGTAGTAGAAGGTAAGTTGTGTAAAAGAACTACTTCAACAGAAGAACTTTTATCTATTTGGCCCAAACCTGGTGATATGGAAGGAGTTACCAATTTAGGTGAAGGTGTATTTAAAGATGCGGCAAAAAATTGGACAGCGAATCAGCGAGATGCTCTTACAAAGATAGATTTTTCTTCTTTGACTAGTCTTACTAATAAAAATGTTTTATATGATGCATTTTATACAGGTCAATATCCAAATGTAACTGAAATTGATTTTTCAAATTTAAAAGAAATAAATGTAGAAGGGGCTACTGGTAATGCGAATGGTACTTTAAATTATACTTTTTATCAGTTACGTACGACTACTTATGGAAAACCAATAACTATAAACTTTAATTCCTTAGAAAAAATAAAAGGTAAATATACTTGTTGGTATACTTTTTATGGATGTAAGGATTTATATTATGTGGATTTTCCTAAATTAAAAGAAATAACAACAGACGGAACAGGCAATGCAGCATATTATATGTTTAGTAACACAAAAGATTTAATAGAAGCTAGATTTGAAAGCTTAAAAAGAATTGAAGGTACTACGGGTCTCTTTGGTGGAGGAAATGCTTCTGGAATTCAAAAAATATATATGCCAGCTTTAAAGCAAATAGAAAATTCTAATGATATGTTTAAAAACTGCGCAAATTTAACCGAAGTTGTTCTTGGTACTTCAGATTTGATTTTAGGACCTAGTCATGAGGGTATTAATGCAACAAATGGCTTATTTTATAATTGTACAGGTTTAACCTCTATTAATTTAGATAGCGTAATAAAAATAGATGAAAGAGGAGCTTGTTGTGCGTTTAAACAATGCTCTAATTTACAGCATGTTAGTTTAGCTAACCTTAAAGAAATTGGACCGGCAGGTGGTTGGGAAATATTTCAATATTGTACATCTTTAACTTCTATAAGTTTTGATAGTTTGATGTTATTAAAGGATAATCAAGCATTATATTTAGCATTTAGAGGATGTACAAGTTTAACAGATATATATTTTCCTAAATTAGGTGATATAGATGCTCCTGCTGTTGAAGGTTTAGTTGAAGATTGTACAGATGTAAAAATACATTTTTCTAAAGATTTATATCCACTACTTATAAATAAATATGGAGATTGGTTTATTGAAAATTTATTAGCTAGGGTAAGTGGAACAAATACTTCACTTTTATTTGATTTACCTGAATTAGAAAAAGTAAAGGTTACAATTTTAGCAGATTTTGTTAAAAGAAGTTATACTACTACAAATACATTTTGTAAGACTATTATATATAATAGAGAAACTGATTTTTATGAAGAATCAAGTAATGTTGATATCGTATATGATGATAATTTAGGTTGTGGAGTAAGTACAATTGAAATATTTAAGGATAAGTTAACTGAGCAAACAGAATTATATATACATAAAACTGATAAAACAAATTATAGTATGTATAGATTAGAAGAAGCTTTTATTACTATAAAATTACCTCATGAAAAAGGTACTCCTTGGGAAAATAATATAGAAGTAGATTTACGTGCGGCAACAAGACCTTTTGATTTAAAATGTATAAGTATTGAAGTAGGCAATGAAGATATTGTACATGGTCAAGGTGGATTTATGGTTGGGCCTAACTTAGGTACTGATAGAATAATAGCATATGATGGTCATCCTGCTACTAATAATTATCGTACATTTTATGTTGGTCATACAACAAATGATTCTGATTTATATATATATTATAATTTGAGTCCAAGAGATACGTATAACTATGAGTATTTAGAGTCTTATCCATACGCATATAGTGTTAAAACTCCTCAACCTCTTTTACTTAATTTTCCTGAATATACAATTCATTCAGATTGGACCGCTAATGATTTTATAGTAGTTACAACATTTTCACCTAGCGAAGCAGGCGAATGGTGGTCACTTGCAGAAAGAATTGAAGGGGCTAGCACGCCTGTAATGTTAGCTAAATTCTGTTGTACTGATGGAAGTATAAATTCGAGTTTTAGATCAGTAAATTTGTCTAATTGTATTTCTGATAATTTATTTAAACATGGTACAAAATTACAAATAGACATTGATAGTAGATTTGAACATTATCCAGAATTAGATGATGCTTTAGTTTATATGGGTTTAGTAAAAGAACCTAATAGAAATTATACATACAATGAAGTTGTTCAATTACAGTGGTCAAATTTATTCTATCATTCGACTGCAATTTTAGATTCTCAATTTGCTGGTACTGTTAGTAATGGGGAAATATGGTCTCCTGATGTTCCGGGTGAAGGAAAGTATGTAGGCATGTCACATTCATTTTGTATAACTAAAGAAGCTTTATTATTACAAGGTTGGGTAGAGGGTGATCCATTATGGCTACAAATTGGTCAATGTAATGCTTCTAATGTACAAGATCCAGCGTCGATACAACTTTATATAAAAAATATTTTAATAAGGGAAGATTAAGATGGCTAAATTAATAAATGATGATTCTGTACAGACTTTAATTAAAAATCTTAATGTACCTACACATATAAGTGGTACAAAACAGGTATATCATGCAGATGAAAATGGCGTTTTAGTAGTAGGTCCTTCATATGAAGAGCTAGCTTCATCTATTTGGCCAGATTTTGATATGACAGGTGTTACTGATTTAGGTACAGAAGTATTTTATAGTGTATATGATAAGATAACTGATCCTAGTATTAGGAAAATTAATTTATCTTCTTTAACAAGTATTACCGGGGATAAATGTTTAACTTATGCATTTAGAAGCAATTCTAGTACACCTGGTTGTTATAATATTTCAGATATTGATTTTTCAAATGTAGTTACTATAGCAAATACAGGAACTACTAATTATGGGCCATTAGAAGGAGCTTTTCAGTATTTTCATAATAATACTTCAGGAGTACCTGTAAGACTACGCTTTGATAATTTACAAGAAATTACAGGTGCTTATGCAATATCTCAAGCTTTTCAATATACCAGAGATATTTATGAATTATCTATGCCTAAATTAAAACGAATATCAACAGGAGCGCAAGTCGCAGCAAATGCATTTAGTTATTGTTATAATTTACAAACAGTAAATTTTGAGCATTTAGAATATATACAAAATGCATATAATATGTTTATGAGTTGTCCAGAATTAACTAGTGTAACTTTAGATAATATAAGTTATATTGAAAATTGTTATGGTATGTTTAAAGGTTGTTCAAACTTAAATCACGTTGATTTTGGATCAGAAGCGGATAATCTTACATTATATGACAATCACACTAGTGGTACTGCACCGACAAGCGTGACAGGAACTACTAATGGTATATTTGAAAATTGTTATTCTTTAGAGACGATTGATTTAGAATATATACAATATATTGAAGAGCTAGGTGCAGTTGGAATATTTAAAAACTGTACTAGTTTAAAACATTATGATGATGAAGGATATGATAGATGGGGACCTCTTGAATTTACTTCATTAAAAAGAATTGGTAAGAATGGATTAAATCTAGGTTTTTATGGATGTAGTAATACTCCAGCTATATATTTTAATATGCTTGATATAGTAGAATCATATGGATTACGTTTTGCTTTTGGTAATTGTACATCTCTAAGAGATGTATATTTTCCAAAATTAAGTGATTTCAATATAAACTTTTTAGATCAAGCTTTTTATAATTGTGGTAATGTAAACGTTCATTTTTCATCTAGCTTAGCTAATAATCAAGATATATTAGATGCTATTGCTGCAGCTGGAGGTGAAAATATAAATGCAATATTTGATCAACCTGCATTACCTACCTTTAATGTAGTAATTTATACATATGAACCTGCACAAGATGGAATAGGTTTTATATATAAAGGTAAAAATTATTCTAATAATTTTCAATCAGAATGGGATTCTGAACGGTCTTGTTATAAATTTTATCAATCTATTGTTTATTTAGGCGAAGATGATAATATATATGTATATAATAAACGTACAATAGTTACAACACCTGGAGTAGTATGTATAAAAACAGTAAATAATGATAATTCTGATATGGAATTTGATTTACGTGTTCCAGATCAAGATCCTAATTTAGTTACTGTAAATTGGCAAGCAAATCAGCTTGTTAATTCAATTTTATTTAATGTTTATAATACAGCTGGTACGACACTTATATGTGGAAATGTATATGATATAACAGAAAGTACTAGTGGTGCATTTGGATATTTTACACCAAATTCTTTCTTAGTTGAAGGAGATTTTACTACATCTACTGCGGGATATTTACCACAAAGTTATTCTATAATTCCAGCACCTGTTACAGGTGAATTAATCGATATTGCATTCCAACCTGTTGAAACTATTATGACTATTACTGCTGCAGATTCTAATTTATTAACTCCAGCAATTGCAGAAGGTGATAAATGGTCTATAGAAAATCTTCAAGATTATACAACGAGTGAATATGAAGATGTAATAAGAATACATCAAGACAGTTATGCAAAAGCCTGGGAAACTGCTAAAGGTATAGAATTTACTATGCCAAATAATATAGATAATTTTATATTCACTATATATGCTAATGCAGATAGTGAAAAGAATTATGATTTTGGATATATTGCTTTAAGAAATACAATAAGTACTATACCAGCAACCACTGGTAATGCAAATGGTACAAATGTTAAATATTGGAAAGATTCTTTAGGTATATTACTTATGAAAGATACAGATAATCATAATGGTTGTAATATTCAAGAATGGAGTGCAACAGCTACTAGAAGTCAAATTGAATCACTTTTAGGTAGTGGTCCATATTATATACAGATAGGATTTAGCCAAGATAGTAGTACTACTAAATGGACAAATTCTTTCTATGTAAAAGAAATAAAAGTCCAAGGTTATTAAAGAAAATTAAACAAAATAAAACAAGTTCTAACTATAGAATAATAAAGTGAAGGAAAGTAGAAAATGCCAAATACATATACAGATACCGCAGTTGCAAGTCTTGTTATAAACAAGATGACTCAAGAACAGTATGATGCTTTAGCTGAAAAATCAGATACAGAGTTATATTTGATTGATGGTGGTGAAACTGCAGTTTATGCAGAACAAATGATAGAAATGCCTAATGCTGAAGCTGCTAAATTGGGTAATATTATACAATATGCAGGTTTAACTGATCAAGATTACACAAATGGTTATTTCTATAAATGTAATATTACAAGTGGTTCACCGGCATCTGTTACTATAACACAAACGATAGGTAGTAGTTTAAGTGATTTAGCGGTTAATATTACTACTTTTGAAAACTATGTGCACCCTTCTGGTGATGAAACAATTGATTTTGAATATGTAGTAATACCTGGTACAATGAATTGTGTAGATACAGCAGGTGAAATAGGAATTGCTTGTAATAATGTAGATGAATTTATTGCAGGACTTGCTACGGCGTGTGGTTATACAGTAGATCTTACAGTAGAAAATCTTAATGATTCTAATTCTATTTTTACCTATTATCCTAATAATGCATCAGATGAACGTTTGACTTGGAATATGGGTAATGGTAGTTGGCTTCCAGACACATTGTTAGCTTATTTTAGTTTTGCTGAAACACCTTTAAATGATATTAGTTGGACTACTTCTCCAGTTACACAAGGTTCCTATTATTGGAGTGATGGTTTTGATGAAGTAAATCTACTTAATTATGGTATTGTATATTCAGGTACTCCAGTAGGTGGTGATGAAATTGAAGTAGATTATGTTGCTTCAACAGCTGTGTATAGTTGGGTACAGCTTAATGTACAACCGGGCGTAACAGTTGTAGATAATTATGGTTCAACTTCTACTACTTCTGCCTTGTCTGCAAATATGGGTCATGATTTAAATGAACGTTTAACTTCAGTTGAAGGTCGTGGTCGTTATTTGTCAACTTGGGATTGTACAACTGGTTTAGCCGGAACAAATCCACCGGAATCTCCATATACATATAAAGCAGGTGATTATTTTATTGTAAGTACTGTTGGTGTTACAAATTATAAACCAAGTGGTAGTAGTTATACAACTGGTGTAGCTTCCTCTACTGTTGAAACAGGTACAGTTAAAATAAATGATACATATCAATTTGATGGAACAAATTGGACATTATTAAATAATACAGCTGGTGATGTATTACCTTCACAATCTGGAAATAGCGGTAAGTTCTTAACAACTGATGGGACAACAACAAGTTGGGGTGAAGCATTAGTTAATAAAAGATTAGCTTCTCAAACTGGTGATTTAGTAATTGGTGATAATGCTTCCGCAAATGGTGCGCAAGAAGGTGCTACAGCTGTTGGTCAATACGCACAAAGCGGTTCAAAAGGTACATCGGTTGGATATGCTGCATCAGCAAGTTCTCGTGGTACAGCTATTGGTAATAATGCACAAACAACTGATACTTATGCTACAGCTATTGGTATGAGTGCTAAAGCTACTGCAACTAATGCAATCCAATTAGGTGTTGGTGCAAACGGTGCAGATGTAACTAATGCTAATGCAAATACATTTAAAGTCGGTAATGCAAACGGTAATTTTGAATTGATGAGTGCAGACGGTACAATTCCAGAGGCTCGTTTAGCAAGTATGAGTGGTGTTAGTGCAGGTCAAGGCTTAGTATTAGATAATAATTTAAATGCAGTATGGGGAAACATTGATCCATTACCATCACAATCTGGTCATGCTGGTAAAGTATTAACTACAAATGGTGTATATACATCTTGGACAGAATTAATTAAGTCTCCAACTACTGCTCCTGTATTATTAGGCGGTACTGGTGCAGGTGCTTGGGATAGTAGTACAAATACTCAAACTGTAACAGTACAAGGAGTAACCTCTACTAATGCTATCTTTATTAGTCCAGCACCCGCAAGTTCATTGGATTATGCAACAGCCGGGGTGATTTGTACAAATCAAAATTTAAATAGTTTAACATTTAGTTGCAATACAATACCTGTAAATGATCTTACTGTTAATGTAGTAATTTTAGGATAAATAGGAGTATACAAATATGACACTTATAAATAGTTATGTAACAGCATATACACAAGATATACAAGTTACTACAATGCCTACGGCAAATGCTGATAATTTAGGTAGAGTAGTACAATTCGTAGGTACTACTACTAGTACTTATACAAATGGATACTTCTATGAATGTGTTTCAGATGGTGATCCTACACCTACATATTCTTGGACACAACTAGATGTACAACCTGCATCTGGTGGATCTCCATTACCAAGTCAAACAGGTCAAGCAGGTAAATTCTTAGTAACAGATGGTACTAATGCATCTTGGAGTGATGTAACAAATAGATCTAAAGTTACTTTAAGAACATGGTCAGATCAACAATAGCATATATATTTAGGAAATAAAATATGCTTAGCTATTTAGCACATGGTACAAAAAGAGTTTCTCTAGCAACTATTATTAAAGTACTCACTATACCTGCTGGTGTAGCATCTCGTATAGTACAAAATTGAGTAGTAATAGGCTCAGTTTGAAATAATAAAAATTTTAAAATAAAGATATAGGAGTAATAGATATGGGAAAACTTATGATGGGAACTTCAGCAATAGCACCCGCAGTAACTTATGTGCAAGAAGTTGAAGGTATGCCTTCCTATATTCCAACCTCTAAGGGTTATACTTTTGATAATAATACTTTAACTAGTTATGATTTATTACACAATCAATATAGTACTTATCCAGCTAAAGATATTGGAACAGATATTTTATCTCGTGCATTTTCTAAAGAATCTTCAAATGAAATGGGGGAAGTTAGTTTTAATGGTGATCCTAATTTAGTAGCTGTAGATTTGGATTCTTTACTTACAGTTACTGGTGATAGAGCAATGTATGCAGCTTTTGCAGCTTGTGAAAATTTGGCTACTATTTCTATTGCAAATTTAAAATCTATAAAAGCAGATTCGGTATTTGCAAGGGCTTTTTGTGGTACTTGGCAATATATGGATGAAGAAACTTGGGAAGAAAAGCCTGGTATTCATCCTGCATATACATCTTTAAGTTTTCCTGAATTAGAAGAAATTGAAGGAGATAATGTATTTGAATATACATTTTGGTGTTGTGAAAATTTAACAAGTGTTACCTTTCCTAAGTTAAAAAAGATCACCGGTGATTGGGTATTTAAATATACATTTGGTTATTCACAAATACCTTCGATTGAATTTACAAGTTTAGAAGAAGTAAATGGAGACCGTGTATTTAGTTCTGCATTCGTATATAGCGGACAAACTTCACCTGCAACTGGAGGTAAAACAGGTCCTGCAATTAGAGTTACTTATCCTGCATTAAAGAAAGTAACAGGTGACTATACAATGTATAATACGTATAGTTATCGTGGTTCAGATATTACTACTTTTGCATTACCTAATCTTCAATATGTAGAAGGTACCTGTGCAATGGGATCTCTTGCTTCTAATAATGTAAATTTAGTTAATGTAGACTTAGGTAAACTTGAAACCGTTAAAGGTGATAATGCAATGTCATATTTCTTTTCGGGTTGTACAAGTTTAACTGAGATATCGTTTCCATCATTAAAGAATGACTTTGGTACATATAAAACTCAATTTAACAAGATGTTAAATAATTGCACAGGTGTAACAGTACATTTTCCAAGTAATTTACAAAGTGTATTAAGCTCATGGTCAGATGTAAGTAGTGGATTTGGTGGAACAAGTACAACCGTATTATATGATTTACCAGTAACCGCATAATAAGGGAGTATAAATTATGGGAAAAGTAATGTTAGGAACTTCAGCAATAGCACCTTCGTCAATTCAAATTTATGAAATGACTAGAATGCCAGCATATATTCCTGTAAAGATTGGATATGAGTTAGATGAAAATGATAAATTAATAGAAAGCCCAGATGCTGAAATTAATTATAATTGTGCACCTGCTACTGATTTAGGCGCAAATGTATTATCAAAAGCCTTTGGATTAGGAAATGTATATGTAACCGAATATGACTATTATAAAAAAGGTAATCCATATGTAAAAAGTGCTAATTTTAGTACTTTGACTCAAATAACCGGGCAAGCCGCTTTATATGAGGCTTTTTATGCATGCGAAAACTTAGAAAGTGTAGATTTTAGTAATTTAGTTACAATTAATGCTGATTCTGCTATGGGTTATGCTTTCCAAGGTAGAAATGCACAAAGTTATGATGATGGTTATGGTAATACAATTGTAGTTCCAGCTGAAATACCTGCATTTACATCAATATCTTTTCCTAAATTAAAAACGATTCGTGGTAATTCTGCAATGAGTAGTACTTTTAGTAATTGCTCAAATTTACAAGTTTTAAATTTAAGTGAATTAGAAGTAATAGAAGGAAATTATGCATTATTTGATATTTGTGGCGGATCTCATGCTTGTGTAATTCCAAATTTAGATAAATTAACTACACTTAGTGGTCAATATCTATTTGGGTATGGACATAGTGCAGATTATGTAAACTATGGTTCATTTATTGATTGTTATTTTCGTACAGGTACTACTTTTAGTTTACCTAATTTAACAACAATATCAGGAATTGGTTGTTTTCAATATGGATTTGCACAGTATTGTCCAAATCTTCCTAATATGACAACGTTTAGTTTACCTAAATTAACAAGTATAACAGGAAATCAAGGCTTTTATTATTGTTTTTATAAAAATGCAACAGCTTTGACTACTGTAGATTTACCTTTATTAGCAACATTAAATGGTACTTATATATTTAGTCATACTTTTGATAAATGTACAGCTTTAACTACTTTAACTTTTCCTTCACTTAGTAGTATAACTGGAACAAATGCGTTGGCTAATATGTGTCAAGATTGTACGAATTTACAATCATTATCATTTCCAGCTTTAACTACTTTAAGTGAAAATACAATCTTTAATGATATGCTAAAAAATGTGACTGGATGTACAGTACATTTCCCTGCTTCTTTGGCATATACGATAAGTAATTGGTCATCTGTAAAAAACGGTTTTGGAGGTACTTCAACAACTGTTTTATTTGATCTTTAAGCTACCGTTTAAATAAGGAAAAAACAAGTTCTAATACATAAAGAAAAGTAAGGAATAGGAATATGACAGCAACTTATACAGACGTTCAATTAGATAATTTGGTCATTAATAAAATGACCAAACAACAATATGACTCTTTACCACAAAAAAGTGATGAGCAATTATATATTATTACAGATGATGATAGTTATGAAGTACAAGTAAGTACTATGCCAACAGCTAATGCATCTAATGAAGGTAGATTAGTCCAATATATTGGTACTACTACATCAAGTTATACAAGCGGTTATTGGTATAAATGTATAGGTGCAGGTAGTCCAATTGTATATTCTTGGGTACAAACAAATGTACAACCAGCCGGCTCTTCTCTTCCTGATATGACTGGTCAAAGTGGCAAATTCCTTACAACAGATGGTACGGATGCTAGTTGGGCAACAATAAATGCTTTACAAAATACTGCTACTGGAACAGACGCTTTATGTATTTTAGGAAGTCAGGGTTCATATGAAGGTGTTAGTGTTGGTGTATCTAGTAAAGCAGGACAGTGGGCAGTTGCTGTTGGTAAAGGTTCGGTTGCCCACGATAATGGTATTGCAATAGGTAACGGTGCATCTGCTGCTAATAATTTTTGGGGTGCTATTGCTATTGGTAAAACTGCACAGACAACAAGGACTGGTATAGCCATAGGTTATCAAGCAAAGATTACGGCGAGTGGTGCAATTCAGTTAGGTAGTAAATATAATAATTTAGGCTATACAAACAGTGACGAAGATACGTTTAAGGTTGGTAATGGTTATGGTAACTATGAGATTATGAGTGCAAATGGCACGATTCCAACTGACAGATTCACTACTACACCATCAGCAGATGGAACATATGTACCCACATTGACGATTAGTTCGGGTACTGCAACTCGTTCTTGGACTACACCTGGAGGTGGTGGTGGTGCAACTTCTGCTACTGCGACATTGGCAGTAAATGATTGGAGTTCTAACACACAGACAGTAAATGTAACAGGTGTAACTGCAAGTAATAACGTGATTGTTGCTGCTGCACCTGCAAGTCAAGCAGATTATACTAGTGCTGGCATACTTTGTACTGCACAAGGTGCTGGAACATTAACATTCACTTGCACAATGACACCAAGTAGTGCTATAACTGTAAATGTATTGATAATATAGGAGTAACCCTATGATTATAAACCAAACTGTTAGTGGGGGTTCATCCCCTGCCCCTACCAAAAAATATCAGTTATTAGACCGTGTTGTTGATGATAATAATAATGAGATTGGAACTGTTGCTGGTTTCTTTTATGATGCGAATAATATTGAATATGCACTTGTTTTATTAGATGCACAGCATCGTGCAACTGATAAAAAATTTTTTAGTAGCAAAACATTTATCCCGGGTTTAACTGGTTTTACTACTAGTAATAATGAAGGTTCTATGTATTATGATTTTGGTACAGCAACAAATGCTTGTGATTTAATTGTTTCTGCTGGAACATCAACTGCTGTAAATCATTGTCGTAGCAAATCGTTTGTTATTGGTGGGGTAACTTATTATGGACAGTTACCAACTATTAAACAATGGGGAATTTTGTGTGCAATAGATGGAACACGTTTGAATAACTTAGACCCAACTAGTAGTTCATATGCTTCTGTTACAATATCAACATCTTCTGTTGATAGAAAATTTTGGTCGTCTTCACAGTATCCAGAAGGTGATATGAGCAGCTATGCTTGGTGGTGGAATGCTGGTTATATGCGTGGAACTAATAAAACAGATAATGCTATTGCTGCACCAATTCTAGAAATACCAAACGCAATTTAAGGAGTAACACTGTGATTATAAATCAGACAGTTAGTGGTGGAAGCAGTTCTACAGGACCAAACATTCCATATAGTAGAGACTCTCAGACTGGTGCACTTAAACTTGGTTCTACCGGAATTGATATTGGTGGAGCTACTAATATTGATGTTCCATATTTTGGCTATCGAATTCATTACAATGACACAGATTTTTCTGGAACAGCATTTGTAAACGCACAAAATTTGACAGATATAAATGTAACAAATGACTCAATATTATATTGTGCATTTACTGGGTGCACAAATTTAACATCTACTGGGTTAGATAATGTAGAAACTATAACTATTGGTTCTTCTTTATTATCTAATGGTTTTCAAGATTGCACATCTTTAACAAGAACAGGTCTTGGAAGCTTAACTACAGTAACTGGTAGTTCTTCTCTTCTAAGTAATTTATTTAAGGGGTGCACAAGTTTGACTGATACAGAATTGGGAAATTTAACAGATTTTGTACTTATACCGGGTAGTAGTTATTCTTCTATATACCCAAGTAGTTGGTTTGAAGGTTGCACAAGTTTAACTTCTACGGGTATAAACTGGGCTGGAATTATCAACTTACCTTCTAGTTTTTCAAGTATGTTCAAAAGTTGCACATCTTTAACAAGCACCGGATTAAATCGTAGTGTTTCTACTTATTCATTCTTAAAAAGACTAAGCTCTACGTTCATGGGATGTACAAGCTTGACTTCTACAGGTATAGATTTTGCTCCCGATACAGAAATATATCTTGGAACAAGTAATAATTCTGATGCATCTATGCTTGTAAGTGCGTTTAGAGATTGCACATCTTTAACAAGCACTGGGCTAGATAATTTAAAGAAACTAAGCGGAGGAACATCTTATAATGGTACTTATGGATTAGCTCATGCTTTTGAAGGTTGCACATCTTTAACAAGAACAGGTCTTGGAAATTTGGTAGAACAAACGGCTATACATGGATTAGATTATGCATTTAAGGATTGCACAAGCTTGACTTCTACCGAATTGGGAAATTGTAAAAAATTTCATTATCTGGAAGCTCTTTATTATACTTTCCAAGGTTGTACGAGTTTGACTTCTACTGGTATAGATTTTTCACAAGTTACATTTACTTTCAATCCAAGCCAGAGTAGTTTGCGACCTTTTGAATATACATTTGATGGTTGCACAAGCTTGACAGACACGGGATTGAGTAATTTAGAGATTGTTACACAGAATAACATGTTTTATTATACATTCCAGAATTGCACTGGCTTAACAAATTATGGTATTGGAAAATTATTAGCTGTAACTGGGTCTTATGCTTTTTCAAGTGCATTTAGCAGATGTGGTGCAACAAGTATTGAGTTTACAAATTTATGTATTGCATCAGGAAGTTCATGCTTTTCATTCTGTTTTTCTAGTTCACCAAATTTAACAACTATTTCATTTCCAGCATTACATCCAGAAGGATTACCAGCTTCAAATCCGTTTACTTATTTGGTAAGTTCTGTAACAGGTTGCACAATCCACTTCCCAAGTAACCTTGAAACACAAATAAGTGGTTGGACATTTAGTGGAACAAATACTGTAGTACTATTCGATTTACCAGCAGTTCCAGTAATCAAATACATGCCAACAGGTCAAAGCACAGCTGTTACATTATTTAGAGCTGCTACACATGATACAGGTTCAAATATGGGTTGGTATTTACAATCTAGTCCAACGTGGGCATTCACTAGTGGAACAACTCAACCATCGGTTGGAGACAATGTATATAGTGATTCTGCTTGCACAACAGTAATTGGAACAATAGATTCTATTGCATAAATTTATATGATAGAATAAAGGAAAACTAAATGAGTATAAGCCCTTCTATGATTAAATTAACTCCAAAAATCGAAGAATTAAATATTATTCCTACTACTTCTATGCAAACCATCGGAGTAGAAACAGGTATTGATGGTTATGGTCCAGTTAAAGTTTCTGCAGTTACTTCTGAAATAGATAATAACATACAATCAGAAAACATTAAAGAAGGAATTAGTATACTTGGGGTTAACGGATCAGCTGTAGAATTAAAAGGTGAAACAAGAACAGTTACTCCTACTACAAGTCAACAAACTATAACTCCAACTAGTGGTAAAAATGGTATTACTGAGGTTACAGTTAATGCAGTTACAAGTAGTATAGATAGTAATATTATACCTGGAAACATTAAAAAAGATGTAACTATATTAGGTGTTACAGGTACGCATGAAGGAGGTGGATCAACTAGTTTAAGTATACAATATACAAAAACTAATACTACACTTCAACTTCCTACTACTTTTATTGATTTGACAGGAATTACAAACATAGGTAATTTTGTACTTTATAATGCATATACTGCAAATTCAAGTATTTCTGGAAATATTGATTTAAGTGGCTTAACTTTAATTTCTGGACAATCTGCTTGTGAGAATATGTTTTCTGCACAAATAGGAGATGAATGGGAAGGTGGATATGAAGCAGAGAGTTATATTACTGGTATAGATTTACGCAATTTAACTGAGATTTCTGGAAACAATGCTTGTAAAAAGATGTTTAATTGTTGTAAACGCTTAACAAGTATCAATTTAGATTCTTTAACTACTTTATCTGGTGATAATGCAGCATATGGAATGTTTCAGAATTGTACAGCACTTACAACTGCGGATCTAAGCAGTTTAACTACCCTATCTGGGCAATCTGCTGGTTCTAGTATGTTTTCTGGTTGTACTAATTTAACTTCTCTTGATTTAAGTGGATTAACTACAATTTCTGGTAATTCTGCAGCAAGTAGTATGTTTTATCAATGTACTGGCTTAACTGGACCATTAGATTTGAGCAATTTAACTAATGTAACAGGTAATTATGTAGGAAGCTCAATGTTTTATGGGTGTACTGGTATTACTTCTGTAGATTTATCTGGTTTAACTAATATAGATAATAAATTTTCATATGGTTTTGCAAGTTGTACGAATTTAGCTTCATTAAATTTAAGCGGAGTAACAGCTATAAATGCTAGATTTGGTCTTTTAAATAGTTGTACTGGCTTAACTTCTGTAGATTTAAGTAATGTAACTACGATTAGTGGAAGTTATGCAATGGAAAATGCATTTTATAGATGCACGAGTTTACCTAGCTTAGAATTTCCAAAATTACAATCCATTCAAGGATCTAGAGCATGTTGTATAATGTGTCAAGCATGTTCTAGCCTAAGAACATTGTCATTTCCAGCTTTAACTTCTGTAGGATATTCTGATACATTTAATCAAATGTTAAACGGATGTTCCAATGTAACAGTTCATTTCCCAGCAGCTTTACAAAGTACTATAGGATATTGGTCAGATGTAGTAAGTGGTTTTTATGGAAGTGGTACTACAGTTTTATTTGATTTATAATTAAAAACTTTTAGAGGAGTAAAGAATGAGCATAAGTCCAAGTATGATTAAATTAACACCTAAAATAGAAGAATTAACAGTAACTCCTACTACTTCTATACAAACAATAAATGTAGAAACCGGCATTGATGGTTATGGTCCGGTAAAAGTAAATGCAGTAACTGCTAATATTGATTCAAATATACAACCCGAAAATATTAAAGAAGGTGTTAATATATTAGGAATTACTGGTACAGCTGAAGTTGCTCCCGAATATTATTTTGAACTACAAGTAGATATTTCTGGAGTATTACGAAGAAATAATAGTCAAATAGTAAATATGAATGGTGTAAAAGATATTTATACAAAAATTTTAGAGACTACGTATAAAGATAATAATAGTATAACTGAAATAAATTGGCCGAGTTTAACTTCTCTTACATATTCTGATTCATTACATAATGGTTTTAATAATAGTAGTATTACTAAAGTAAAATGGCCAAATCTAACAGAAATAACAGGAAATAATGCTTTAGATCAGTGCTTTTATAATTGTATAAATTTAACAGAGGTGGATTTTTCATCTTTAACAAATGTTATTTCTAGTTGTGGAATGTATCAATGCTTTACTAATTGTAAAAAACTTTCTACGATATCTTTTCCTAACTTAACAAAAATATCAGGTAAACAGGGTTTATATAGAGCATTTTTTGGTTGTGATGCATTAACTACAGTAGATATGCATTCTTTACGGGAGCTTTATGGGGAAGATAGTTTACAGTGTGGTTTTGCTGCTACACCTATTCAATCGGTTGATTTGTCTAATTTAACTGTAGTTTCTGGTAATAGAGTAATGGGTGGATATAATAGTGCAAATGTAGGATGTTTTGAAAATTGTACAAATTTAACAAGCCTTGATTTATCAAAATTAGTATCTATAGATGGTACAGATGCATTAGATAGAGTATGTTATGGTTGTACTTCTTTGAGCCAAGTAGATTTTTCTAGTTTAAAAAAAGTGGGCGGTAGCTATTCTTTGGAAAATGGCTTTACAAATACAAGTCTTACACAGTTAGCATTTCCTGCTTTAACCATTGGTGATAGTGGCCGTTTTAATAAGTTATTATCAGGAGTAACTAATTGTACTGTACATTTCCCATTAAATAAACAAGCGGATTTTGGTTCTTGGGCTAGCGTAACAGATGGTTTTGGTGGTACTAATACAACTGTTTTATTTGATTTACCATCAGTTTTAATATTAACGGGTGTAAATGAAACAAATTATGAAAGAAATCCAAAATATGATACAGCAACAGCATTGGCTTGGCGAGTTCAAGATGTTGGAACAACGATAGATTGGACACCGTATTATACCTCTAGTACAGCAGATCCTATTGTTGGTGCCACGATATATAGTGATTCTACATGTACAACGGCTATTACAACAATTGATTCGATAGCTTAATAAATTGGAAAAATAAATTACTAAATTATAAAAAATAACAGTTCTTAATAAAGTATATATACAAGGAGTAAAAACAAATGAAAGAACGTAAATCATATAAAGGTACTTTAAATGGTATTTTTGGTATTTGGACAGATACAGTTCCTGCTGAAGTAGAAGTTCAAGAAGAAATCACTTTTTATACTGCAGATGAAGGTAAAACCTTTAAAAAAGGTGATGAAATGACCGATTGTGTGATTATTCGTGATGGTGTAAGTATTGAAGATTATGAAGAAGTAGATGCACCAAAAGAAGAAGAAACACGCGAAGAAGAAATGCCTAAAAAAGAAGACGAAGAAAAGAAAGATGAAGAATAATTCATCTATTTTTGGATAAATCAAAGCACTCTTTTTAGAGTGCTTTTTTAATGGAAATTTTTTAAATTTAATGCTTTATTTTTATAATTCTATATTGTATAATTAATATAGATATATGGAGGTATTTATGAAAGATTGGCAATTTTGGGGTATTATGACAGTATTATTCTGTATTTTACTTACTGTTACAGGTATTACATTTATGGCATTTATATATTCTTGCTGTATAGCAGTTTGTTTATATAAATTAGTACAAACACAAGGCTTAGAATGAAAATACGATTTATATCTGATCTTCATGCTGCTTTAAATATGACTTATGAAGCTACAGATTTTGTAGAAATTATGAAGTCTAAAACACCTGCAGATGTTACATTAATAGCTGGTGATATGGATGCAGATATTGAAGAAGCTAAAAATTTTTTGGATACATATTTTAAAGATGAAAAAGTTATTTTCATTGGTGGTAATCATATTACTTATCATTCTAATGCTAAACCTTTTTTAGAATTACTTGAAGATTATAAAAAAGAATTTAATGGTAAATGGAAATTTCTTGAAAATGACTATATTTGGCTTAATGATGATATAGCAGTTATTGGATGTATTGGTTGGACTGATTTTTTATATGGACATCAAACTAAAGCTCAATATATTAAAGAAATAAATACAGAAAAAGCTTATCAGGAAAAAAATAAGTTTATAGACACAGGTAAAGTGTTTGGTAAGGGTACTGAATTTGATAAAGGTATACAAGAAGTACATTTTTGTGGTCCAAGTTTACCTGATGATCCTGCAAAAGAATATGATGAATTAGATATGGGCAATAAAGATTCATATCGTGGTCGTAGAATGAAAAATGCATTAAATTGTATGAATGATTATAGGTATGGTTATTGGCGTGATGAAGATGGTAAAATAACACCTATGTATCCTAGTTATACACATGAAATGCATAAAGAATCATTAAAAGCAATTAAAAGATGTTATAAAGAAATTATTGCCAAGAATCCTAATGCAACAATTATTCTTATGACACATCATCCTTTTACATCTAAATGTGAAAGTCAAAAATATAAAGATGATCCATTAAATGCAGCCTTTATGTCTAATCATGATAATTGGCTTAAACAATTTAAGAATATTAAATATTATCACTGTGGTCATGTACACAATAGATTTTTTAACAAATTAGGTCATATTCAAGTTATATGTAATCCTATGGGTTATTTAGCTTGGTATGAGCATATACAAGAAACAAAATTTAATATAAATTGTATTTTAGAGGTAGAATAATGAAATCTGTTTTAGTTATTGGTGATTTAAATGATAAATTAAAATCTGTTTTAGAAAAGGCTAAAAAACAAGATATTATTTATCACTATGTAAATTATGAAATTTATAATGAAATACATGAAACCGCTAATGAACAATTACGCTTGACTACACCAGTATTGTCAAATGAACAGTTTTGTGATATGTTTATTAACACAACTAAAAGAGATGAATTACTTAATGAATGGATTATATTGAAAGGTAATATTCATACCAAAGATTTTATTAAAATTTTGATTAAATTTGAAAGAACTTTTGATCCTTTAAATAGATATGATTTGTTTTTATCTCATGTTGTAAAATTAGTATCTAAAAGAAAGAATATGCCAAGTTTTTATTTATCAGATGCTGCATTAAATGTTAAACAAATGATAGATCATAACGTTTTAGGTAATGTTATAGAAAATGCTAAAGATTTTGTATCTAAGAAAATAGAAAATCCTAAAACAGTTATTATTTTAGCAGCTGATAACAAAAGTATACCTTATCATGACGTTATTACACAAACATTAGATGTTCATTTTTGGAATAATAAAATAGAAATAAAACAATTTGATGAATGTTTTGATTTAGCTTCATATTTGAATAAAAATCCTAATGCTGATGCTGAATCATTTACATATCCAGATTTATTGATTACAGATATTACAGTAGGTAATTGTATTTGGAAATCATTAACTATTTTAAATGATTATTATGCAATAGGACAAGTTATAGGTGGTCAATTAAATACTATTTTATTAAGTAGATCAGATTCAGAAGAATCATATCTTGAATCAATTAAGAATAGTGCAGGAAAATAATGGTAAAAGATGAATCGACAATTTTAGACTACATAATAATAGGATTAGGTATAATAGTTTTATTTACTGCAATATTTGTATCACCAGAATTATAAGGATTAGATATGAAACCAAATGAAGTAAGTAAATTAGAAGATTTAGAGTTACTGACTGAATTTTTAAATATTAAAATAGAATATGAAACAAATTGTAATAAAAAAGTTAAGAAGTTATATGAAGCATTAAAAAAAGAGATTGAAAAAAGGAGCAATGAAGATGAAAAAGAATAGATTTAAAGATTTTTTAGAAAATGTAGTACATTACGGGTATTATAAGGGTATTCGTAGATTGATTCCTAAGTATCAAGGTCGTACAATATTTACACATTTTTATTGGCGTACTTTAAAAGATCGCTGGACTAAAGGATTTGATGAAACAGAGCTTTGGAGTTTGGATTATAGTTTAACTAAACTTATTGCACCACGTTTAAGAGCTTTTAAAGATGTATATATTGATAATCCAGCATATGTTCCAAGTAGCTTTTTATGGGATGAACAACAAAAATCTTTAAAAAAGGGTTATAAATGGGATTCTCATTGGAGTAGATTAGCCGATAAAAAAGAGGATAAAAGATGTTGGAATCGCGCTATAAAAGAATGGTCAGATATTTTAACTCATATGTGTGATGCTTTTGATGATATGGAATTAGAAAATACTGATTGGGATGGATGGAATAAAAAATGGGAACCTATGGTAAAAAAATGCAATAAACAATTAGACAAAGCCAAAACATTAAAAGAAAAGAAAGAAATTTGGGCTAAATTAGTATCTAATCGTGAATATAGAGAAGGTTATTATTTTTGTACAGAGGATATAGTATATAATATGAGAGAAGTAGGTAAATATTTATTTGTAAAACATTATGGAAATTTATGGAATTAATGGAATAAACGGTTAAATGCCATTAAATCATCTTCATAACGAATACGATAATAAATAATTATATTTTTAATCTTAGTTATATCATCAGTGTCTACAAAAAACCATTCTCCCATACATTTTGTAGACACTTTTTTTAATTCTTTATGTACAATTTTTTCTATCTTTAATAAATGTGCTCGGGTACATTCAAAAGCTTCTGTATATAATAATGTAAGTTTATGTGCATTACCAGTTTGTAATTGTCTTAAACGGCGATCTGGATTATTAGATACACCTACTTTAATATAACCTTTATCATTTGCAATAATATACATATAATCTGACATATTATATAGAACTATTTAAAATATATAGTTTTTGGAAAAATTTTGTTTTACAATATAATCTTTTTGGTATATAATTATAATAAATAAAGAGGATTTGAAAAAATGAATGAAAAAGACCTTGTGTTAGATTCGAATGGAGCAGCACCTTGTAAGATATGTAGGCGTAAAAACATAATAAGTTATCCTACCTATTTTAAGGTAGATAATTTGGTATATGCTAGATGTACTAATTGTGAAAAATATAGTCCATATGAATTTGTTGGTGCTAATAAAAAAGGTGCAGTAAATCATTGGAATTTAGTAATGCAAAGTAGAGATACAGATACTTCGACAAACACAGATGAATAAGAAAATAAAAGATATTATTAAAGCCGCTAATCTTGCCTATTCAGAAGGTGGGGTATATGTATTAACTCAGGAAGATTTGGTACAAGTTAATAAGATTTTAAATTTAGAATTAACTGAAACGCGCTTAGTTGATAGTATATATGATATTATATATACTGAAGCTAAAAAGAAATGGCCTGGCAATAAATTTTTTAAAGAATTACAAGCTGAAAATGCGGGTTATGGTAAAGAAGTAATTCATAGTGAACCAATGGGAAGTATGGAAGAGTTAAAAGAAGGAGATTGGGACAAATGGAAAGTAGGTCATCATTTGTTTTTATTGAGTGAAAAATTAGATGGTTGTTCTATCATTCTTACATATAAAGAAGGTAAATTATATTCAGCTGCAACTAGAGGTAGAGGTATAAAAGGAAAAGATATCATGCGTCATATTCCTTTTATATCTAATATACCACAAACCATAACAAATACTGATACGTTAGTAGTTCGTGGTGAATTATTATGTCCTAAAGATGAAATATCTACAATGTTACAAGAAGTAGCAGAAATAGAAGGCAAAGAACAAAAGAATGGACGTAATACCATTGCCGGTGCTTTAAATAGAAAAGAAAGTAATGAAGCTGTATTTAAGCATGCACATTTTGTTGCATATTGGAGTTCAAAAGGCAAAGGATTAGATATAGATGATTATTTAGACGAACTTGGATTTGAAACGCCTTGGAATTTTGAAATAGATGATACTACTACAGAAAAAGAATTAATTGAACAAGTAAAAGAATTCTTATTTATATCTAAATATGAAATAGATGGTATTATTTTAACACAAGTAGATAATCCAGAAGAAGGCTTTATATCTGGTACTATTAATCCTAAATGTAGTCGTAAATTTAAGATTGGTATTTATGATAATAAAGCAGAATCTATCGTTAAAGATATTACTTGGCAACCTTCAAAATCAGGTAAATTAACTCCGGTATTAAATATTGAACCAATTGAATTATGTGGATCTACTATATCTAATGTAACAGGTCATAATTATCAAAATTTAGTAGATAAACAATGTGGTATTGGATCTAAAGTAATAATTAAACGGGCCGGATTAGTTATTCCATATCTTGAAGAAGTATTAACACCTTCAACTGATTTTAATTTGCCTAATGATATTTATCAAGAGGGTGTAGATTTATATTTAAAAGATAAAAGTATAAAAGAAGTAACTATTCAACGATTAATGCATTTTGCTGAAACATTAAAATTAGATCAAGCAGGTGAAGCATCTATGAAAAAGCTTCTAGATATGAATCCACAGCTTGAAAATCCATTATTTTTGTTATCATTTAATGAAGCAACATTTGTAATTGCATTGGGAGTTAATGGTAGTAAATTATATAATAGTATTCAAAAAATTAAAGATGAAATTACTGAATCTAAACTTGCAGATGCTTGTGGTGCATTTGGTCCAGGTTTTGGTGAAAGTTTATTATCTCAAATTGAACAAAAATATGGTGAACTGGTATCTTTAACTGAAGAAATTGAAAATTTTGGGTCTAATAGAGTAAAGCAATATAACAATAACTATGGTAATTGGTTAAGTATAATTAGTCTATTTAAATCTTTTGGATATCAATTTAAGAAAATACAGAAAAATTCGACTTTACCTTTTAATAAATATGTGATATGCTTTACAGGTGTTAGAGATAAAGAATTCGCAAAATATTTAGAAGATAATGGAGCTACAGTAACTGAAACATTTAGTAAAAAAGTAAATGTTCTGATTGCAAAAGATCCAAATAGTACTTCTAGTAAAATCATGAAAGCAAAGGAGCAAAAATGTTTGATTCTATCCTTAGAAACGGCCAAGCTTCAGTTGATGAAGAAATAAAAAAAGAAGATCTTTGTACTATACCAGTAGGTACTTCAGCTTGGGTAGATATACATGCTAATAATGGTATTTACGGTACAGTTAATTTAGATCCTCCGCATCTTATAAATACATCTTTTGATGGATTTATGATAAATTATATGGAAGCAAAAGAAAGAAATGACTTTGCTAAGATAATACTTCTTGGTTATGAGATAATTTATAATAATTTGTGTAAAGTTTGTCCAGATAAAAAAGAAAGTTTTGAAGTTTTATTAAAAATGAATGCATATAGTTATGTTAAAACTGTATTAGCCATAGAAGAACAACTGCTTAAAGAAACATCAACAGAAATGGAATAATTTTTTATATAATCCTCGTTTATATAATGTTCTATATATTATAAATAAAGGAGTTTTATATGTCAGATGCTGTTAGTACATCCGCTCAAGATGCTTCGTTAGCAAAAGCTTTGGGAATGCAATTTAATCCAGATGGTTCACTTTCTAGTGCATCAAATGTTGGTAATACACCCTTATTTAAAAGAATGAATCGTAAACAACGTCGTGCAAGAGGTATGTATAGCCATAAATTTGCAAAGGTTCTTAAGCATAAATCTCATATTTAAAGGTTATAATTATGGATCAATTTGAAGAATTATTAGAAGTTGTAAAAGATGAATTTAAAAAACGTCTAAAATTAAAAAAATTAGACGATTATGATAGTATTCCTTTTGATACAGCTAAAGAACTACTTGAAGAAGATGATATTTTAGTTTATGGTGAGTTTAAAGATACATTAACTACACCTTGGTCGGTTGCTAGATATATTAAATTGTATTTAGAAGAAAAGGAATTGATTAAGCAAGTAGAAAATGATCTTAAAAATATTTCAGATAAAGTAGAGTATTGTTTTATTAAACATTTATCTTGTAATATTCAATTTACAAGTAAATTTGAAGAAGGTGTTAAACGTCAAACTTTAATTGTAAAATATTATTTAGATGAAGATGATAAAATTCAATATAAATTAACAAATATTGGTACAAATGCTTGTTGGGATATTACTAAAGCTCAGTTACGAGCATTATTAAGTAATGAAATAATTATTGCTGAAAAAATAATAGATCCAAAAGCAAAAAAGAAAAGTTGGTTTAGCTATATTAAAAAGAAATTAGGATTATAAAATATGCTTACTAAAGAACAGTTTGTAAATGCTATGAAATTCTTTGATGAAGAAGATCGGCTTCGTTTAGATATTACTGCATTTGCTGAAAAATTCTTTGATGGAAATGGGTTACTGTTTACAGGCTTTGATAAAATGTGTAAACGATATATTACATTATTATGTCAAGCGATGGATTTAGACCCAGATGATCCTTATAATCTTATTGAATATTGGTTATATGAAGTTAATAATAATATTTATGGTGAGCCAGATGAGGCAGGCATTTGTAAAAAAATCGGTGAAGCAGATCATAAGTTTTTTACAATAAAAGAAGGTGATGTAACTTATACTATTAATAATGTAGAAGAGTTATATGATTATATATATCATTGTTATGCATAAACCGTATTTTATAAACAGTTTGGAAAATTAAGCGAAAAAAATTTTATTTTTCGCTTTCTTTTTTTATGAAAAGGCGTTATAATACAATAGGAAAAAGAAAAAAGAATATACTTTGAAAGAAAGGTTATTCGATTTCGATTTCAAAACCAATGAAAATAAATTTTACTACCAAGGAGGACGCACATGGGAATAGTAAAAATAAAACTTCATACATGGCAAAGATGTGGAAATCGTGAAACAAAATTCAAAAGAGGTACAGCAGCACGCGAAGCCTTTGTTGAATATGATACAGCAACAAATCAAGTAACTCTCAAAGAAGGTTCTAAGAAATGGAAACCTTGGGATACTTCCCTTCCACGCGGCAAAGATATTGGCTACATAAATGAAAGAAAAGAATTGTATTCTGGATTATGCTTTGAAAGCAAGAAAGATGCAGTAAAATTTATGCAGAAGCATCATGCTGAGTTGGAAGGATTCGCAAAAGCGAATCCTTTATTCGATCACTGGAGTGTAATGAATGTGATCAAACGCTTTGAACCAAAAAATAAAAAAGTTTATGGTAAAGATATTAAAGAAGATTAATATAGTTATCGTAGAAAGGAGAGTATGATGAAAAAGGTAGCGTATAAACAAACGATTGAACATATCAATCAAGAGTTTAATATTCCTAAAAATTATAAGATAGGTAAAGTTTCGGATATTTGTAAATCTTACTATAATCCAGATTTACCAAAAACAAATAATTTGGAAGAATTTTATAAAAGAGCTCCTAGATATAGTTTTACTGTATATTTGCGTGGCTCTATTACGCTACCTTGTCATACATTTTTGTTCAATACAGAACAATCTGCAAAAAATATGCATAAAAAATATCTTGCTCGTTATATAGATCAAGAATTAGAAAAATACCGGAAAAGAGTTAATTCCGGTAAAAAATTGAGTATAAGTGAAATAGATAAATGTAAAGAAATTCAAGCATTACTACCTGAAGATTGAGATATTAATTTTTTCTTATCACGTTTTTGTAATGCTTTTTTAAATTTTTCATAATTTTCAGGGTTTTTATACCAATTGGCTCTACGTGAAGCAGCCGTTTTATATGCTTCATCATATTTACCCTCTTTACGCTTTTTTAATTTTGTTTCCCGTGCTTTTGCCTTAGCTTCTTCACTGTTACCTAAACCACCTTCATACATAATACGACGAATTTCTTTATCTTCATCAGGTTTTGACATTTGATATTTATGTTTTTGAAGATCACCAAATGATTTAAATTTACCTTCATATTCTAATAATTCTAATGTTTGATCTAATATTTGTCTTAATGTCATAATTACACCTTTTAATATAGATTATCACCAGGACCTCTATAAAAACGCCCATTTGATCTTCTTTTTTTATCGTCATCTTCCCAAACAAAGAAAATTTTACAGCCAATACTTTGAAGAAAATTAAATCTTTCTATCGTTTCATTGTATAATTGATTTGGTGATTTTTTAAGGAAAGGTATAATTGCATCTCTATTTCTAGAATAAGTACGATGAGAACCATGCCAACTACAACCTAAATATTCAAAACATGTATTAGTTTTAGGATCATAACCATCAACTATATAAATCTTTCCATGAAAACCTCTTATTAACTTAGATCTTTCGGGTACACCTAATAAATTAAGCCAATTTATTTCAGATTGAGATATTCCATGTTTAATATTTGTATTGCCTACTTTAATTAATTGCTGTCTAGGAATAGCTTTTTTCCTGTTTAGTATAGATTTAATTTTAGCTCTTGTTTTAAATGAAGTTCTGCTATACATGGGGTTTAAATTTTTAAAATAATTTCTATATATTATATAGAACTGAAAATTTATAGTTCTAATAAAAGTAAATACAGAATAACCTGGTTTACGTTTTAATAACTTACTATAAAAATAGGAGTATGATATGACAGAAAAAAATACACTAACATTATCCCGTCCAGCAAACGCTATTTCAGAATTATTGCGTGATTTTGACGGTTTTTTTAATTTTAATCCCTTTATTAATTGGGATAATGATATTCCAACATTAAGAAATACATTAATAGATCGTACCGGATTTCCTCGTGCTAATGTTAAAAACGTATCTACAAAAGATGAAGAACGTTTGTTATTTGAATTGGCTTTACCAGGATGGAATCATGATAATAGTAAATTAGATATTACTATTGATAAAGGTATTATGAAAATTGAAGGTACTTTTATGGGTGATAAAGAAGAAGAACCTAATACAAAAAGTGAACATTATGGTAAAGAATATGAACATAATATCTCATCTAAAACACAGTTTACTTGGTCTCATAGTGTAACAGAAGATACAGAATTTGAATCTGCAAAGCTTAAAGATGGCTTATTACGCGTAATTGTTAAAATACCTCAACCTAATAAGCCCAAACCAAAATCGATTACTGTGGAGTAATTATAGAGCTTAAAAGGAGGCTAAAAAGGAGCATAGTTTATACCCCAAACTCTATATTTGGGGTATAAATTTTATTGCTTTACTTTACCTTTAATTTTGTATATAATTATAAATATAAGATAAAGGAATAACCTATGTTTAACTGGCTTAAACGTAAAAAACAAAAAATGTTACTTGATAAGCATTTAAAAAACTTAAAACAATTAATTCTAAATGTTGATATTTCAGAAAAACCAACAAAAGAAGAATTAGACAAATTTTATAGTCAAATAGAGGCTTGGTCAGATATTCTAATAGAAAGAAGAGAACACGTTGTAGAAGTAATGAAATGCTTTTCAGTTAAAGATAAATTAGAATTATTTTTACATCTAGATACATGTATTAATAATTATGGTAAAGCTATGATTGAATTAAGTGAAGCTTTACATACATGTCTTAATAATGAAAAGATTTCTAATGAAACCAAAGTAGAAATAGCTACCTTTGGTAAAGATAATTTAATTAAAGCAGAAGAAACTTTGAAAAAAATACAAGCATTAGCTAAAAGTTTAACAGAATAACGGAGTATATAAATGGCAAACAATAATAATCCAACAGATCCAAATTTCGTTCGTATTATTGTACAGGGTATTGATGATCCTCGTGTATTGGATTTATTACCACCAGAAATTCGGGAAGCTATTCAAAAGGATATTCAAAATGGTGGCTCAGGTAGTATGCCAACTAAAGAGCAAGATGAACCAGAAGTACCAAAAGAAAAGATTAAATTTGATTTTGGTATGGTTAATTGTAATACAGATTTAAAAGAATTGACTAAAAAATTAAAAGCTTCTAAACATACAGATTATGGTATTTTATTATATGGTGAATCTGGGTCTGGAAAGTCATATTATGGACAATATTTAGCACAAGAATTGGGTATGCCTATTATTAAACGCCGTGCATCTGATCTTATTGATAAATGGGTTGGTGCTACCGAAAAGAATATTCGTATGGCATTTAAGGAAGCAAAAGAAAAGAAAGCTATTTTATTATTAGATGAAGCAGATACTTTCTTATTTGATAGAAGAAAAGCTGAAAGAGATTTTGAATGCGCAGCTACAAATGAAGTATTAACACAAATGGAAGATCATCCTTATCCATTTATTATGACTACTAATTTAAAATCTAAGCTTGATCCTGCTTCTTTGCGTAGATTCTTATTTAAAATTAAATATGATTATATGCAAGAAAAGAATGTGGTATCTGGAATTAAAACTTATTTCGGTAAAGATTTTAGTTTAACTAAAGAACAATTAAAAGAATTAAAGTATATTACAGCAGGTGATTTTAAAATCGCTAAGCGTAAAATGGATGTACTTGAAAATGAAGTTTATACAAATGAACTTATTTATGAATATTTAAAGCATGAGCAAGATGAAAAAGAAATAAAAGAAAGTACACCTATTGAACTATAAAGTTCTATAACCTAAGGAGTAATTCTTAGGTTTTTTATTACCAAAGGTTTTAAGATGGAACAACCATTAGTTTCAATAGTTTCTTTATTATATGATATAAAAAAAGAATATGTTAATGAATGTATTGAAAGCATACTAAATCAAACATATCAAAATTTGGAAATTATTTTTATCGATGATTGTTCTCCTAACATAAAATATAATTATATAAAAAAATTATCTCCAAAGATTAAATTAGTAAGAAACAAAACTAATTTAGGAATGAATAAAACTGCACAAAAAGTATTTAATTTAGCAACGGGTAAATATGTAGTTAGAATAGATAGTGACGATATAATAGATCCAACTTTGATAGAAAAAGAAGTAACTTTTTTAGAAAATAATCCTAATTATGGGGCGGTATGTTGTGAATTAAAAAGATTTGGTAAAAGACAACAGTATATACATAGACCAGTGCAGTGGAATTTAAAATCTGTATTATTTGGAAAGATTAATGGTTACGGATATGCCGGTGGAATGATGTTTAGGACTTCTTTGTTGTCAGAAATAGCTATTAATGAAAATTATAAAATGTGTGAAGATTTTGATTTTCATTTACAAATATTAGAAAGGATGCCAATAAAAAGTATTCTTGAACCATTATATTATTATAGAGCGCATGAAACTAATTTATGTAATACTATCAAAACAGAAGAAAGATTACAAATTAATGCTACAATTTTAGCAGTGCATAGAAAATTATATACAGAAATGCATCTTTCTAAATTAAAGAAAAAAAGAGATAGGTATTTTTAATGAATACAAATAATATGGATTTTGTATATATAATTAAACCTGGCGAAAAAGGTATAGATTTAAGATATTCTCTTAGATCGATTGCTAAATATTATCCTAATAATAAAGTATGGATTATTGGATATAAGCCAGCTTGGGTTACAAATGTGGAATATCTTCCGGTTGAACAAAAAGGAACAAAATGGGCTAATTCTACTTTAAATGTAATCAAAGCTTGTGAATGCCCAAATATTTCAGATAATTTTATCTTAATGAATGATGATTTTTTTGCAATTAGTCCAATTTTACCGTTAGAAAAAGTAATTGATTCTAATCTAGGAAAATTAGATGATATTATTATTAGGTATAAATCACATGTTGGTGGTTGGGCAGATGGATTTGCTCATATAAAGAATTTATTAAATGAATTAGGCATTAGAAAACCTTTATATTCATATGAAGCACATTTACCTATAAAAATTAATAAACAAAAATTTTTAGAAGTAATTAATTTACCACTTGTTCAAGAATTTATGAAAACTTCAAAAGTATTACATAAACGAACTTTATATAAAAATTACGATAAACCAAAAAAACCTTTTATATTATCATTTGATGTTAAAGTTACAGAAAAAAGAGATGATTCTTTAGATTTACTTAAAATATGTGGTTGGTTATCTGTAGCAGATAATATTGTAAATAATAGCAAGTTTAAAGATCTAAATACTTTATTAAATAATACTTTATCTCAACCTTGTAAATATGAGTTACAAAATATTAAAATACATAAAAAAGAAAAATATTTTTAAGATAAAAAAACCTCCGAATAAAGGAGGTTTTAATTTATACTAAACATAAAATTATTCAGTAACTGGTACATAACGTAGTACAGCACGAACTGCTAATTTACCAGCATCTGCACCGAACAAAATTTTCTTTGCAGATGTACGGAAAGAACGCAATTCTTTAACATCTGGAACAGATTCACCAGATTCAACTTCAATGCCTGCAATTACATCAGCCATTGCAACGGGTTCTGTTAATGTTTCTACTACATCAGAATATACTGCATGTACCATTTCATCTTTATAAATATGAGATTTAACAACTGCTGTCATTTTATTTTCCTCTAGTATTTATTAGCGCCTTATCAAATCTGAGGAATATTATTATTACGGCGCGCATAATAATAATTCCTTATTTTATAGAACTAAATTCGATTATAGCTTTACAAGTTAATAAAATTTGTATATAATAAATAATGTAATTTAAATAGAAAAAAAGGTTAAAATAATGAAAACTTGTGATTATATTGAATCTATTGTTGCAATAGTACGCTTACAAAATACTATTACTTTTACACATTATGCAGATTTCTTTCTTAAAGGAGGAGGTGATGCAAATGGTTGTATACTAAATAAAATTATATATAAAGCTAATGATATATTACCAATATATGTAAGTCAAGCTGCCATAGATGAATTTACAAGATTAGGTATATCTAACTATAAAGAAATGATTATACATGAAGTTTTAAATAGAAGTATGAAAAATCGAGCAACTCAGCAACAAACATATGCTATGTTTCGCAATCCAAAAGCAAAAATTTTTCATTTAGATCATAATGCACCAATGGCTTATATTTGTAAAAAAATAGCAGAAATTGATTATAAACAAGATGAAGAATACATCAGAAATGAAATACTTAATTTACTTACAAAAGAAAGTGGGATTGATTGTATTACGGTTGCTGAAAATAAATTACGTAATAAGGGTACAGATGCAAATAATAAAAGCCGAAAAGAACGTATTAAAATGAGTAAGTCTATAATGATTCGATTAAAATAAAGATTATACTTTTTTTAATACATGAACACGTGAATCTTTTTCGCACAAACTAGTAGCTCCTACTCTAAAATTTGTAGGAGTTATTATTTTATTCCGTACAAAGTTAGGTTGTGTATCATTTGTAAAAACTGCCCCACAACACCATACCATCAAATCATTATTTAAAGTATCAATAAAGGCTATTTTAGAGCGATGATCTTTTTGATTACCTTCAAAATTTTCAAATGTATGCAGCATTTTTACTTTATCAGATAATTTACCTGTAATAATCTGAGATCCTCCCAAAAAATAGCATTGATCAGTTAAAGACAGTGCTTTTTTTATAAAGGGTTTTAACAACGAAAACGGAGGATTGCCTATAATAAAGCAATCTTTTAAGCTAGTACAAGAATCATTTAAAAAGTCTTGCTGTATAACGGTTGAATCTAATGGGCATAAATCATAACTTTTACAAGTTATACCTTTACTACGAATATATTTTTCCCATCTACCATCTGCAGCACAAGGATCTACCCAAGTTTTTTCTCTTAATTCAGGATATGTATCAAGTAAATCATCTACAATCAATTTTATAATAAAATCGGGAGTAAAATATAACTCACGATTTTTACCGCGTTTACTTGTATTTCTATTTTTAAAATAATGCTGTTTTGTTGAATCTGACATATAATATAGAACTCTAAAAAGTATTTTATATAAAATATTATTTTTCCAATTTATCTCTTTTTTCTCATTTCTCTGTCATAGCACTGACGACATACAGATTTATAAACAACATGTCCATCATCAATATCTATAGTTTTACTTTCTCTAATTAAATAACCAGAAGGATGATATCGTAAATGATGATTTGCAGTATTCATACAACCTATCATTTGACAAGTAGTCCTTAATTCGTGTAATTTAGCCCCTACTTCAATTAAATGTTTAGAAGCAGGAAATAACTTTTCGTTTACATCTGTTAATAAACCATAACAAAAAATTAATCTATCATATGTATCTGCAAGTTTGACTAAACTATCTATATCTTTTGGCTTAAAAAATTGAACTTCATCTACCATATATATTTTAGAATAAAATTCTCGCATTTGGATAATGTCTTCCCATTTAATCTCTTTCATAATAGTTGCTGGGCATTCTAATCCAATTCTAGAAGTAATTTTTGGTTCTTCTGTCCTGCTATCAGCTTTAGGTTTAATTACCCAAACATCGGCATTTTTTTGTTCAAAGTTATATCTTTCTTGTATTAAATGAGAACTTTTACCTGCTGCCATTGTTCCATAAAAGAAATGAAGATTTGCCATTGTATACCTTTTTATTAAAAAAGAGGTATATTTCAACCTCTTTTTTTGAGAAGTTTAGATTAACTGTTCCTTAAGTTGTTCTGCTTTAATAAACTTACGATTTGGAAAATCTTCTTTTCTACGAGTAGGATTCCAGTTTTCTACAATTGAAAAATATCCAATTACACGAGAAAAATGATTTAATTTTTTACTAGCACAGTGTGGACATATTTCAAAGTTACCTTTTTCTACTTTATGGCATTCACGACATTCTGTATAAACACAATTCAAAGCAAAATGTTCTGCACCTGCATCAATTGCTTTCATAATCATATTTTTAGCTTGTTGTGAAGTTAATTTACTATCTACTGAATAGTGAACAATAGATCCACCTGTCATAAGTGAATTAATTTCACCATCTCGTTTCATTTTTTCAGAGATTGTAAAATCTTCCCATAAACTGCACCATTGATTAGCATATATATCTTCCATTTTTCTTTTACGCATTTTTTACTCCTATTCGTATAAGTAATCACCATTTTCATCAGCAAAAATTAGTTTATCTGCTTTAGCAATCTTTGGCGCAGCACCTTCGGCTGGGATTGCTTCAATATTAAAAATAATGTTTTCTTGAGTAGCAATTCTTTGACATTCATCATTGAAATACACTAAGAAATCTTTCATGTAATCAAAATCGATATGATCAAATTTAAATTTTAAGATCTTATCAGCTTCTACATATCCGACACAACCAAAAGTACTAAACATATGAGACATATCAATCCATCCATTAGAAATCCAAGGTTGCTTACCTAATTCTTCTAATTTTAAGATTAAAACTTTATGTGCTTTTAAAATCTTACCCATTCTAGCAACACGCTCTGCTACAATCTTTTTAAAGTCATCATAAGATTCGGCTTCATAAGCACATCTAGCAAAATTAATAGTTACTACACGATGTGAGCCTAAAGAGACCTGTGAACCACCAAATGAATTAACACCACCTGCATATGCTAAAAAGTCAGAATCGCTTAATAAACGACAGCATGAAGCAACTTTTGAACCTTCTGAAGCATAAATATTATAACGAGAAATATCTGCATTCTTGGTCAAATAATCAAGCAATTTATTATCTTCATATGTTAACTTATTATTACCGCTTTCATCTTTAGTAGTACCAAAGTTACAGGTAGTTACAGGAAATGGAAATTGTAAACCACCACGTAATGGATCACCTTCATCGAAGACATCAATATAAATTTCTTGTAATTCTTCAATATAATCTAAAACAAATTCTTTCCAAGCTTCTTTTGTATCTTCTATATTATTATCTTCGCATACTGCTGCTTTTTTAGGAAAATACCAACCATAATTATCATCTTCGATTAAACCTTCTAATTTGTTTTTATCAAATAACGATACATTGGTAAAAGGTGATTCTACAGCATTACGAGAATAATGATTTACTGTATGAATAAATTGCTGGAAATGATTTGCCATAGATTTCCGTACTTTTTTGTCATTTCTAAGGTCATCTAAAGCAATACGTTCACGGTAAATTGCCAAATGACAAACATCCATAAAGAAAGTACCAATGGCTACAGCACCTGCAATATTAAAGGAAATTTCACGAATTGTATCTCCTAATACTGAAATATAAGTAGAAATACGATGAGCAGGTGAAGAATGTACTTGACCAAAATTACGACCTTCTGTTACAATTTTAGAAGCATCGATACAATAACAATATGGAATAAGGATTTTAGTAGAATCGTTTAAAAAAAGACTAAAATCATACATATCTGCTGTACATTTTTTAGCCTCTTCTTTACCATATAAATCTTTAATAGTTTGATATAAATAATCATATCCTGCTAATTTTTGATATGGTAGAAATGATTCTACACAAACACCTGTCATATTTGAATCTGTTTTATTTGCATTATCATCAATAGATACATCATTTACAGACTGAAGATTACCAAATACTTGTTTGGAGATATTAGCTAATGGATCAAAATTTTCAGCAGATAAACCATGTAATTTAAGTAATTCATTTACTTTATCTTTTAAAACTTCTTTATCTTTAATATCATACTTAGACCGAAGCGCTTTCGTTAATGTTTCTGTAATATTTTTTAAAGTACGAGTAGTTGTAGCATCAGACAAATTTGCATCAATAAGCTTATTCATCTCATCCTGATATGGATTTTCCATATTATTATCGAATTCAGGAAACTTAATTTTAATCGCTTTCTTTTCTTCGGTCATTTTTATACTCCATGTTATTTAGTAAAATAGTATCTTCCATCTTTAGATATTTGATTATAGTTTTTATCAAATAAGTTTTGTGTTGTATTTACAAATTGGATATATTCATCTGTTTTTTTAGATTCGCGCATAGAATGAGCATCAAATTTACCACACTTAATAAAAGTAAATCCATTTAAACCCATTTCCTTAACTTCCTCTATATCATATCCTGTATAAATACAAATATCATATTTATATTCTGTATTATTACCTAAAAGTTCACAAATATGAATAGTTAAATTTCTATTACATGGATTTAATGGATCACCACCAGATAAAACTATCTTATTAGTCTCATTTCTTAAACACAACTTTTGAATTTCTAATATAATAGATTGTTCTTGATCATATGTCCATTCTTCATGTAATTCTTGTAATTTTGGATTTTGACATCCTAAACAGTTATGTGAGCATCCAGACATAATTACTACAACAGCGAGATCGTCTGGATTAGGATAATCTAAAAATGTAGTTTCAAAGCTTATCATATTAAATTATAAGGATTTTAATGTATCACGTAAAATTTCTTGTTTAACTACTATAGTATCTTTACCTTCTTGTTCGATTACAAAAGTGGGTGCAGATTTAATACCATATTTAGTAGCATATTCCATTGCTTCTGGATTTTGACCAAAAATTAACACATCATAAGTATTATTTGGAAATTCTGCTTGTATTTGCTGATATTCTGGCTCAAACTGCTTACATCTTTGACAATTTGGTGTTTTGATCTCTATAATATGTGCCATTATATTACTCCTTTTATATACTTTGATATATTATAGAACAGCTTAGATATCATTATCTAAGTCATAAAAATTTCCATTTTAATTAATTTTTCCGGGGATATTTTTTAGAAAATTTTACTTATAAAAATCAGTCTCGTGACTAAAAGGCTTTTTATGGCGAGGCTTTTTTTCTAGAGAAGGTTTCTCTATTTTTTCTTCTTTAGTAGTAACTGGATTAGAGAAAATTTTTTGAAAAGGATTAGATTTTTTTGCTTCAGACTTAGTACTTTCTTCTTTTATAGTAGATTTTTCTTTTATTTCTGGCTCGATTTTTACTTTTTTCTTTAAAATTTTCTTCTTTTTTGAAGGTTTTTCTTTAATTACTTCTTTTTCTACTATAATTTCTTTAACTACTTCTTCTTTTTCTGGATCTTTTTTATTTTTACGAGTATTTACGGCTAAAACAATAGATAATTGAAGATAATCTAATCCACAAATAACTAATAATATAATAACAGTTAAAGCAGTTTGTAGTCCATCATAGGTTTTACAATCGGTGTTTGGTAATATACGACAAACAGTGGTTAAAACTCCAGCAATTTCACCTTGATTCTTTACATTTTTATTAACAGCTTCTTGGGTGGTATCTAAATCTTGGTTTGCAGTTTTCATTGCTTCTTTTAAAGCAGTAGAAGCATTACGATCTAATCTTCTTTTAGTATTATTACACTTGTTTTCAGCATCTACATTGCCATTAGCACGTTTCATACAATTTTCATAATCTTTTGAATTCCAATCCATACTTTTTTGATATTCAGATTGCGCAATAGATGCCAAATCTGTAGATCTAGTTTGTTTAATTTCGGCATTGTCTTGTGCTTTGTTATAAGAAGCAGCTTCAATCATAGCCGTCTGTATAGATTCTGGTATCATAGAATTAAGTTTATTATATACACCTACTGCAGAATAAACAAATAATAAACTTAGTATTAATGTAATAATCCATTTAATAAATCTAAGATTTTTCCATTCATCAACAACAAAATTTAATACAAGGAATCGACCTAAATCGATAATTAAAAATATAATAAATAACCCTTGAAATAATTCTGCCATTCCAAGAGCTGTTAAAAGTGATGAAGTTAAAGCTAAGATACCCGCTACGAGTATCATCAATTTATATTTAAAACCCATAGTATTATATTAGAACTATGGGTTTTGTTATGCTAATCTAGTAATAAAAATAACTTTTTCAAAATCTGCTAAGCAAATACTTTCATCAAAAGGTTTTATATGTGTTCGTACAGAAAGCTGTTTATATTTACGATCAGGAAATCTTTTTTTTACAGTAGCAATGTTATCAGCAACATATCCATTGGATTTTTTAGTCCATATTTCAGATCCAACTGGCATATCTTCTAATTTTGTTAGTAAACTGTCTAAAGAACGCTTTTTTACCATAAGTGTCTCCTTATTTATTAACTATATATATTATACAAGCAATTATTGAAAAAGTAAAGCATTATATTAACTATTTTTTATATATAGTTAATGGACTAAAATTCAAATAAGCGATTGTTTTTAGATAAAAATTACTTAGAAATACAACCCATTGGACATACTGTTGCGCATGAACCACAATTTAAACATTTACTTTGATCTATTTCAGATTTACCATTTTTAAACCGAATTGCACCTGCAGGACACATCGCTTGACATGCACCACAACCAATACAAATATTTTGATCTACTTGCATAATTTCACTCCTTAAATATAAATATAGAACAGATTAAACGGCTATTTCAAAACTTACTTTTTCTCCATATTGATAATTTTCTAATTTAGCCATATCTGGTAAGAAATTAAATACTGTTGCATTTGGATCTAAGATTAAATTAGGCAAAGGAATTTCACATTTTTCCCAAGTATTCATATGCTCAGCAATAATAGGAAGATGATTATCATAAATATGACAATTACAAAACTCTAATGTTAATGTACCAACCTGCATACCAACTGTTTGTGCCATTAAATGTAATAATAAAGCACCTTGAACCATATCTGATGGTACACCTAAAATAGTATCTGCACTTCTTTGAATTCCTGTTAGATGTAATTGATTATTAAGATAATTAAATTGCCATGTATGTAGGCATGGTGGTAAACCCATTGTATCCATATGAGCAGGATCCCACGCTGTCATAATCATACGACGATCATATGGATTTGTTTTAAGAGTATCTACAATTTGAGAAAGCTGATCAATACCTTGTCCTTTATAACCTGTATCATAGCTTTCATATTGTGCACCAAAATAACGATAATTCCAACCATAAATATTACCTAAATCTCTCTCTTCTTTCATTCCTTCTTTATTAAAATATGGAACTTTTTTAGGATTACACCAATAATCCCAATAATTACAACCACGCTCTTTATATATTTGCTTATCTGTAATCCCTTCTAAAAAGCAAGATAATTCACCTTTTACGCCTTTAAAAGGAATTTGTCTAAAAGTAAGAATAGGAAAGCCTTCGTTTAAATCCCAGGTAAGACTTTTATTTAATCTTACAAGGACTTCGTTGCCTGTACGGCAAGGCGCATTAAAACCTTCCTTTAAAATTTCTTTAAGCAAATTTAAATATTGTTGGTTGTAAGCATTCATATATAATCCTTTTATTTTTTTGCACGATTACATATATCTAGAACTTCATACTCTTCCAAATCTCTTATTAAATTACCATCACTATCTACTTCACATACTGATACACTATGATTTTGACCTTTAGTAATATTATTAATAAATGTATGATAAGAACTATTAAAATACTGTAAATCATCTAAATCATTCAAATCAAAAGGGATTACTTCATTAGATATAAAAGAACATTTACTTGAACGTACTTTACCTTTTTCTATATATAAAATTTTATCATAACGACCTTTACCATAAAATAGAAAACTAGGAGTTTCTGTTCTATGATTCATTTCACTACGCTCTAAAGCATTTTTATATGCTTTCTCTGTAATTACTTTGTGTAATACTTTCATTTTTTAATCCTTCTTTTCATCATTTTCTTTTTTAATATCTTGTAATTCATAATATACTAAACATATCATATTCCAAAGTGCTGCTTGTAAATGAGTAGATGGATGTTCTTCAAAATTAGGATCTTCATCCCAACGATTACCTCTTTTATATTCCATAAAATGTCGCATTAAAGCAGACTCATATCTTTCTTTACCATGATCTACTAATGTCCATGACCAAGGTTCATATTTTTTTGCACCAACTGTATATCTATTTACTGCCGTTTCAATAACTTCCCATGGTAATAAAGACCAATTAAGTTTACCTTGATCATATTTAATTCCACCACCTGGTTCTTTTGCAGTAATTATTTCTTTATATTCTTTCTTAGCCATAGTAATTCTCCTTTCTTTTAGCAACCGAATTTTTCAAATTGTTCTACACAAACTGATAAACATTGTTCTGGTGTAATTTCAATATATCTAGTACCAATATCAACACCAAGCAAAAATACAACAATAGTAAAACAAATACCTAAAATAATTTTTGAAATTATATCTGTCATGTTTTAGCTCCTTTATATAATATAGAATTTAAACTAGCCAGATAAAAATCAAACAAAATTTCCATTATATAAAAAAAAATATCCTTAGCCCATGACAACTAAGGATATTCACGCACAGGAACTTTATTATTTTGAACCAGTACTTCCAAAACCACCTGTTGCTCTTTTTGTTTTTGGACCCTGATCATATACTTTATTAGGTACACCTTTTAAAGCTTCATTTGAGATGTTAATAATAATACCTTGAATAATCTTATCACCTGGATTAATTACAGTTGCCCATTCTTTAAATCCTAACCAACCTAAAAATCCTTTACGACGAACTCGAATATCTTCGGTGCCTTTTACTACTTTAAACATATTCAAATGAATTTCACCACGATAACCTGCATCAATTACACAAGCACCAAATACTAAACCTTTCTTTAATGCTACACCAGATTTATTCATCATTTGTAAATATTGATTGCTTTTTAATTTAGTTTTAATACCAGATGGAATATTAACTTGTTCACCTAATCTCAAAATATAAGATTTACCTTCATTCCAATCATTTGGAACGAAAAAGTCAATACCAGCATCTTCTTGGCGATTACCAATTGGATCTTTAACATCCTTAATTTTTGTATAAATCATAAAAGTACTCCTTTGTTATACATTATATAGAATGTTAAATTTGATAACCTTTTTTAAAATAAATTTCCAAAACAGATTAAAAACCCCAAACCTGTTTTTGAATACGTTGGCGTTTCATTTCATTACGTACTTGTTCTTTTTTACGTTGAACTTTGCGTACATTTGGTTTAATATATCTACTACGGCGTTTTTGTTCAAATGAAAAGCCTTCTTTAAGACCTTTACGTTTAATCTTTTTTAATGCTTTTTCAACATTATTATCTACAACCAATACTTTAACCATTAAAATTCCTTTTGGTTTTAAATTGAATATTATTAAGAACTTATCCTTCTAACAATTCTTTTTCAATTTCATCTTTATGCTTTTCATAATATTTATATTTATTACGAATTACAAACTTATGATCTTTATCTAAACAATCACCATCAGGAATCATCTTTAATAATTCTTCCATAGGTACTTGTGATATTAATCTTGGAGATAGTTTTTGACAAGCAGCAAAGCGATTACCTTCACTCCAGTCAAATTTTTTAATATGTCTCTCCAAGGCTTTCATATCAACTTTACCTGTATATTCTTTAAATGGTTTTATACTTTCTTTAATTCTTGGTAATTCGGCTAAAATAGTATCAACATCTAAGACATTTTTATCATATAAATATAAAGTAGCCATTTCACCAGTTTTTGGATTCATTTGATCTGGTACTCGGGTATATTTAGATGGTACATTGGCTTGTTCATCACATCCAATAAGCTTATAAGTATACATAATATAATACCATATATTCTTATATTGCAAAGCTGTTACAGGATGACTTAATTTAACTACACAATGATATGATTTACTACCCGACCAAACAACACGATACCACAAATCTTTATGTTTATTAATTTGTTCTTCTTGTTCTTCTTTAGTCATATCATCACATTCAAATAGTAAATTTTGTGCATATACATTACTATTAGTTGGATATTCGGCTGTATTATCTTTAAAATTATTTAAAGCTTGTAATACATCTTTTTCTTCGACCTTTTCATAATCTGCTGTATAATATGGACCAAATTCACCACTATTATCATCTAATAAATTTCTAGCAAATGCGATATATTGCATAGTATTAATTTCATCCATAGTTAAGGTATTTAAATCATCAACTAATAGCATATGATCATTAAAACCTGTAATCTTACTTATAGTATGTACTATTTCTGTTTCAGGTTTACCATCTTTATCTAAAACAGGATTACCATTTTCATCTTTCTTAGCAACACTTCTTGCGTTTTTACTACGACTATAATAAGATTGTGTTCTTGGATCATTAGGAAAACCTACTACAAAAGCTAAACTACGACCATCAACTTTTTTATTAGTTTTACCATCATAAATCTCACCAATCGCATGTTTCTTATATAATACAAAATCTCTTGGTTCTACACCATCTAATAACGGCTGATCTGTTACCATATTACATAAAATCTTAGAAGTAGCTTTACCAAATTTTTCGTTTGATAAATAAAACCCTTTAGACTTTACTTTGCCATTAGTAAACTTACAATAGTAATTATTAACATTATTCTGAGCTAAAGTATCAATTTCATCAAATTCCAAGACTAATCTCGTTTCTTTTTGCCATTGATCAGCAATAGGCATAAAATCTACCCCTTCTTGGCGTTCAATCATAATACCATCAGTGTTGGTTTGAATAATATTAAAACCAGCATCATATAAGCGTTTTACCAAAATAAATAATAGCAATTGTCCATGCACGCAAATTGATGAATTAGACCATGTATCATATAATGGATTAAATTCTGATAACATAGCACCAATAGCACCGTTAAGAATCAATTTAAGACCTAAATTAAGAAGTGTTTTTCCTTCTTTTTTAGCTTGTAAACGTGTATGATATACTTCTTTATATGATTCAGGATTTTTAGCAGCCCCTCTAGACATTAATCCATATTCCACCAATAAAGAAGGATACAATGAAGCAACGTCCATATTAACTAAATTTTTACTTCTATATCCAATCAAAGCTTGATGTAATCCACCAAATCCAAATTGATATTTATGACCTTCATCAAAACCACCAAGTTGTACTTCAAACTTTTCTTTAATATAATCCGGATTATCTTGATTATCTAAATAGAATTGTAAAAGTTTTGTTGGTGTACCATCATCATTTACTAATTCTTTCATTGCTAATTCTGGAATAGAATAATATTGTTTCTTGCCATTTACTATTTTATAAGTATTTTGTTTATTAGCTTTAGCATCTTCACCACACAATAATTTACCTGCAAAAGACGATGATTTATTAATAAGAGTTTTAGCTTTCATCTTATATTCAACAATCATATTCCAGCGAATATCATATGATTCTTTTGCAAATGTACGTTTTGGATTATCAGGATCTGGCATAAATAATGCTAAAGTATTATCAACGTCCATTTCGCAATACTTTTCAACATCCAATCTTTCTTTTGGTGTTAATTTTCTTGGAGTATCAAATGAAACGCTACTATCATAATTACGTTTATTTAATACAGACATAGTAAGCTTTTTTAATGAATTACGACGGATATCAAATGGACCATGAAAACTAATATCCCAAGATAAGAAATTAGGATTCCAATTTGATTTTGGCTTCATTTCAGGATATGCAGGTTTAGCTCCATGTAAAATTAAAGCATCTGAATACTTTTTAACAGTTAGGCTTTGATCAATTAAAAATGGAAAACACATAGCATGACGAATAACTACATCGTCATATGCTGCATTATTAAATCCAATTAAAATTTTATTCTTGGCCCAATCATATAATCTTTCTGGATCATTCCAACAGATTAATCTATTTTTACCATCTAAAGTTTTAGCAACAAAAAGCCAATCATCATGAAATACTTCAATATCGTATATCCATTCAAATTTTTGTTTAGTATTATAACCTTCTCTTTCGATTTCTTTATCATCTAATCCTAAAGTTGGTAATACTTCTTTATACCATTTATAATACCATTCTGAAGGTTCAGTACCATTTCTATCACCTGTAATTTCAAATTTACTAGCTTTACCTATAGTTGTTACTTCTGGTAAATTATTAACATCAGATATAGTTATTTGATCTTTAAATGGAAATAATTGTATTAAATTTTCTACATTATTACCAATTACAGGAATAGTAATCAATACTTTTTTTAATATATCATAAAACTTTAACTTTAACTCTTGAGAATCATTTTTACAAATATCATCAGTAGGGCAATACCTTAAAGTAATTTTAGTATATTCATCATAAATACTAAAATATTCAATCTTACGAGTTACTAAATTGGCTTTACCTTCAAAAGTAAAATAGGATAAAATATTGTCTTCATAAGCTTCTAATAAGAATTGTAGTTTAGTAATAATTTGATTGGTATCGCAATAAGGTGATAAAACTATTTCTTTACTAAATGAAATATTATTTAATTGTTGTACAATATTTGTATAATCTTCTGTAATATCAGGTAAAATTACATATGGTACTAATACATCTTTTGGCTTACCTTTTTCGTCTAAAACCAATCTATTTAACCATACGGCTGTAATTCTAAGAATCTTTTTATTTTCATTTAGATATAATTCAATTCCACCCATATCCGGTTGTGATAAATAATCTGCTTTAAATGCTTCAAATGCTTTTTGACCTACAAATGCAATAACTAACTTATCAGGCTCTAATGTACCTCTTTTAACATAATGCCCTAAAAGATTAAAAAATACATTTCGTGCAAAAGGTTCATTTGTAGAATCTTTAACATAAGTAATATGTGTTTCTGCTGATTTAAATCTACTTTTAAATACTTCAGTTAAATAATTTATAGCTATAAAAGAATCAAAGATTTCTTCTTTATCTGTTTCTAAAGGTTGTTCAGCTATTAAAAAAAGCTTAGGTCCTAACTCTGACTCGTATTCTTTCTTACTTCTTTTAATAAATGGACAACCCTGCATTTGTTCCTCCAAATACTTTTAGCTAGGATAGAATATAAGGAAAATAATGGATTAAAAAACCTTATACTCTACCCTAATCTAACTCTCTAGTCTAAGCCTGCTGCTTTAGAATATGCGTTAAACAATTCTTTTTCTTCAGCGATTTGATCACGATCTTTTTTGCGCTGACGAACTACATAATCAATACCTTTTTTAGCAAAACCTTCTGCTTTTGCTTCTTCATAAATTGCCTTTTTACTAGCATTAGCATCAGTAATTGTATCGTTATATACTTCAATTCGTTCAACATATTGTAATAAGCGAGCTTTATCTACTTCAACTGTCATAATATTTTCCTCCATTAAATCAAATTAGATACATGAAAATCACAAGGATTACCATTTTTAAAACTAGTAGCACCCATGTATGATTTTAAAGTACCCATATATTTATGATTTTTTGTATTAAACAATTGAACACTGCCTTGATTTGTAATACTTACACTTATATTATTTTCTTTTAATTGATTATAAACTTTAGTGGGTAATATAATATCACAACCACGACGATTCAATTTTGTGTATTTAATAGACCATGCCATTTCGTACTCCTTTTTTAATGTTACACATAATTATAGAATAACATAATTTATTCATTTTCGGATGAAGAATTTTCCGTTTCTACAATTTGATCTTCCAAACCGAATTGCTTAACAGCTTCTTTATAAGGATCTTCTGAATTATAAATAGCTTCAAGATCTACACCGTGCTCGTCTGTAGTAACTTCTGTATCATCTTCTACTTCACCGTTCATTTCTACATTTTTACCAGTTACATATGATAATACGGTTTCTTTAAAATGTTGCATACGATCTGGATCTTCTTTTAACCAAATCATAGCTTTTTCTTTACCTTGAGCAATGTTTTCACCTTTATAGCGTACCCATGCACCTGCTTTTTCTAAAATACCAAATTTTACAGCAAGATCAAATACTTCTTCTTCTTGAGATACACCTTTACCATATCTAATAATAAATTTAGCCGTACGGAAAGGAGGAGCAACTTTATTTTTCACAACTTTAACTGTAGTTTCAACAGATGTAGCGACTTCTTCACCATTAATCTTTTCTGTAGTAGGTGATTGCTTTTTCCAGATTTTCATAATAACAGTACTATAGAATTTTAATGCTTCACCACCTGACATAACATCAGTATCACCATACATAACACCAATATTCTTACGAGTCTGTGAAATAAAGAAACACATACAACCAGCATCATAAGCCAATGGAGTAATACGTTTTAAACCATCAGACATCATTTTAGCTTGTCTACCAATAAAGTTATCACCCATTTCACCTTCACGCTCTTGCATTGAAATCATAGTAGAAACAGAGTCAAATACAATAACTTTAACTAACTTTTGTTTTAATAAAGCTTCAGCCATTTGAAAACATTCTACACCATCATTTGGTTGAGCAAATAATAAGTGCTTCAAATCTACACCTAAAGCTTGAGCATATCCAAGATCAACCGCGTGTTCTGAATCTAAATATGCACATAAATATCCTTGTTTTTGAGCATTTGCTACTAATTGTAATGCAATAGTAGATTTACCAGATGATGATTCACCATAAATTGTATTAATTCTTCCCATAGGTAAACCACCAACTCCTAAAGCAACATCAAGATTTAATGAACCAGTAGAAACTGTATCAATTTTCTTAATTGCTGTAGTGTCATCAAAAGTTAACATTGAATCTTCACCAAATTGTTTATGAATCAATGCCAAAGCAGCTGCCATGTCTTTATCTAATTGAGTTTTTTCAACTTTAGCCATGTATTACTCCTATTTAAATTTCATATATATTAGAATTTAATTATTTTATTAACTTTTTCACGAATTTCTTCTAAACACTGCCCAATAAACACACTACAATGTGCTTTTATTTTAGGTAAGTCTAAGGTTTCCATAATATTTTTAGTTAATTCTTGTGTATTAATATCAAATAAATTTTTTCCAATTATTTGTTCACAGCCATAAGAAGTACTTGATAATGAACCATAACAACCCGTAGATAAAAATTTAGCATCTAATATAGTATTATGATTAGTATCTAATTTTACCCATAAATTTACAATATCACCACAAGCAGGTCCTCCAAAGGCTCCTTCAAAAACTGATACATTATCTTCTTGTAATATTAAATTTAAATTATCATCTCTATTCAAATACTTACCATCTTGTGCGTATTGAATAGCCAAAGATGAATAAGAAATACCATGACCTCTGTTACTTATTTGATCCAAAGAATGATCAACTGTACAAGTATTACAATTTCCAGAACAACTTTCCATTTTTAATCCTTTTTATAAGTACTTGCTTTTGCTAAATTTTTTACCGCTTCATCAAAAGTAGGCTGAAAATCTTCTACAATTTGATTTATAGTTAAAGAACTATCATAAGAAATACGAACTGCACTATTTGCATAAGTATCTAAAATATCTTCACTTTGTACACCTAAATTTTTATAATAATTCTTAATTACTTCACTTCCCGATAAGTTTTCTTCGCTACATGCACTTCCAGTTGAAATACATATTTTATTACCTAAAGCACTAACTAAACTTTCACCTTCAATACCTAAAATTGAAAAATTAATAATATAAGGCGAATATTCATCTGTATTTTTAGAAGTAAATAATAATTCTACTGCTTTATTATATTTATTTACTATTTCTGGAATAATTTGATAAAAAGCGGTTTTAATAATTTGAGCTTTAGTATAATTATTATTAAGGTTATTCATATGATCTTCAATAAGTTTATTTAATAAATATACAAATGTTGGATTTTCTGTACCCGATCTTAATCCATTTTGTTGCATACCACCTTTAATCAATGGATTTTTTTGAATATACTTCTCTACTATTCCTTTTTTATAAATTAATCCACCGAAACTTTTAAAAAATCCAATTTTATGAGCAGAAAATGAATAGCAATCAATATCTGTCATATCATAAGGAATTTTACAAAAGCCTTGAGTAAAATCTAAATGTACAACAATTTCAGCATCTGGAAATTTAGAATGAACGTATTCTTTTGCTGATAGTACTTTATCTACTGGAATAATTAGACCTGTTTCATTATTTACTGCAATAATAGATATTAAAATACGTGTATAAGAAATAAGTATACCATCTAAATATGTTGGTGTATTTGTAATAATATCAAATAAATTAATTTGAATCCAACGAGTAATACCATTACTAACAACACAAGCACTAGAAGCGGCTTTAACTGCATGATGTTCAAGATCTGTTGTAATAATTAGTTCAGGATTAAAAGAATAAAAAATGGTATTAATCGATTCTGTTGCACCAGAAGTAAATAAAATATTCCAATCTTCATTATGATTTAAACATTGTAAAATATTTAATTTACTCTTTTCTATTGCTTGATATGCTTTTTCACCTTCTTTATGAAAAGAAGCAGGATTACCAAAAATATTTATAGCATCATAATAATTTCTACTAACAATATTAGAAACAGGTGCAGTTGCTGCATAATCTAGATATAATACTTCATCTTCCATAATACTTTTACTCCTTCATTAAAAAATTATATAACTTTTTTAATAAAAGATACAGACGTTTTTTTCCAATTCCAAAATAAAAAGAGCCTAATAAATAGGCTCTCAGACAACAAGAACAAACAATTTTTTATTTTTTAACTTTTTTAACTTCATCACAACCACCATATTTTTTCCATTCAGTGGCAGTTAACCAATAATCTCTATCACAATCCTTCTTTAATTTATCTATAGGTTGATCTAATCTTTTAGATAAATATTCAAAGATTTCTTCATTGGTTTGTTTAGCTTGATTCATATAAATTTCCATATCTTGAACTTTACCTTGTGCTTGACTTGCTACTGTATGTAACATAATTTTAGCATGTGGTAAAGCATAACGCATACCTTTTTCTCCAGATACTGCAATTACAGTAGCCATACTAGCAACATCACCCTGTACAATAGTAGATATTGGACATTTAATATCATTCATTGTATCAATAATTGACCAACCGGCCGAAACTGAACCACCGGGACTTTGGATTAACATTTTAATTGGTTTTTCTTTATCTTCTGATTCCAAATAACGTAATTGTGCTACTATTTCCATAGCCATCTCATCTTCAATTTCACCTTGAAGAATAATAATACGATCTTTAGCCAAACGAGTAGCTAAATTAATAAAACTATCATTACCCTTGGAATCTGTCCAAACAACACCAGGTATACCTAACATATATAAACTCCTTAATTTAAGTTAATTTATATTAATTATATATGTATTTTAATACAATGTAAAGCAGTTATTTATAAAATTCACCGACTTCATTTAATAATGATACAATAACAGATGTAATTTCTTGCTGATCACCTTGTTTTAATAAAATACTAGCAATTACTTTACCTAGGGTATTACTCATTTCTTCAGTAAAACCACGAGTTGTAATAGCAGGTGTACCTAATCTAATACCTGTACATTCTGAAGGTTTAGTATCTCCGGTAATCATATTTTTATTACAAATAATATGGTTTGCTGTCAATAAATCTTCAGCTTCTTTACCTGTAATTCCTGCACCTTTAACATCGAGTAATATCATGTGATTTTCAGTATCAGCACCACTAACAAAACGTAATTTATGTTCAGTATCTTCTTCTTCAATACCTTTAACTAATGCTTTTATATTAGTATGTACTTGATTAATATAATCTTTAAATTCAGGCTGTAATGCTTCAATAAACGCTTGAGCTTTGGCTGCTACTGCTGCTTGATTAGTACCACCTGCATTAGCTGGAAATACGGCTTGATTAATTTTCTTACAATAATCTGGATTATTCCATAAAATAATTGCAGAACGCGGGCCTCTTAAAGTTTTATGAGTAGTTGTAGTTACCACATCTGACCATTGTGTTGGATCATATTTATCTTCCCATACATGAGCAGCAATAAATCCACTAAAATGAGCCATGTCAGTCCAAAGAATACATTTTTTAGATTCATACTCTTTTTCTTCTTCTTCTGGTGGAAATCCCATACAATGCTTAATGTTTAATAATAATTCTTTATTATATTCATCAACTATTTCACGTACTTTTTGAAAATCAATCTTTTTTGAATATGCAGAATAGCCCATAATTAACAATCTTGGGCATACATCATATAATTTAGATTTTATTTCATCATAATCAATTCTTTCATTAATTAATTCATAGTTATGATTTTCATAAAAACGACCAGAATGTGTAAATTTACTTCCATGAGTTAAATGCGCTAATTCATTAAGATTACCTGATAAGGTACGATCTCCTGGTTTACAAAAAGCATAATATACACAAGTATTAGCATGTGATCCAGACATTGGTTGTACATTAGCAAATTTAACTCTAAACAATTCACATGCTTTAACAATACAATATTCTTCTAATTCATCAATAACTTCACAACCAGCATAATGACGACCTTGTTTAGATACAGATAAAGGATAACCTTCTGTATAAGGTACAGAACAAGCAGAACCCATTAAATCTAATATATCTTGAGATGGATAATTCTCAGATGCAATAAGTACTAATTCACTATTTAATTTATCTTTTTCTTTATTAACAATTTGATTTAATGTTTTGTCTATCATTAATTACTCCTTTTTAGAGAATTGGCACTCCCTGAGGAATTCGAATCCCCAACCTGCAGATTAGAAATCTGATGCTCTATCCGATTGAGCTAAGGGAGCATTATTTCTGTGTTTGCAATGGTTGACCTAAAAACTTTGCTTTTAATTCATTTAATTTACTATAAAAATAACTCCAAGCATCTTCTTGCAAATTAAAATCGATTGGTCTCCATTTTCCATTATCATTAAAATTTACTATCCATCCTGCTTTATTTGTTGCTTGTATTGGTAATGCTATATATCCTTTAAGCTGATCTACTACCGTATTCATTTTCTTTCCTTATCATACTATAGAATTAAACATTAGTAAAATAAAAATTAGAAAAATTTTCTGTTTATAAAAAAATTCCCCAGAATTAACTGGGGAAAATTTTTAATCATTGGACATATTGTCAAAATAGCCTTGGACATATATAAACGGTGTCCCTTTATCACCCGATCCTGAAGTAAGATCCATTAACGAACCTAATAAATCAGTATATCTACGCGGTGTCGTACCTTGACTCATCATATTGCCTTTCAAGTTAGAACTTTTATTTTTAATTTCTTCTTTGATAGCCGTATTTAATTCTTCACCATGTAAATCTTTATACTTTTCATCAGCAAAGTTTTTAATTTTAATTTCATTTGGAGTACCTTGTAATCCCATAGTTGAGGCAGGACTTACTACTGGATCAGCAAATTCCCAAATTCCACCAACAGGATCTTTGAAACAGCCATCTCCATAAATCATAACCTCAATCAGTTTTCCAGTTGCATCTTTAATTCTTTGTTGAACTTCTCTAACTAAATTTCTTGAATATTCACCACTTGGAAATAGTTTTAACATTTCTTCAGATGCTTTATTAGAGCCATATAAACCATATTCACATTTATTTCTACAAATATATGCTAACGTACAATAACCACCGATATTATTTTTCAATTCTTTTATTTCTTCTTCATTACTCGTTGTAAAATACATTCTAGCATCTATTACAAATGGATTCTCTTTATAAATAGAAAGTAATTCTTTATTTTTTATATCATCAATAATTTCACACTCTTTACCTTCGCCTTCTACAATTGATTTATAATATTCATCATAATTTAATTTAGTAAAAGGATGATTTCTTATTACATTGCCAACTTCATCAACTGGTGGCATAATAATAACTACTTTTTTACCAGTTCCTCTAGCAATTGCTTTTAAAATCATAGCAAAACGATTACGGGAATAAATTGGTCTATCTATAATAATAACATCCGCATTATCACTAATTTTTCTAACTTCTTCTGCTACTTCATCAATAGTAACATAATTACCTTGACATCTAGCAACGATAGATTCTGTAATACCTAATACATCTCTATCTTTAATTTCTAAACCAGAATTCAAAACCGTATCAACTACAATCTGAATTAAATCATCACCTTGTTTGATAATAGGTGCTCTTAAACCATATGAAGCTGTTCCAATAGTTCTTACCATTTTATTTTACTCCTTTTAAATTTGTTTTTAACTTTCCATTTAAGATTATCTAACTTTATATAGAATCTACCATATAACTTCCATCTACGAATAATTTTGTCCATTGCCCAAGTTTCTGCTGCAGAAATAAAATCTGATTCTACATTATTAGATTGTACTTTTTTAAATTTACCATTTTTTTGGCGTTTATAATCACAAGTGAAGTCATCATCAAAATTTTCAGGTACAAAATGACTATCTTGATACCAACTCAAAAAACTATTAGGTAACAAATCAGTACCAAAATTCTTAGCTAATTCAAAGTTACAACGATCTACTATCCATTTGAAATCCATAAAATCTATAGGTAAATAAGTTGTGCGTACAGAACTTTCCCAACCCACAATATCTTCACCTAATTTATATGTTTCTCTTACTTTTTTACAGCATCTAAATAAGATGTATCTAGTACAAGCTTTCATATCTCTAATATCATCACGAAGCCAATATGTACTCATTATACTTGTCATTTTTTATCCTTTATTTTTTCTTTATAAACAACCATTTAATACCATCGATTAGGTTTTTCCACCATGGTTTTAAAAGCATCATTTCAAGAATTTCATCTTTTGAATTTTTAACACACAAATGAGAACCATCTTCAAATCTTAATTCAACGTATGAATAGCCTGCTTCTTTATTTGAAATAGGATGAATCCAAATAATTTGTGATACATTTATTAAGTAATAATCACCTTCTTCTGGGATATTCCAGAGCATATCTTTTTTATTATATGCTATTTTTATTTCTTTAAGCATAATAAACTTATTCATGATTTTTTCTCTTTTCTAATATATAGAATAGAAAAAATATCTAAATAAGTAAAATAAATTTTTTAATTTTTTTCTAATCTCTCTAAAAATAAACTGTTCTAATTAAATAGTATATAAATATTTCTAATTTATTATTTACTTAAAAAGAAGATTAAAAATGGCTATAAAATCCAATCTAGAGCCAGAAACAAAAGTTGAATTACTTATAAAACTGGCTTTCGGAATTCCATTTGATTTATTAACAGCCGAATATGGATTGTCTAAAAATAAAATAATAAATCTAAGGAAAAATAACTATAAACTATATAATACTTTTTTTGAACATTGGAAAATTGATAAACAAATTGCAATATTAGGGTTAACACCAAAATATGAAAGAGCATTAAATATAGTTAAGAAATTCTATAAAGATAAAGTAACTATTATATCTGAATACAAGATTCTATTTAAAGGAGAATCAAAAGGATTAAATGATATAGTAGATATGGCAGACGAAATTCTAAGAAAAGATAATATTTGTTGTTTTAAAGAACTAACAGACATTAAAAATTTTTATTAAAAGGAGTAATTATGTCTAATTGGAAAATTAAAGAGGTTATGGTAGGTTCACTAAATGAATTAAATACCTATATTAAAGAAAATAATATAGCGCCAAGTGATGTATTAAGATACGATACTGTATTTGATCATATAAAACAATCTGTACGCTATACTCTTACATATTGGACAATAAAAGATTAAAAGGAGTTATAATGATTACTAATACACCAATTGAAATTCCAGAAGGATTAACTGAACAAGCTTGGGCTGAAAAAACACCTGGTGTATGGATGAATTTAATTGGTCTCGCCGGTAAAAATCCTATTGATAATAAATTTCACTTTGCACCAATTAAATATTCTGATACAAATTTAGAAGGTGAAAAAGTTAAATATCCAGATGGGCGTGAAGCTACTGTATTATTTTCTTGTTTGGCTATGGAATACAAAAATAAGAAAGAAGTACATGATATGTGGTGGGCTAAAGCAAATGAAGCAATTAAATCATTACGCGAACAAGAACAAATTGAAACATATGTTAAACAAAATAATATTGATTTGAAAGATTTGCGCAAACAAGGAGCTTTAAACGAAGAAAATGATGCAGAATAAAGTAAAACTCATTTCTGAAGCTTTAAATATACCAGAATCAACAGTATGCTTAGTATTATATTCATATTTAGCCGAAACAGTACAAGAAATTGTTGAAGAAGGTGAAGCAAAGACTTTATTTGGTAAAATAAAGCTAGATGAAAATAATCAATTGCAATTAGAAAGAAAAAAATTTGGATTAATTGAATTATTAGGTAAAGAAGACATAAAGGAAGTCTATAAAATATGTAGAGATGGACCAGATTACAGCCTCTTTTAAAGAATTAGATGAATTATATGAAGTAATTGAAGATACTTTTGATACTTGTTCATCTTCTAGAGAAGAATTATATTGGTTAATAGCAATTCTTAAGCTGTTTTTAAATAGTCCAAATAAATATACTAAATTTACATCTGATAATATGCAAATTAACTATTGGATATATTCATTATATCCTATAGTAGAAGGATGGAAAACAAAATACCATCATTCTACAGCCAAATATACAAGAATAAAGAGAAAAGTACAAAATGCAGAAAAAGCCTAGAGGATATTTTGAAGTTTCAGATGAAGAATATAGCTCTTCTGAGTTTGTATTTACTGCTTTAAGTATGTTAGAATCACGGGGTTATCCAGGTTTCTTTGAATTAATGAGCATCGTTCAAGATCCTGCCCTTATAATGAAAATAATTAGACTATTTTATGGTATGACAATTAAAATACCATCAATAAAAGAATTTAAAGAGTGTTTACAAGCTGCAGAATATACATATCTAGATATGCATAAACATATAAATGTAAATCTTCCTGCTAAAAGTAAAGATATTCGTCAATTTATGAATATTACAGAAGAAGAAGAGAAGCATTTATTAGAAATTTTTGATGAATGGTGTGTTTTTATGAACAAAAATGGAGCTGATGTAAGAAATTATCTTCATTGTAATAGAAATAATACTAAAAAACGAATTGAAATGGCAGTACAAGGTAAAAAATGGACTAGCCGTCATTATTAATATAATGAAGTAAAGGAAATAAATAATGCCACAAATTGATGATCAACCAAAAATATGGACTGGTGATGATGTATTTGTAGATGAAATACCTGAAGAAATTCCAGGTACAGATATTGCTACTATTGAAGAACCACCTCTCCCTTCTTTGGAAGAACAAGAAAGTATCGTTGCGAACAGTAGTTTAAAAGAAGAAAATAAAACTATGCTTGGTGCATTAGTAGAATTGAATAAAACTGCTGCTATTCTTGCACAAATTCAAAATGATGAAACAATAGAAATGCAGAATAAGGTTATTCAAGCCACTTGTACTAACTTTATTCAATCTCGTATGATGAATAATACTACTGCTGAAACTTTAAAAAATAAATTATTATTAAATCTCATTCAAAATATTGATGTATTAGATTTAGAAACTCAAGCTAAGATTTATAATGATTTAACTGAAGTATCAGCGATCGATGCTCAACAAGCTTTGGCTAAAATGTCAGGTAATTCCGGAAGTATACCTGGAAATAGTGGTCAAGGGGGTATTAATTTGACTATTAATAATGCTACAGCAGAAGGTGCTTCTATTAATAATCCAAGCCTAAATATTGGTACAGGTTCAGCTCCAGTACAAAATTTAGACACATTAAACAATTTAAGTAATGCTATTGATACTTGGAAAAGAGCACCTAAAAAAGTCACACCTATTGATGTAGAAGGCACAAGTAAATAATGACAATTGAAGAAAAATTAGCAGCTCTTCCTATTGTTCCATTTGATAACTCTGAAACCTTTCAAGAGGTATTATTTTCACCTTTGTTTGATGAAATTTTTCAATATTATATGGAAAACTATTCAAACGATCAAATTAAAAATCAATCTTTATTAAATCAAAGATTATCTTTATATTTATATATTACTAATCAAGATGAAGAATTAGTTAAAAATATTGATAATCTTATTTATAGAAGACCTTGCCCTACAATAGAAGAATTTCTAGATAATCCTTTTTATATGGGAAATATATCTGGTACTATATATCCATATTGGCGTAAGAAATTATGTGAAATATTTAACCCAGATCATCCAATGAAAAAGGTATTATTTGGTGGAGCTACAGGTACTGGTAAATCAAGAACTGCTGAAAAAGCATGTGTATATGCTTTATATCGTTTATTATGTTTACGTTATCCAAGACAAATATTAAAAGTTGAAGCACAATCTACACTTGCTATGTTTATTTTATCGGTTACACAAAAAACTGCTTATCAAGTATTATTCCAACCATTCATTGAATTATTAAGTAATATGCCTTGCTTCCAAAGAGTAAGACAAGCCCGAGCTTTTGAAAACTTTGATCTAACTAATCCCAAAGTCCCTGTACCTTGGTATGTAGATAAAAGTAATATGACTATTATATTTCCAGATAATATCATATTAACACTAGGTTCTCAAATATCTAATACTGTAGGTTATGACATTCTCATTTCAGAATGCGACGAAATGAATGAAAAAGGTACAGAAGAAGGTATGGAATTGATTAACTCTATAGATGGTCGTGTTGATGGTCGTTTTATGGGTTCACCTTTTACATTCCAAGCGGTTATGTCATCTGCTCGTGCTAAAAACTCAGTTACATCTGAATATAATAAAAAATGGTGTAAAGATCCTAAATTCTTATATCTTAGACCTATGCGATTTGAAGTTAAAACATCAGAAGAATTTATAGGAAATAGTAATGATTATTTCTATGTAATGGCAGGAAATGGTAGTATTCCAAGTAAAATTATAACAGATCCAGGTGAATTAGCTCAATTAAAAAATTATGAAGATGAACATGATGATCATAGGTTAGGGTTATTAGATTATGATTTAGTCTCTGGATGTGAAATTGCTAGAGTACCTGCTATTTATAGACCTTCTTTTGAGGCAGATTTAGATCAGTCTATTCAAGATATTTTAGGTATTAGTACACAAGATCAAGGAATTGTATTTAGAGATACTACTCAATTAGAAAATATTAATCTTATACCCGAATTAACTATAGAAGCTAATTTAAAAGATAATGTAAATATATTTGATAGTTTACCTTTAGATAAGATATTCATAAAAGAAGGTATGAAAGATGAATGGCGTTTAAGAAGATGCCCTGGTGTACCAAGATATATGCATTTTGATTTGTCAAGTACTGGTGAATGTGATACAGGTATTTGTATGTTGCATAAAGAATATAAAATCAATGAAATAACTAGAGAAAAAGAAACAATGTATGTAGTTGATTTTATTATATATGTAACAGCTAAAAATATGACAGATCTAGATGCAGTACAAAACTTTGCTATGGAATTAGTTACAAGAGGACATATACCTATTCATACTATATCTTGCGATCAATTTCAATCTGCTTTAACATTAAATAATTGGGAACAATCTAAGCTCTTTGATAAAGTAGAAAAAGTATCTGTAGACGTTAAATTAGATCCATATTTAAATGCAGCTGCTTTAATAGAAAATGGAAAAGTTAAAGTAGGTCAATGTGAAAAGCTTAAAAGAGAACTAGAAGCTTTAATCATTGATAGAGGTAAAGTAACAAGGACTACTCAATTAAAAGATGGAGCAGATGTACTAGTAGGTGCTATATTTAATGCTCAAATGAACTATTTAGATGTACCGCAAAATGAATATTATGAAAAAGAAGAAATTCAGAAAGAAATTCAATATGATAAATATATAAATACAGAACAAGAAGAATTAATTGATTTGTAAACAATTATAGTAGTTCTATTATTAAAAGATAATATATTTTTAATACATAAACAATCCCCGGTATATATTTATCATGGCATTACATACATTAAATGAAATTCGTAATTTAAATGATCCACTAAGACAGTTTCAGGTTAAATTTACTATATCTGAATGCCCTGCTATGAAATTAGCTAAACTTCAACAAAAAACATCAGATGCTCTTACAAGTTGGATGAGTGATAATAGAGGTGAAAATAAATCAACAGTACATGCTGAAACCTTAGAATTACGTTGTACATCTTTTACTTATCCTGGTACTAAACTAGGTCAAAGTAGTACAACTATCGCTGGATTTCGTCGTAAATTAGGTACTATTCAAAATAAATCAGGCGTTTGGGCTTGCAAAATTACAGAAGATCAAAACGGAGGAGTACTTAATATAATACAATCATGGTGTGATTTAATTCATAATCCCATGGTAGGTACAAGAATTCCTTCTAGTTATTATGTATCTAGTTGTGTAGTAGAATTTTTACCGGCATTAAAGGATATGAAAGATAATCAAAACATTACTAGAAATATTTGGTTAAAAGGTTTTTATCCAATAGAATATACAGTAGGTCAAATTGATGCAAGTAGTTCGGCTCCAGTAGAAATAGAAGTTAAATTTAATTATGATTGGTGGACTGAAACAGCTACAAGTATATCTGCACTAAGTTTAACATAAAGGTATAAAATAATATGTCATTAAGATTTACAAGCCAACTTAATATTGATAATTTACCTGATGAACAGCTTAATGATCAGTTTGAAGTTATTATGCCTGAATTAGATTTAACTTATGTACCTAGAAATAATACAATCGAAGCAAATTCAGGACGAAGTTTTTGGTCATCTATAACAGGTATGAAGTATCGTCCAATTGTAGAAGAAATTACATTCGGTTTTAAAAATTTTACTACAGACACACGCCGTATTCGTACAGGTTGGTATAATGTTCCTCGTGATATTGAAAGCTATCATGATGTTAAGCTTACAATGTTTTGTCCATCTACTATGGAAACACAGCATTACTTAGAAGCCTGGCGTAGATTAATGTTTAATGATGCTGGTGAATATTATAATTCATTTAGATTATATAAGAAGAATATTGAAGTAATTGTATATGGTCCAGGAGGTTCAGGTGTAGTTGGTAATGGACTAGGCTTATTAAATAATTATTTAAACACACAATCTAGATATACTTTACAAGGATGTTTTCCATATAAAGAACAAGATTTTGAATTACAATATACAGATGATCCAAAAAGAATGCGTATATTAGCTTGGTTTAAAGTAGATAACATTAAAACAGAAACACCAAAATCAAGTGCGGGAAGTCTTATTTCTTCTCCATCAGCTATGATAGGTAATGTATTATCTGGTTTAACAAGTGAATCAGAATATGATATATCTGCTACTTATGGTGGAAGAATAAAAAGTACGAGTAAAAATTAAAAAAGGAGTAAATAAATGGCTATAGAATATAAAGCTACGGATCTACCGGGTAAGATTGCTTATGAAAAACAATTTAATGTTTCAATAAGAAGTATTACCCCAATTGAACAAAAATACATCTTATCACTATCTCAAAAGGAACAAAAAACTACTAAGGATTATTTTGATTTTTTAAAAAAATTAGTAGTTATTGATAATCCAGAAGTTACTTTTGAAGATTTATATTGGTATGACGTTCAATATTTACTTTATAAAATTCGCTATTTAACTTATGCTAAATATCCTATTAAGCTAGGTTTCACTTGTGATGATTGTGGAAACGAGATCAAAGTAGATTTAGATATTGGTGCATTAAAAATTGATGAACCGAGTAAACCTGTTTATACTATTAATTTAGACGTATTAGGTGAAACTAGAATCCGTCATAAAACAGTTAAAGATGATTTAATGATCGAAGCTTTTATGAAACGTCGTAAATTAGATGAAACTGATATACAAGCTAGATTATTATTAATTGATTTATGTTTAATTTCTAACGGTAAATCATTAGAAGAAATGTATGCTTTAGCTGAGCAAGGCGATATTACAGCTTCAGATATTGCACAAATAGAAGAGTGGATAAGTAAAGAAGTTTGGGGTATTGATGAAAATATCAATATCAAATGTAACCATTGTGGAAAGGAGGTCTCTAGAGGATACATGTTATCTATAGAGGACTTTTTTTCCGTTGTTTACTGAGACTGATATAAATGAAAGATTATATTGGTTAGTATATCAATTACATCTTTCCTATGAAGAATTAATGAATACTCCATGGGAAGTTATAGAATGGTTATATAACAGGCATTTACAACAGTTAATTGATGAACAAAAGAAACAAGAAGAACGACTTAATAAGTTTATATAAGAGAAGTAATCATGGTGAAGATAAAAACAACTAATGATGATAGTAGTAAAAATATACTAGTATTAAAATCAAACTTTGAAGAATTGCTTAAAACTTTAAAGCAAACCAATGAACTTTTATCTTCTAAAACTGCTTCTACTAAAACTACTACAACTACTAAAGATGATACCAATAATAAAAAAGCATTGGCTAAGGAAATTGCACAAGAATTAAGTAAAAACAAATCAATTAATGAGTTTAGACAAATTGCACTTGGTGGTATAACGGGTATTTCACCTGCTCTTATTGAAAAATTAAGTATTGATAAAGTTATTCATACAATTACTAAACATAGTTGGAATAAAGTTACTGGTTTATTTAAAAGTGACAAAGACAATAAAATAGGTTCGGCAATAGAAGCTAATAAACAAGCTCCTGTTACAAATCGTTTAGATAAAATAATTGGATATTTAGCTTTTTGGAAAAAGAATTCTACTCAACAAATCGGAGACAAAGAAAAAAGAGAAAGTTTTTTGGCAAAACTAGGTAAATTTATACTATTAAATATAGGTACGCTAGGTAAAATTGCAGCAGGGGTAGTTTTACTTAGAGGAATTTCTATGGCCGTACGTAAAATTGCAGAAAGGCTTCATATAGATTTAGACGAAGAACCAGAAACTTTTGCAGGTGCAGTAGGTACTGGAGCAAAAAATGTTGTAGAAGGAGCAAAAAAAGGAGCCGGAATAGCTAAAAGATCTGCTGTAAATCAAAGAAAATCTATATCTGCAATAGAAAGAAGTATAAATGATACAATTAGATGGCAAGAAGAAACTGGTAGATTTACTCCTTCTGAAAGAGCTTTTGCATACAAAGCGGATGAAAATATTGATGCTCTAGCTAAGAAAAAAGGTATGTCCACAGAACAAATTACTAGATTAAAAGAAGCTCGTGCTAATTTAACTGGAACAAATTCATATATAAAAAATAACTTTACTCTTGAAGAACAAGGTAGAATTGGAAAGGCTGCGGAATCAGGAATACGCAAGGGTAAATACACTTGGGTAGAAAGTCTATTACCTAAAACTAAGAATGGTGTTCCTATTACTAGAATGAAAGGCGGTTTAAGAGCCTTGTTAGGAACTACAGAGGGTGGAATTATTGCAAGTAGTTTAGTCGGCGCTAGTAAACTATTACAACTTGCTTCAATAGCAGGTATAGCACTCGATGCAGGAATTTCAGGATATAACTATTTTAATGCATCAACTCAAAAGGATGAAGATAAAGCACTAGGTGGATTTGCAGCTAGAATGGCAGGAGCTTGGGGAGGTGCAAAAATAGGTGGTGCAATAGGTGCATTAGGAGGACCTTCTGCATGGTTTACAGTTCCTGCAGGCGCACTTATCGGTGGTATTGGTGGATTATTTGGAATGGATTGGCTTGTTAATAAAGGTATAGATGCAAAATATGATAGACTTGCAGCAAAAGGTTTATATTATTCATCTAAAGGTTCTACATTTGATTTAACTAATCCTGCTATGCAACAATGGGCTAATCAAGGATTTGGTTTTACTACACCTATTAGAAAAGATGAGCAAATTTATGAAATTGACTCTACTATGAATAGAACCGATTTAACAGCAGATCAAAAATCACCAATAGAAGATGTAAAAACAGAAGCACATAATACAAACACTATTTTAGACAGAATTTATGATTTACTAGCTAGAGAATTTAATCCAGATAGCTGGTGGAGTCAATTTAGATCAAATATCGATCCAAAAACTGGTCAAGCTGTCGATATGTCTGGAAACATGAATAATATTGGTGTACCTTCCATCAGTTATGTATTAAATAAAGGTAGATAAACTATGGCAACAATAGGACCAACAGAAGCAAAAACTGCAACAGAAACTAAAACTAAAAAGCAAAGTATAGATCCACATGCATTAGTTACCGAAATGGATAAGTTTCATAAAACATATCACTCTGGTGTAGTACCTTCTATGTTTAAAGCATTGGATTTTTCTGATGTTTCAATTTATGGTCAAGATAAGAGTAATAGCACTGATTATGCTGATGAACGTTTTCGCCATTTCCATCAAATGCGTTTATATATACAATATGGAAAAACTAATCATCATAATAAAGCATTAGATCAACAGGTTATGATTGTATCTAACTTACCAGAAAAAGTTAGTTATGCATTAAATTCTAAATGGGAAGCCCCTTTAGATTTTGGTGATGCTGCAACTAATTTATTAATACAAATGGGTTCACAAGTACTTGATTCAGATAGAAAAATCATTCCTTCTGGTACATTACGTGTTTCAAGTCTTAAAGTATGGCAAAAAACAGAACCATTATCTTTAGAATTAACTATTCCTGTATTAGACGATACAAATAGTAATTCTGGCACAAATTTAGTCGAAGCTTTAGAAATTCTTGGTTCATTATGTTTACCAAGATATAGCAGTGAAGATAGTATGGGATTTTATACACCTCCTCCTTCTTCACTATCTTATAAATTACACTATACTAGATTCTGGGAAGGTTCAAATAGACCTGAAGACTTTGAAATGAGTGTTGCAAATAAAGCAAGGATTATATTACAATTAGGAGGTATTTTATTAGTTGATAATTGTATTATTGAAAGTGTAGCAGTAAATTATCCTAATACAAAAGCTCAAATTATGCATAAATATGATGTAAATGAAGGTGATGAAATATTTGGTGAAACAGGTCATAAATATTTACATCCTTTATTAGCTGAAGTACGTTTAAAAATAAGTACTTTAGAAGCGCTTACTTCTGATGTATATAGTGAAATGTTGTGGGCTAGATCAGATAAGCAAGCAGGTCAAGGTACAGTACAATCAGATTTATCTACAATTACAAATCCATTAAATTCATTAAGAAATTATATGCTAGCTGAACCAAAAGCCAGTGATGGTAAACCAATACAATTACCAGAATCATCCCCAGATGGATATCAAACACCCCTTGTTCCAAATCAAATAGGTGAAGTTCCATTTGATCCACCATTAGGAGGTTAAATTTAAATGATAAAAAATAAAAATAATGTTCTTTTTAGCTCTTTCTTTCAAGATAGAATTCTTGATAACAATGGTATTTCTGTTACAGATATAAATGCCGGTTTAAAGAATTTATATGTACAGTATAATGACTATAAAAATAAATTTACAGATAGCGAGCGTTATTATGTATTAGAGCAAGAGCATGGCTATCCTGATTTAGTTGCTAAGAATAGTATATTAGCAGATCAAGAGTATTGGTGGTGGGTATTACTTATTAACAATTTGGTAAATCCTATGACAGATATTAAATCTGACTGGGTATATTCAATCGTAGACATTAATCAAATTGGTAATTTTATTAATAATACTAATGAAAATATTAGTTCAAATAATAATAGATTAGGTAAAGTAGTTGAGCTAAATTAAAATGAATATACAAAGTGCTTATACTGTAAATATTTTTATCGATGGTTTAGATATTTTTCAAGCGCCTGGTACTAGCTTATTGGATGCACGTATTTTTGAATCTATAGAAGATCCTATTCCATATTGTACTCTAACTTTAAGTGTACCAGTAGTATGGATAAATGAACGTTCAATAGTAGATGGTACAAGTATTAGATTTGATATTAAATCAGAATTATATGAATTAGCTGAAAGTCTATATTTTAGATTATATGATATTAAAGAAATTAGTATTAATCAACAGTTTTGTAAAATAGAATTAAATGGTATATTAGATTTTCATCCGGGTTATAGATATTACTCGCAATTTAATCTATATGGATCAAGTTCTGATGTATTTAAAGAAGTTGCAAGACAATTTAAATTAGCAAGTAATATTGATCAAACAAATGATTATCAGTTGTGGGCATCTGGAACTAATAATTTATATAACCATTTAGGGAATATAACAAAGTTTGGTTGGGTTGATGAAACTTCTGCTATGTTCTGGTGTTTTGATAGGCACAAAATCTTAATGTATAAAAATTTAACAAATATATTAAAAACTAAAAGTAAAAGTAATTGGATGTTTACACAACTTCCACGATTATATAATAAAAAAAATAAAATTTATGGGTATTCTTCAGCTATAGTTACAATTCCTTCTGGTACAGAAAACTTATTACACGAAGGTTATGGTGGTGATGATAAATATTTTGATACAGTAGCTTATCAATGGAAATATCCAGCCGCAAAAAAAGTAGTAGCAGAAAGTAATTTAATTAATATTAGTAAAGAACTATCACAAGGCTTAGCTACAAATTGGTATCCATTTGATGTAGGCAATTTCCACAAAAATTATTGGTTAGCAAGAAAACAAAATGCTCGTATATTATCTACATATTCTACAAATGTTATTTTACAATGTGAATATTTAATGAATTATCAACTAGGACAAGTTATTAGCTTTGCATTAATGGATAGCCAAGATATTGAAAATACTGTAAATATGGCTACTGGTAATTATATTATTACAAATATTGATATTCGTATAACTACACAAGCTGTTACTTCTACCCTCAAATTAACTATGCAAGGATTAAATGGTCAAGCTCTTACAAGAGAAACATATTAAAAGGAGTTAATTATATGCATCAATTAGATAATACTTTTGAAAAATATGAGAATCCTTTTTTTATTGGTACCGTAGAAGATAATAATGATCCTACGTATAATTATCGAGTAAAAGTAAGAATAGACCAAATTCATTCTAATACAGTAACTACAGATCAATTACCATGGGCAGCTAAAGTAGATAGTAGTTTTATGGGTATAGATGGATCTACAATATTACATTCTATTCCAGAAGTTGGAAGTAAAGTATTAATTTTAGCGGTCGGTAATAATATTAATTCATTAGTTTATTTAGGTTGTTTATATAAAAAAACGAATAGTACTCCTTCTAGTAATAATTATTTAAATAGTTATGGTATATTTGATCAAAATGGTAATTTTATTAAATTAGATAAAGTACAGCGATTATTACAATTAGTTTGGGCAGGTAAAATAGACATAAGTCAAATTGAAGAAATGAATATTATTGTAAATGGTAATGTTAATTTAACTGCTTCTACAACAAATATAAAAAGTAATGTAAAAATAAACGGTACTCTAGATGTTACTGGTATGATAAAATCAGAAAGTGATGTAAGAGCAAACAAAGGTTCAATTGGTTTAATGACGCATACTCATCCAGGTATCTTCCCAGGTCCGAGTTCAACAATGGTTGGAGAAAATTAACATATGTCTATGGCAGCTGGATTATCGTTAATGCTAAAATTGGGTAGTAAACTTAATAGTATTTCAGTTAAAGGAATACCATTAGACAATATAAAAAGTGCTTTAAAAACCGCAGCAATGTCATCTAATATTTTTGCGTTAAAAATAGACAGTGGTGAAAAACAAGGCTGGTTAATAAAAGAAGCAGTGCCAAATAATAACCCAATAATAGTTGATCCAAATGGTACTACTATAAATGATACACCTAAATCTTTTAATTCGGAAAGCGAAGCAAAAGCATACCAAACAGCTAATAATTTATATACTTATACATATAATGAAACTAGATCTTCAACAATATCTGTTACTGCTTTAATGAAAACAAATCCTGCTGCAAAAACTAATGTAAATATAATGGCAGATAAATTAGGACCAAACTGTAAAATTGAGAATGAAAGAACCTGGGGATTTGATTCAGGGGCAAGAGCACCTACGGCTACTGAATTTCAAACTGTAATTAAGAATACAATATTAGCTGCAGGAAAATAGATTATAAATTAGATTTTATTTATTAAATATATTATAATTTATAAGTTCTATTTTATAAAGATTTAACAAGAATTCCCTTATAAAATTTTTAACAAATCATGGCTTATAACGATTTAAATACCCATTTTTTAAATAAAGTTTATACCGATCCACTACTTGGTAAATTATTACCAAAAAGTAGTGTAAATGAATTATATCCTACAGTGGCAAATATAGAATCTATAAAGCAAGGTATTGAACGTTTATTAATGACACCAAAAGGTAGTAATCCTTTTAATCGTGAATATGGATCTAGTTTATATTCATTGTTATTTGAAAATATAGCTAATGTTAGTGAAATTGAAACATTTCTATATATGGATATTACTAATTGGGAACCCCGTATTAGTTTATCTAGAGGTGATATTTCAATTATACAAATAGATAAAAATACATATAAAGTAAATTGTGAATTTCGTTTAATCGGATCGAATACAGTAAGTAGTTTAAGTACTACTATAACAAGAGAGTAATCAGCATGAAATTAGATAGTATAGTTTATGATTATGGTACATTACAAACTGCTATTGCAGATAGTTTAAATGCAGAATCAAGTACATTTAAAGCCATTTATCCTTCTGATACAGCGACTAGTTTAGTAAATGTATTGGCTAGTTATGGCTCCATGTTACAATATCAATTAGTTTCTAGTATGGCTAATATGTATATGGACTCTGCGTTTTCAGAAGCAGGTATTTATCAATTAGCTGAAACTCTTGGTAATAGATTACACGGTAATATTTCTTCTCAAGTATATTGTAATATCACACGTACTAATTTAAAAGGTATTAGTAATATTATTATTCCAGCTGGATCTACTTTTAAAGTTGAAGATTTATTATTCTTTAATCCTGATTCAATTGTTTTTCCATTAGAAATTAATAGTTTATATAATGTTAAACTAGTACAAGGTACATTACAAACAGTTGAACAATATTCATCTGGTATTTCTGGTGAAAAAATTTATTTCTGTGATGATTTTAGATGCAACACAAATATGGTAAAAGTATTTGTGAATGGTGTACAATGGGAAATCACTGATTCATTTTTACCATATGTTGTAACAGATACTTCTATTGCAGCAGAAACCCAAGTAGTAATTGTTAAAACAGATGCAGATGGTAGAACATATGTAAAATTTGGTAATAATACCAATGGATTAATTCCACCTACCAATTCAACTATTCGCATTGAATATGTAACTAATGAAGGGGCTAATGGTAATTTAAATAATAACGAATTAGATATTCAATTAACCACACCAATTTATTATACTAATTCACAAAATACGCGTGAACAATTAACTGTTGATATTACTGCGATTACTACTGCTTCAGGTGGATTTAATACTCAATCTATTGAAACATTACGCGAGTCTTCTCCTTACACATTTGCTTCTGGACAAAGAGCAATTAGACGTAATGATTATAAAACAATGTTACTAAATCATTGTGGATATTTAACCACTAACGTTTGGGGCGAATATGAAGAAGCCGCAATTCAAGGTGGTTATGATAAAATCATGATGAACATGGTTTATTATACAGGTATTAAATCTATTCAAAAATATGATTTACAACCTGTTAAATTAATTGAAATCAGTCCTACAGAAATCAATTATTCGACTTCTGCAGTATATTCAGTTGAAGGTAATATTAATAGTGCTCGTGGATTCTTAGGGTCTTATATAATTGATATTTCTTCTTTTGATAGTGATGGTTTACCAATATCTGTAAAATATCGTGATAATGATGGAACAGGTATTTTAGTATGTGATCCAAGTGTAAATTCTAATTTGGTTAATTTTGAATCACAAATTTATCCTTTAAATGATTTAATTACAGATACAGTTGCCATTGATACTAATCAAAAATTGGTAGAATCAAGTAATAACCCTGCATTATTAAATATGGAAGGAAAAGAATTTATTAGTAGTGGTGTAACTGAAGATGAACAACCAAGCTTAATTACTTTTGATAATCCTTTCCAAATAAAATTAGATTTCCAAAAGAAAATAAGCATTACAGGATTTGCATTTAAATCTCCTTCTACAAGTGAAAATTATCGTAAGTTTATGCATCAATTTGCTATTTATGGTACAAATGAAGACAATGCTTCTTATGATAACGTAAAAAACAATACTAAATGGCAAAAATTAACAGGTATGCATATTTTCGATACTGATATTGCTTTAAACAGTTTCTCTGATTGGGTTACTACAAATGTATATAGTCCTGGTACAGCTATTGAAGAAAATGAAGATTTATCAGAACAATGCGCAGATACACCACAATCTGTATTTGTAATTTCTCCTTCTTTATTAGAAGAAGAATACAGTTATTCAGTAAAAGTAAATCAAGAAATGAAGCCTGCAAATGAATATTCAATAGATAAAGATGCTGGTACACTTACATTTGCTACACCTGTTCCAATGGGTAGTAATGTAATTTTATATGGTACATTATATGACTGGGCTAGATATAAACATTATTTAATTGAAGTTTATACTATTAAAGATTCTTCTATTAAATCACCAAGAGTTGTAGCATTAAACCAAATTAAAGCCATTTATAAAGAATCTAGCTCTACAATTAATTATACAAAAAATAATGCAATTAATTTAAATCTACCTATAGTTTCTGCAAGTAATGTAGTTGAAGCATATACTATTCCTGGTATACCTCAATTAAGTAGTGGATGGTTAGCAGATAAAAATGGTAATCTAATAACACCAGATATTGGCAAGATATATCATGTTCATGATAGTAATACATTTAATACTACAGTACGTATAAGAACAGCAGGTAGTGGATTTACAGTAGGCGATAAATTAAACTTACAATATTATTTTTATACTATTCAAAGATATGCTGAAAATAATGGTAGTAACTATTTAGTTGGTGAAACATTTAAACTTAATGGTAAAGACGCTATTATTACAGAAGTAGATGCTTTTGGTGGAGCTAAATCTGCTGAATTTATTGGTTTAAATAAATATGGCAGTGATAATATGGCTTCGGCAAGTAATATTTCTATGGATCCAGGTAGTTATATAGGTCATGGTACAGGTGCCAAATTTGATGTTTATAGCACTAAAACTCCACAGATTTATGTAGAAGATGGTTCAGCTATTATAGCTAAAGTTAAGACAGTAAATGGTAGTGGTGGTATTACAGCATTAGATACGACTTCGTATATTACTGCCTATGATGCTACAAACACTACTGCTATTTCTAGCATAAAATCTGATAATACTACAACAAATGCATATTTTAATGCTACTTCTGTATTAAACACTACATTATATAATGATAAAGTGTTCTTATTTAGAGATGGAGCATATGTTGAAAACGATACTATCTTGACTAAAGAATTAGGTTTACCCGAATCTATGCAGTATTATGAATATGATGTTAAGATTAGTGGATTAACAGAAGAAAATCAATATCGCACTGGTAATATTGTTCAATATTCAACAATTATTGATAATACTACATATATATTCCAAATACAAATAATTAATATTACTTCAAAAGATTATTTAATCAGTTTAGCTACAGATACTACTTATCCTAGTTATATTTTAAGAGGTAAAAGTGGTATTAAAGTATCAGGTGGGGATTTAACAAACATTGTAGGTTCTGGATCTGGTGGTAAAATTACAATTACATCTACAAGTACAGTAAATGTATACGGTAGTTATACAGGTAATTTCTATTCAAATACAGATATTCAAGCATTTGATTTACCTATTATAAATAAATATAATCACTTTACTACATATCTTGAATTCAAACAACCTCATATTAAAAATATTAAAATTGAATTAAATGTAGAATATGAGAATATTGTAACATATCAAGAAGTTAAAAATAATATTATCACTGCAGTTAACCAAATGTTTGATTTAAAACCTTTCTCAATTGGTAGTACACTAAATGTATCAGATATATGGAAAACAGTAAATAATATTAAAGGAATTAAACGCTTTAATGTTATTACTCCTTCTGATAACATTACCTGCTTGCCATATGAGTTATTAACATTACCTGCAGAAAACTTGATTATTAATGATATTCTTAACAATGAGTATAAATAATGTCTGATTTCAATAAAATATCTGTAAATAGTACATTAAGTGTAACACAAGCTAATCAAGCCACTTTGTGTTTTAGTGACGGTAAAATATTAGCAAATGATAAATATAGTATTGCTAATAGCCAAGTTAATTTAATAGATACTAGTTTAAATACTTTGAGTGTCTATTTTAATAATGGTGTAGCAAATACTTACTTATTCAGAACAGGTTTGTATGAACCTAATACTACTTTACCGAATATAGATATTAATGGTACCCCTGTTGAATTAAATCAAGTATTAGTATTTATTGATGGTGAATTACAGCTATCTTCTGCATATACTATTATACCAAGTAATAATAATAACAATGGTGGTACTATTACATTTACACAACCATATAGTGATACCCCAGACAAAACTTTTGAAATAGTAATATATTCAAGTAAAGTTAATTTTATTAGAAATTCATATAATCATGATGAAATTTTTAATTTAGTTAAAAGAGATCAAAATAATGCATATAGTGTTAGAAATGAGCAAGATTTTTTATTATCTTTACCAGTAGTATATGATAAAGCTAATACATTATTATTTATTAATGGTGTACAAGTTCCTTTTAATGCTATTCAAAAAGACATTGCCGAACCAAATGTAATAAAATTAAATATTAAAGAAACTTTAAACGAAATAGAATATTTTGAAATTGTAAAATTTGTTAATAATAACACAACTTCTGTTAATTTTACAACAAGTTTTGGATATTTAACTTATGGTCCATATGATGATTTTAATGTAAAAATACCAAAATTATATAATTTAATTTTAAAATTTAAAGATCAAACTAAATTACTCATTGATGATTTAAGACCTGGCTTTATACTTTATTCTAAACTTTGTAATGGTATTGCTGTTATAGTTGATACCAATTATGAAAATCAGCAATTAAAAGCAATACAAATACAGCCTTTTTCTTATTATGAATTTACAAAAGATCAATACTATATTGAAGTACCTGAAACTACAAGTATATTAAATTATTTATCTGTCTTCGATAAAAGATACACATTTTTACCAGAAATATTATCCTGCTTTCAAAGAATTCTTTTAGATGAATTACAAGATAGTATTCAAAGATTAAAAAATAGTAGATCAATTCAAAAAGTAGATTCTTCTCAAATTAATAATTTACTAAAGTTATTAGGTTTTGATGGAAATATTAAAACACTAACACACAAACAGCGTAGAGAATTAATAGAAGAATTAACAGAATTTTATAGAATAGTTGGTACAAGAAATTCATATAATCTTGTTAATATTTTACAAAATGATTTAAAATTAATTAATATGAAACAATTATTTACACCATTAGGTAGTGTAAATAAAAGTAAAAGAACTATTTGGAGTTATAATACAAAAATAGATACAGGAAACGGTGGTAGTGGTTATAAAGTTGGTGATTATTTACGTGCTATCACAGATCGAGATCCTATCGATATTATTGTTACAGATGTAGATGGAAATGGAAGTATTAAAGAAGGAGCTCGAATTGGTTATACACAAGAAACTTTAGATGGTTATACTGAAACTAATGGTGATTTTCCATTAGAAAGTGGAATATCTGCCTTCTTTAATATTAGCACTCCAAATACAACTTATGATTATGATTGGTCGATTAGAGATGATGGAAATGTTAACTTTTCTGTGGGTCAAAAATTTACTAATCATACTAATAAGTATTCATTAATTGTAGATGAAGTAGATAGTAATGGTAAAATTATTAGATTTACACCAAATCCAAAAAGTGGTTATAATAGAATTAGTCTTTCTGCATTAGATTTTTATTTAAATCATTCTAATATTTTACAATTAAAAGTTACAGCTAGTCACATTGAAGAAGATAAATATTTAATTGGAGAATGGACTACAGGTGGGCAAGGTATTAATTTAGTACTAGAACCAGGTACATATTTAATTGAAGTAGCTGGTGCAGGTGGAGCAGGGGCAGCAGGAGATTCACGCTATGATATAGTAAATGATATAAAAGCCTACAATGGATATAATGGAGAATTAAAAACTATTTATAAATCATTTACTTCTACAACTACAATTACTGGAAAAGTTGGTCAAGGCGGTGGTAAAGTATTTGCAATGGGACATGGTGGAACAAATGCCGAAACTAAAGGTAGTGGTTATCATGATGGTAAAATGGGTATGCTTTACCATGAAATCGGATTCTTTGACTATTATCCAACATATTTTTACGCAGGAGGTCAAGGAGGAGGTTCTTCGGGTATAGAAGTCGAGGGTGAAACTATTATAGAAGCTCGTGGTGGTAATGGAGGTGACACTGAGGTTTCTATAGTTGCACAATTAAACGCATGGATAGCTCAAGGGGGAAAATATGATGAGAATTATGTATATGATCGTACCACAGTAAAAAGTGGTTGGGGTGGTGATGGCGGCGGTGGTGGATATAACATAGCCGGTGGTCAAGGTGGAAAAGGTGGAAAAGGTACACAACCATATGGAAGTTTCTGGTCAGAAGAAGGTAAAGATGGCTGGATCAAAATTTGGAGATTAAAGCATAGTTATAGCTTCGAAATCACAGGAGATACAAGTGGAGTTATAGACAATGAGCAATTCTTTACTGTTGATACATTACCAAGTGGATATAAAGAAACAATTTCACAATTTATAGCTACTGCACATAAAAACGGATCGGCTACTTATTGGGATTATACACCTTCAAAAGGTTGGTATCCATTTAATAATACTTATACAATCCTATCTAAAGCAAATCCTAAAATTATAGTAGATATAGATTCACACTTTATAAAAAATAATTATAAAATTGAATTATTAGGTGATATTGCATATATGAAGATTGGAGATGTATTTAAAAATAATAATACCGATCCATCTAAAAACTTTACCTATACCATAACAGAAATTGATAGATCTATAAATAAAGTTTTCGGTATATTTTCACCGATGAGTGGAATAGATTACTTAAATATTACTAATGAACCAGCAAGTGTAGATACTGGAACAAATGGTATATTAACAGTAAATTCTTTAAGGGCTACACAAAAGAATGAAGATCGATGCTATATTGATTTTTATACACAAGATGAATTAATTGATCCATCTAAAGGTGAAGGTATTCAAAAAGAATATCGTATTAATCAAACAAACTATGGTTATATAAATGAAGGTACACCAAATTCGCCATATTTCTGGCAAGTAGGTTTTCCAGATATAGATTATGGTAATATTTCAGATACCCCAGAAACAGTTATTGATTATGGTTTAATTACAGATAAAATCGAAGGTACTTGGTTAGAATGGGTTAAATGGGATAGAGGTTCTCAATGGTATCCAACTAATCATGTTAATCTAGAAATGAAATTACCAGCAGGTGTTGACTTTAATTCATACATAGATACATTTGTTGAACAATTCTATAATCTTGCTTCTACAGTAGTATTTATTCAAACAATCATTGAATCATTCTACTTTGGTAAAGATATAACAGGAAATACCACTGAAAATGCTACTACGGAAAATAACGGTGCATGTTTTGGTATTGTTACAGGTGCACCAGTATCTGAAGAAGTAATGACGGTATCTTCCGATCCATTATTACAATACGAAGAAGTATTACAACCTTGCCAATTCACAGTTGTTCCTACTCCTGCAAACGCTACAGTATCTATTTATCAAAATAGACACTTATTAGTTGAAGGTATAGGTTCACAAACTACAGAAGTAGATCCAACCAAACCAGTTGGATATAGAGTAAGAGTGGCTGGTAGTTCTGATTATATACCACACATTAATATTGTAAATATTACTACAGATACAACTAAATATGTAATATTAGAAGAAGTAAATCCAACACCAAATGATTCATCCTATTATGATGTTACAGTAAATGCTTTACCAGAAAATTCTTCTATTATATTACAAATACCAGATTATCCTTTAATTAAGGCAGTTGATACCGTAACATTAAAAGTTCCTGGTAATACAAAAGTTAAATATACTGTAGAAAAAGAAGGTTATATACCAGAAACAGATATATATTTAATTACGAGTAATACTACTTTAGACATAAGTTTAAACCCAGAAGAATAAACAAAAATCACTAATTTCTAAGAAAAATTGGAGTTCTATATAACAGTAACCAAAGATTCCCAAAAAATTAAGAGATAAAGTAAATGTTAGTTTCAAGAAATGTTTTACAGTCCTACCCAGATTTACGTGGACAATCTAATAATTATTATTTTGCTTCTAGACAAGATAGAAATACCTACTTTAGTAACCAGCCAATTGCAGAAATGCAATTATGTGCTGTAGGTGGTAATCCAGATTCTACAAATTGGGATGAAGTAGTATGGGAAGTTGAACAATTTAATGGTGAAAACTGGGCAGTTGTTCCTATGGATACTAATTTTGCATTAGTTGTAACTAATGAAGGTATTCAAGCTTTAACCAATGCTTCTCTAGGCCAATATAAATTAGAAATTTCGCGTGTTGCTATAAAGCAATCTTTATTTCCATCTGGAACTTCTTTAGCTAGTTTAACAAAATCTGATTTCTTCAGTAATTATGAAGACATTTGTTTAGATACTAAAAATGTATTAAATTCTACATTTACTTTAGATAACAGTCTATCTTATCGTACAAATTTATTAAATGGTGGATTACAATTTACAGTTGAATTAGGATTAGATTGTTTAGGACAAGAATCTTTATCTGAAACAAGCCGTATTGCTCCAACATTAGTGGTTTTTGATGTAGCTGTAATTGGTTTATTTGTAAAAGATCAAAGAGATACAAATAGTACTGAAGATATTTTATTTGGAATAGCATGTTTACCTGCGGTTGTACAAAAGATTGCAACAACCCCTACTCGTGTTGGTAATTCATTAAAATTCTACTTGAATACTACATTAAGTAATATGGCTAATGTTACTAATTTATCTGTATTAAAAAGCTCAGTTAATAGTGTACCCGAAGTATCAAAAGATGATGATTTAATCGATACTTATGATGGTATTTCTGCACCCTATAATCTTTATTTAGTAGATAATTATAGTGGAACAAATATTCCTGCTTTGGCTGTTAGAAAAGGTAACCCTTTAAATAGTACTACTCCTATTTCTTGGACATATTTTACACCAACTGATGATAATGTATATATTTCTGATACATCTTTAATCGATTTATATGATGAGCTTACAAATCCAACAGGGTTACGTAATTATATGATTGCAGCTTGGGATAATGACTCAGGAAAATATGTTGCAGCAGATGGATCAGATACCGATCAGCAAATGGCAGGTTTATATAATAATTATTATTTGTCTTATGCCGGTAAAATTAATAATATGAATACTCGTTATAATTATTCATATCAATGGAATAATGATGCTGCTGTTAATTATAGAGAAGGTGATACTTTACTAGTAAGTTTTGATAATCCTTCTAATCCTACACAATCTCAAACATTTACAATTAAAGTTATTGGCTTAGAAAATGCAGAAATGGGTAAACCAAATGAATTTTATGTAACTCCAACTTCTGGTAATACATTTATTGGTACAGATAACCCATACAGAGATGTTAGTTATAGATATATAGAACCAGGAAGAACTTTAGGTACTGGTTTATTATTTAAAGTTAATGCAATAAATGCAGATTCAATTAGTTGGAATTTCCCAACGAGTTGGTTAAGTAAACCATTATATGTTGATTATGACCATAGTACTGAAAGTGCAGCTACATGGGAAAGTTATTGTATTAGTATTGGTTTAGATCCAACTACAGAAAATAAAAATCGCTGTGGTAAATTAACAATTGAAAGAACAGCTATGTTTGTGGGTTGGTGTGTAGATAGTAATGCAATTAAATTAGCATTAGACTTACGTAATGAAGCAACTGAAACAACGTATGGTACTACAGCTTATGCAACAAATGCAGAAGTAAATAATGTATATGGAAATTCTGTAGCTAAAAATACAAAATCAGTAACTCCAGAAACCTTACAAAATAATTACTTACAAACAACTATTCCAGGAACTCCACGCACTTTAAATGGTAATGAAGGTAATGCAATAAACAATCCTATTGTAGTTAATACATATACCAGATTTGATAAAGTAATTTATGGTAAAGGTACTTCATACTCAGCAAGCGGTAATTTATCTAATGTATCTTTCTATGGTACTGCATATCGTGCGTTATGGGAAGACTTAGCAGAATATTATAGATCAGATAAAATTTACCCAGCTGGTACATTGATTTGCATTGGTAGTGGTAACGCTGAAATTACAGAAGCAAAAACAGAATGTAACGGTATTATTTCTACAAAGCCTGGATATGAATTAGGCGAAAAGAAAGATGCTCGTGATTTACCTGTTGCTTTAATTGGTAAAGTACCAGTATTATTTGCAGATGATTGTGTACCTAGTTTTGGTGAAAAAATATATTTGTCTAAAACCACTCCAGGTAGAGCATCAACTATACCAAATGGTAAATGCTTAGGTAAAGTAATCGATAAACGTGAAGATTTAAATCAAACACATTCTATCTTATGCTCAATTAGAATTGAATTTTAATTAAAGGATACATAAATGGCAGATGCACAAGCGGTTAGCTTTCGTAAAGGAACTTCAGTTGAACATGAAACTTTTCGTGGTGTTGAAGGTGAAGTAACTGTAGATTTAACAAATAAAACAGTATGGGTACATAAAGGCGATGGTAATAAAGGTACTCCTTTAGCGCGTGCTGATTTTGCTAATTTAGATCAAGCTGCTCTTACAAATGGAAATATCGCAAATCGTGGTTTAAGTAATGTTGTAATAAGTGAAGTTAGTACAGTAAAAGATAGCTTAGCCCCTTTAGGATATGCATATAAAGATTTTTCTAATGGAGAATTCGATAAAGCCGATACAACAGGTTTAACTACAGCAAATAGATTACATACTGGAACAAATAAAAATCTAGCTTATGCAGATCTTTCAAACATTAACGATAACAATTATAGTAATCCAGCAGTAGCCAAAGCTGCTATTAGTACAGTATTAGCTACAAATAACGATGATGTATTTGTTAGATATGATATGTCTAATGCACAAACTGAAATACTAGCAGGTAGTTCTGGTACATTACCTACAGGTCAAAAAGCTTTAGCTTATCAAGATTGTTCTAATATTAATACTACAAATTTAGCAACAAGCACTGGGCATAGTGGAACAAATTTAGCTTATGCAACACTTGAAAACACAAGTTTAGATAGTACAGCATTAGCTCATATATGGAATGAAGGGATCCAAATAAATAGTAATCTAATTAATTTAAATAATGCAGATCCATTAAATACAAACACCTATCCTACTGCTATCTCTGTTAAACAAACTATTGATAATTTAAATGTTCTTCCTAATCTACCTTCTGAAAGCGCTGTAGAAAATATTATATTAAGAGGAACTTATCATTTTGAAAATGAAATTACTATTAATAATGGTGGTACAGGTTATTCTATAGGTGATACAATAACAATAGAAAGCAGTATTGCTTCTTTTGATGTTGAAGTAGCTAATGTTGATATGAATGGTGCTATTACAGGAATTACACCAGACTTTACATTTACCAATGAAGATCGTACTCAATCTGCTATACCTACAACTACTAGTGGAAGTGGTATAGATGCAACAATTAATATTGTAAGTACAAGAATTATACCAGCTACCATGGCAGATGTTAACTGGTCAGATACAATTAATAGTCGAAATATAGAATTTGAAAATAGTTCAGTTATTAGTGGCTACAGTAATTATATTAAACCAAGAGCAGATATCGGTACTATATCTTCAGTAACAGAGGCTTTACAAACATTAGGCTTAACATTACAAGATTTAGTATTTATTAATAATATATCTATTGCAGATGATATCGATGGTATTATAACCGTAACTACTTCTGCTGCAATTACTTCAGCCCCATTAATTAGAACATTAATTGGTAGCCTAGCAATTACTGGAACATGGTCTGGCTCTGGAACTTCTTGGACATTCACACCAGATGTTCCTTCTGATGTATTAGATCAATCTTGGATTATTAAATTATCATAAGGATAGTACATGTTATATAATTATGGTAAATGTGCAATATATTTAAATAGATCTGTAACACCCACAAATGGATGGGAATATAATATAAATCAAGATAATACTGCTACATTACACAGATATGTAGGTCCATCAAATACAGTAACTGTACCTACAACAATTGCATAAATCATTTAAAAGGAGTCACATGTGGAAATATTACCAGATACATATTTGGTAATTACAGCAACTGATATATTACAAGGCGATATATCTACATCTAAATATAATAATATAGAAATCTGGCATAGAATAAAAGTAATTCATTTCTTTAATACTGCCAGATTATTTTTTTATAAAGAATTTAATGTAAATGTAACAGAATTTCATTTAATTCAAGCAAAAAACGCTTCTAAAGAACCAATTCCAGATCCAAACGGGCATTATTCTTGGTTAAGAATTAAAACTAAAGATAACCAATTATCTGATTGGATAGTTACAGATTTTTATCCATCTAAAACATACTGCGCAGCAAGTGCCGCTTTTGATACTGGAAATTTAACACAAGCTAATAGTGCATTTAGATTTGGATTAGTTCAATCTTTATCTAATAATAACTATTCTATAACAGATTTAGTATAAATTAAATTATATACATACCATTTAAATGATTTAGGCTCTTCTTCTGAAATATCATATAATACACCATTCTCATCAAGTGCCAATCTATCTATAGAATGATATATACCATTAGTAAAATCATGATTTTGTTGATCTTTTAGTACTGTATACTCATCTTCTGTAAAAAATAAACATGCACTATATTCTATTTCTGTTCCAGGTGTTTTTAATAAAGGAAAAGTATTTGTATATTTAGAAAAATATGGAATTAAAAATTCTAAATTTTTACTAGTTAAATAAGCTTTATCTAAATAAATAATATCATCTTCTGGAATATCTATAAATAGTGATGGATCTTCTTGATCTATTATATCTTGATCATCAAAATATTTATATTGTATAATCATTATTCTATCCTCATTATTAATATAGAACTATTAATTTTTTGCTAACCATTCATAGAACATTTTTATTGCACACCCTTGGTTTTTACTATTTTCATGCATTTTACTTGCCATACAAGGTAATCTACAATAAGAATAATGTTTACATAAATTACAATTCAAATTAGAAGTAGCAATAGTGTATTGCCTTTCTGTGCATTGATCTGATAAGCATTCTTTTAAAGTCATACCATATTCTTTCAACATATTTAAGGTACCCGAACGGATTAAACAACTAAAAGTAAGCTTATTATTTATAAATGAACAACTATTTGAGCAAACACAATATCTTCCATTTGGATTTTTATAACTTTCTATTAATTTGTTTATTTCATCTATATTATTATACCCTTTTTGATAATAATATTTATAAAACTCAAATAAATCCTCATTTGAAGGTGCATATTTTTCCCAATTTTTATTATAAATATAATATTCTGGATATAACTGATAATTTTTAAGTCTATCTAATACATCTGAATTAAGATATGCAATAATATTTGGCTTAGTCAGTGTAATTGATATAACTTGTGGTCTAAAATATCTAATATTTTGCCACCATAGGTCTTCTTGCCTCTGATTATTAAATCTTTCTACTGGATCATAAGAAGTGGCAATAACACTATTAGTATCATCTAAAAAATCTTGTACTCTTTTTATGTTTTTAAAGACTAAATTTGAAGAATAACAAAATTCAACTGTATATTTATATGAAATAGCCCAAGTTTCTATAGTATGTTGTAAATATGCATAAGCTTCTAGGTATTCATCACTTAAACTATCCATAAAAACTTCGCCTCCCCAAACACGAAAAGTAAGATGTTTAATATTAGGACGGCTCTGCAAAGCTTCTTTTAATTGTGGTAATAAATATTTAGATAATTCTTTAATTTCTTGAGGAGTTTTAATAGAAGTATGCTCCTGAAAACAAAATTTACAGCCCAAATTACATCTGTCAAATAAAATTAGACAAATTTCTAAAAAATCATAGCTTGGATAAAATTGTTTATATAATTTATTCATTATCAAATAACTCAAACAAGGCTTTTAATTGGCATTTTTGAGGTTTTTGCTTAACAATTGATTGAATAAAACATTTTGGTTTACAAAAAGGTTTATATTTACAATACATACAACCAAATTTATTATCAAAGTAAGCTTTAACCTCTTGTTTATTGCTTAAACAATACAATCCTTCATTATTCTTTGGTATAAATTGTAATATTTCATCATATTTATGCTCACTTATATTACTTAATATACTACTTATACAATTTTTATTGATTATTCTTAATTCATCATCTGTATATACTGCTTCTGTATTGATTGATTCGGCTGCAAATTGTAATAAAATACACTCATTTCTAGGCTGATTGTCTATATATTTGTGAGATATTCTATTTTTATAAAAAGATAAAACAGAATGGTTAGGAAAATTTTCTTTTATCTTAGTATAAAAACTTACCAAATCTTCTGTAGTTGGATATAAATCATAATTTTCTATATTATTTAATATATAATCTTCAAATGAAATATCATACTTATCATTATTTAATAATATTTCATTTAAAATTTCACTACCTTCTTTATTTTGTAAATAATTTTGAATTCCATACGTAGTTAATATCATTTCTACCATAATTTTTTTATCTAAAGAAGATTGTAATGTTTTTAAATTATTATTCCATAAAATTAATTGCTCCTTAGTACTAAATCTACCCCATAAATCAAAAGATGTAGTAATACAAACATTTATACTTAATTTCATTAAAAATTTAGACAACTCAATAAAATAAACCAAATGCTCTTGATCTAATAATAAATTACTTTGAATATTAAATCTAATTTTTATATAACGTTTAGCTACAATATCATATAAATCTTTTGCAACTTGTTTATATAGATCAAAATATTGTTTATCTAAATAAAATAATTCACCTGCAACAAAGAAAAATGTAATGGTAATATCCGGAGGTAATTCATAAAGGTGTTTATTTAGCCAATTTTTAGTATTTGTAGTAGTTTTAATAAAATGATCTAACGATACATTATTATTAATCATTCTTTTTGATATAATACAAAATTTACAATTATTATTACAAGAAGTCTTACTCAATCCAAATGGATTTATAGTTAATTCTTTTGAATATTTTAAATATTCTAATAAATCTTTCATTTTATTAATGTTTCTTATAATCTATATAAGCTATCTTTTTCATAAAACTTATTCATTTATTAACTCGTATACTTGTTTTTTCCAACATTCTTTAGGCATATATTTTAAAGTCATTATACCCATACAATACCTATTACATACATTACTATACTTACAAAAATCGCAATGTAATGTTTTATTAAAATATTTATCTACTAACTTTGGTTGATCAATACATATAATACCAGATTTAGGTAAATCTTCATCAAAATCTCTGTTTATATCAAAGTTAGGCATATTATGGTATTGTGTATAAATACAAGAATCAATAGGTACTGAGCCATCTTCAATACATTCATGATGATATGGAGGTTGAGTCCATCCAGGTACATTAAACGTTAAAGCATGACAATTGTTATAATAATATGTTGGTTTAGGAATATTTAAATCTTCAACTTTATATGCATTAATTATATCACAATTTGGATGTTTTTCTTTAACTTTTTTATAAAAAGCCAATACTAATTCTTTTGAAGGAATTAATTCTTTAATTTGTTCTTCTGAATTAGGTACATATTCTTGCATTGTTATAGAAATTTTTGGATTTTTTAATAGCTCATCAAATATTCTACATAATACCATATTTGTTTCATTAATATAAGTTTCTAAAGCTGGTGTAATCAATAATGTTTCAACATGGATCTTTTCATTTTCATCTAATTGTTCCATTAATAATTTAATAGTATTCATCCAATTAAATAAGCTTTGTGGAGTATTAAATCTACCCCATAAATCAAAAGAAGTACAAATATTCGGATGTTTACCTAACAAATTACTACATTTATTATAAAAATCTACAAAAGCTTTTACTCTATCTTCATTAAATAATAAATTAGTAAACAAATTAACAACAGGAGTCTTTTTTAATATAGGTGATAATAAATTCCATCCTGTTTCTAACCAATTATAATATTCAGTATAATAATCATCTGGCAAATAAAATAATTCCCCACCGATCATTTGAAAATTACATTTGATATCTAACAAATTATTTTTTATAAGTTGTGGAATTATAGTATCTTTAATCCATTTATATTGAGAATCTTTAGCGATACGTAAATCTTTTATAGACTGAGGTAATCCCATACAGTCTGCTGTAATACAAAATTTACATCTATTATTACAAGATGGACGAATTGGATCATAGCTAATTACTTCTAAAATTTTAGACTTTTTAATACATTCTATATAACTCTGCGTATTTAAATACTTCATCTTAATATCTCTTCATATATTTTAGTTAAGCCTGGGCAACCTGTCTCATCAAACTGTAATTGACAACAATCGCCATTACATATTTTGTAGAACTTACAGAATTTACAAGGATTTGGAATACTTTTTTCTATTTTAATTAAAGTATCTTCTAAATTTTTATTATATATATTATCTTTGGTTTTTATAATCTTATCTGAACAATTTGGGCATGCACCTAATGATCCATCTGTATTTAAAGTACGAACATTCTGCATACATTCTCTTCTTCTACACCCAAAAAAGTCTTGCTTATAATGTATTAACTCTTCAAACAAAGGAATTTCTAATTGGAATTCTTTATTTACTATAAAAACTTCATATAACCAATCATCTATTTCTCGATTTGTTGGTTTAACCTTAACCTCTGCTGCTCTGCCAGTTTCTGTAATACGTTCAAAATTTACTATATGAATACCTAAAGCTTTAAAATAAGTTAATAATTCTTTTGGCTTATGTAATACAGTCTGATTATTAACAGTAACTATCACTTGAATATTAAAACCTAATTTTATCAATTTTCTTATATTTATTTCCCATAAATTTAATTGGTCTTTTGTTTTAAATCTATAATCATCTACATCCCAGCTTGTTTTAATAAACTTATTTGTAAACTTATTAAACAAATTTATATGATCTTCAGTTAAATCATACATTAAATTAGTAGTAGCACTCCATATTACATTAGGAAAAGTATCTATTAACTCAATATAAGGTTTTGTATCTTTTATTAAATAAAAAGGTTCACCTCCATGAAATACACATTCTAAACTATCATCTTTAGCTAAACCTTTAAGCATATCACTAATTACTTCTTTAATTCTATTTATATCTAAAAAAGATATTTGCTGTAAAGTACATGGTTTATAACAACCTTTACAAGCTAAATTACAACTATCAGTTAAGCATAAATAAAGTTTTTTATTTGTCATTATAACTTTCCCACCACTCTAGTAATTCTTTACAACCATCACATTTTAAATTAGTAATATGCTCTGTCCAACAATTACCATAATATTTACAAAACCCACATTTCTTTCTATATAAATGTAATTCGTTGTTACAATCTTCTATATATTCTTTAATATTATCATACCATTTAAAATACTCTAAATTATTTTCATTATAATAAATTGCACCTAACTTTCCATCTGGTCCAATTCTAATGCATTGATCATTTGTTGCAATAGGATAATTCCTTTTAATACACTCATTTAATCCACAGATATGTCCAAGCTGATATTCATATTTATTCTGTAAATATACTTCTGTTAAATTCTTCAAAGTATTTTGATATTGTTCTTGAGAAATATTAAATATATCACCAGTATTAATACTAGGATAATACTTAATAAAACATACATAATCAATATTTAAATTTTTATAATCATCTAATATTTCTTTTGGATCTGTATTAATAATACTAGGTGTTATCATACTCAATACAGATAACTTCCTTCCTAATATGTTATTTTTTAATTTATTCTTAATATCTTCATAATCTGGTCTTTCTTTATTTAAAGAAGTTGATAATATAGTATCTTCAAATATTTTTAATTTTTTTATGTCATATAAATTACTTGTAACAAAATTTGGTGCATTATAACTATTTATTATATTATTTAATTCAATTAAATATTCTTCATCTAATAAAGTAATTTCACCTCCATATAAATTAAACTTATGAATTTTAAAATATTTTGATATTTCAACTAATCTTTGTTTTAGTATATTCAAATCTAATACTTGTGAATGATGATTGTTATGTAAATAACAAAATTCACAATTTTGATTACATTGATAACTAGGAAAAATGGACACTATTATTTCACGCATTAGCTTTTACTTTTTCATAGAATTTTGGATAAAAGGAACATCTAGTATGTAACTCACAAGGCCTACAAACTTTTGCATATTTACAATCAAAGCATTTTATTAATATATTTCTACACCTTTCACCGATTATACAACCTGGTCTAACAGTTCCATCAGGTAACAAAGTTATACTATTACATTTAAAATCCCAGTGTAAAATTTGTTCTTCTATTAAATTTTTAATTTTAATTCTTTTATACCGCCAAAGTGTATAAATATTACATAACCATTCATCTATCTTATTTTGGAAATCATTAGTTAAAGTATTATCAACTAATGGTTCAAATAAAATTTCTTCTATACCAACTTCTTCTAAATCTTTTATTACTTTAGTAAACATATCAATATCAAAATGTAATAAATCCTGATCTAATGTAATTAATACCAAAGGTTTATTATTTAAACTTTTTATATTATTTAGCCATTGTAAATAATGCTGTAAATTAAACCTATTCGGATTCCAACTTGTTGCTATTGGAATATCTCTTTTGTTTAAATCTTCTATTATTTCTGGTTCAGTAATTAAATTTGTACAAATCGAATCAATTATATTTGTATCCATTATTTCTAAATATCTTTTTGGATATAAAGTAGGCTCACCTCCATGCAAAATAAAAGAGGCTTTAGGATATTTCTTTTTCAATTCTTTTAGTTTTGTAATGAATACTTCTTTATTGTAGGTATCTGTATATTTATGTACAAAACAATGCGGACAATGTAAATTACATTGCCAAGTAGGAACTACATAAACTTGCTTTTGTTTAGATAAGGTCATGTTTTTTTAATTCTATATAATGTTCTTTCATCCATTTACAATGTTCTTCTTTGATTGGTTCAGTACTTTGTCTATTTAAAGAACATCCATTACAAATATTATACATTGGACAAGCATAGCATTTACTAAACAGAACGCCTTTTTCTACTTTATATTTACCTTGTGAACTAATTTCTTCTTCACAATTACCTTCAATTAAACAATTGTTTATATCTACATATACTACTTTTAATTGCTTACAATTTTTATATGATGCACTAAATGGACAAATTTTTCTTTCAATATTTAATAAGTTACCTTCATGATCTGCTAATCCTTTATTATATAACTCCAAATATATTTCTAATAACCTATATCTTGGAAAATACTCTGTTGCTTTTCCAACTGGTAATTGTGAATTTAATTTAACCCATACATCTAATTCTTTTGCTAATTCTACCGTTTTTATTGCATATTTTACATTATCATTATTAATAACACTAATAAAATCTAATTTTTTCTGATATCTATTATAAAATTTCCAAAATAAATCTAAAAAACGTTCTTCTGTATATACTTTGTCATCTTTTCTATCATCACCATATTGAAAAGAAGTATCTACTCCAACTTTTGGATTATTAAATAACCAATCCCATTCTTCTGGATTATTATACCATAATACTAAATTACTTGTAATACTAACCCAATAATCTACTTGTGTTTTATCTAATGTATCAAATAAATCATCCCAATAAGATTTAGGATTCATTAAAGGTTCACCACCTGTAATAATAATATTAGTAGGTTTATAATCTAAAATATATTGTTTTAAAGGCTCTGGAAGTTTGTTATGAAGAGGTATATTTAATAATTTTGCACTACAAAAAGCACAATTAAAATTACATGCATTAGTAGGTTTAATTATTAAAGTTTTAGAAGTACTTAATAAATTATCCTGCATTATCTTCACCATCTTCTTGATTATTTAGAACTAAACCAAAGAAAGATATAGAAGGTAAATTTAAAAACTCTGTATATAAAATAGAATTTTTATCTATTTGTTCTAAAATAAATGTATAATTAGCAGGTTTAATTTTATCAGTATAATATAACCTAATCGCATCAAAAACAATAGGATATTGTTGTAATAATAAATGTAATACTTCAAAATATAATGGTTTTTCAACAATTGTTTCTAAATCAGAAGTTATTGTAACATCACTAAATTTTGTTCTAGTAGGATTTTCTAAAGCATAATCAAGTAAAAGGTTTAAAGAAACAATAAAGCGTAACATTTCATTTACCAGATCTTTATTATTCTCTTTAAATTTAATTGTTTCTTCAGGTGTTAATATATTAATAATATTATCAATCGGACCATCTGCTAAAATACTTAAAATGGTTTCATTTAATTCTTTTATTGATAAATCGTATAAACAGGCATCTAAATATTTTAAAATCCACTCTTCTTTTACTTCATATGTACATTTAGAAAAATCACAAGGAAAAGGTAAATCTATATTGCGAAGATAAATTAAACTACATTCTACTTTATTTGATTCTAAATCTGGATCATCATATTTAATACTTGCAATATCTATACAATACTCACTTATATCTACTATAGGATTACCTTCATTTGAAATATCTAATACTTCATCAGGAACAGGTAATGTAATTAATTGCTTCATTTAAATCTCCTTTTAATATTATTCTAACGCCTTGAACGATTTGTGTGGCAATTACTATGGCAATTGCTATGACAGTTAGAATGGCACCAATATCTAGCAAAGAATACAATATTACTTGCACTAGAACTATCACTTGCATTGCCACTCCACCAGGCTGCTTGGTTATTTTGTGTTTGCCAAGAATCTTTAAATTTATTTACCTGTGTTTGTAAAGTAGTAAGATAATTAACCATATTATTAACAGAAATTATAGTGCTCGCTGTTAATTCTCTTGTCATAGTCCAACCACTGCCTCTATCAGGAATAGTTTGATATCCAGTATTATCAGTATTTGAATTACTAACAGCCGTAGGTTTAGTATAATTACCACCTAATGTAATATTTTTTTTAAAATATGTCCAAGTACCATTTTTTGGATTAATGCCATATGAACTAACAACTGAAGCAGGAGAAGCCGTTGAACCGGGTGCATTAGCACCTACATTAAAATAATATACTTTTCTACATCTACCCATTTGTACAAAAACTCGCTTCATTAAATCCCAAACCTTAGAAGCTTTAATTAACTGATTTGTACTAGCAGGTTCACCTTCTGTATCAATTATTGCACAAATATCGGTATATAAACTATCTCTTGTAGACAAATAAGGCGTTAATTGACTATCTGGAGAATTGTCACTCGACCAAGCAGAAGTCGGTAACATATTATAAATAGTTGATTTTAATGCCTCTTTAAATCCATCAACAGTATCATTACTGGGAGCTTTTTTAAGCTTAATCTTATCATTAGTAGCCATAATATAAAACCTAAGTAAAAAATAAAACTTTATACTATATAGAACTGCATTTTTATAGTTCTAAAAAGAAAAGGAGTATAAATGATTTCCTTAAAAGTTAAAGCTTTTCTTATCGGTGGAGCTATAATAATCATCGGTACTTTATTTTCTTTATGGCGTATTACAAGTATAAAGCTTACTAATACTCAACGCCAATTAACTGAGGTTACTTGTCAATTAGATACCGTAACCAAAGAAAACGCTAATTTAATTGAATATAATAAGCGTAGAGATAGCCAAATTAAAGAATTAGAGAAAGCCTATCAAGAGCAATTAAATACAATACCGGCTGATTCTTGTGGTGATATGAAGCCCTCAAAAGAAATGTTAGATTTCTTTAAACAAGGGAGATAACTATGAAAAGATTAGTTTTATTATTGATATTGGGATTATTTTGTTTAATGCTTGTTGGATGTTCTTGGTTTAATTCATCTAAGCCTATCCAGACAAATCAATACTATCAGACAGATTACAACTACTTCTGTTATGAAGAAGGTAAAACTTGGTCTCAAATTGTAGTATGTTTAACTGCAGAGGGTAAAGCAGAACGTACCCAAAATAAAATTACCAATGATTTATTAAATCAAAATTAATTATTTTTTATTGTATTTTTTTGATAAATGTTCAACACGATTTGACAAACAAAAATATAGTACTAAACTAGCAAAGTTTGCCAACATATTTAATAATAAAAGAACTAAAATACCAATAAATAAATCATTTAAACTTGAAAAATAAGCTAAATTTCTATGTAAATCAGCAAAGTCTTTAATTGCTAATCCCATAACAACACAACTTATTAATGGAAATATAAATACACTTTTAATTATTGTTTTTTTATGGAACAATCTTTCAAACCAATTCAATTTAGCCATTTTTTACTCTTCATCTTTATCTGAAATAGGAAATGTTATATATTTTAATACCTTAAGAGGATGTAGAGTAAAATAATGCTCTGCTATTACTGCACTTACAGCAACACTTCCACATACAAACCAACAAGGTAGACCTAAAATTCGAAGCAAGATACCCACAAAGACTGCAATTAATGTTGCAACACCCATATTAAATGCCGTAGTTATCTGCTTATTTGTTGCTCGTCTACACATTGTCAAACCTCTTAGTTTTTCTTGGTTCTTTTATTTACAGGGTCTGCTTCATAATCTTCTTGAGTTGGCTTAACACCGACTGTATCTTCAATCTTTTTTACAAATATTGTAGGTATAGCGGATAATAAACGCTCTGCCGATAATGCAGATAAAGCAACTATTATATATGTTAAATCTTCTGCAACACCAAAATGTGCACATGCAAAACTAGCTAATATACCAATAAAGAAACTCAAAATAAGATTAACAATAAAATCAAGTTTCTTCGGAAATATACCATCATGCACATATAATAGTATAGTTTTAACCGCACCACTCAAGAAAGAAATTAGAGATGCTACAAGTATAGTTATAAGATCTTGTCCTCCGATCATCATGTCTAAATATTCTCTTTATTACTTTTTTCTCTCACTTTAGGAAAACAAATTAGATATACTTGCCTATATAAATAGAACTGGGATATTTTCAATAAAATATCCCAAATTCACTTTATTTTATATATAGTTTTAATACTGTAATTCAGCGTCTTTTTTCTTTTGCATTATTTTTAATTTATAAGATTGTAATTCGCCTATTTTTGCTATAGGATTTACAATAATTTTAACATCTGAATTTAACTTATATTTACCATCTTCACTAAATGGAGTTAATTCAACTGATCCAAAACCTTGTAATGCTTGATGAGAATAGAATCTTTCTGCAAAATTAATGTTATGATCATCAACTGTTCTACCTTTTTGATAAGAAGGAGTTTGAATAGATTGACGATTTTTCATTCTTACTTCACCTGTTTGATCAATATACATAATTGGATCTGAATAATCGGCTACAGCATGATGTTTATGACCAATCCAAATTAAATCGGCTAATGTACCTTTCATAATACGATTAAAATCAATCATACCTTTAGTTACTGGGCTATTACCACCTGCGCCATGATTTTGGAATATATCATAATGTATAATAGATTTATTTCTATTATCTACAAAATTAAATCTTAAAAAATTAGCATAATTACCATATTGTATTTGATGTTTACTTCCAGTATTTAATAATTGTGTAACAAGTTGTAATACATCTACTCCCGAATACTTTAAAATAGATTCTTCGTGATTACCACGACCTATAAACAAAATGCTATCTTTATAAGGTCTTAAAAATTCAACTACATCATTAATTTTAACATTTAACTGATTATCTGTCTTTTCCATAAGATGATTTACTGCTCTTTTACCGTCTCTTAATAAAATAGCATCGAATAAATCACCACCAATAAGGATATATCTACCATCCTTTAAACAAAAATCTAAATGCTTTTTTAATGTCGTTTTATCACAATCTGGGGAATCAAAGTGAATATCTGAAAATAGAGCTAATTTTAAAGTTGTACCTGCTTTTAAAGGTACACTATATTGCAAAGCTTTCATTGTAAAATTTCTCCCTATAATATATCTATTCATACCAGATTAGTACATAATAGAGATATATTCTTCCTTTACATATAATAGAACTTCTCTAAAATTTTAAAAACCCCTAGTTTACTTCTAGGGGCTTTACGAGTTTATTTCTTCTTTTTCTTATCTTCTTCTTGACATTCTGTTTCTAATTTTTCTATAAATTCCTTAAATCCTATTCGAGGTATAATCCTAAACATTTTATTACCTAAATAGCAATTTCTCATTACTTCATTATAGCAGTCTGACAAGATTTCATCAGAAATTTTATCTTTAATTTCACGATAAATCTCACGATAATATTTGCGACACCATTCCCAATTTTGTTCTTCATATCTAGGATCAGAACGCTGCGTTTCTAAGAAATATTCATATAAATTACATAACATAACTACTTTTTGTTGCATTACTTGACCATTAAATGGAACAACTTTTTCTGCTTCTTTTAAAGCATTTATTTGATTTGCAGTAAAACCAACAAAAGAACCATTATATGAATAATTTGCGTTATCTTTTCTAGTAATTGAATCCTCTTTAAAACACCAATAATATAAAATATCAGGAATTTCTATAATCTGTTCATTTTCATTTTGATATAATTTACACAATGTATTCCAAAAGCCATCTTCATTACTACGACTATTCTCTGGTGGAAAATGTACTTTATATTTATTAATAAAATCTCTACGATATAATTTACCAAACATCCAAGGATCCATACCACCATGTTCAAGATATGCTTGTTGTTGATCTTCTAAAAAATGCCCAAATACTCCTACAATACGAGGATCTTTTAACATATTTAAACGTGCAATTTTTAAAGCAAATCTACCAGAAAATGTATCATCAGCATCAATAAATGTTATAATAGGATTATTAGTTTCATTAACACCTTTTTGACGAGCTTCACCTGGACCAGCATTTTCTTCTAAAGTAATTTCTTTAATTTTCATATATGGAGAAAACATATCTATAAATTCTTTATAACCAATTCCATCTGCGTCATTTACTATTGTAACTTCAAGATCTTCTACAATTTCTTGTTCTGCAATAGAAGAAAGCGTACGAATAATTGTATTCTGTGCTTTATAAGCTGGAATAATTACATCAATTTTTGGTAGATCACTCATAAAAACCCCTTTTATCTATTATGTAGAACTAATAAAAAAGGGATAATTTTTTAATTATCCCAAAATTTTATTGATTATTTTTCCATTCTTCAAAAGGTATTAATTCTAACTTTAATATAGCATTTGTATCTTCTAATTTTTCTAAATCTAAATAATACTGCTCATATTCTTCAAATATAGGATCATCTTCATATAAGAATTTCTGATTTAAAATAAATTCAAATATTTCTTTCTTTTTCTTTTCAATTTGAATTTCTTCTTCAGTACGAATATGTGTATAAAAATATCCATCTTTACCATCTATAAAATATTTATAATCTGAATTAGTACACCAAACAGCCCATTTTGGATAAATATTATCATCTCTTTCATCATATTTCATAATTAGATGTAAAAAATATTCATCTGTATAATTTGTTTCTACTACTTCTTGTTTTTTCTTTCTTACCATTTTTATTATCCTTTTTAATTTTTACATTTTTGAAAATGTAAACGTAATTGTTTTTGTTCCAGTAAAGTCACTTTGTGTAAAGTAATCTTCTAAATGATGACTATAGTGTTCACGCTGTGAATCAACTTCATATTTAATCTGTTCTGGCCATGTAAATGGTATTGCTACAGGTAAAGTAGCTGTTTTTCCATTAAGCGTAATTGTTAAATTCCACAAACCAAATAATCTACCATCAACTCCTCCCGAATAGCAAGTATCAAATTGACTACACCAAGGATTTTTACTAGCCTTTGGTTTTTCTAAACCAAAAGTAAAATCACGAAGAGTGGTTTGACCTAAATATGACCCAGAATTAACTGTACCTATAGAATCACTCTCAAAGCTACGCATAACACCATATAATTCATATGTACTACTCCAATTACTATCAACGCCAAACGTTACATTTACAGAATATGTAGTAGGTACAATAAAATCATACATCGCATATAAAGTAACATCTGAATTAATTATATAAGTATCTAAATTAACAATATCTGCAGCTAAACCTGTTAATGAATACCCTGTTAGTTCTTGCGCATAAAAAGTATACATTGTGTGATCATTATTATCTGGTCTATACCCCAGTTTAAAGATTTGATTTTCTACGATATTATTTATTGTAGAACTAGTAGTAAGTAATTCTCTTAATGTAATCCCTTTTTGAGCAGAAACTTTGATTGTTTTCCAATTACTTCCTGTTGAAGTACCATTTGAACATTTAATAGTTAAAGTTACTGTTACAGGTAATTCATTACTATCATATTCAGGTGCTCTATATACAATAATAGATGGATTAACTGGATCAGCTGCTTCTACATCTATATATAAATTTCTAAATACAATCTCTTCATTATCTGGAGAAATTACACAGATTGTTGTATTTTCTGATTCCTGTGTATTTTTATACAAAGTAATACTTATATCATGTTCATTTGTATTATATTTTAAATCTGAAATATTTTGTGTAATATAATATAGTTGACCATTACTATGATCATCTTTATTTGTAGAGTATGCCTTATATGTATAATTACTATTCTCTCCTAAATCAAAATATCTATATATTTTATTATCATAAATATAATCTTTTTTATTATTATTTATATTCCCTTTGGTCATATTATTATTCATATGCGTACTAAAAGAGGCTATTCCTGTACCTTGTTTAACCAAAATACAATCGGGCTCTGATTCATATTGTGAAGGATCTGTTCCTTCGTCCAGTCTACAAACAGGTGAATATCTTATACTTAAGATATTTTTTGCATATAAATAATCATTTACATGCCCATAATAACCTGTACATATTTTATATCTATAGGGATAACCAGGATAAGTTGTATCTGATATAGAATCTAAATAGAATAATGCTTTATAATCATAATCATAATCATAACGTTTATAATAATACCCATCCCATTCCATATATAATGTTAAATCTGTTTCATTTATAGCTGCATCAGAAATTTTTCTATACATAATATTATTCCATTACATAAAGTTTGTTATTAATACCTCTATACATATATTCAGCTGTATTATTATCACGATATCCTGTTATATATGTATCAGTTATTCTTATTCCAGTAACTGTTATTTTAATATAACCATTACCACCTTTTACTGGTGCATTCCATCCTGTTACACCTCCTCCATAACCATATTCCATTCCATATGGACTTTGATTATTACCTGTAACTAAAGATCCTCCATTATTACCATTATTACCTTTAACACCTGTAAATATATAGTCGGTATTTGTAGTATTTATAAAATTACCACCTTTTGGACCCAATGCTTTATATGGATCTGGTGTATAATAACCACCTTTAGCTTCTGTTAACATTATTCCATTCGGTGAAATTACACTAGAAGTTCCGCCATCTGCTGGAGAATTCCCTAAATATATTTCATTTGCAATTGTTATTCCATTTGAGCCTTCTCCAATAATTAAGGTATAATTTCCAGCTAAGCTTTCATTATCAGGTACAGTAATTGTTGTATATGCCCCACTTCCTCCAGATATAGTCATATAATTACTATATACAAACATTGATTCACCACCTGCCCCTGCACCAACTACATCTATTTTATAACTATTACCTTTTCTTAAAGTACATGTATAAGTACCTGGAGTATTACTTTCAAATATAATTTTATTTACTTCATATTGTAAATAAACTTCTTTTGTTATAGAATTTTCTGGCATTATATATGTAATAGTCTGTGATTCATATCTATTTAATGGATCAGCTACTACGCAGGTTATTAATGTACCAGCCGGAGCTGCAATACTATTACCAATTTGAGTATACCCATCTGCAGTTAATGTTATAACTGCATCAATTGGATCTGTTTTAATAGTTAAAGCTGGATATACTGATAAGGTTACATATACATTTGTAGTTTTATCAACTAAAGCAGTAACTGTTTGAGAATAATAATCTTGTTTACTTACTGTATAAGTAACCGTGGTTCCTCTTGGTACTATACATGTATTATTATTTATAACTTGACCATCATATTCAAAGTTTACAGTTGCATCTGAAGGTATTGGATTAATTGTTAATGTAACATTATCCAAACTTTTTAAATATACTCCATCTTTTGTACCGATTGTATCATAACCCGCTGATGTAAACGAATTATATGTTTTTGTATAATTTCCTGTTACATCTCTAAATGGAATATATACATTTATAGGATTAGTATTTCCTAAAAAACAACCTGTTGCATATGCGACTATATTCGAAGTAATATTAATATCTCCACTAAGATTAGTTGACTGAAAACAACCTGTCATATCTATAACACGTTTTGGAATATTTGGTGCAGTAGTTAATAATATACACTTAGAAAAAGCATATGCCATGTTTATAATAGAATTTGGTAATGGTTGTATAGTATTTAACCATCCACATTCTTTAAAACAATAAGATAAATCTTGTATAGAATTACCAAAGTTAGGTGTTGTTCTTATATTACTACAACCTTCAAAACAATATGCCATATTAATTACAGAATCTGGTATATTTTGTGGTGTATTTACTGTATTTTTACAACCACTAAAGCAATACGCTATATTTGTTACACTATTGCCTATTCCAAAGGTACCTGTACTCATTAATTTATTACAATTAGCAAAACAATAACTAAGTGTTTTAACTGAATCAGGAATTTTAAGGGGAATATACTCTATATTTGTATCACTAAATGTACCGCACATATTAACAACACTTGTAGGAAGGCTTGGTACACTAGATAACTTTGTATTACTAAAGCAATAAGATAAATCTTTAACATTAGTAGGTAAATTTTCTACATAAAATAATTGCCTACAATTATAAAAAGTATATGCCATATTAGTAATACTAGGAGAATCACAAAGATTTGCGCTATTGATAATCTGATCATTATGAAACATCGCATAAATATTTTTAACAGCTGTCAAATCTAGTTTCTCAAAATCTTCTGTTGTTTTAACTACATTATAAAACATATTAATACAGCACAAATTTTCAGAAGAAGGTAATCTAATGCCATTTACATCTAAATTATAACAACCATAAAAACAATTACATAAATTATTAACACAATCTGGTATAGCAGGTGGTATAACTAAATTTTTACAACCTTTAAAAGTATCTGCCATATTTATAACTGAATTCGGAATACTCGGTACTATAATATGATCAATAAAAGCAAATGTTCCACTCAAATCATTAATATTACTTGGAAGATTAACTGTACCTTCTATATTATGACAACTATAAAAAGCATGTGATAGATTTGTAACAGAATTTGGTATAGTAGGAAGAGTTGTTAATTTATTATCCATATAAAATGTATACGCCATATTCGTTACATTTTCTGGTATACTTGGAGTAGTTGTTAAATTTCGGCAATAATAAAAACAATAACTTAAATTTTTAACACTATTAGGAATAGTAATATCGAATTCTATTAAATCATCATTTTGCCCAAATAACCATTGCCAACTTTGTAAATTATTTAAATTTTTTATTTTCTTTATTTTATCATACCAATCAGTAACCCCATTAAATATTTTAAATATCTCTAAATTTTCATGAGTAGGTAAACTTAATTCCATAGAATTAATATTATGGCAATTCGCAAATATTCTAGAAAGATTAATTACACTTTCTGGAATTGTTGGAGGTGTAATTAAATTTGTACAACCAGCAAAAGTAGATGCTAAATTTTGTACAAAATTTGGTAAAATAGGGGCTTGGCTTAAATTTGTACAATTACTAAAAGCATATGGCATTTCTAATACAGAATCTGGTATAGAAGTAACTGTTGTTAAAGAAGTACAATTTCTAAATGTTGAATTTAATATTAAAAGTGAATTTGAAAAAGCTGAAGCAGTTGTTAATCCAGTACAATTAGAAAAAGTATTCGATAAGTTTGTAACAGAACTTGGTATAATCGGCATACTGGTTAATCCAGTACACCCACTAAAAGTACCAACTAACTGCTTAACATTATTTGGTAATATAGCTGATGTTAAAGATGTACATCCATTAAATGTATAAAATAAACCAGATACTTGTGTTAAACCTGCTAAATTTGCATTAGTTAAGTCTGTACAATTAGAGAATGCATAATTAGCATATTGTATACCTTTTGGAAGAGATGGAACTTCTGTTAGTTTAGTATTAGCAAATGCATAATACATACTATTACTATATTTTGGTAAATTGGTAACAGAAACTAAATTTGTACAATTATTAAAACAATAATCTAGTGAAGCATTAACCACCTGATTAAAATTGGTAATACTAGTAACATTTTGGTGATTAGAAAAAACATACTTATATCCATTTGTATAAGTATTATTTTGGCGAGCTCCACCCTCCGAATATACAGATGTACCTAAATATCCATTTAAATCTATAGTCTTAGCATTTGGAAAAGCTGGAATATAATTATAATCAGCATATCTATCTGCTCTTATCATGCTACCATAAGCCACAACTGGAATTTTATTTGCAATATTTACAGTTATAATTGCCATTTTAATCTACCCTTTAATTAGTACTAATACTTATACCATCTGCTAAATTAACATTTTGTTGTGTTGAATCTGCAACTAAAAGACTAGGATTTGTAAAACCTGTATATGTTCCAATAGTATATATACTATCATCATATGATACCTCATATGATATTCCAGAAGGTATTGTGTCTAATGTAATTGTTAATTCTTTTGATTCATCCATTACAACAGAACCTTCTACAACAGGTAATCCAACTTGTGTAACTATATAATCTACTGTATCATTCAAATTTACATCTATAAATTGTCTACCTGTACCTGTTTTTATTATATCTCCATAAATAAGCTGAACAGTTGCATTTGGAGTAGATGCACTTGGAATAACCGTTAAAATAGTATCTTTTAATTCTTTTAAATATACTCCATTTAAAGTACCTTCTGTATCATATCCAGCATTTATAAAAGCATTATAAGTATCAGAATTTGCTGGAACATATACATTCTTGGGTAAACTTGTACCATCAAAACACCATTTAGCATTAGTAATTTGATTAGATAATATAAATATATCACCCGTCAAATTAGTACAACCAGAAAACAAACCTTGCTTATCTAGATCAGTTGTAAACGAATTAATAACTTGAACAGAAGCTGGAATAACGGGTGCTGTTGTTAAATTTGTACAATTGGTAAAACAACCATCTATATAAATAACACTATTTGGAATAGATTTTATTGTTTTTAATGCATTACAATTCATAAAGCAATCTGACATATTCATAACAGAATTTGGTATAGTTGGCATTGTAATAATACCTGTATCACAAAAACTGCTATTCATATCAACTACTGTATTTGGAATTGCCGGAGCAGTGGTTAAATTCTTACACCCTCCAAAACAACCTGCTCCTTTTAAATCTGCAGAAACTTTACCCATGTTTACTAAATTTTTAGGTAATGTTGAAATAGAAGTTAATTTTTCACAAGCATAAAAGCATCCAGCCATATTAGTTACAGAATTTGGAATTATAGGTGCAGATTGTAAATTATAGCAAGCCGCAAAAGTACTATACATTCCTGTAACAGAATCTGGTATAACTGGTGGAGTAACTAAATTATAACATTCAGAAAATGTTTGGTACAAGCTTATTATAGAATTTGGTAATCTATTTGTTATGGCTACTATATTTCGGCAAGCTATAAAAGTTCTTACCAAACTTGTAACAGAATTTGGTATAATAGGCATATCATCAATACCAGATAGCATAAATGTCAAAGGTAACTGTGTAATATAATTAGGTAAGTTTGGAACAGATTGCAATTTTGTACAACCATAAAAAGTCCCATACATATTTTGAACAGAATCTGGAATATCTGAAACTTCTAATAAATTTTGACAATTATAAAATGTACCATACATACTAGTTACAGAATTAGGTATGGTTACTCGATTTGTCAAGTTAATACAATCACGGAATGCCCAATCTATATTAACAACTGCAGTAGGTAAAGCCGGAGCTTCTTCTAAACTTCTACAATTCACAAATGCTCCATATAAATTAGTTACAGAATTAGGAATATTAGAAACATGTTGTAAATTATAACAATTTGTAAATGCCATTAATAAATTATTATTTACAATTGGTATATTGTTTACATCTATTTCCGAAACATTGGGATGCTTATAAAAAGCAGTTGTAGCCATATTACTAACAGAATAAGGTGTTATATAAGTATTTGTATGATAATCATATGCTAAATCTAATGAAGTATTTCTTACATAAGTCATATTACATATTCCTTATTATATTATTTACCAAGGTAATGTGTCGGTATCTAAACTTGGTGCTCTGCTACAACTTTCCCAATAATAACTACTCATACTATCTGCACTGTTATAATAAACATATCCAAGCTCTTCTGCAGGATCATAACAAAAATAAATTGTATAATGCGGAGAATTATTTACAGATTGATTTGAATATGCATAATACCAATATCTAGTATCTTCATTCATAACATACTCTACATAATAAGTTGTACCTGTTTGTATACCTACAAAAGCTTTATATTTTGTTCCTCTTATATATAATTCGTATTCTTGATTATTATATATTAATATTCTTGAGTTTAAATTAAGATAAGTTATATAAGGAAAGTCTGAACTGGTAGAAGTATCTACATAATCTACAGTTAAACTAGATGTATCATCACCTGCACTTACAAACGCTCTAGAAGAAAAAGTATTTAAACCATATGCAGCTGGAATGGTTTTTAAATAAATTCCACTTGTTACATTATATGGATACCCCATAAAATTACTAGATATAGTTGGAGTTAAAACTAAATTATGTAAAAAATAATAGCTATAATTTGATCCAGATTTTCTACGTGCTGGTTTTACTGCAAATGAAGCTTTTTTATTTACGGTTACATTATTTGTTATTTCTATATAATTATCATTTTCTTTTATATACCAATGATATTCGTTTCCTCCAAGTACAATTTCATACAAATATCGAGTTACTAGAGTACTTGTTCTATCAATAACTTCTCGATTATAAGTTATATATTCTGTTTTTTCCATTAAATTAAATGTATTATTAGTAGTATCAATATCACCAACCCAAGATTGTGGTATAATCTCACCCGTATTATCATAAAGTGGTAAACCCCTTGATAAAGTTGCTGTATCTGTATATACTGGTGAAATATCTTCTGGAGTTGGATTATCTAATTCCCAACCATATAATCGTAATGGCTTTGTCATTATAAAAATACCTTATAAATCTTATA